TACACACTGTCTATTCGCTTATTGCAACTGTATACTAATTTAATAGTCAAGTTTTCAAACACTCAAAGGTGTTATTGGGTTGCACGAAATAACATTGGCTCGGTATTAACATCAGCATTAGTAAATTTAACCACGAAGTAGGGTCACATTACACTATCCCCTTTCAATTAAGTTTTGTTTATGGATTTAAGGATTACCATATGATGGGTTCCTATTTGTGCCATAAAGTCCATGGTTTTACTAATCTGTTAAGTCTTCACCGAATTAGGGAGGATTTTCAATGTATCTTTCAACACAAAGTTTCAATTTTTCAAAAGTGTGGTGCTCTACCAACTGAGCTACGGGGACAAACAGGTTTTCTTCCAGCATTTATTGTGGTTATCACCCATTTTAAGGATGCCCTAGCCATTACTCTCTGCTATTCGCGGAGAAATGAGTCCCATAGAGTGCCGAAATACTAGCCAAATACCATCTCATACACAGTTTCCGACTCTTTCCTTTTCGGAAGAGTAACTGCCCGAATGGAGCGATGAATTCCATTGCCCGGGCGAATCACCATTTCTCCTGCATCACGATATATGCGGTGAGTTCTACCATCATCACGACGGTAAGGGATTGCCGGAAACTATGCGTGTCTGTACAGGAGACATCTTCAAGCCCTTGCGGGGCCGTTCGCAGTACAGCTGTAAATTTCCTCAGTATTGTCAAAGACCTCTGATTTAGCGCCGCAACCCATTAGCGAAATGGTTCTCCCTTGTGGGCGTGTCAACTTCCAACACCTGTCACGGCTGTTTCCGGGGGCGACCCGAAAACTTATTCTGGTTCAAAAGAAGTAGATGTGCCTTAGATTTGCACCTTTCACGGAGGTTTTTTACACTGGCGCGTGCTATAGTCAATGCCAGATATTGAGTTACTCAACCTTTGGTCCGGTATATTATTTAACACCACTGCAGTTGGCGGCAATTTTATACTTGGCCATTCTCTTTGTCACTTCTCCGGCCGGCATCCCCTCCCTGAGGATGGACCAGAACCAGAACTTTCAATGAACTTGTGCGGGAGAGATAGGACTCGAACCTATAACCTATTGATTAACAGTCAATTGCTCTAACCATTGCGCTACTCTCCCATAACCCCCAGTTAAAGCCGCACCCGAACAAATAAAACGCCGGTCGGGTAAGAAGGAGGAAAACAATGACCGGCCACGGGCGACTACGCCATCACACTGGGGCTATTTGTGACCCAACGAGGTTTCGCCCTCAATGAGCCAAATGATTTGGGCTGAGTCTTGACCCTCATCGCTCGCCATTTTCATCCCTTTCGGGACTAGAACACATCCTTGTTTCCAAAGATAGGCGAGATGCAGACGGATTTAAGTTCCGCAACAACTACTCTGTGCTATATAAATTACTTGTTTCAGCCCTTGCTCCTTGCGGGATGAGGAGGCGCGACCCTCCGACAAGTTGCATACTCCGTTCGTTTCTGCGATTTCCTTGCGGTACTCTCGGCAGCCACCATATTGCATCAGGTGGATAACTGCATTGTCACACAGAGTGCACAGCACTTTTGCTTGTTTTGAATATTTAAAATTTCTTCAAATATCTCACAAGATTAACCGTTTTGAAAGATGTGGCTGTGCTCCAATACCATACTACCTTTTGAGTAGCGTAGGTATGTACACCTTTCTGCTTTCACCGGCCAAGGCTACTTACTATACTCATTCATTCCTCCTACCATTTCTGATACTGTTGCCACACAGCACACAGCATTGGCTGCTGAATAGGACGATTAAAACTTTCTTCACAAACTCTGTAAGACTGGCAATCTTTCGGAGTTTATGCGTTCCGCTGTGTCGGAGTTACCTCCCAAGGAGACGCGGTTGACGCCTCCACCCAATGCTATCGGCCCTGCACGAACCTACGCCACAAAGGGCTTAAAGAACGGCTTTCTCACGGAGAGGACTTTCATCCTCCGCCGGGGTGCTTATCTCGTGAACAACTCACCCCAACTTTTCCTGCTTATGTATTCGCAGGTTATCCTATTGACGGGAAGCCCGCCATTTTCTATTTTTCAAAGAACTATCTCGTTTTGTTTTGCAAATATACAAACATTTTTTCATATGTTTGCATCTTCGGCGCAAAAATTCAAAAACTTTGTTTCGTACTCCGGCTGCGATTCGAACGCAGGACCCACAGCTTAGAAGGCTGTTGCTCTGTCCACTGAGCTACCGGAGCATATGTCAGGCAAAGCTAACCTGACCCCGGGGTACAAACTGGACTTCGTCCCGGTGCGTGTGCCATTATTCCAGTCCTCGGCGACGCGCTTGTAAGCTTTCTTGATATTTCCAAAGAGATGTATGGCAACCGGACCGTCTCCGTTCTGCCTTTTATATGCGGTCTGAGAAGGGACTTGGCAGTCGTCACTGACTTGGCCCTCCGGGAGAATTAGACTATTCCCTCGTGTCTCCCGGCTTACTGTGGTCTGTGCCGCGTTTCAACACATCTTCGGATATTTTTAAGGAAGGCTTTTCTTTTCTGGTGAAGACACGTACTCTTCTGTAATCATGACATAATTCTAACATTGCTGTAAGTCTTCCTATATTTTCAAAGAACTATATTGGTGAGCAAGGTGGATTCGAACCACTAGCGTTTTTCCTGATTTCGCGGTCCTCCCGTCAACGGGGGCCTCGACTCCCCACAAACCGGTGTCTTGTTACCGACTCAGGAAGTGTGCGGGATTGCGCAGTCCGCATCACTATCCTGTTTTTACACTACTTTCAGCACCACCCCGGACCAATCTAACGGTTTTCATTCCGCCCCCGGGGGCTTTGCTCATATTTTCCGTTGCGGTTTACCCTAACGGGTTGCGAGGGTCAGCCTTAACCTCACATCGGTTTTACCCTTTTCAGCCGCCTGAAGGTTTTTTAAACCGCAGATTTTGTACCCCCACGAGGATTCAAACCTCGGACCTCCTGGTTCGTAGCCAGACGCTCTATTCAACTGAGCTATGGAGGCATATGTTAACTAACCTACCCTATCGCAGTTCCAGCGACCCCCACATCTACCTTTCTTGTCGATTGCATTCAACTTAGGGCTCCGTCTCAAGGATTTCCATGGACTTAATGCAAATTACCACAGCTTTCTTGAACCTCGGTTAGTTAAATCTAAAAAAAAACATTCATACTTTATCGCAGCGCTACGATTAGCAGTTTTATCAGTAGCCGACCTTACTTAACAGCAACTCCCTAACAAGGCTGGCACGGGATTTAACACTATCAAGATACATCCTAGTTCGCCGTCATCCGCCTCAGAACAGGCCTTGAACCTGCAATTTCTACCGAATGTTTTTTTTGTATTTCAATGAACTATGTACTCCCACGAGGAATCGAACCTCGATTTAAAGTTTAGGAAACTTCCGTTCTATCCGTTGAACTATGGAAGTGTCTTGCCTTCGTGTCGTTTGACAATGCAAATATACAAACAATATTTTAATCTCTGGGAAACTCGGCGCAAATTAGAATCTAAGCCCACAAAAAAACCTCCATCTTAGTTGGGACTGCGAGGGAGGTTGAAGAAAGAATGTATATAGTGGTTAGAAACCTATGTGCGGGGAGTTCCTGCATCTACTTCTTCAATTCTCGCCTTCGCGTCTCGTGTGCTCGTGGGGCATCATAACTCCTTGACACGAATAAGCCTCCGAGTTTCTCTTCAAACTTGGATGTGCTTCTTTTAATGTTATTGAACCGTGTCATACGAAAGTTATTTTACGCAATTTCATTGATAAATATAAATGTTTTTCAAAAAAGTTAAATATTTTTCGAAAAATTCACCAATTTTTATAAAAAATATCTTCTTCCGGCAAATAATCGACAATTTCAATGTTTTCCGGGGAAATTGTATCCGTTGTATACACACCGTTCCTCATTCTCGGGTCAAGATAGAAAGTAGGATTATTCGTCAGACTGGAAACATCTACCCTAAGCAAAGACCAGCCGTCATTCAGGGTGTGGTTTACTTTCTTCCCAAAACTGAAGTTCTCAGCCCACAAAACAAAATCCTCGTGAGACAATTCTTTCAAAAAGAAATATACTCTTTCTGGATTTGAAAAGGCGTTCCAAGAAGAAACTTTCGGTTTAAGCCCGACCGTGTTAATCTTGTTCAAATATATGTTCGGGCATATATGATAGAGGTATTGGTTTTTAATCACCTCGTCGGTGACATCGACATCAAATTTTTTCTCGTATATAAACCTTACAAGGTTATCATACCCTTCCAGCCTCTGGGATATGCTGCAAAACCACCCGTATTTTAAAAGATATTTGTCAAAATCATTCTGATTGAAGTCGTTTTTGCTAACCTTTATCTCTATCCGTTCTGTGTTATTTTCGCTGTATTTGTTCAGAGAAATCAACCCGTTGCAAGAATGCAGCCCCTTGTCCAGAAAATAAAGTATTCGATTCCCTTCTTCTTTGCTGCCCGCAGTGGTTAGGGTAAACAAAGATTTCAAAGCAGAAACCACATTCTTCATCGGATAAGAATGAATTAGGCCTTCTTTTACGATATAAGGTTTACTTTCCAAAAGGGAGGCGTAGATATTGCCGGCCGCGTCTTGTTTCGGAAGCGTTTCAAAAAGAACCTCCCGGGTGATGTGGCCAACAATATCCTTTAAACCATTCTCATTTATCTTCAGGTTTGTTCGCTCCATATCCTGTTTTCTTTGAACCTGAAATCAGACATTCAACCGATTTCAAGTTAACAGGAGTCCTTGACCCCCACCTCCACCAGCCAACTAAATGACACTACAAATATACAAAAATTAGTTCAATTTCTGCTTTTGAAATTCCTTAATTGTAGACTGAAGGTTCTTCTTTTCCTCTTCACTCATTTCGGAGACACTCTCGAACCTCTCCTTCAGACCTTTCCCAAGGACATCTTCAAGAGGGAGAAACACCTTAAATACACCATCCCAGTCAATACCGGCATTTTCAAGTCGGGAGCGGAGGCTGTAGAACACATCATTAAACCTTACCCACCATCTGCCATCCGTAAAAAGATACGAATACTCCTCATTGAACCCAGACACATCTCCAAACCTATGGAGGGCTATGTCGGTTCTCCTGCTTTCAAGTATACTTTGATAACCACTACAGAGGCCCTCCACGCTTCCCCCCACTACAAGATTGAGGGCCTTCTCGTAAGTTTCATAGTGCTCCATGAGAACCTCTCCCACACCGGAAGGGTATGCATCAAACTGAACATACACACAAATTCTATCAGCACCGTTGAGTCTGGTAATATAAAGCGGCTCGTGAGTGGCAGCAAAAAATGTTTTCAAGTCGTATTTGATTGGAATCAATTCCTTATTGAATACGAGTTTTTCTTTTCTCAAATCCTCTTCCTTGAGGATTACTGCGATATTTCCTCTGGTTCCCATTCTTTTAATTGCGTTAAAAATGAAATATAAGCATAAAATTCTTCTATATCGTCGGAAGTAAAAATCACATCTCCCCTGTGGGTTAAGGAGAAAATTGAATCTTCTGTATAGTTCCAATTATAGTCCTTGGTGCCGCCAGAGAGTCTTTCTAGGATTTTATTAATGTCACTATCTGTTATTTTCCACATAAGCCTTAACTGTGACTGGTATTGTTATTGTATTTTTCTCTTCTTTGCTTTCAGTATAAACTTTTGCAAAAATATTCTCCTCTTTCGACTCTTCCAGACACTTTTTTATCTTAGATATTGTAAGGTAAATATCCTCGTCCCACTCACCATGCTTGTAGCCGGAAAAAGTATCAAAGTGGCCAAAGCCCATCCAATCCACTGACCACCAGCAATAAACCTCAAGATAGTTTGTATTGATGTTTTTTTCTTCATCAACGCACCACTGCTGATTTGGAACCTTAACCCGTGCCCTGACAATGTATGAATCAGTGTAGTGCTGTATCACTATACATAAGTCGTTGTAGAACATATAGTTTGTTTCCATTGAAATGGTTTTCGTTACACTTTCCACATTTCCACCGAAGCAATAGAACTTATCCCTTTCCATTGCCTGCAGATTGTCCTTCGAAAATTCCTTGAAAAGTCCACATTTTTCCGCTGACCTGAACATCTCCACAATACAAGGATAGGACAAAGTATCGCTAATCTTTTTTTCTAAATAAACCTTTCTAAAATTAAACATATTGTTTCCATTTTTTTGCAAAGATAAGAAAAATAAATCTATTCACAATTTTTCAGGCGCAATTATATTTATATTAAAACACAAAAGAGATGGCTTGCGCTTGTAAACAAAACCAGAGCACTAATGCCGGCAAAACCGTTCAGAAAACAGCCTCTTCCCTAAAAAGAAGCAGCGGAGCAAAGGCAACTAACCCAGCAAGTAAAAGGCGAGTAATTGTCAGACGCCCGGCTTGACATACTCCCACGAATGAATTCGTGGGATTCTTGGCTTCAGGCGTGCCCGCCACTGACCACACGGTCATTGGTCTTACCGGCACTCGCCAATTCGTCGATGCCCCGACGAAGTATATTTCTGGCGGCATTCAGGTCCCTGTCGTGGGACTTCCCAGACAATAACTAATCCACCGGCTTCAGAAAGATGCGCCAGAATCCGGGAGGAAATTGAAATATTTTGTATATTTGCGACGCGGGATTCACCCCAACGGCTAAAGCCGTGGTTTTCTCCCGTAATTATCATAAAGAAAAAACGCACCCAACCAAGGATGCGTTTTCTTGTTTTAGGAAACCCTCACTAGCTGCGTTTATCAATAATCTTGTCAATAAGACCAAAATCCACGGCCTGCTGAGGAGTCATCCAGTTGTCACGGTCAATGGCTGTCTTAATCTCCTCGATTGTATGCCCAGTATTCTTTGCCAGCATATCGGCGAGGATGTTGCTCAAACGGTCAGAGAAAGCAACTGCAATCTTCATATCAGCAATATTTCCCCAAGTGGAACTTGAAAGATTGTGAATGAGGATAGACGCATTGGGCATTGAATACCTCGAACCCTTGTCTCCGGATGAAAGAATCATAGCACCCATCGATGCCGCCATACCGATACAGGTTGTCGAAACCTTGTTATGAACGAACCTCATCGTATCAATGATAGCAAGGCCGTCGGTAACGGAGCCACCGGGAGAATTAACATAAACCTTTATAGCCTCATCAGTGGTCGAATCAAGCCAGAGCAACTGGCTGGTAATGACATTTGCCATATTGGATTCTACTTCATCGCCTATAAAAATAATGTTGTTCATAAGGAGTTTGGAGAAAACATCCATTGCTGTGATGTTCCTCGTGCGTTCCTCGATAATTGTGGGGTTAATATAAGACTGGGGCCCTTTAGCCATATAGTCACTCAGAAAAGAAGGAGACACTCCGTTGCTCTTTGCAAAAAGTTCAAAATCCCTAAGTTTATTCATAAAATTTTTGTATTAAAAATTGTTTTTGAATTTCTTTCTTGCAGCCTTTTCAGCCTTGCGGCGTTCTTTTTCCTCCTCTTCCTTGTCTCTAATCTGCTGGAGTGTGAGTTGTTCAAGTTCTGCAAGTTCCACGGCCTTTTCGTTGTATTTGTGATAGAATCCAAGAGTTACCGTAATAGTGGGTTCACCGCCAATATTGAGTCGTCCTTTCTCTGAATCATATGAAACCTGTGAAAGGGCGGACTCAAGCCAAAGTCTCTTAGTTGGTTCATCGACGAGGTCAAATGCCTCTTCATAAATTCCTACAATAACCAAATCCTCGCGGTTGCTCAAGAGTTCAGCAATTTCATTTGCCTTCATCACCTTTACCACCTGATTCTTTGCCTTGATGAGGTTGAACGCCTGGAAATCCACACCCATTCGGTCAAGACCGGTTTCAGCCACCGCTTCCTTCAGGAGTTTCACATACTCCTCGCTAGCACTGCTTAATGTTTTTGCCATATTTATTAATTGTTAAAGTTTTCTGTGGCAAATATACAAAAAAATCCTATATTAAAAAAAAAGTTTTAATGCCAATCCGCTATTCAAAGAAAGAACTGGAGGAATATCTGGAAAGATATCGGTACAAAAAAAAGCACAAGAAAAGGGGCCCAAGGAAAAAGACTCCCGAGGAAATTCTTGAACTACAGCGGCTCGGTGGCAAGAAATCAGCTGCGATGCGTGCAGCCAAAGGCAGGAAAAATGCTCTAAAAGTTCGCAGGCAAAAAGCCAGAATAAGAAAGCATCAGGAAGAACTGGCTGAACGGGCAAAGCAGCGGGAAAAGGCAAAAATCAAACGGCAGCAACTCAAGAAAAAACAGCATGAGATAGAAAAACGCAAACGCAAGAATGCGAGGAAAGCATCAAGGAGGATGATTGGTAAGACTTATGCCCGCAAGTACTATTATATTTTCCTAACCCACAACGGAAAAGCCCTTGGAAAGGCTTCTAAAATCGGAAGTTACACCACCTATGAAAAAATGCAAGAATCACTGTCCGAGGTAAAAGAAAGAAATCAAAAGGTTGTGTTTGAACGAAAGTTTGTTTTTTCGCGTGGTGTTCTCAAACCGTCCGTGGACGAATACATAATCTGCCGCAAAAAATTTCCCGATGATAAACTGACTCTTACCAATGGTTTTTTCCGAAATCAATATGGAAGACTCGTGGAACACAAGATGAGGGGAAAAATCAAAAACCTCTATATGATAGACAAGTTTGAGGCCAGAATCGAGGAGACTTTTGCGGTGAGGGGATATGACCCGCGTATGGACAGAAAAACTTTTATGTGGATATATGAAAACATCGTCACACAAAAATTCCGCACCGACTATGATATGAAAAGAATTTTTCTTTTCAAAAGGCAAATAGTCATCTGTAACGATTTCGATGAGACCGATATTATCACTTGTAAGTGTTTTGCCGATGCTATAAGATTTTACAACCTTCTGGGTACATATTGTAAAAGTCGGAAGTATCTGTTCATGGGGAACATCACTTCCGACAGTGCACTTTATGGGTGGGTTTTAAAACACATTTAATTGTGTTTCACTATTATTGGTCGCATAGTCTAGTTATCTTGACCTTTGCATAATATTGTGTGTTAGGGTCAAGCACCCCGGTGTGATATTCCCTCCAGTACCAACTACTATCACCATATGGTTTGAAGTGTATAATGCTTCTCCATGTAGCCGCAGTTCCTGACATTGACGAATCAGTGTAATATTCAACCCTAAACGAAACTGCCCGGCCATTACTTTCATCATCGCATCCGGTGCAAGCCGTAGTTGTAGCAAAACTTGCTAATGTGGAAGAGGTTGCTATATTTGGTGTATAGGTACTCCCTGTACTGTAAAATGTCTTATCAATATAGGAACTCAGCGATGTGCTGCTCGTCCCGATACTTCCGGTATATTCTCCTGAACCAGTTCTCTGGCTACCTTTGACATAAAATGAGTAACCGTCAACATTTATCCCCGTAGTTGGAACCTCAAAACCATCACTGTTACAGGGAGACTCATCTTGATATTTGAAGTAATACCTGACTTTGTAAGTGTTTGTTGTCGGCTGTGATTGTCCGTTCTGTGTTATTCTGACAGGTATGGAGATGCTTGAAGTGGAACTGGGTTTTACAGTAACAGTGATGGTTCTTGAAGTTGAACCTGTATTCTGTGAACAAGTAAATGTTGCACGATATCTCCCCGAACCTAGGGTTTGTATGCCGTCTAAATCAAGCCATGCTGTGCTAGAAACAGTAATATTAGGTCTAATCCCATCGTCATTCCTGATGTCGAAGGATGTGGAAGCAGTATTATATGCTAATGTTTGCGCTGAGGTAGATGCCGCAAAGACACCTTGACTAAATGTTAAATCATTTGACTCAACATATGGGCCGGGCACGGCACGCGAATAACATGACAAAGTTTTCGCACTCGCAGTCATTGAATAACCTGTATACGGACTGTATTGAAAACCCGTAGCAGTGGTTCCACTAGGGCGAATGTTTCTTACTTGTGATATTTCCTCGGGCCCGTCGAAAAATCCTGTTGTTGAAAGCTCAATGTACGATGAACTGGGTATCCCATAATACTTTACATAAACATCAAGTGTACCACCGGTAGAGGGTAGGGTTTCAGATGAATTTACATTACTCAAAATAATATTGCTTTCTCCTGCGCAAGCCGCAAGGTCGTCGCAGCTCTCGAATTCAACCTTTCCATTACTATCTGTTGTGTATGCGCCGGTCGTACCGACAGATGCACCAGATATTGGCTGGGATGTATCGCAATCAGTAACGGTCAGTGTTGTTGTTGCTGTTGCATTCAGTTGTATTGTCTGAGAACTCGCACTGGGATTGGTAATTGTTTTACTGTCATATCCTTCGGCGATGAAAATGATGCTAGAAGCCATATAACTGTCTTTTTTCTATATAAATAGCAAAACGTGTGAAAAATGAAAGGTTTCACACAAAACACATCATCACACATCATCTTCTTCAAGAACCACTACGGTCAATATCAAAACCCCCGGGGGATTATTCCTCGGGGACCTCTTTTTCTTCGAACCTGAACTGCAGTCCATCCGGACCGTTCACAATAATTTCGTCACTTATCTCAGGAGGAGTTCCCTGGCCACCGCCGCGATAAAAAAGTTCCTCATTCACCTTTTTCATTTCGCGAGCGTTCACCGAAAACACAACCGAAATATTTGATAAATTCTCAGCCTTGTACTTTTCAATGAAAAAGGCTGCAATCTCATTGAGTTCACTTATTTTCGGTATCATTGGTAAGTATATTTAAAACCTTATACCAGAATCTCTTGAACTTTCCTACTGCTGGTTTTGCCGGACGATTGACGATTTCTTCCAATTCCTTTCCCTGTATACCCAAAATCTCTTTGGCAAAATCGCTCTTGTATTTTTCCACGCTGTTATTGAGTTCCTCCCTTGAAAGGCCGTCCCTGTCTTTAGCAGCAAAAGCAATGTCCGGCGCGATATTTTTTTCACTCATGGTATTTAGTCGTTTAGTATTTGTTTTTTAGTTTTTCTGTCTATAATTGGAGATATTTCCACTATCTCCTCATCCCCAACTTCTTCACCCTCACCACCCGGATACTCATTTGCCGGCTCCCTTTCCAGCCACTCGTCGAACACATACAGAAGCCATACAACACCACTCGTGAAACAGCAATCTAAAATCATCGCCAACCACCACAGACCAGCACATCCAGCAAACACTATGTTAAAAGGTGTAAAAGCCACTGCCGGTATGAGGAACCAGTCGATAAGGGACATTATCCACCCGAAATTCGCTGGCAAACACATCATGCAAGTAAAAAGCAGTCCGAAGTGTTCGGAAATACCTTTCGACCACGACCTGATTCTTTCGAATACTTTGAATGGGCCGCTGCCAAACGCAACCATATTGCATATTCCGAAAGCAGCGAAAACATAAATCAATACTCTAAGCCACGCCATCATCTTCTTTTTCTTCTTCTTTATTTTCAATTTCAGCCGGAATGGATGACGCCTTATTTTTTCTCTTCGGTATAAACTTGAATTCAAGGGTTTTAAGTTTTTCCATCGGCTCCTCAGATACGATTTTTTCCAGTTCCTTTATCTTCTCGGCTAAAAAAATCCGTCTTTCCTGTGCCTCCTCGTTTGCCTTGATATTGAACTCGACCGCATCAAATACATTGTCAAATCCCACGGTCAGCAACGGTGCATAAAAATAATATGTATTCGGTCCCTTCTGGGTTTTCACCGACTTCACATTGAATTTCTTTTCAACCAAACTGGAAACACCATACCCTTCAGGAAAAGCAACCTCCAGATATATAACCTGACTACCGTCCTTTGCATTTCCAATGTTAAACCCAAGGAAAAGGTTTCCAAGGGCGGATATCCTTTCGCCTATACTCTTATTTCCTGCCATACTAAATTCCAAACCCAGTTATAATAATCGTAAGTATATATGCGATTGAAGCCCAAAGGCCAAATCTCCTTGGAGTTGTCATATTGGATTCGCCGTCTTTCAAAGCCTTGCGGAAAAGAAACCCCTCACGAAGAAGGTTCAGAACAGCGAATATAAAAATAAAAAGAATTATTTTGAAAGCCATAATGTTGTTTTTCTATAATATAACGAATTGCTTGAAAATATAAAGACCTATTTCTTTTTCAAGGAAATGCCTATCTTGATTCCGCAGCCGACCACTGTCAAAATCGCGAAGCCGAGCAGCCACCAGTAAGATTTTGGAATCTTGGTCTCCACAACCTTGTACGGTACGAGTTTTTCCTTTACCTGTATACTGTCCTTGTAAACAACTTTCTCTTTCCATTGAACCTTGACCGGTATCTCACCTTCCTTGTTTTTAAGTGTGTGGTGAAGCCCCAAGGTATCCACCCACGCATTACTTTCCGCCATACTGGTCTCAAGAAAACTACTGTCACCAACCGGGATTATATTGATGATTCTCTCAACCGGTATCTCTTTGTATATTGTTGTATCATGCCACATGGTGCTGTCCACATAACGTATAACATCCACATACCGCTCTTTCGGCGTATGTTTGAAAAGACCGCAGGATGAAACTGCAGTAAATAAAAATATCAGAGGCAAAAATTTTTTCATGGTTTTCTCTTTTTTACAAATATACAAAAAAAACTCCGAGGAAATCGGAGTCTCTCAACTTAGGAATTCGCCCACGAGCCTTGCATATCAAATGGGTCAATACCCTTGCGTAGCAAAGTTTCTTTCTTGTAAATCAAATACTGTTTTGGGTCAAGTTCGTAATCTCTTAAATCGTCGAAGAAATAATAGTTTTTATCAGCATTGAGTTCACTTTGGTCATACCCGGTGTAATCCCAACCATTGACAATTTTTCCGGTAGATTTGTTCACAGCAAAATGAGTGTATCTTTGGTCTACATCAAAAGGATTGGAAAGTTCTTTAATTACAGCCTCCTTGATAATGGCTTTTATCTGGTTTTCAGTCAGTTTCATGATATTATTTCTTTTTTTCTTTTGATAATGTAAGGAGGCCATTTATTTTGTGAGAAGCCAAAGTCCATTTAGCAAGAAGAACATCTTCATTAGCCGGCTCACTTCCCTCATTGAAAGCAAAACAAAGAATTGCATTGGGGTATCCCTCGACTTTCAGCATTTTGAAACCAGCATAGCCGAGATTGAAAATGCCTAGTTGGTGATACACTATTCTGTCAATTTCCTCCATCTCATCAACATCTCCATACCAGACCTCATTCTGCCTGAGATATGTGGCTAATTTATAAAGGGAAAGACGGACATTGTCAAATTCAAAGGCTGCAGTATTAAGTGTCGGGCTTACTGACTCATAGGTCATAGATGCGAACAGGAACGGCATACCATCCAAAGAGTTAGTGGAATTATGAAGTTCAAAGACAAATGCTCTGCTGGCGCCTATGGAAGTTCTGAACTCATCGAGTTCTTCCTGAATAAGTGGTGTATTATCAACCCTTTCCTGCATAGCTGCGGTGTGTTCCCTCACTTTGTAGTCATCATAAGCCTTGAACACCGCGTGGGGATTGAACATGAAAATAGAGAGGAAAACAATCAAAACAGCAAGAAGCATTGCTTCAAAAATCCTCTTTACACCGTGTGCGGAAATCATAGACAGAAACCTGTCCAAAACATTCATCGCTGTATCGGTTTTCTTTTCAGTAACCTCAACCTGGCCTTTAGCAACCTCAACCGCCTCAAGGGTGGTTTCTTTTTGTTCATCAAACTTTGCCATATCCCAAGAAGATTATTTAATTATTCCACGAACCGTATTAAGCATGTCTGCTATTGTACTGTCTTCGTTTACCATATTTTTCTTCATGTAACTTCCAGAGTTGTATCCGAAGAGTTCATTCATTCTTTCCATCTGGGAATCAGCCTCTTTAAGGTTTCTCTGTTTTACAACACGGCCGGTGTTCTCACACCATTCCACAAGGAATTCATTAGAATTGGCATCCCTAACAATAACTTTGTTTCCATCGGTCTTGAATTCCTCAGGAATCTTATCAAATATCTGAGATTCGTTAAGAAAACGGGTATGTTTAAAAGTAAGTCTTTTAAGAGGTTTCCTGCTTTCAGAAACAGCGGTATGCACCTTGCCGTACTCTGGGTCTTTTGCCTTGAGTTCTTTTGAAACAAGGCCCGATGTCCTTATATCTTCGCGGTGCTTAGCGTCAGTTTCGATAGTTTTCTTTTCGTTATCATAGAAGTCGCTGTTGAAGTCGGCGGCCTTTTCTATACCATTGTCTTTTTCTAGAGTGGAAGTATAACCCTGTGCCTGAGCCTTAACCCTGTCTTTGAATTGGCCGCTCGGCTCTGCATCATAGTCGTATCCTAAAGTTGTCTTATTACCGGACATTCTCGGCATAAGTTCTTTTTTGGCGGGAGCTTTTAAACCACCGTCATAATCTTTGGCTTTTTTTTCTGCCTCTTTGTAGGTCTCTTGGGCATTCTTCTTGTCATCTGTTTCCACATTCTTTCCGAGAACAGCCTTGAACTCGTTCTTTGTGCTTTCCGCAACGACACGCCTTAAATCCCCTACTTTGTAAGTTATCTGTGCCATTATGTTATGTATTTTACCTATAAATATTAAATTACTCTAAAAATGCCGCATATATCCGGTATTTAAAGCAAGGCCCCTAACCATCAATTCCTGTGCAAGTTTGCTTATGCGGGACTTATCGGGATTGGGCTGCTTTTTTTCTTTATCTATTTCTTCCTTAATCTGTTTACAGACTTTTTCTACATCAGGGTTGAAGTTTCCTAGAACTCCATAGCCTAGACCGGGCATTATCATCTTATGAAACCGAGTTAGCAAAGGCAATAGCCGCCTGTTTACAATCCTCAAGCGTTTTGCATTTTTTGCCTTCTTTATTTCCACTTGGATAGCATTCCATTGCTTTATCACCAACACCGAAACCATGAATCGCCCTGTGAGACCAACCATACCATTTTTGTTCTTTCTCAGACCAGCCAAGACCACAGGAAACCTCCTCTATTCCATGTTGTTTCTTAAAGTCTTTCTTTTCATCCAATCTCTCGCAAGATATTCCGCCGGGTTTGTTATGAACCATTGCTGGGTCATCTTTTTTTGCTGGAAACGGAACTGTGTATTGGTAGTCGCCTGCAGTCTGTGTTGTGGTTGCTTCGCCGAGAACTTTTGCCTGTTCAGGTGTGATGTATATTTTACGCCTTACAACCCCACCAAAAAGAGGTTGTGAAAATTGACCAGATGATGCTGCGCCTGTTGCTTCATCCACTCCTTCAGATTCATTCAACACCCCCGAAGTAGGTAATTCAAAGAGTTCAACATGAAGTTTTTTCATTTTCCACTCAAACTTTTTTCTCGGTATCCTGTATTTTATACTAAAAGTGGGTTCAGCCCCCGGTGTCTCCAAATTGTCATTAATTTTTACACTTTTTTCGACAATTCCCCGTTCAATCAATAGTTTGAGAAAACTCTGCTGGGTTTCCCCAATTTCACTGAGGTGTTTTTCCAGAAACGCGTCCACCCTAGCGGTTGACGGTTTGGATATCAACTGCTTCAAATAGTCCTTGGTATGAGTTAGAAACTCGTAATATGTAACTTCTTCTGCCATTATTTCACAATGTTTGACATAACATATCCTTTCTGTTGCCAAAGAGTTTGAAACAGGTTTGACAGCACATCAGCAGTTACTTTCTTAATATATTTCTCAATATCCTTGTCTTTTTTGACCACATCAACAACATCGCTCTTCTTCAACTCCTCTGAAATGCAGCGTTTTAAAATTGACTCGGTGACCACAAATTTTCTCATGGAAAAGTACTTTCTCATAAATATCTATCAAAAAGAAAAGGTCTGCTTTCGCAAACCTTAATTCTTTCCCATCATATCGAGGAGTTTACCCTCTCGCTGCCACGAATCTTTCCAATTAAGATAATACCCGTGCAATTTATTCAAGACAGCCATGTTGTCGTCTGTCAACTGAAGCCCATCCGTCCAAATGTAGCACCCGTTTCCTGACTCATCTTTCAAAGAAAACTGCCATTTGATGTTACGGATTTTCCCACTGAAAGTCAAGTTTCCGTTTTCCGGAAAATAGATGAGCGGGCTATCCTCTGGGTTAATACTGCTGGACTGGCTGAATTCGGCGCCACCGTCGACGCTCGATTTAAATGCAGCCTCTTGGTTTGTGAGTACCTGCTGCCCAAATTTCGGGTCGTCAGTGATAGCAATTGCACCGCCGTTTTTATTGGAAGATATTTCTTCCCGAAGCAGCCTGATGGTTTTCAACATTTCCCTTGTTTCGTCTCCTCTGTATATCATATTAATAAGTGTTTATCATACCATTCCAAGCGTTTCCAAACCTATCATTGTAATAGTTTCTTCTCACTGGTTTCTTTTTTGCGACAGGAACTTCTGCCTTGGGTTCCTCGGGGGTTTCTATTGATGCCACGATATCCTTAATATCGCCTACCACCTCATCACCGTCCTTGTCATCCTTATCATCATTCTTTTCCTCGTCAGATTCATCACTGTGTTTATCTGTTTCCGTTTCATCTTCAGCAACACTACCTACTTCTTGCCCGGCGGACTCTTCAGATTCTTCGTCATTTGGTTCACCTTCAATAGAATCTTGGCCTTCTTCGGAGACGGTTTCAACATCATTTCCTCCAATTTCCTTGCCTCCAATCAATGTTTCTTCACTTGTTTCAATGACTTCGGCAGCCCCCTCCTCTTCAATAATTTCTTCCTTCTTTACGGGTTCCGTAAATGTCTTTACTGCCTTAGGGGCTGATTTTGTTCCTGTAGCCTTTTTAGGGGCTGAGCCTTTACTTGTTGTCTTTGCAATAGCCATAATAAATTTTTTATTCACTTATTCTAACGTATTCATTATATATATCTATCACCCTTGTATTGGAAACCGCTGCAGAGCGAAGTTTCTTCATACCAGTCTCTTTAATCTGTCTCACCCTCTCTTTGGTGAGTTTCATTTCCTTCCCAATCTCCTCAAGTGTGTGTGGTTTATCGACCCCAACACCGTAGTAAGACTTAATAATAAATAGTTCCCTCTCATTTAAATCCCTGAACAGTATCTGAATGGCCTCGTTTTGATTGGCGGCGCGTTCAGATTCACTATCGCCGGTAAAATCGATAAATTTAGTAATGAGGTCGGGAGTGTTTTCGGCTTCTATGAAGTCCTCGTCAACACCATTATCTTGTTTCTCGTAATCTTTCGGGAGTTCTTCGCTATCAATGCTATTCCTTTTTTCAAGTGCTTCCTGTATAGATTGCCTAATCCAATGGACTGAATATGAGATAAACTTGACATCTCTCGATGGGTCGAACCGTTCATATGCTTTAAGAAGACCCATATTTCCCTCGGCAACCAAATCCGAAAGTGAAAGGCCACGGCCCTTATAGTGGTTTGCAACATTAACAACAAACTTAAGATTGGAATTGATAAGTTTGTTCTTCGCAGATTTATCTTGTGGGTTTTTTCTCAACTTTTTCCACAAGTCCATTTCCTCAATCTTCGTTAGGGGCTTGAAGTTCCCGATTTCTTTTAAGTATACACCAGTACTTTGTTCATAATCACTTACTTTAAAAGACATTTTAAGTTAAACATTTTCTCTTTATTAACGGCTTTAGGGAGGAATGCAATTTCACACCCTCCCTAGTTCCTATCACTGGTGAAGCGAACTAACACGCTTCAACAACTCTTGATAAATTATTTTCTTTTTTGACTACAACTGTTTGTTTTGCCCAGTCCCTGACGGCTGCCAAGTGACTTATGTGGAAAATAAAACTGTAATCCGGCAAAATTCTATCGTACAACATCTTGATGTTGTCATAGTTTTCTTCTGCTACACCACCAAGAACCTCATCAAGGACGATGAATGATGGTTTCGGCATGGTTGAAATTTTACCAAGCACCGCCCTGAGGGCAATGCCGGCGGCTGTCTGCTCAAACCCTGACCCGGAAGAAAGGGAAGAAACAACACCGTCACGAACAAGATTAAAAGCAACATCGTTGTGGTCATCAATGGTTACTTCAACATTGAAATCGCACACGCCTTCGAGAAGCCTTGCGAGTTCGACATTGATGACAGGGAGGGCCTGACGAAGAACCATCTTGCCAATACCGTCCTTACCTACCATTTGGAGATAAATCTTCCAGTTACGGATTTTCTTTTCTTCCTCTGCAATTTGCGAAATAATCCCCTCGTTTGTTTTAATTCGTTCATCACAAGAAATGTTTTCTCTCTTCTTGTCCTCGGTTTCACGAATAATGGCCAGTCTCCGAGCATCTTCCACCCGTATCCTCTCCGCGGTGTTGCGAATGGATAAGTCTATGTCGTTGTTTTTGGAAATAGCGTCCCTATTGCTCTCAAATTTCCGCTTAATTTCCATCTGTTCACGATGCTGATGAAGAAGGTTCTCAATTGTCACCTTGAGGGCTTGAACCTCGACTATGAGGACATTTCTCCGATTGTATTTCTTCCTTACATCTTCAAGGGCGGCGATTTTTTCTTGGGTTTCCTTCTGGGTTTTTGAAAGAGCAATCCCAAGCGACTTAATGTCGGCAATCTTTTTCTCATTTTCTTTTATCTTTCCAGAATTGTCCACATTTTCAAATTTTCGCCCGCAGGTAGGACAAAATTCACTACTTGTCAGGGTCTTGTTGGTGTTGGTCAGATTTCTGATTTCGGTACGGTACTCGGCAAGTGTTGCCTCAGCATCCTTATCGTCCTTGGAGAGTTTTTTATACTCCTCCTCGGAGAATGTGACCTCTCCAATAGATTTTAATTCTGATTCCCTTGAATCCAGTGAGGCCCGCTTGATTTTACCTTCCTCCACGATGTTTTTAATCTTTGTTTCAACTGTCTGAACATCAATGTTGAGAAGGTCGGCATCAATTTGCTGCTTGGATGCAATAAGTGCTTCCTTGGCCGATGTTAGAGATTCAATATTCTTGGCTATTTCATTTGCAAGTTTCTCATTGCTTTCAATGAGTTTGTTGTTCTCTTCAATCGTCCCACGGAGGGTTTCATTCTCCTGTTTCAAATCCTCACGGTTATATCGGTTGGAGAGAAGTCCGGGCTGAATCTCATGGTTCCATTTTTCCCGCGCTATCTTATCCTTCTCTTCCAAAGGAAGGAGACCAATCCATCTTGAGAGTAGGCGACCGCGGTCGGTATCCTTAAGAGAGATGAGCGACTTAAGGTTGTCTGCGTTTGCTGAGATTACCAAGTCGAAATCCTTCTCATTTCCGATTGCCTCTTTGATAATCTTATTGGTTTCAGTACCGGAGGCGCCCTCAAGGTTATCAACATCCTCGAGTTCGTTCATAGTATCACCCACCATTTTATAATAGGATATTTTCTGGGTAACCTTGCTTTTTTCACTGCGGCGGTTCAAAGCCGGGCGGGTAAGGACACGCTTTATCACATAATCCTGTCCGTCAATGCAAAGGCACCCTTCGACAGACACTTCTGTGGCTTCGGGATTGTATATGTTGAAAATCTTGGGTAGTACATCAGCTTTTTCTGTCGACGGCTTACCGAAAAGAAGGAAATGCAAGAGGTCGTAAGCAAATGTACTTTTGCCACTTTGATTAGCCGGTTCACCCATAAGATGTACAAGACCGTGAAGTTTGGTGAAATCCACAAAGTTGTCAGGACCATATGAAAGAAAGTTGGACCATCGTATCCATTTCACCTCATATCTCTTATATTTTTCGTAAACATCGTAATTGATGAGGCTGTTGATTTGTCCATCGATTTCAACGATTCCATCGAAATCGAAGTCCTCAATCTTGTTCTCCTCAGCAAATGTAACAAAAAGCTTCTGATGGAACTTGGGGTCCTGGATATTCGTGACAATGTCGTTTGTCAACGAAACTTCCCTTCCCTTACTATCCACAGTAACAAATTTAGGGTTTACCTTGATGTTGTCCTTGGGTATACCGTATTTGCTTGAAAACTTGGCTATAATGTTGGCCTCCTTCTCACGCGAATAGTTGGACGGCTGGGTATGCCAGTCGATAAGAACTTTTGCGTTGGCGCCTATTTTTACATTCTCACTCATAGATATTTTATTCTATTTCTTGCCTCTTGTTTTTTACTGTTGGCACTTGTATTTGGTGCCGGTTTTTCTTCTTCTGTTTTTTTATCCTCGGGGTTCTTAATAACCGCCTCTGGTTTTAATGCTTCTTCCGGAACAATTGGGTATTCTCCCAAATTTTCTTTGGCCGCCTCACTCTTTGCTTCAGTTTTCTTTTTGAAAAACGGCGGTGCATCCCCATATTTGTCGACCAGAAAGGCCTTCTCTAATAATGAATTGCAATATTCTCCTATTTTGAGATTGTTTAAGCCACAATACTCTTTGATACCCGCATACAATTCATCTTTTATTGTTACACTGGCCATATTCTAATGGTTTTTACAAATATACAAAAACTTTGCCGAGAAATCACATTTTTGGCGCAAAATATTTACATATTTTCACATTTTCCCATATTAAATAAAAAAAGAAATGGCTAATCCAAAACTCATACTAGGGCTTGACATCAGCACTGTCTGTGTTGGTGTGTCCATTGTTCTTGATGAGGGTAAAAATGAACCCCCCAAAGTTCTGTTATTGACACATATTTCACCAAAAGTCTCCAAAAAACTGGACAATTTCGAATCACTCGTTCTCAAGAAAGACATTTTTGAAAAGGAGTTTCTTGAAACACTCAAAGCCAGCGGTATTACAGATTGTGTAATAGAGGAGCCCCTCATCTCATCAAACAACGCATATACCGTGGCCGCATTGCTTCGTTTCAACGGTATGATTGGAGATGCGGTCCACCGTGCTCTTGGGATATTCCCTACATTCATCTCGTCGCACGATGCCAGAACATATTCATTTCCGGAACTCGTCGCCCTCAGGAAATATGATAAGAAGGGAAAGGAATATTCCTTCGACCATGTCAAATCTGCCATTAAGAAGAATCATATTGTACTCTTCGGCGATTATCCATTTGATATTGACAAGAAGGATGTGATGATGAACAAAGTGAATGACCTATACCCGGATATCACTTGGGTTCTCAATAAAAAGGGCGAAATTAAGAAGGAAAATTTTGACGCTTGTGATTCACTTGTCTGTGCTCTGGCATATATTAACCTCTATAGAAATGGTGATGTAAAAGAGCCACCGGTTATTTCATCGTCCATTATACATCAGCAGGAATCAGTTATAGAGATTGATTATGTAACAAGCATCTGGAACAAAACTTACGAGAAAAAACTTATTCTCCATAAATAAAAAAAAAATGGCCGCCATCGGCGGTCATTTTCATTTTCCGGCATTAAGGAATTTCTCCTTGTCCTCATCAATATCCTCTTCTTGTGAGATACTGAATTTATAAAAACCATTGTCTTCGTTTTTGATTTTAACAAAAGACCATTTTTTTGTTTCAACATCCCAAAGAACATACCCATGTGGATATACCTCCTCCCCGAAATCCTGTTGAATAAGGGAGCCGCAATACACAACTTCAACGCCGCCCTTAGAAAGTGACTGCTGTTTGTGAATGTGACCGGCGATAACGAAATCACTACCCTCAAAGTGAGACAGTTCAAGACCAGTAAGAGCCACCCCGGAAGCGTTTTTTGCTCCATTCAAGTCTCCATGGAAAAGTCCGACAAAGGTCTTGCCTTCATTTGTTTTTCTCAAAACTTCCATATCATTGGGGCCATTGAAACCGTCGAAGGTTGAATAAAGGCACCAGACAATATTATCGTCCACGAGAGAGCCGGATTTGTACCCCAGCTCTTTATCAATATAAACAGTCTGTTTAAAATCCCTCACCTCAAAAATCGGTGTGATGGAGTCTACACGCTGGAGATTTGAAAGATTCAGGTCGTGGTTTCCACAAACAACTATCGTCTTGCAAATTTTATCCAGCTCACCAAAAAGCCAAGACTCCATAATCAAAGCCTCGTTAGAAACATCAAGTTTTGAGTGTATGATATCCCCACAGAGAACAATTCTGGTATTCTCAGGCCCATTTTTCTTTGCGATTTTCTCACACTCCTTCACAAACTTCCCAAACTGACCCTTGATTTCGTCAAGACCCTTAATGTTTTTGATGTGAAGGTCACTTACTGCTATAATTTTACTTACCATATTACAAATATACAAAAATAATCTTTTTTACATTGATTTCCGGCGCATTAGGTGAGTAATTCCGGTTCAGAAAATGTGGTTTGCTTTTTCAATTCATTGATAATCCCCCGTTTTCCATCTTCTTCATATATCTTGCCAAAATCTTTTTTTCCCATTCTGATATACCGTATTCTTCCTTTTAATCGTCCTTGATTCAGTGTTCTGTAAATATTTTTCACCTCGGACATCTCCGTATCGCCGTCTATTGCCACTATTATGTTAGCATTTGCCAGTTTGTAAAGTTTCTGAAAAAGAGCACTCTCTCTTGAAAGTGTTTTACCGAGCATAGGTATGGCGTTTGGTGTATGGAGGGCATCAAAAATACCTTCGACGAGAACGATGTCCGCATCCCAAATCACCTTGTCCTCAAAAAAAACAACACCAGTTTTGTTGACATCATCCACATTTTTGTATTTGTTTCGTTTTGGGTAACCAGTAAAATCCCTACCAACCCAATAATTTAAAAAACCGTTGCTGTTGTAAGATGGAAATATGATACGGTTTCTCTCGTTAGGTTTCTTTTCCTCCCAAGTGGTGTAGCCGATATTGTATTTGTCAATGTCTTCCTGTGTTATACCCCTTTTTCGAAGATACTCCACCATTTTACCTTTCTTATTGCGACTAAAGTCTATTTTTCGGTAAGTTTCAGGAAGTTTGATGAGAAAATCCTCATTCACAACCTGTGTGTCACCAGTGAATAAATGCAAATCATAAAGGCCGCTTGACTTAAGTTCCTCTACAGCCTCTTTGTATTGGCCAAGGATTGTTTGGTTGCCATACCTCCTGATAAGGAAAGACAAGCCACCCTTCATGGCATGGGTTGAACCACACTTCCAACAGTGGAACTTGCCTATGTGGAAATTTACCTCCAGATTATATTTACCGTCGGAGTCGACACCGGCCTCTTCTGCACAACAGGGGCAGCAGTACTGGCACTGCCCGTTGCTGCTCATATCTGATTTCGGCTCTCCTAGAAACGAAGTAAATATGTTTTGTAGTTTCCTAAACTCTTCCATAGTGCAAATATACAACTATTTTTCGTCTTCTTTCTTGACAACGGCATCAATGACCAAATCTTTTCTTAGAACGATGTTCCACATTTTTTCATATTGTGTACCTCGGAAAATCTGATAGAATATGTCAACATCTTCTTTGGATGTCAGGCGGTGAACTCTATCCGCAAATTGTGCATTGTTACCCGGAACATAATCAAAATCGTTAAAGATTAATGCGTTGGATGCGGTGAGTGTCAGTCCCACGCCAGCGGCATTTATGTTCCCGATGAAAACCTTCACTTCCGGATTCTCCATAAAGGCCGTCTGTGCTCTGTCTTTCTGTTTGCTATCCATTTTTCCATTATAAACTACACAGCGGTCTTTAAAATAATCTTGCAACCTGTAAAGTTCTTCATCGTAACAGCAGCCAATCACAACCTTTCTCCCTTCATCTAAGAGGGACTCGGCCAACTCTATTGTATAAGGCACCATTTCATTTGAAAGGTATCTCCTATAAATCGAACCTTCTATAAGTTCTTTGTTTATTTCGAGGGCCGGGTCGAGTTCGAGCCTCTGCTTCTCATATTCGTCCCAAAGTTTATTATATTCCCTTCTTTGTTCATCCGTAAGGTCATAGAAAAATTCGTGAATTTCTTTCTTGACCATGCCCGGTATGTCCTCTTTGACCCTCCTGAGATAGATATGCCCAACTCTCTCTTTCAGTTCTTCAAGATTACTTTCACCTTCAGTAATCCAAATCTTTCTTGCATTGTCACTGATAAATTTCTTACAATCTTCCGATTGCTTGTATGTCATCTGCCACTTATTGGAAATTTTGTATTTTTTGCAGAATATATTGGTCCACTTTTCCTTTTCACCCTTTGCTGGAATTTGGAACCCATTACAATACCTCTTTACATAGTCTTCCCAATTCTGAATAATCGGGTCATCCAAAAAAGAAAGCACATTGAAAAGATTGAGGGGGCGATTTGTAATCGGGGTACCTGTCGCTTCATAAATGGCGGCAGGGTCCCCTCTCTTCAGGAAATCCCTTATAATTTTGTAACGATTCGAAGTTGTGTTCGAAAGCCTGTGTGCCTCATCAATAATCACGAGGGAGTAGTGATTTTCAATATACTGAAGCATTGGTGACTTTTCATAAGCCTTTTGTATGTTTTCCCTACTTCTCGTTACAGGTATCTTATAAACATCATCGAGTATGTCATAATTAACTATAACGAATTTGTTGTTTTTCCATTTACCTTTTTCTTTCGCTTCCGCTTTAAGTTCGCCAACCGTCATTCTTGATTTACCGACGGGGTAGCCCAGAAATTCTTCCAGTTCAGATTTGTTCTTTTTGTCAAAAGATTCTATTATTGTTATCTGAGAAGGTTCAACATACCACTCGAGTTCTTTTCTCCAAGTAGTTTTAATTGATGCGGGGCAGATAATGAGAACCCGTTCAAATTGCCCCTCCAATGCAGCCACGGTGAGTTCAACTGATTTTCCTAACCCCATACCATCAGCAAGTATACACTTTTTCCTAGACAGGAGGAACTTTACAGCATCTTTTTGATGGTCGCGGAGTTTTCTGTTGGGGTCTTTTCTTGTTGTAATGGCGTCATATTTTTCGAAGTTCACCGGCATTTCCCTATAATCATCTACAAGGAAATTATTCAAAACGGCCTTTTTGGGGAGAAAAGCCATTACTGCCGGAACTGACTTCCGATACTGGACATAACAATTATATGTTGTACTTGTTTCCCCGAGATAAGATACAATGAGGAGTACTTTAGGTGTAAAATCCAACTCCCAATCCTCTTTCTTCTTCTCCCCATACCACTCGGGTATTTTGGTAATTTTATTGATAGGTTTTGGCTCTTTATTGTAGTTTGTGAGAATGTATTCCGCGTGAAAATCAGTGAACTCTTCTTTATTGATGAGCACATCTTTTTTAACCATCAATATATAAGGATTCCGTCCCGAATACCCTTGAAGAATATCCAGTGCCTCCATTTTCTTTTTTGCTGATATAGCCATACAATATAGATTCTATTGACAAATATACAAAAAAATCACCGTTAACAGACTATTTATATTAAAATTAATGAGAATGAGTACTGTTAAGATAAATGAAGCAACCCTTATAAAACTTGTCAGGGAATCTGTCGAGGGAATGATGGATGAATATGCATACCACGAAAGACAAAACAGGAACCTGAGTCCTGAAGAATATGAGCAGTATATTGAAAAAAAGCGGGCCGCAAAAAAAGCATACTATGAGAGGCTTCGCGCACAAGAAGCAGAGAAAGGCTCAGAAGGTGGGGCAATAGACTATCATGATTACAAGCATGGAAATCATCCGGCAATTCCTCTCGGAGGATATCTCAAAGAAAGCGAACTTCGTGATATCATAAAGGAAAGTGTCATCCGTGTCCTTAACGAAATAAATGGCACTGGCCGTGATTATGCTACTATTAAAAGAACATATGATAAAATGGACCGATTGGGGCAGCACGGCAGAGCATACCAGCTTAGAAAAACATACAATCAACTAGCAAATGACCCTAATAGCAATGTTGTTGCTAAATATTGGCTGGATAGTGATGATAATGTAGACTTTTATGAAAAAGACAGTGAAAATCCCACTAGGAACCCCATAGATTATACCCCAAGAACTAACCGAATAAGAAATGAATTTAATCCGGAAACCAATTCTTGGAATGGTGGTGACGGAATTAACAGGTCAGACAATCCCAAAGAAATTAACGATGTGGTCAAACATGTTAAAAATGTAAGACCGGACAGTACTTTGAATAAAAATGATTTTAGAGCCTAAACAGAAAAATCCCCTCTCAAAAGAGGGGATTTCTTTTTCACTTAACAAGTGAAAGAATTTCTTGGTTCAATGCGGCGTCCACCAATTCCTCTGCGGTAGGCTGACGCTTTTCACCAGTAGTCTTATCTACCACTTCTGTCTGACTGCCAAGAAGCAGTGAGATAACCGCGCCATCAAAACCGGAGAAGAAATAACTTCCGCCGTGGTCAAGTGTTGCTGGGAAATCATCGGTTGGACGGCCGGCTACATTCCACCAAACGAACTTGAAACCTTCAACCCAATCATCTGGAAATTCTTGGCGAAGTTTCCTCTTTGCCGCATTGATATTTGTTTCAATATCAGATTGTGATGCCGTCCTTTCTTCCCATGTGTAAGAGCCGGCAGGGTTAAACTGCATATCCGACACCACAAGAAGTGTGGAAGGGTAATCCGAAAGTGGGATTTCCGGCTTTGCTTTCCTAACCCGAACAATCTCGTCTACAACGCTCTGGAAGTTTGTGGAACCCATAGCATTTTGCGGAATCTGTTCCCACATCTCCGAAAAAGACCCTGAAAGTTGTTTAATTCGACTGAAATTGTCAAACATAATAACATTCTTATGGAATGCGCCTTCATTCAATGTGGAAAAGTATATGCCAAGTGATTTGCACACGATGTAAGGTGAAAGTGTATTTCCATTAATTCTTGCCATCATCGAACCACTTGTATCAAGTGCGCACCAAACATTTCCCTTGATTGCACCGCCATCCTTTTTCCCGGTTTCGATAAGGGTTTCGAACTGTTTGTCAACGGTAATCCTTACAGCAAGAGATTTCCCACCGTTATACAATTTAACCCCAAGTTCGTATGGATATCCATTGAATTTCACCGTTGGTTGTGACTTGAGCCACTCGGTATACTTGTCCAGTAGGCCGTGTTTTGTTAAAAATGCTCCTGAAACAAGGTTCAACAGCGCCTTTCCGGGAATTGTCTTAAAATCTATACTATCATACAGCCCCTTGGTTATATACTGCTGGAACTTATGTGCTTTACCCTCAGATTTCAGTTCGCGGTAATCAGAATAAGTGTAACCATCAGGAAGAACCCGATTAAGGAAATTCACAAACTCCTTTGCGAGACGATTAGTATTTTTTGCCCACGGGGTGGTACACTTCTTTTCAGACCTGATGCGAGGGAGATACTTCCTTGCAAGGTCCGTAGTGTGCTCATTGACAATACCATCAGCAATGACCCCGTACACCTTTGAATGGTTAATCACATTGTGATTATCCATGTCAAGGGAAAGAATTTGCCAAATATCCTTCCACGAACCTATAAGAGGAAGAAGGGGAAGGTTACGGTAAAAAACATCGGGCTGATATTCCGCAAACCACAGAAGCCTTTTGTACGCCTCATCACGGGAACCGGCACCCCTCTGGACTTTTTCTGTTTTTTCTCCGTTTTCGAGTTTCACCTGACGAGTGATAAGACGAAGATAAAACGGGAACTTGATTGCCGCCTCTGGATTCTCGTTGTAGAGTCTTGCCTGTTCATCAAAAACCACAGAAATGTCACGGCCACGATATGCCCCGGCCTTTCCAAACTGGTCGACAAGTTCGGAACCAGTTGACGCGTAAGAGATTGCACCATTCTCAGTATAAGCACTTCCCTCGGAAGTTTGTGCTGCCTTCAGAAAACTATTCATAACTAACCTGTTTGTTTAAATTGCTGTTTGTTTCCTTTTCGAAGGCAAATATACAAATAATATTCGAAAGAATGATATTTTGGGCGCAATTAGCAACTATTGTCAATTGGCATTGATGCGGAATCTGTTATAATAGTACCATCACCAGTGGTTGCTTCAATGTTCACCGAAAGAAGAGTTGTAAGTTTACTAATACTTACACTAATATTCTCTGAACAGCCCAGATAAACATATTTCTTCGCATATCCTTCCTTATCTATAAGAAGTTTTTCCTTACCTATAGGAGGTTGCGGTGGTTCGTGTGGATTCACCTGGTCTTTGAGATGAATACTAATAGTAACTTTTCCACCCGCCGCCTGTGTGCTTGTAGTGTTGCTTGCAACATTAACAGACTGAATACCACCGCACTCGTTATCACTGTCAGCAACAATGACCCCCTCCGGCTCTATCCTTGCATAGTTAGTTGTCGCTGTAACAGTAACTATGCCGCCTGACAGTGGAGCACATTCAGGCATCTCAATGCTCAGTGATGCCCCAACACTTTGTGTAAAGACTGATGTGTCACTTGCGGTGTATGGCGATGATAATACTATTGAGAAAACTTTCTCTGTTGAACCAGTGTTTTCTGGATACTCTACGCGAACAACACCTGCAGACACTTTGGACACTGTTATGGAAGTGTCCGGACAAGTCACACTGATTTCATTGTCATCAATTAAGTGCGAGGTGTATTCTATTGTTGACATTCCCGGATAATAGGCAATCTCAACATTTTTATATTCTGGCTTCCACGCAAGCCGGTAGTCAGGCCTTGCTGACTGTGTAAGGTCGAACCTTGCTGTGGCCGTCTGTCCACTAAGGCTGTATGTTGCGGTAACATAATAAGAAGTATCCTCCAAAGCCATATTCTCCGGGAATCCGAATGCTACTGATGTCGCTCCGGTTGTCAAAGTGGTGCCTTCACTCTTTGACCAAGTTACGCGGCCGCCAGTGGTAGGAATCCTACTATAGTTAAAGGTGTATGTCGTTGCGGTATTGGGAACAGTTGCAGCGGTTTCTGTGAAAGTAATTGAAATCGGTTTCCTTTCAAATGTAGCACCGCCTTCCAAACCACCCCGTGTTAAATAAGAAACCGTGTGGGTTGTAAAATCCTCTACAGTGACGGAGCCGGTAAAGGTACACAGTCTTCCATCACAATCGGATTCATATTCAATTTCTGTAGTATCGAGATAGAATGTTATTCTCTCTATATTCTCGCCCTTTAAAGAAAAAGTATATGTTTTCCCATACCCGGAAGCCGGCGTCACGGAAATGTCGGTAATAATAGTTTCCGGAGCCCTTTCAATCCCGCAGTATTCATTCTGACCCGGTATACCCCACTCACACTCGTCACTGAAATAATATTCAGGGGACTTAAGGCTCGAGGTGCAAGCATATGCACGAGGAAGAGCAGACATCATTCTTTCAAATGCAGCCTTATAAGCGATGAAATCACCCAATGTTTTAGCGTACTCACCCGAGCGTATCAGATAAGAATCATCAAACGGTGAAACTTCCTCACTATTGGTCGGTTCCCCCGGGGCGGACAACCACGAGTATATCACCGGCCAAGTGCTCTTGTCCGAACTTGTAACGGCGTTCAATTTCCAAGCGTATACTCTTCCCATTTTAATTCAATGCTTTGTCACACCCAATATCGTAATAAGCGGAATATGATTTCAGTGTTTTCTTTATACATTCATCATCAATTCCGTCTATCATATTTTGGAATGCCTCTTTATATGCTTCTTCCGTGGTAAGGCCTCGTACATAATCGGCAGAGCAGGATGGTATATCCTGTGGTGTATCAACAACACAGGTTTCGCCAGATTCTGTCGGAATATAGCAATACTTAACCCCGCCATCGTTCATATATATTTTCCACGCGTATACCTTTCCCATTATTCCACGGTTCCTATTGTGCTCTTATTCACATTTTTTGAAGTTACGGAGAACTTCGTTTTTTCAGCCTTGGCCTTAACATTTTTTCTTCCCGGGGACAGCCCTAGTGCGCTGCTGGCAACACTCATGTCTTCATCTGAAAGCACACCAAAAACAAACGGGTCGTTTCCAACCATCCCAAATATTTCAGACCTGCAGTCGCTTTCACTCTCTGTCTCTTTCCAAACAAATTCAAGAATTGTTGTTGATGGAACCACTTGTTTGATGTACGATTCAACCACATTTGTAATGTAATCCTTGTAATATTTCGAAAGAGAATAGGTTATGACAAGTTTTTTACTATTCAGCACCGAATAACTTGAAAGTTCAGTATTTGAAGTGCCGCCGTCGATTTTTACCGGCACAAACTCATTTTCCGGGGATTGTATGCTAAATGCAAAATCTTCAGCGGGATTAACATTTCCCCACTCCCCGTCTTTACCTTCTCTTTTTGACAATGTTCCAACCCAATTCTCCAAAGAATCATCCCTCAGATAAAACCATACTTTGCGGTTGTCTTCTTTGAGATTGAGTTTGCCGGCAACAAAAACCCCGAACCCATAGTCAAGGGCGTTGCTCGTAATGTCTTCAATGAAAGGCATTGGGCTTTCCGGATTAACGAACCTGTTTTTATATGATATTGATGCGTTTTGCTCACCCAACTCAGCCTTATATCTGGCAAAGTAATTTTCATCATCTTCACTTGACTTGAAAATTTTCTGGTAAAACTCGAAATAACCTTCACCATCATCATAAAGCGACTTCCCGTTATGAGGGTTATTGCCTAAAATCGTGTCGTTAACCGATTCACAATAAAGAACTCTTGCTGCATTGTAGCCGAATGTTTCTGTTTCCAAATCTTCAAAATCCGAATAATAAACCGGAACCCACTCATATTCATCACTATATTTAACGACAGGCCTGTCACATACGCCAACCTCTCTCAAAACAAAATAATGTGTCAGCTCATCAGAATCTACATTCTCATTGGCATTGATGAAATACTGTAAATCAAGGCAGTAATAAACAATCCCTCTTTCAGCAATGTCTGCACTTACCGATGTCAGATTATAGGTGTGATTCACTATCCTGACATTTTTTGCAGTTTCGTCGTACAAACCAAACGAAAAAGCGTTGCCTCCTATTTCGGTGATATCCTCTGCAAACGGGATTTGTACTTTTTTACTGGCCCGTTTTCCCCACCCACCATACATCTGGAAATAAGGGTTGGAATTGTATTTCATTGTTTTGTCGTGCCATGGAACAAGGTACTCAACAACATTCTCGCCTTGTTCAACTCCAACGGAACTTACTAAAAGACCAGAAAGATTATTCTGACTTTCTTGGTATTCGCTATAGAAAGTATCTTTCTTTTCGTTTATTTGCTCTATCTTGTCAATTTCGTTCCCTGACGGAAATTTCGTTGCGAAAACATCGTACTCTGCAATCGAATATCCAGTAGCATTCACCTTTGCCCGTTCAGTTTCATCAGTACTGTAGGTATGTATGGAAGAACCTACCTCCGGGATTCCGAAGAGAGAAAAAATTGTTTTAATTGCAGCCCTAGTGCCTTTTTTGGAAAGAATATTCCTTGAATTCAGACTGAGCCGCCTCATGAATTCTATGTTCCCATCTTCTGAGGTGCTTCGTAAAATTTTTCCCGGATAACAATTCCTAACTGTTATTGTATTGGACTCCAATGGGGAGACATTCTTCACATCCCACCCATTGTATTCAAGAAGTCTGGAAAGAATATTGTCCGGAACATTGTTTTCGGCTGAATAGGAAAGATTATAGGAAAACTTTATGTTCTCCAAATATCTCTTAAGGTCATCGAACTGTCTTCCATAGACCCTTAATATATTCTTAATTCTTTCAGTGTCTATCGGAACATTGTCAATCTCCGGCCCTTCAGTCTCGTACATTGTAGTCCAGTCAAAGTTGGTGATAGACTCATGTGTGTATGACCTCAATATATTGTCTGACCTGTATGTATCATAATATTCAGCGATTTTAAGCAGCCGCTCAACATATACCTGATATGTCGCCCCTTCGATGTCAATATTCCAACCGTTCTTTACCGGGCAAACATACTCTTCCATTGTAATGAAAGTACCTCTGTCAGTCTCTTTCGGTGTTTCAAGAACCATTTTGTAATTCGGAACCGTTTCACGACTGAGAACAGCACGCTCGAAATCGTCCAAACTTTCGAAAGCCTCATTGATGTAATCTTCTTTAAGCCTTATATGAAAGCCGGTGCATGAGCCGTCGTGGAAAAGTCTTGTTTCGCCGTTGATTGATAAACCATACACTGTTGTAAACCCGAGGTCGGCCGTGAACATCACAGTGTAATCATAGAGATAGTACATCGACATATCGTACTTTTCTCCATCTATGAAAGCCCATTTGTTGTATGCAAGCCAATTTTCACTTGACTGCACCTCATTCGGAACTAAATAGTATTTGGCTTCGTCCGGGTCAGTAACATCATCGATGTTATCCACTACGATATACTTTTGCGGGTCAATTCCGGTACATCTCACATTGCGGTTGTCAACATCCCAGCAAAGACCGAACCTGCGTTCATCTACCTCTCCCTCATGAAATATAACTTCATAACGGTCAGATGAAAGGCACATAAAACGGTTGGGGTTGATGCTGTCGCTTTTTTCAATGTAAACAGTACCGAAATCTATTTGGAACGGGTTATCAATCTCGAACAAGGTTGTTCCGCTTTCGTTCAGAGTAAAATCATCACCATAATATTTTAAAGTGATGAATTCACCATCTCTTGGGTAAGAGAATTTGTCATTCCCAAGATAAACCTCGGCCGGGAATTTTTTTACGATGTCGTTAAAAGATGCATGGATGAGTTCCTGTGCGGACCCGTAGTAAGCAAAATCAAGAAGGCTTGTATAGTTTGGCTTCAGAACAGTCTTGTCTACCTTAATCTCGATAGCATCTGTATTGCCCAATGTCCAAAAATCATCTTCACCGTTTTTTACCCAGTTACTGTAAGAATATCTTTTCCTGGTGTTAACCTCCCCGTTGACGGATATTTTGAAATTACCAGACTGATAAACTGGCAGCAACCCCGGGGCAAAACCATCCATTTCAGAGACCGTCATCCAGTCTCTTTCATAGATACTCCCAAGGCTTGTAGCCTGAGCCTTACGGCGGAGCACATAATTGCTATGTGAAGTTATAACTTTCATTAGATTTCGTCCAAGTTAACTATTTCTTCAAAATCCTGTGGATAGATTGTATCCCGATTCCGTTTAATTTCATAAAGAGGTTTACCAACTTCGTCCTTCTTAGCCAGATACTCAACTTGTTTGAAGATTTCATTATCCTCATTGTATGTAGTAATAAGGCCATTGTCAAGATTCCTTATCTGATTTCCACCGAGCATCACGCTTAGTGTGTCGGCGTCATTTTCAACCATCTCCACTTCAATCATCTGTGGCTCGAATTTGGTGTTTATCAACCTTATGTATTCACCGGTGCGTCCAATGTATGGCAGCGTATTGGCATTGAATGAAGGTGATGTTGAGGGTGAAACCGTACAGAAGAGAAGATTTGATGAGTCATCAAAACGATACCTCACAGCCTTTTGGTTTGTGCTGAGCACATTCTGGATAATAGGTGCACATTTATTGCTGGATGTGATAATAGTATAGTCTTCCGAACGAGAAGCATTGTCGAGTCCGAAATATTCGACACGGTAGCCAACCAACGCCCCGTTGGTATTGAAAGCGGCCTCGTTTGTAAATGTCTTGAAAACAAGACCCCTGACATCCGGAAATTCCGAAAGCACACCCACATCAAGAATATTGGCCCTTATTTCTCTTGGCTTTACATAGACTGTGTAAATGCCCTTGCTTGAAAAAATATCCATTGGAAGGTGAAGATTGAATGCGCCGGGAACTATTTCGCTGTTTCCGTCGCTATTTTCAACCTCCACTGGAGTAAGCCAGTTGGCCGTTTCTCCAGACGGAACGGATGTAAAAACACTTTGTTCCTCAGCTCGATTGGCTCTATATGAGTACAGTATTTCCACATCTGTGCTTATGCTGGCAGATGTAAGATATGCTGGTTTTGTTGTTCCGTATACTCCGTTCATTTTAGCTAATTTCTTATAAATAGTTATCTTCTAATTCTTGACCTCAAAAAAGCCGTTGCCGTACTGTTCCAAATCTTGCACCGTCCTTACTTCACTCAGCCTAAGGTGTCGTTCAAAGGCCGCTGCATTTCCCCGGTCTATCACAAAATCACCGAAATTGTTATCCACATGCACCAGACCAAGTTTATAATCTTCCATAAAATATGGTGTATTGACAAAATTCGGAGATTTATTAAACACGCCATCCATTGTGCTTGTGGTTATATATTCTATCTCTGACAATTTAGTTGAATATTCAAGATTATCAAGGTTTTCAAGAACCACATTCTGGCTTCCACTTTCGTAGTTAATTGTCAAGTATTTAATGAGGCGGTCTTCACCCCCTATCACATATGTCTCCTGATGAACAATATAGTTAAATGTATCTACATGTTTCACAGACCCCGCGGTAGATGGAACAAATATATCGTTTTCCTTGGTGAGATTGCATCCTATATAATATGTAAACGATATTGTGCCATCATCACCTTCAGACATAGTGTCGATTGCCTCAACCAGTGCGATATCGCTGCTAAACAGTTGTCCATCAATTGCTATCGATTCAAGATAGTCGCCGGTAAAAATATTTTCCTCACCAGAAGAAATGTTTCTCACTAGACCTATCGAGTAAATCGGCGCTAACGCAGAAACACTGCTGGAAATTAATTTTCCGGGAAGTTGGTTGCGGTTATCATCAATAGTCTTTGAACGTCTTACGAATTCATCAAGTTTTGACTCGCCAGTAACATCCGTAACACTTGTCGATACATAACTAGTATCAACCCCATCACCGTGTATTTCAACGCCTTCGGTTGCCGATACATTTTTCAAGAACGACATTTCATAAGGTGTGTTTCTGAGTCGCCAATGTGTTGTACTTCCATCTTCTTTTACATCAAACTCCCCGTTTACAAGTTCATCAAAATAAATCTGCAGTGTGGTCTCATCAAGAAACCCTGAAAAATAAGGCTTTATATAAAATTTCTCTTCAACTTTTGCATAGGTATATCCGCCACGTATAATGTCATCAACACTATCCAAAACAAAAAATGCGTTGTCAAGTATGTTGAAGTTGACTTCTTCACCTTCCGGTGTTCCGGCGTTGAGTTCGTCTTGGGTTAAAACATAATATAGAACCTCAGTGCCGGGCCTGTAAAGCGATTTCGTTTCATCAGAAGCATCTGAAAGAATGTTCTGACAGTATGTTTTCTCCTTAAAAGCCCCCGAATCCAGAACATATGTTTGTTCATCGTAAAGAACTGTATCACCTATATAATATCTCTTTCCGGGAACCCACTCTTGACCGAGAAAAGTGTATGAGCCTATTAGTTTGCTGTTTCCTGTCAGAAGTATTGAAATGTTTGCCGTTGGAATAAAGAACCTTTCATCATCGTCCAGAAACTCTATTGAATAATCCTCCTCCTTTCTCCGTACAGGGCAACCGCACTTAACAAACCCAATTTCGTTTCCCACGGAAAACTTGTTTTCTTCAACAAACTTGATGAGTGATTGATTTTTACTCTCTTCCAGACGGGAAGCCGTCGTACTCTCAATTGCTACGAGTTCATCATTTGTTCTGTTTTTCAGTTGGTAATAGGTATTCATTAACTCCCTATAGCCCATCTTTCCCCACAACGATATGTTGTTTCCGTATTTTGCTTTATCACTATCTGAAAACTTCGTGAAGTCAATCCCCTTTACAATTTTACCCCAGTTCGATTTTGGCTTATCCTCAGCGTTGTAACCAACAAACGGTATTCCCCCATACACTCTGCTAGTGTATGGTTCCAAGGATATGGTTTTTTTTACAAACTCCATTTCTAAACTAATTTCGGTTCCCAGAAGTTAAGGGTTATTTTTTTATTCTTAAAGTCATTTGTTGCTGTTCCGTTCCCGCCTTCTAAATCCCACGGAAAATAATAAATATATTTCCTTAGGTTCTCATCATAAACACAATCAACCGGAAGGAAGGTATTGTTATTGTACTTTTCATAGTCAAATGTCTTTCCGCTTTCCGATGTTATCTCCTCCCCACCATCAGTGTGTAATGTATAATCTTTGGTATATGTTGTAGGGAAATCTGGTGATGAATATTGTATTACACTTATTGTTTCATCGTCATTAACAGTGTGAGGTATAGTTAAAGAGACTGTTTTGCCATACCCAGCATTATTAAACTCACCTTTAAGATATAATCTTTTCGGGACTTTTGACGGAGCGTCTTCTTTAAAAAGATACATATAAAAACCGTCACTGGATGCATCCGAAAACATTTTAGACTTCAGAAGTATCTGGCTTGAAAGTCTTAGGCCTTTGTATTTCTCGTCTACCGCGGCGGGCTCGAAACAAGAGAACACATTCTTTGGTGCGTTATCATCCGTCAGAGCATTAGAACCGTTATAGTAGTTCAGGAAGTCACTGTTGTTTCTCAAAGATGTATATTTTGAGAAGAGTTTATTACTATCAAGAAATGAGGTTGTATACGTTATAAGTGACTTATTGATGATATCATTACTACTGTAATAAAGAAGCCGCAAAAAAGACTGCTTAACCTTGCTTTTTTGATATTTGATATCATCATCATCAAAACCGAGAAAACCGATTAAATCCGAAGAAGCGTCGTACTCCGTACTTCCAGTATTATAGTTTCCGTGTGTAGCATCGTCGGCGTCATGGAAGTATTTCTCATTCCAACCCTTACCTTCAATTGCCGCCCAACCAGTGGAAATCATCCACTTGTTCTCGTCAATGATTCTGTTCCTAAAATGAAAGTTTATATTTATTTCATCCGCCAAATCGAATTTTAATGTCCCGTCATCTGATTTTTTACATACGGCGGGATAAAGAACCACTTTCTCCATGTCCCGTATTTCCGGAATCAAGGTTTCTTTGGCTCTTTCAAAAAACTTTTCATTAATAATACTGTTCCTGTTTGGAACCAGGCCAAAAGCAGTGGAAAGCGGCACTTCCAAATTGACCGTTCCACCTATCTCATTTCCCTTTCTTACTTTGTATCTTAGCATATATCAAAAACAGTATTTTTAACATAATCAACCGCCTCTTCAACCTCAGGTCTAGTTTGACTCTTACGGATTAATCCGGCAATTTTATTTTTGCTTTTTAAACTCTTTTCAATAAGTTTTTCTTCCGTCACATTAAGCCCATATTTTCCATCCGGGTCTTGACGGCGAAGGAAAAAGTTCAGTCCTTTATAAATATAATGTGCACCGTTAGCGAATGGCAATCCGTATATTTCACTCTCCGGGGAAACCTCTGAAAAATTCTTCAATCCCCTCCACAAATACCTTCCACTATTATCGGGATATCTTTCAGCATAACTGGGTATACCCTCTGTTTTCAAAAACATTTTGTATTTATTCCCAGCATCATACCCGTCATTCAGTGCTATTTTACACCTTATTTCATATTTCCCTTCATCTTTGTTGAAAGTGTTTGTTACTGTCGAGGCATTCAATACAGTTCTATATGGTGAAGCATTCTCAATAAGTATAACTTCACTGCCGGCAACAATTGGCTCTTCAGTTTTAAAAACAATATAATCCCCACCAATAAAAAAATCACTATACTCCATCTGTGTGTCACTACTTTGTGCTATTACATCATTGAAGTCAGCCACATGTATGCGGTAGTGGGGCTTATAAAAATATCCCTCGGGAAAAAGATTAGCCGGTACATTCAGCGTAACCCTGCTACTATTATCATAATATGTGTTATATTTTCTCTCCACACAAACGAAAGTGTCCGCTTTGGTAGACGAAGTTATGGCCGATTGAATGTCTTCATCGTCCGAAACTATATCGTCATAAATAAAATCATACCCTTCAGCGTTTACGAGAGACATTTCTTCCCTCTGGAGTGTGTTGAACCTATGGAAAACTTCTTCGATAACGGTTTCTTTAACCTGAAGCGGCGAATATTCGACAAGGTCTCCATAAAAAACATCATTTGATATCAATAAATCATCCTCAACAGGAAGAGGCCCTCTATTGTCTTTCCATATTTCACCGTATGTGTCTAGGAAAATCTCGCCCAAAGAGGTTCTTCTGTCTATACCATGAAGTTTCCTTACATTATAATCAAAAGAAAACTTCTCATTGTCCTCAACATTGGAAGGCAGGTCAAGGCCAGATGATACCTTCCCAAAACAACTAGACCACTTGACATTTTCAGCCGCAGCGTTTGCTGTTGTACCAGTCAGTTTATACCACTCATCATGCCCCTCATTGTTCTTCACTATCGTCAAATAGATGTCAGTAATCGGACGGCCAAGGTTATCGGATAACGCACTCAAATCAATGTCATCTGTGTAGACAATTTGGACAGTATCATCACCATATACCGTTGAAGCAAATGCCAATTTACTAATTTCACTGTCAAAGTCTTGGGTATTACTATCAGTTATTTCCGAATGATTCCCTATCCCACTAAAATTAGGCAGTTTTTTGAATTTTCTGAAGTAATACCGGCAAGGCTGGTTAAACACCATTTTACAGAATCTTCCACTCTGACTGATTCTTTCATCTTCATCTATTGAAAAATAGTATTCTTTCAGATTCCCTTCAAAATCGCCAAAACCCTTGACAGTTGTTTCGAACACCTCATCCAAAGCATTACCGCAGTAAAGCCTTATCGTGTCATTTTCCTTTAAATTATGCTTTGACGATGTTGACAGCAATAATATCCGGCTCTTGCCTGTATCAGTGGTATATCCGGTGATATAAGCAAATTCCAACCCATTTATTCCAGTTTCTTCATCACAAACAATGGGGTGCTTCTCATCGTTCTCAAACGGATATGTAAGACAGTAGTCCCAGTTCTTCTCCATTCGGTTCCCCTGTTTCACATTCATATGCGGTACGAACGAAAACCTTGTTCTGTCCGGAAACATGTCGATGAAATCACCTGCGAGCGAATCACTATAATTAATAACCTTATTTATAGCTTTTTCACTATCAGACGAAGTGTTTAGCATTGATTTATTGTAAAACCCAAACCAGCCATTGTTTTCCTTCAGGTTGTTTTCGTAAGCCTCATCAAACGAAAGTATGTTGGATGTGTTGTAAGCATGCCGTCTCTTTTTGGAGGTTTTATAAGACCCGTCAGTATCAGTGGCGGGTGTTTGAAGTACATTTCTATCTATATCCCTCTGGGTGTCTCTAATCGTATTAAAAATATCAATATCTCCACCAGAAACAAAGTTGTTGTTTGAATCTACTTTATAAAGAGTTTCTTTTTCGGGGTCTCTTTCAAGTCTGGGGTTTATGAAAACAAACCCATCTTGTCGAAGGATATGGTTGTTGAACATGTCAGCCCCGGGATAATAAGTAAACCCACCAATCAATGGATGACTGTACTCAGTATCTCTGATACACTGTTTTCTTGTTGCTTTTTCGGTACTGTAGCAGTTTCCGGAAATAGCACCCCAGTCAATATTCGGAACCAAACTGGCATGTTCACTTTCAGCCTCAGAAGCAACCTCTGTCAGGGCGTTAAAAAGAACATTTGAACACACGGGGTTTATAGTGAAAATCAGACGATATTTTTTGGAAGAGTTCAATTCATCCTGATAAACACCATCAACATCAACCTCTGCAGTTGCGTTGGTATTCAAAATCTCCTTAACAGCAGTGCCCAGTCCCAAATTGAGATTGACATCACCATTTAACTCATTTATGCCTAACTTACTTCTTAATATTGTTTCCATTGTCTTTAATTGGTGTAAACGTTAACATATTCAGTAATTTTGAAACCTGCCGTCGAGTTACCCCTGTCATCGTTTCGGCCGATGTCTGAAAGTGTTATTACAATTTTAAAATATCTACTGTGCAAACTTTTTGTTTCAAAGTTATTAATGTCTTTCATTCTTAAACAAAACATGTCAAACTCTTCCCTTGTTGCTTGATATGGATTATTTGGATTCACAACAGGTCTATTAAAATTAGTGATTGTAATATCCCTAGTTGGATATGGGTCGTATGTGATTTCTTCAGGTTTTAAAAAACCCACCGAATACTCATTTCCACCCAAGCTATTCAAGTCGGGCTCACAAAATTGCCGTAAATCAATATAATAATAAGTATTTTTCTCGTAATTCGAATTCGCACCCCCATCAATAAAATAAAAAAGAACACTTTCAGCCGATGCTAGCAACCCAGTGTTAAATAAAGCATTTTGAAAAGCATCCAATTCTTCAATGTAAAATGGAAGGCTGATTTTAATACTGGTTATGCAGTTTGAATTCCTGGTTATTTTAAATTCATTTTTTTTGGTAAAGCTCGAATCTTTATATTTTTTATATATATCATAAAGGTTAAACCTTTTACCATTATCATTGATTGCATATTTCGGTAGTATTAGATTATTTCTGACAATGTTTCTTGTTTTAAAAGGTATCCCATTTTTATTGTGCGATTCTCCATAAACTGTATACCCAGAATCTGGAAAAACGATTTCTGCTATATTATATACTAAGCATTCTCTCTCATCATTCCATCTCATTTTATGGGAAGCACTTAGTGCCGCATTATAATTGTAGGATTTCATCATGTCTACTTCAGTGAAGATTATTCCACTTGTAGGGTAAACATAGAAATTAATGTTTGCACCATCAACATATTCCCCTGAATTGGTGTAAATATCATCTCCGGTTTTCGAAAGCGGTAATACATTATTGATTGTTATACCAAACTGTGTATTTCCACTGCTTTTAACATATATTTCAAAATACGCACTCCAATTTTCATCACTACCTATCATTGATGCATCTGCTTCAATGGTTTCTGGTGAATATTTGTAATCATATGTTTCGGGATGGCCCTCTGTTACCGAAAAAAATGCTCTCCCACTTCTTATTGGTTCACTTATTGATATACTATTGCTTAAAGTAGACCTGATTGAATCCGTTTGAGTGGGTTTGAAAAGGGAATTGCTCGCATATGTATTATCACCATTAATAGTAACATCACCGAATGTTCTTTCATTAGAACTTAGATATGTTATACCGTTTTTAATAACATAAGTCAAATAACCGTTAATGAAATAATTGCCTGCGGTTCTTGTAAATATACTATCCGGGTGATTGTAGCCCTCCCAGTAAAGTGTCTTGCCAAATTCAAAACGCTTAGTTACACACTTAAAAGGGAAAGGATTACCGCCAAATGGGCAAATCACCTCACCGGAAGGATTTTTCAATACCACTTTTCTTTCACTAATGGAGGCGTTTTGCTTAGTGAAATAATTTCTTTCTTGGTCGTTTATGTAAACATTCGGTAGTACATTATCTTCACTAAACGGAATCACATAAAGCATTGTTAAAGCATCCTCATTGCTTGTAATGAAGACATCTTTTTTGAGGTACCATTTTTGCTCTTCGGTTATAGTACTTAATCCGTCAATATTTCTATACCAAGTGTTATCACTAAATTCAACATATGAAAGTCTATAACTATTTACAGCCTCTTCTGGTGAAGATACTGCCCTTCGAAAAATAGTAAAATCAACGGCCCCTTCGGGTTCCCCGATAATCATTTTAGAATAAATGAGAATAGGAATACTTTTCAAATTGCCACTGTGTATAACAACATAGACATCGTAAACCCCCGTTTCATCAACTGGAATAAAATCGTTTCCGCATGTAAGCCCTGGTTGTTGCGACAAATTTGGGAAATACAGTCCTAGATAATCAGAATCAAGGCTCCTACTGGTATATAGGACTCTTGTTCCGTTTACAAGAATTATACTGGCAGACGATGTTGAAATCCACTCGCCGCTGGGTTCCGGTTTAAAAAGTCCTTGACAAGGTATATAAATGTATCCGCCAAGATTTTTTCTAGTCGGAGAACCGCCATTGAGGAGGCTCCCTTTCTTTGTAACCCAATCAAGGCTCACAAAGTTTGCTGTTGTTGCTGAAGAGCAGACCTCTGGTGCCTTAACATACACTTTAACTGTTTTGATAATGGTTTTACCCAAACTATCGGTTATACTGTATGTATTGATACCAATCGGTATTTTTTCACCTAAGATGGCTGGATAGTGGTACCTTCCATCATAATCTAATTCTGTTTTATCATTAATTGTGGCTAAATTACCACTGTATTGTATTGTAATTGGGTAATTTTCAGAGTTCACAGAAAAATAAAGATAATTAGTTGTAGCCCCCGTCCCATCAAAATACCCGAGTTCAATTCCACTCTCAAAAACATCCGTAGTGCCACTATAAAGGAAAGCCTTAAGATTGGTGCCCGTACTTTTTACCGGGCACTCAGCAAATAAATCGCGTCTTAAATAATCTAAGGCTGAGGAACCGTTATGAAGGCCAAAAAAGAAGTAATATGAATTCTCAAAGATAGGCAATGAGTTGTTAAAGATAAAATTACTGCTAGTTAATTTATTTGCCCCATACCTAAATCTTATATAATCATCATCTTTTGTTTCTGACGACCTTCTAATTACTGAAGTTATTCTCTCGCTATTAGCATTTTCATCTTCGAGGAAACCTTGTACCTCTTCATTAGGGACACTACTGTTATAATTTTCACTGGTATAAGAAGCCATTTCCCCTCCGAAATTTTCAGGGGAAAGGCCTGTAAAACTATATTTTGCAATCCCAGTCTCATCAAACTCTACTTGCAAACTGTTGTAATTTAATGTAGCAAAGAGTTTTCTGAAATCATTAGAAGTGATTTCATCTTTTGATATTAACCCATTTGTCACAACTTGTGCTGCTGTCTCGGTTTCGCCCGAAAAAGTTGGTACTTTGTAAGATGATGATGGAAAAACCCCAATCTCACATATTCTTCTAAGGTTTATACATGTCTTGGTGGTTGTTTGTGCGTTCATACAAGAAATACCTATAAAATGACCACCAGGAGTATAATTTGCTGCAATTTGATTTTTTCCCTGCCCATTACCCGCGAATGCCCAGTCTATACCAGATTCTTCGGCTATTTTTCCATTATTGAACGGCGCCATTGCGTCATCATCTGTTATATAAGCAGCAAACGGGGCGTCATTGTACGTTAAAATATTTGCACCGCCTTTCAATGTGTATTGCTCGCCCTCCTCTTCCGAGTCAGTCAAAACTAAAGGCGACGGAAGTTTATAACTTGTTGTTTCCAAACCATCAATAAAAACAGGTGTTTCGGAAATATTGTATGGATTAAGCGAACCAAGCAGGACCAAATCAGTAGCAAAAAGGTTTATTTTTTTGACTCCACTAGAATCCCTGTACACTTCACAAGGTTTAAAATAATAGGCATATTTTTTTGAAGAAGTCAATTCTTCATGAACAGCAGCACCATTTCCAAAGATTTCAGCCTGCCGGCGGCCAGATTTCTTATGGCATTCATAGGTTTTATTGGTACAGCCAACAGGTGTTGACACCACATTCGAAGGTAAATTAACTGAAATTGCACATTGTTCTGTTAAATTCACTCGTTTTGCTTTATATGCGTCTGTACAAGCCCTAATTTTTGTCTTCTTGGGGCCAAAAATAAAGAAAGTTCTTTTCCTTGAAATGTGTCGCTCCCATTTGGGTATGTATATTGCTCCATTCAACCAATCGTTGTAAAAATCAAACTGAATGACCTTATACTCCTCAGCCAGACTTATTTCAACACACTGTTTAAAATAGTCAATACCCCTGGCCATTATATAATCATAAGAGTTGTTTACCCTTGTCGGGTTGGGTGCGTTTATCCAATCGATAGAATTTTTATCATCCCCGTCCCCTCTTTTTTCATCAACATATTCACCGCTTCCAACTAATTTTTTGAGTGCGTTTTTCCAAACCCATGAGCTGTTATCACTAGAAGAGTTTGAACAACCAGGAGCAAAGGCCCACTCTCCATCCAATGTACTACAAAGCGAGCCGTCCACGGTTAAACAAGACATTCTTTTACCAACATTTTGAATGCTTTTATTTGCCCATTCTGGGAGTATCCAAACGCCAAATCCGCTCAGAATATTTGATAGATAACTTACAATTTTATTATATGCCCCTATTATTTTTAAAAGAATTTTAACCAAAAGACAAGCAATCCTAAACTGGAAAGACAGTCTGACACGAATGTTATTGTATGGTATCGGATTATTACTCCCGTAATAGTTACACTGCTTGATACCTGAAAATCTTCTGTTCAGGTTGGAGTTGTTCTTCTGAAAACGTGGTATGAAAGATTTAACGGTGTAAATGTTATTCCAAAGCAAGTCCCTGTAACTTGATTCGTCAGTGAGGGTCCCGAATATATAGTCCGGAGTTACAGCTCCATTCTCAAGTTTAGGGTTATTAGGAACAAGTACTTTACCGCGGAATGTGTTTGATGCATCTTCTTGCAAGTCATTCATCGACACACGGAAACGAACCCTCGCCCTCGTAGGAATACCCTTTTCGGGGTTATCGCTTGGTACAAGGTTACCATATTCATCTGTCATTACATAATCCAAATTCATTGGAATCTGATAGCACCACACGCCGTGGTCGTCTATTAACTGATTCCCTTGAATTGCGAACTCTTCCACGGAGCCGGTGATGGTTTTCCTAATCATTTCAATCGTACCCTGTCCCGTGACAAGTTCTTCCATTACGCCCATATTTTCTGACGGCACGCACCTTTTACTTAGTTTATTGTTACCAGTATCAGAAACAATGGAACCCATAAAGACGCAAGTAGGCTCAAACTTGTAATCGATATCTATGTCATAACGAGTAATGCCAATAATGTTCTCATTGGTATCTCCCCAGAACGGATAAACATAAACAGCTCCATCCTGCGAAACTATCTGAGGGAGTTCAGCAAGGTTTGTACTTGCCTTGAACTGGTTAGGGGTTTCAAACTGCGTCCGGCTGTAACCTTTATAAGTAAAATCTCTTGGTTTCTGACTGAGCACACCAACATCAGACAAATCCATATCAGTGTGAATGGTTTGGCTTCCGACCGGCACGCCGAAAATCATATAATCCCCGGAGGCATTGGTTCTGGTTGTGTACTTGTAGTATTTGTTGAAAACTTCAAGATAGTTGTTGTCATCGAGGACCATTCTTTTGGTTGGGAATGTTCCCACTGTCTGGTAACAGTCATCATCACTTTCACTCGGAAGAAGATTGTACCTGACCCTGTCGGCATTTTTTGATGTTGAGGTAGTGTAAGGGTATAAAAAGTTCTTTACCGGGTCGTCAGCAGTTTCAGCATCTCTCGGGATAAAGACACTTACCTTAACATTTGGAACACCAAATCCACCGTTTGCGACGGCTCGACCCACAATAACGCCATACTGAGAACTGTGCACACGATAAACATTTTCCTGCCGTATTTTAAGCGACAAAACCTCAATGGTATCAAAAGTATCATTAAGGTTAATTGTCAAATATTTGTCCGATGCCGCTGAGTTGATGCCAACCCCGACCTTGGTATTCACTCTATATGTTTTGTTCTTCTCTGACATTTTGTTTCAATCTGAAAATCTTTTTAAAATTGATGCCTTTATTCTTTGAAAAAAGGCCTTTAAAAACAACATACAAGACAATAAATGGTAAAACTATAATAGTAATAAGCAAAGAGAGGATTGAAAGAAGGATACCTTTCAAATCCTTTTTGAGTATTTCTTTTCTCGTCAGTTTACCACCAGTACCATACCTCAGCCCGAGTTCTATTAACTTGGCATTGGTTTTACAGTTGCAGGCCATTATCTGTTTTTAGGTTTAATCCTGATGTCTTTCTCCGGGTACTTTATTTCATACATCATATCAGTATCGGAATAAAGGATACCCTCAAGGCTGTCGATGTCAATGCGTTTTCTGTTGGTATTAACTGAATCATCCGACACATCTTCATCAGTATCGTCGCATGTCTCAACCCTGTACTCAGGAAGACTTGTCTGGGTGTTTGAATAGTCGGCCCCCGTTTCATTGTAAACCCTTATCTCTTTCACACTGAGTACGCCGTCTATTTTCATCACTTCTTTCACAATGTCACTGATGTAGATATCTTCACCCATATGGTGTTTGGAAATGTCCATATAATCCCTGATAGTGGAAATTACATTTCTCACCACATTTGTTGTATTGTAATCCTTTGCGATATAAATGTCCGCCTCTACTGAAATGTTGATGATTCGCCCCGGGAAAATCTCCACCGCGTCGTTAATCATCTTGTATTCCGAAAGGTAGTCAGCAATGTTCCTTACCAAGAAATCCGGAAGCAAATCGCTGAGGTGCCTTTCCGTATCAATCCCAAGAAGGTCAATCCTGATTTTATTGTTGAGTTCCTCAACACCAACACGGAAAGGAGTACCATATTTCGGAGGCATCTTCAAAATTCTTTCGTAGTAATCCTTAACTGTAACACACCTGTTTTGTGCTCCGTTGTTGTATTTGATAAGGTTTCTTATCTCGGCCTCGGAAGGCATATCCTTACCCGAAAGTGAAGGGGTTACATTCCTGACCGACAATGAGTTTCTCACAGCATCCACGATGGTATTGTCAATGGCAGCACCATTCTGGCAGGAAACAAACATATCATAAGAAACTATGGTGCTGATTGCTCCCTCGGCAACATTTGATTCAAGGCCACCGCCAACGCGGTACTTTATGAAAAGAGTCATCCCGGCATTCGGTAAAACACCAAGACTGTCATTGTTTATCAGTTTTGAAATTTGGTATTTTCCGAAACTCGAGGCATTACTGTAATCTATGTTCTGGCCCTCAGCGGTACCGGCTCCGAAAATCACTTTCAAATACCCCTTGTCGGTAAACTCAGTGATGAACTTTTGTTTGATAGGTTTCCATTCACCCTTGGTGATTGAATATGCCGGAACCGTTCCGTTGGATGTGAGGAAACCATATTGGTATATTTCAGGATTGCCGTCAGCCTTCGTAACCTCACCCCATCTTGTCTGGTCTGATAAAGAATCCACTTCAAAGAATCTATAAACAGGAACACGGCCAGCCCTATTGTTTTCTGCTGATGTATACTCTTCCAGAAATTCAAACTCAGTTGTATCCGGGTCTGAAAGATAGTCTGTTCCATCTTTTACAATAATACTCTCAACATTCATTACACCGCTGTCTGGTATGATAACTTCCATAAACGGCACAATATCACTACTTCTAAGAACCTTTCTGAAAACCTTACTTTCACCACTGACCACAATACCTCTTTTTCCAATTGTGTAACTTACGATGACACCATTGGAATTCCTGTTCTCCCTGATGGTCCTGTCTCCGAAACCGTTGCTGTCGAACGGGTTTCCGAAATCCACATCCTCATAAAGTTCGAAGATTTGGGCCCCGGCGGAAAATTGCATCCCCTTTTTCAAATATGGTGCATATTCCCACGATGGAACCCTTGTGGTCGATGCAGAATTGGGATTTATAGTGTTAACTGGAAGAACGCAAGTGATTTCAACCTCTGCAACAGAAGATTTAGGGCCCGGTATTTTCAAGCCCTTGCTTCTTGCCAGATTCATAAGGGACATCATCTGTTGTGCACTGTTTACCGAAGTCTCTTGATAAACTTTGTCTGCGAGGAAAGAAAGGTTGTCAGATACACCGGCAACAATATCAATGAGCCATGACCCAATAGACGCATCATTGAAAGTGTCGCTCATAGTTGGATAATACTCCCTTGTAAAGTCTATGAGGGCTTGCCTGTAATCATCAAAATTCCTATTTAAGTATGATATTTTCTTTTCCATTATATCTTAATTCTTGTCTCTAATACACCAGTCGAAAGGTTTCCGTCTTTCACTGTAAACTTTATATCGGCATACGCCGTGTGGTCATCATCCTCCTCACGGAAAACCTCAATATCATTCAAGGTGACAGAGGGAACATATTTTTCCATGGCAGTTCTGATTTCACTTTTTATGTCTGCAAAGGAGACATCAATATTACTATCAAAAATATAATCAATAAGACGGGTTCCGAAATCAGGCATACGATACCGCTGGCCTTTTGGGGTGAAAATGAGATGAAACATTTCACTCTTAGCCTTTTCGACGAAGTCCTTGTTCAAATCAAGGAAAACCTCGTCATTATTTTCCTTCGTAAAAGGAAACCTTATGCCATAATATTGTTTTCTTCTAGCCATTTAAGGAGTTTTTACAATAAATATCCAGTGTTCTTTTTCTCCTTAGAAAATACAAGAAAAGGGCGTAAATGTAAAGAAAAACGGACCTCACGGCCCGTCCTATGTTAAGCAACTATTGTCCAAAGTTCCAAAAGTGTTCCGAATTCATTATAAGGTAATATTGTATAACCCTTCTTACCAAAACTTGTACCCCACGAATTCCTTATCACGAAACCTTCCTTTGTCCATCCCACAACGGCAACTGCGTGCCCACCTTTAAGGTATCCTCTTTTTTTATCCCAGAACTTTTCATAACCAGTATCATCATAAACAGGAAGTGCCCCGAAACACGGGCCGTTCGCTATAATAGCATCCTTCAGTGATACAATGTTTTTTATCATCGCATACTCTTTAATTTTGATGTTTCCAGCCGTTTTGGTATAAACACCCTTGTGCCGGAGATATGAAAGAGCATCCTTATAGGTCATACCATCACTGGAGCCGCCGGCATTGTTGAAAATCTGAGCAAGGCTGACGCCATTATCTTTGGTTGAACCGTCCTCCAAGTTAACCCTCCAATTTATCCAAGTGGAAAGGGAACACGGCACACATATCGGCTGAGAACCTTGGTCAAGTATTTTTGAAAGATACTTGCGAAAATCATACTCTTCCGGAAGTTCAAGTGTATCCGGAATATCATATATATGCTCAGTCCCATCGAGTTTCGATGGAGTGCATCCAAGGGTTTTAGGTTTACTTTGTTTCATAAACAATCCTCTTACGAACATTATAAGTTTCTTCATCTTTCAGTATGAGTCTATAAATTGATTCATTTGTCCCGAGCCGCTTAATATACAAGTACTCGTCTATTGACTTCTGTGTCTCATAATCATAAATGTTAGATTTCCTCCACTTGGTGAGGAGTTGCGGTATAGTATCTGCCACGCACAGGGAATCAAACTGGTAAGGATTGAAGTCCCTTTCATAAACAATTTTCATACTCCCGGCAAGTACCATATCCGTGGTCTGTTTCTGAGGGACCTTCCTAAAAAGGCAGCAGGACGAAATTGCCGCGCCGATAAGGAACACTAATAGTATGTTCAGGAATTTTTTCATACTTCTTTTTTCCTATAAATAGAAAACCTCGGGCTTAATTCCCGAGGTCTCGAAAGTTTTCTGAAAATATTTTGTATCCCTTCGGCACAGATTTCAGAACGAAAAACACCAAAAGTACTGGTTTTTGATAGTTTTAAACAATTTTGTCAATTTTTCTGTTTTTTTGACAAAATACATTAGATTTTTCTTTTCCAAAACTTGTATGTTATATCAGTCCACCCGATAAATGGCTGTCCATCAAAAAGAACTGTTTCGAGGCCCAGATTCTTATAATAAAGGTGTTGATTGGTACACTCATTATTAAGTGGCCCCCATTTTTTAACATACGGCCCAATCTTAATATAATCGAAGGCATCTGTATACATCAAAGCCTCTTCATAGGGGATGGTTTCACGCCCACTGTATACACCGGTTTTCAATCCGCACTCCTTTCCAATCTTCGCCAGTTTCACAAGTGTCAAGGGGTCTTTGCCCTCACCGGAGAAAAGCAGACAATTCACACCCTTGTTTTTTTCAATTATTTCTCTCAATTTATCCTCCGTCAGTTCCTCCCCGATATCCTGTTTAAGCCACGGGCTGTGACAACCCTCGCAATTATTCTGGCACTGGGTTATTTCTATCATAAGCGTCACCATATCAGGAATTTCCTCAAAAACGACAGATACTGTATTTGGTAAATACTTAATCATTGTTACTCCTCCTCCTCATCCTCCGGAACGTACGGATACATTTCGTTAATTTTTCCTATTTTTTCAGCAAACTCTTCCGGGCTACATCCAGCAAGAATACTTATTGCGCCGCCTGAACTTTTCCCTTCCGGACCGCGTGCAAAAATCCAAGCCACCGCACCGGCGTTGATGTCCCTGACACAGAACGGCGAGTTTAAACCACCCCAGTCTTTGGGTAACATTACATCCCAGCCACCTGATGGAATATAAAACGGAACCCGTATGATTTCATATTCCTTTTTCTTGGTCACCACACTCAAATTTCCAAACTTCTCCAGTGGTTTACTTTCCAGTATTATGTCATCATAAGGAACCCCGGCATTATGTTCGTACGGAGCATCGTCCCAATCATCACCCCACTGTTCATCAAGAAACATTGGTGTGAAATAAGCATAAAACTCCTGTTTTCCTCTTACAAAGTCTTCATTAGGGTAGTCCTGCAAGACATGTTTTTGGTTATAGTAATCATTCCAGTCGTACCGTTCAGTGTAATAACCCTTCTCCTTAATTGCTGCCTCGCGGATTGCTTCCCTCTCCGCTCTCAACCTTTTGTATTCGTCGGTCTTCATCCACTCCAATGTCTCAGGAGACCAGTCAGAATAGGTTTCAGGTATCTCATCAATATAACACAATTTATAACCTTCAGTTTTGTGCTTAAATATGTTTTCTTTCAAAATAGTTGTAAACATAAATTGGTTTTTTACAAATATACAAAAACTTCTTTTCTTGTGATATTTAAACTCCCCACAGACTTTATCCATGGGGAGTACATCAATTAAACTATGTTTTTAAAAATTATCTTTATGATAAAATCTTCGTTTTGCCTCTATTTGCCTAGGTTCACCAAAGGAAGAAATTCGTTTCAAATATCCAATAACCCTAGTCAGATAATCCAAATTCGTACTTCCACAATGAGGGCATTTATCTAATGTATGCTTTGAAATATACCCACAATCATTGCAGACGGTGTTTCTTACATTGAATGTAAAGTAATTGCATCCTTTGCCCGCTGCGGCACTTAAAAGCTGGCGATATTGCTCTTTTGATAAATGCTCTTGGAGGTTACAATGAAAAGCACTTCCACCATCGAGATATTTAACATATTCTTTTCCGTGCAATTCCATTTTCTGCAACACACTTACTTCATTATCCTCTGGATTGTAGAAATACGAGCTATAAAGATTCCTGTTAGGGCTTACCCAATAGCCGTCTTTTTTATCCCATTTGTAATTCTTCGCGGAAAGGTTTTCGGCAGGTACAAATTCAGTGTTGAACATGCAATCCCTGGTCTTGTCTTTACGGTTCTCGATGTTGATGGTTTCGAGAATGTTATTCACAAACTCTTTGTACTCATCATTAGCATCAACTTTAATTCCTAAAAATTCAGCGGCATCGGTAATTCCATTTACACCTACTGTCAGGTATTGTTTCCTCATGTCAATGAAACCAGCATTATAAACATCAAGCATACCGGCCTTAAGGAAATCACTGATAGTTTCATTAAATGCTACCTGGTACTTGTGAATTCTGTCTGTCTGCTCCTTAATGTCTTCACGAATATATGCATAAAGTTTATCCTTGTCGTATTTCACACCATTTTCTGGTATATTTTTTCCATCTTCAAGAGTAATACCAAGTTCATTAGCAAAGTATCTTCTTGTTGCATTTTGGACTATTCTTGGAAGATTCATTGACATAACAGATTTTGAACCAGTTGAGACTGATGCAGTACCCATTGAATACTGATGTGTGGTATGATTATGCTCTTCGTCGGTATTATCAAGGTCTTTCAAACTGTTTCTCAAACGACAGCATGAACTCAAAGAATCAGGACTATCCGACAGATAGCAAAAGAAACTGTGCCCATCAGCCCACATTTCAGCCGTAAAATCGGCGTATTCTTTATCTACAAAATCAGTTCCGCCATCTGTGAGAAGTGCCATAGTCTCCACGGGGAATGTAAGTATATATTTTTCGCGCTCTTTATTGAACCACTTCATAAAATGTTTTTGAAGCCAAGAAAGAGTCTCCCATTTTGGCTTTGTCCCATCAGGGAACACAAAATCGCCAAAAACACCTTCAAAATATGCCTTATCAAAATAACTTATATTCCAAAAGACAGTTTGGTAGCCACGGTTTCCGGCGGGCATATTCATTGAGTGTACAACCTGTTGGAATGCATTGTCAATAACCTTTACAAGTGTTCTCTTCTTTGCTGTGAGGTCAACAACATCGTTAAGTCGCTCAAGGTAATCTTCCCCATAATCCTTACGGATAAAATAGTCCATATACATCAAGAACTCAGGTGTGGCAACAGCACCCATAAACTGAGAACTTACAGAATAAACAAGATTGATGAACTCACCGCAAAATGACCTTAAATCGGTGGGGGCAACCGACACCCCTCCAAGTTTTTTTAAACCATCAACAAGGAACGGATACATTGTAATCGCGACGCAATAAGCATACCCCGGAGTCCCACTCTCATCGTGCTTATAAAGAACATGACTTTGAAGGTCTTCCAAATACTGGTCAGCCAGTTTTTTGGAATACATCTTCCGTATTTTGTCTGTAAGAATGTAGCGATTCTGCTTAATATTATTCTCTTTATATAATTCTTGGCCCAGTGTAACGATGTTCTTATTTGTTACATTTGCATTTGAGTCAAACTTTGAGCCGGTAGCGGCATTAGAGGCATTTATATATTCTTTGATAAAGTCGCGTTTTTTATTAAGGTCTTTCCTATCATCATTGTTTTCGATATATGCCTTGGCCACCTTCTTATTTATTGACATCAGGGCTTCTTCAACCTGCCTGCGTACTTCCGCCGTGGACATGCCCTCATAAACGAAAAGGCCATTAATTATATTTTCGAGAATGATATCTTCACACTTCTCGCCAGCAGTTTTATATGCTTCACAAATGCCTTTTCTAATTTTATCCCTCGAATACTCTTCAACGAGGCCATCGCTTTTTCTTACTTCCATATTGTATATATTTTATCTTTATTGTTCTTTCGAAAGGTAATCATAAATACCAAAGAAGAACAAGTTTTCTACCCTTACTTCCACTTATGAAAACGAGAAAAGTGTCAAGTAACTGACACTCGTCTCATTACAATTCAAAAAATTTTTTTACTATATAAACGGGTCATCATTCTCCTTCTGACTATGGAAATATTCAGTGGAATATTCCCTTGTGGCCTCAGCCTCAGCATCCTTCTCCCCGTTCTTGTAAGCCTTTAAATCATCATAAACCTTCACACCACTAAAACTGATAACGCATTGTCCGTTATCGAAATAAATGCCGGAGAATGTTTTTCCTGAACGGCCAGCACGGTTCTTAAGAAGGGTGATTGTGGCAGTTGCGTTGGCGAGGTCATTAAGAGAACGGGTGATTGAAAGAATAACCTGTGCAATCTGCTGCTTCTTGATGGAACCACCGCCCATTGACATTGTCACAAGTTCTGCAGCGAAACTATCTCGCCCACCCTGTGAAGGAATCCAGATTGCTATATTGAGTTCCTTGGCAGCGCCTTCAAGTTTACGCATTGTCACGCCTTCCTGCGACCACTCACTAAGATTTCCAGTCCCTCTCTCATGGTCAATAGGTTCAAAGTAGTCTATTGTCACCATGTCAGGTATGAAACCGCTGTTAATCTCCTTTTTAATGTGGTTGATAATATCGGTTGCAGTTGTTCCGCCGCCGGGGAGGAATCGTTTGATTCTGATGTTTTCGCGAAGCATTTTCTGCTCGGGACTCCCGTCTATCGTAGCTCGCAATTGTGCCCTCTGGGCATCAGTAAGACCACCGCGTTCTGCTGCAGTCTTAATCATAAATGCCTCTGTGCTAGAAAGTCTCGAAGCGAATTTTCTACGAATATCAATAATATCGTCTTCGAAGATTATCTGCAGAACCTTTTTACCCTGTACGGCTGCGTTGTAAGCAAACGCGGTCATCATAGTGGTTTTACCAAATCCCGTAGGGCCAATGACAAGGCCTAATTTTCCCTTGTCAAGACCACCACCGAGTTCAGCATCAAGTTCGGGGATTCCAGTAGGAACAAACTCAACGCTCTCAGAAGAAAGAGTCTCATCAAGATTTCCGAGAGGGTCCACACCAAGGTCATCGTCTGCCGTAAGTTCAACTACTTTTTCGAACTCGTTCTTGCATTCCTCAAAACGGTCAATATCTCCGTCGCCGGCTATTTTAAGGACCTTGTTCGCAACCTTAATCATGTTCTGTTGCTTGAAGAACCGCTCGGCGATTTCTTTCACTTTCTCATACCCTGAAAGGCTGACCTCTGTTTTGATTTTTTGAAGTCGCTCCCTTTCTATCTGCAGAGATATTTCATCTACATTATTGGTTCCGAGAATGGTATTTATCATCACATAGTCAGGTGCAACACTCTTCTCTGCGAAGTAGTTTTTCATTATCCTGACTATGTTCTTCAGCGGTGCTTCAGTGAACATATTCTGGTCAACAATAGACTCCATTTTCTCGAAGAATTTAGGGTCTTCGATAAAGGTCTTGACCAGTTTTTCCTGATACTCTTCCCCTAGAAACTTTAAGTTATTTTTATTGATTTTCTCCATTAAAAAGTATTAAAAAGCACCCAGGCTGTAATCAGTCTGGGGTTTTTCCTTATTTAAATAGGATTAGTTTTTCTTGTAAGGATACTCCACATTCTCAGTGGGGTATTCGGGAAGGTTGTTGTAAACCGTGTCCCCGTACTCCATTTCTGTGGTATAAGCATCCTTTCCATTGAGGGAGCAGGCCTCACAGATGTTCCTGATGATAATCGGAACGAGGTCTGGCTGACCAACATTGCACCAGTAATAAAGACTCATCTCGTGTGACGCACGGGAAAGGTCAAAATTGTCATACTTTCCACGACCATTGGAAAGGTCAACGCCATTCCTTACGAAACGGGGATACTGACTTCCATCCCAGATAGTGGAAGCGACTTCGCGGCGTTTGTTAAGTTTAGGACCGTTGTCAATTACAGCAAACTTAAAGACAACATCCTGTTCATTGTCCTTGTCGACGAACTCGTTAAAATCTTCCGGTTTCCTCGGGCCTTCGTCAACCAGTTTGTCGGCCCACACATAATCATGCCCGGGATTGCCCTTGACAATAATATGCCGGCCGAACCCAATGCCATCAGCATGCCGCTGATTTATTGTGCCATCAGCATTGTATATATAGTTGCGGAGCTCTTCCTCGCTTTTGAAAATCCTTGGTGCCATATGGTCCATATAAATCTTAGACTTCTCCACAAGGCTCTCCTTAATGAGGTTCACTGACTCCTCAACCGCGTCCACGAATTCAAGCGAGTAGAACGACTGCTCCTTGAAGTTGTTAATCCTAAAATACCTTTGGCAAATGATATTGCCGTTGACGGTGAGTTCAAACTCAAACCTCTCTTTCTTCACCTCTCTCTTCTGAGGTGCTTCAAATGTTTCTCTCATTAAAAAATTAATGTTAGGTTAAACAAAAGTTCCTCTTTTCCCTTTGCAAATATACAAAATGTTTTTCACTTTTAAAGCCCTTTCAGATAATTTTTGTACCGCTGTTCCTCTTTCCCGATAAAAGAGGTGAAGGATGAAAAGAACGATGAAAAGTGCTGTTCATTTTTAAGTCCCACGATGCCGTCTGCCAATATCATGTTGTAAAGATTTTTGAAAGACCTTTCACTCGAATCTTGCGGGGCATACATAGTATTGTCAATTTCCTCCTTTGCTGCCGGCGTGAGCATAGGCTCACTGAGGTCTATAAGTTTCCGGCTTATTTCGTAATAGTCACCGTTATACTCTTTATTTCCGACACCATTCACTATATTTTCACAAACCTTTAACGGCTTCTTTTTTTCCCTAATTCTTGCATCTATAAGTTCCTTAGCCCTTGCCTTAACTTCCTCAACAGTGACCGGCCTTTCTTTCATTTCAGGCATTATCTCGAAAAGTTTGTTTTCACTAAGAAGGGAAATGTTACTGATGTTATCCGAAATATCGCCGCACAGTATTTTCTTTGTCACCACATTTTGATAAGGATACCCAAACTCTTTTTTGAAATTGAGCGAGGTTATGTTTTTATGCAGATGGGGATTGAAAATATAGACATCATCAGAAATAAGCTGGGTGAGGTCCATATCTGTTGAGACTATCACAATCTTTTCCTCCGGCTTCTTGTGTTTGATATAATATGCTATCAAATCATCTGCCTCAGTACCTTCACTATCCATAATCCATCTTACATACAGTTCGTTGAGATATTCCAAAAGCCTTTGTCTTTCCCTTTCAAAATTAGCATCCTCCACCTCTTTTTGAGAAAGTTCTTTACCTGCTTTTACATCCTTTTCATACTGTTTTTTCTTCAAGTGTTTGACCATAGAAGACAGTCTGGCATTGTATGCCTTCATATAGTCTGAAAGTCCCTCATCTTTTCCGTAATCAGCATACTTTTTATCACGATTGGATTTGTATTCGGGATAAATTCTATACCTAAGCAGTCCGGAGTATGTATCATCGAAAAAACTGTATACATAATCCCAGTCGCGCTGGTTCATAAGTTTCTTCAACTGAACAAGAAACTGGAAAATACCGCCAACATGCTCTCCTTTGGTGTTGACTGTCTCATCCCGCATACAGACTTTCAAAAGTGAATTGCCGTCAATAAGCAGCGTGAAGATTGATTTTTTTCCCAGATTTTCTCCGTGAACTTCCTTTATTTTATTTCTTACCGGTTGTGGCATTTTGTCTTATTTTTTAGCAAATATACAAAAAAGGAGTGATATTTATGTTAAAAGAAAAAGTTATGGAAAATTCAAACCCTCTGAACGGATACAGGTATTCTCTTAAGCCAGAACCAATCGAAAGTCTTTCAACTGTTATAATGGACAACATTTCTGCCAGTTCGGTAATCAACGAAGAGGTAGACAAGCGTAGTAAGACCAACCAAGAAAACATTAAGAAAAACACGAAGGACATCGCCAAAAACACAAGAGACATTGCTGAAAATACCAAATCCATTGACGAAAACACTGAGGCTATAAACGAAAACACCACCTCTATCTCCAATACCTATAATAAGAGTGAAGTGGATGAAAAAATTGAAGAAACGGAAAGTAGTATTGTTGCATCAAAAGAAGAACTCCTTTCAACTATCAGCAACCTTGAGGCTAAGTACGCTGCCCTTAACAAAGATTATCTTGCTCTTAAAGCCGTTGTCGCTGACCTGTCCCCTAAAACAACTTGGGAAGTTTCCGAGGAAACCTTCAAGAGTGATATGCTTAAAACTGGAACCATTAAACTCACTGAAGATGTGTCTCTGGGAACCAATGTCGGATACGGTATTTTCGCAACGGGTACAAGTACATACAATCTCAATGGGCATAATCTTACACTTGGAAGGTCTTCTTTCCCCGCTGTTCTCGTCCGTGGTAGCAAAGTTTTCAATATGGGCGGAAAGGGTACTTTTGAATGCACTGCCCCGGCACCAGTTATTTGGTGTTCCAGCGTCACATCCGAGGTACACCTGACCGGAAATACTACAACCTATCTTTCAAACAACGACGGGGCTGAGTGTATTTACTGTGAAAATGGAACGATTTACATCACTGGCGGTATTTTCAAAAGCAATGGAAACGACAGTCGTTATCTTCTCAACTGCAAAGACGCTAACTACAAAGCCGGTAATGCCAAAATCATTGTCTCCGGTGGTAAGTTCTATGATTTTGACCCCGGGAACAATACAGCAGAAGGCCCAAACACCAGTTTTCTTGCAGAAGGGTACACTACGGTAATGACAGAAGAAGGCGAGCATAAAATTTACACAGTTAAAAAAGCATAATGTTAAAACAATACACAGAAATAGACCCGTTGGAATCGAAATGTGCTGAACTCTTGAAGAAAATCGAGAGCCTCATAGCCGCATCCAAAAAAGACGGGGAGACAGATAAACGCCAAGATAAAAGCATCAAGGAGATACAGACCATACTCCGTGATACCCAAAACATACTCAGGATTCTGGAAGCATCCAAAGCAGATAAAGAATATGTCCGTGAGACTGCTGAAAAGATTTTGGAAAGAATCTACGAGAACTTCTACACTAAGGACGACTGTAATGAACTTTTCTTCCGTCCGAAAAAATATGTAGATGTACTTCCGGATGAAGGAAAAGAAAATATACTTTACCTCGTAGAATATAGCATTGAAGAAGAAGTCTTCTATAAAAAATATGTTTTTGCTGACGGTTCGTGGATATATCTTGGTACAACTGATACAGTTGCAAACGAAGAGTTCGAGGGCCTAGTCGATAGAGTTGAAACCCTCGAAAACATAACATCCGGAGTCAGTGGATTTGTGACATATGACGAGTTTGTTTCCGGTCTGAGTGAAGTCTATGACACCATTGTTTCGGGAATGACCGGGATGACAGATTTTCTCATTGATTATGTCGATGCTGAAATTTCTGGAATAACAGAGGAAATTTCGAGCATTCTGGAAAGACAGGAAGAGGATGAAAAACGACTATCATATGTTGAGGATTTTCTCTCTGAAGTCCCGTCCTCAACGGATTTCGCTATGTTGTCAGAACGGTTGAAGGTTGCTGAAAACAAAATAGAGAACCTCATAGTAAAGGGGCTTGATGAAACTACTGTCACCGGAAACATAACATCGGACAAGGACCTGCTCATAACGGGCCCGATTAATAGTAACGCTAAAATCACTGCTCCTACTATCACTATCAAAAATAGTACTATCACAAACAATGCTCGCATAGCACTGAGTGGTAATGAGGATATTATCGTGAAATCCACAGACTTTGAGGGAGATTTCCCAAGAAGGCAGGGTGGTAATACCGTCGTGTCAATCAACACTCCGGGGGATGTCACTCTGAAACATCTCAAATTCAACACGCCGGCCACCGGAACTGCTTACAACGCCATTGAAATTGGGCTTCAAAAACAGCCGGCGAACATTCTCATAGAGAATTGTGAGTTTGGGAACAGGTTCGAAAATATTCCAATTATAATTTACGGGGTACAAAATGATGCTATCATCAATATAAATAATGTCCACTTTGCACAAGTGTCCAATTGTTTTAGATTTTCCAATTGCACCAATGCAACCGGAGTTACATTTAACATAACAAACTGTACCTGTGACCAATGGAACATTGATGATGACTGGAGTGGTATGTTCCTCTTCGAAGATTGCACCTCAACAGATTTAAATGTTGTGGAAAACAATCTTTTTGGCGATGAAAAGGTGAGGATTAATGTATATAATTTTACATATAAGGCAGAACGAATAGAGCGGCCGGAAGATATCGCCAGCGTTTGTGGAACCAGAGACTATTCCTCACAAATCTTTTACATTTGGAATGATAAAGAAGGATTTGTACCTTACAGCCGCGAAAGATATCCCGAAATTAACATATTTTAACTAAAAAACAACTATTTATAATAAAATATTGCAGATTATGGCAAAGAGTATCAAACTTAATGAAAATATGCTTAAAGCCCTTGTTAGTAGGGCAGCCCTTAAGGTTCTCAAAGAGGAAGTTGATGAACTCTCTCCTGAATTTATGAAGCACGCTGCTGATGTGGCTAATGACAAGGCTAAAAATTTCGGTCGTAAACCAGAAGGCCCACTCGCTGATATTAAAGCCAGAAAACAGAGACAAAGAGATGATTTCAGGAAATACGCTGCTCAGGGGCTTGAAGATGAACTTGGTGACCCTCGCCTCCATGTTCACAGCGACCTCCGCACACTTGATGCGACTGAGGGCGACAACCAGATTCACTACCGTCCCGGAATGGATGCTGATGACCCCATTGTCTATGATAACTCTCTTGAACCGGGCCTTGATGAATATCCCAACATTGACCCAAGAGAAAGGTTCACTGATTACGACACAACCATTAAGCCGGCATTCCAGAGGTTCAATAAATTCCATGGTGTAAACGAGTCACTTATCAACAAAGTAGTGAAAGAAGTAATCAACGAACAACTCAAAAAGTAATTTTTCAAACTTTTATAAACAACAATCCCCGAGGTTTTCGCCCCGGGGATATTTGTTTAATTAAATATTTCCCTGCTCCATTTGAGGTATTGTGAAATTATTATCAATTGGATTGTATAAGTAGTATTTGCCTATTTCAAAATTAATTGTTTTTGTGTAAAGCCAACTTCTATTATAACTGTCATAGGTACCATTTTTATACATGGTATTTAATGTTATCATTAATGCTGGATTTTTAGCATTATCTCTATATAATTTATTAGAGAAGGCATAAAAATATTTATCTAATACATTAAATTGTCCGGCTGATTCAGATGAAGAATATGTATTATCATTTGAACTATCATAATAGCACTCTACACTGCGAACATTATCTTTACTAAAGATGAGTAAAAAGCAATCATATTGTGCGGGAATCGTAACAATACTATCAGAACTTTTTATTTCTATTTCAGTATCAAATTTTAAAGAACACTTACTTTGTATATAAGCACCATACCCGGTACTTTTACCTGTTACTTTATATTTGCCCGTTTTAAGAGTAAACATATCACTTGATTTCCAATTACCTCCTAAAGAATATGTTTCTCCGGTTGTTGTTTCTACTAATTTGATACTATAATGTTCTGCAACTAAATCCTTGGATATAATTTGTGCATAAAACACATCTTGAAATATATCTGATTTAGTAGTGTACATACTACCTTCTTGCAAAGAATAGTTTAATGTTACATTAACCAATTCTTGTTTACTTTCATAAACTTCTTGTTTACTGCATGAACACAATAAACTGATACCAATAACGATTGATGCTAAAATTTTTTTAATCATATTTAAATCATACATTTAATACAATATAGAAAAAATAAAGAGATGAATTTTTTCCATCTCTTTATTTTATCCATACTTGAGTAATTTTTAGATGGTAACTGTTGTAGTAGTACCTTCTGTGTAATCTGTTGTGCTTACAGTAACGACAATAGGATTGTCTACAATGTCAATCTCATCCTTATCGCCTTCTGCTTCAGTCGGGTCATTTGTACCATTACCAGTTGAAGTGATATTGATGATATAATGATAGTACTTACCGGCGGCAAGACCGCCAACAGGAAGTTTAAGAGGTACTCTTACATCATATACTGTTGTGCCATCATACTTGTAACTGAACTTAACAACAAAGAAGTTCAAATCAGTATCGCCAGGGATTGCATAGAATGTAGTAGGTGACCACTGTTCTGATGCAAGTACTGTTGTTGCAGGAAGTGAGAACTGAATAGAATCAGTTGCAGCAACTCTGTCTTCCCAAGTAAATGTAACAGGGGTTACAACAGCTTTTGCATTAAGTGTGTGTGCAATATGCACAAGTCCTGTAGTAGTTGAGTCAGCAGAGAATACACGAATACCTTCAATAGCTGGAATTGTTGCTCCAGGAGTTGTTGTTTCAGTATATGTGGTTACTGATGAAGTAGCACCTTTTTTCTTATTATAGAACCATCCACAAACTTCATTGCCATTTTTTTCAATATGAATAAGATAGAAATTAGCAAATGAATTCATAAATGTATCAGATGAACCTGCAAGAGTTGGATATTTTGAAATTAAATAATCTTTAATTCCTTCAGCTTCTTGGAAATAACCTGTAATATATCCTTGTGTATTAGGTATTTCTACTCCATCACCATAGGTAAATGTAAGACCGCTATTATAAGTGAATAAACCATTAATATAATCAATGTCATCCTGTGTTATAACGGTACCAACAGCAGTAGATGTTCTTGCCCAACCAGTTCCTGCCAATATACTTTCCTGCTTATTAGGAGTTGTTGAGCCAGGAGTTGTTCTTTCTGGGACATAATCCAAAAGCTCAGTATCACTCTTGTCAGACTTGAAACTCAACTTCAAAAGTGCATTACCATGCTTGAAAGGAAGAGTTACATTATGACCATAGTTTACTTTTTCAACAGTAGCCTGTGCATAAAGAAATTCCTTTGGAGAATCAGCAACAATGTCAGTTTCAACTCTCTTATCATCAACTACAAATGACTCAACACCAGTAACAGTAACAGTTGTATCTGTCAAGGTAGCATGTGCATCTTCAGGAATAATACCAATGAAATTATAAGTGTCATACTGCTTCTTGAAATACTGGAGTGACTGGCCGTCAACACCCTCATACTTGTATTCATTACCTTCCCCTTCAACCTTGAAAGGATTCATAATTGCCTCATCTTCATTCCAAGTGAAAAGCTGGAACTTGTCATAGCCACCAAATGTTGACCATGCAGCAACACTTGCCTTTGTAGGCATCTTTGTGAACATAATAGCATATTCACCCTTGCTATTTACAGGGACCTGAGTATTGCGTGGACCCTCAACTTTAGAGCATCCCATCAGGAAAACAGCCATCGTAGCGGCCGCGAAAATCTTTTTTAACATCTTTTTCATATTATTCATTTTTGTTTTTCTTGTGTAAATCCAACTGCATCATAAAGCCAATGTATGTTGGCCCGAACCAATGTGCAGTTTTTGCTTTTTCAAAAAATTCCTTGCTAATTACCCTATTTTCTTTTTCGACAAATGTAACTCCGTTTGCTTTAGTTTCCGTCGACCCATTTTTGCCATCAACATATTGATTGAACGACACACCTACATTTCCACCGTCATAAATGTAGTAATCACAAAATTTAACATAGTCATACCCTATTCGGAAAAATGGGTATATCTTGATATGCGAACATAAACTGAATTTATACCCGAGGCCGAAACCTACACCAAAAGGTATTCCAAACTTTCCACAATCATCCCCAAAAACATCCATATCAAAATACCCAGTTCTTCCATATACTTCTATGAATACCTTATCATAGTTGTCGTTGAAGTACTTCCTAAGTCCCGTATGCCACAAATCAAAATTGAAATCCTTTCCCTTAAGAGTTGTATTTGCAAAATTTCCCTCAGCAAAAAATGAAAGCTGACTGAAATAAAACTCAACATTTATACCCGGGGCCTTAATGAAATCTCCAGACAAATTGGTTTCCACAGAAAAAACGAGTTTATCACACTTACTTTGTGGTTCTTGGCCAATATACTTAAATACTGTATCAACCTTTGCCGGTGCTTCCCTAAAAACGGTATCTATTTTTACTACCTCAATGGTCTTCTCTATCTCGAAAGTATCTCGTTTCTCCAAACGAACAGTGTCCCGTTTTTCGATTTGTACGGTATCTCGTTTCTCAACTCGGACCGTATCTTTCTTTTCTTCTTTTTCTTTAAAGCATACCTCAATGTAAGTTGCCCTCAATTGGGGAAAATCCTTTTCTGAATATCCAGTTTTTCTCAAAAAAAGTTCATAATCACAACTTGTTGTTATCTTAGACCCTGAGATATATCTGGACAACTCTGAATAAATCTTGTCAAGTCTGGCCATTGCCAGTCTTCTGTTTGCTTCGTAATTACCCTCCGGGGATGCAGAACCAATTAAATAAATATGCTCTATCTCATCAGACTTCTTCCGAATAAGTGGAATTATCTTTTGTTTGTAATCATAATACTTCCCGTTCTCAACAAACCTGTTGGTGTTGACCACAAATTCAATCGTGGAACTAACAGCGTCTTGTGAGAACCCGGCTACTCCAAAAGTTAATAGAAATATTATGCATAAAAATAGTCGTTTCATTCTTTATAAATATCACATAATTTCACACAATTGCAAATATACAAAATTTTTCTTAATTCATATCTTTGCTTGGCGCAAAAAACAATAGAACCGTAGAAGGCGTTGCCAACCACGGTTCTATACAAAACTTAATCCCCTTCTTCCTCTACAAATTGAATGTCATCATCTGAAATGTTTTCAAATTTTCCAGACCCGGCACCCTTTTTGAGTTCCTCGATTATCGTTGGTAGAATCTTCTTCTTGTATTCGTCAATCTCATCTTCGGAAATAATACCATTGACGCAATAGAGGTCACCTTCTCTTGTTACATTATAGGGCGAAGGGAGATGATTCTTCTTAACCGCAATCGGTGCTACTGTACCATATTCGTATTTCTCACCCTTTACAATCGCCTCCAGTTTCTTAACGCCGGAAGTAACAATCTTACCGCAAGAGATGAGAAGCCTGATGGCATACTCGAAACTGACACCACCTTTCATCTTAACGGAAGGCTTACCCATTGTTGCCATCGAACTATCCCATATCTTGTTCACGATGAAGAATGTGTTTGTATAGGGATAATTCTGACTTCTTGAAGAAGGAATTCTCGTGTTTACAATGCTATTGAAGGCAACAGAAATGGAGTTGGCATCAAACATATTGTTGCCCGCTTTGCTCGAATATGACTTCCAACCGCCAATACTACCGACAGAATCCCATACGAAAAGAAGGTCAACGGGGAGTTCACCTCTCTCCTGCTTATCAAGGAAATCATTGATGATGTATGCAATGTCCTCAATGACAGCAACACGCCTCTTGGTGGACTTCCGTTTCATATCACTGTAGTCCATATCTCCACAATAATCGCACATAGCCTCGTTATTGAAGAGAATGAAGTTGCCGGTATAGTCAATAACCTTCTGTTCACCAGTTTCTTCATCAATGCCCATTACCGGCTCAGCCTCCATACCGCATTTGATTGCATACTTGAAATCAAAATTGCTTTCCGTTTCGAAAATAACTGGAAGAGCACCCTGTTTCTGCGCCGCCGCAATGAGGCAATTCTTAATTGTCGATTTACCAGTGGAGTTCCAACCGTAGCATCCAGAGAACCACCCCTTAGGGATGCCGGGAAGGCCCGTTGCATCTGTGAATCCCTTTGGCATTACAAACCACTCCATAGGTTTCTCCGCCGCTGTGGGAAGATTCAGGCTGGTTTTAAACGCATTGATATCGAATTTCTTTACTTCTTTTTTCTTTAAAGGCTGTGTTGCCATAATTTATATAGATTTAAATTTATTGACTGTTTTTGCAAATATACAAAAAAAATATGAAAACCGCCACCTATGTGACGGTTTCAAAAAATTAGAACGGGAGGTCTCCTCCATCAAAAAGCGGAACTGAGTCGGGTTGAGCGTTTTGAGGTTCCGGTAATTTTCCATTGGGTACGCCGGCTGCTGCTAATTGCGCTTCCTGAATGGTTTTGTCCATTGCGTCAGCCGCTTTCTCATCATTTTCATTCTTCTCTTCCTTTGAAACCCACTTTCCTAGTGCTTTGTCAAAGAAAGGAACTTTACCCTGAAGAACAAGAGCAGTGTAATCGTAATGTTTTGGAGGAAAAACCTCATACCACTTCTTCGGGTCATATATCCAAGCCCTCACTTGCTCCAAATCCGGAGAAAGAGGTGTGGGCTTCCTTGCATCGGAAATTTGAACGGATGTCTTCTTTACAACCTTGTTTGTTTTTTTGTCAACTTCTTCTTTAGTCTTGAATGTGATTGTCAAATCATATCCGTATTCTCTCCAAGAAAGTATATTAGATTCTGCAGGGTCCTTCCCCTTGTTTTCTGGGTCTGCAAGCCACTCATTTTTCCTCGTTGCGTAAAGGGTTTTAATCAAGTTATAAGCATCCCCCTTGTCCTGCCTTACATTCACTTTCCAGAACTTGACGCCCTCATTTTCCTTACCGCGTTCAATACAACGCATAATTACAACTGGCTTGGCGAGGTTGCTCAAAGAAATTTTCTTATAGTATTCTTTTTTGAGTGGGTCCGTCTGTTTAGTCATATCCTGGTAAGCGGATTTGTTCATTTCACAGAAAGGACATTTCCCGCCATACTTTGCCTTATCGATACCGTCTGTCTTTTCCACACAAACATAACTCTTAAAGCCTGATGCAGAAATTTCCGCAGGAACCTTTATAGAATGCATGTGAATATGAAGGAAAGGTGAGGATGTTTCCGGGAACGGAATAAGACGAATTTTAATTGTTTTTTCAGATTTTCCCTCAGGTATCTTCGTATCGAGATAGTTTTTTACATCGAATGATGTTCCGGTGTTGTAGTTATAATGTTCTTCCGGTGCGGAATCATTCTCTATAACCTCATTTGTAGAATCAACCAGTGGTTGATTTTCATAATAATTGTCCATAAATTAAAAAAACTTAAAATTTTATTAAAAAGATATATGCAAATATACAAAAACTCTATGAAATTTTGGGTGGGAGTTGCCCACCCAAAATATGTCTAGAAGTTAACCAGTTTGCTGATGCTTGAAAAATCCTCATCATCCAATGAGTCTGAAATTGACTTCCAATCCGAAAAATTATCTACATCTGATTGATGAAGGTCATATTGTTTCGGTGTTTCATCGTCACCACCAACCCTGTAGTTGGATGTTGCCTCTTTGTCTTTCCAATAATCAGTGGGTTTCACATTATAAGGAAATGAATCGTTTACGCTTCTGAGGTCAAGTTTTTCCAATGGGGTAGGATTCCTTTTTTCAAGCTCCTGTTTCAAATTCTGTATTTCAGCATCATTCTTGTCAATAGCAGAAATGAACTTGTCCAGTGTGCCGACAAGTTTTTCAAATTTTGAATCAAGACCCTGTATGGCAGCATTGGCCTCTTCCTGTGCATTTGTGAGGTCGTCCACATCAAGGACATTGTCATCCGCACCGGGTTGTTCGACTGCAGCGGCAGAGTCATCAGCCGAAATGTCACTAACTTGTGGGTCAAACCCTTCTGGTGCGGGAGCACCTTCACCACCAGCAGATGGGTCTTCAGCATTTCCAGCATCTGGACCGGCGGCTGGGCCGCCAAGAGGTCCGGCGCCACTCATATCAGGAGCACCACCGTTCATATCAGGAGCACCGCCCATAGCGGTAGGGTCTGCTGCGGGGCCGGCTGGGCCTGCGGGAGCGGCGGGAGCACCAGGGGCTGCGTCATTGCCTGCGTTCGGGTCAAGGTTCTGGTCTTCACCATCTTCAATCAGATTTCCACCCATTTCAACATATTCAACAATCTGTTGAAAACGCTGTACATCTTCTTTAAGAACTTCCCTTTCCATGTTAGTCAGTAAGGATTTGTCTATTATCTTCTGTTATAATAACTTTGTCTTTTGAACTGCGTTCGAGGAGACCAGTATTTTTCTTGATGACATGTTTAGCCTCACCAACCCCAAGTTTGTCAAGTAGGTTGTTCATTGTGGCTATTTCCTCTTTGGTTAAATTGTTTCCCATGTTCTTTATTCATTAACTTCGTTATTTTCTTGTTTTTCCTCTATTCCCGCAGCCTCTATATCTTCAGCAACAGCCTTTTTCTTTCGTGGAGTTTTTTTTGGTGTAGGGGAGACGGGCGATGCTGCAAGAGTTTCTACTTCTTTCTTTACTTCTTCCAGAACCTTAGCAATATCTTCTTTTGACACTGTCGTGCTGTTAGAAGTTTCGTGAGACGCAGTAGGCTCTAGTGAACGATGAAGAATTCTGGCTTGAAACTTTGGGGCAACATGCATAACCCTTTTATTTTTAATACCCAATATTCTCATTTTGATAATTTCTTTACAATAAATATCTAAGAAACTCAAAAAGAGGCTAAATAGTAAAGGAAGGGAACTCTGTAGGGGATTTCCTTAAAAATATCATCAGTCAAAAAAGTCTCAGGAACGAAGTCTGAAAGATTAAACCACCCCTTGGCATCCTCAGCCGTTTTCCCAATATATGAAAGTTCGCCAATTGATATACCAATAGTTTTTTTAGCGTGGGGCAGAAAGATATAAAGCATTTTTTCTGTTTGATATGCCACTGTTTTATTGTTTTTCAATACTTTTATCAATTCGCGTTTTTCATCGTCAGGCGAGGTTAAAAGACTGAAAAAACGGTAGTCACTGTATGTCTTAATGAACTCTGCAACACGCTTTAAAAAATCTTTCAGGTCGGACTCAAAATCAATTCTCCGCTCCCTCTTGGAAAATGTCCACCAAAGATTTGTGGAAATTTGTTTCTTAAGTATATTAACTTCACCACATAATTCTTGTGCCTTTTTGTAGCCAATAATCAGCGTGGGTATAGTGGTGGCATTATCAACAATTGAAGATGCATCTGAAGTTACTTCAATGAACTCAGACACATCTTCTATTTTCGTAAAGGAAATGATTCTCCCAATAAATCTCATAAATTTTGTACTAAAAATTTGTACAAATATACAAGAAAGTTTTCAATTTAACAAGTCGGCGGTAAATCTGCCCTACTGCCACTCTTTCTGTTTTTATATCTGAAAATATGATATCGTCCGGGTAGATTTTTCAAACTCATACCATGCCAAGCATTGACTTGAATATAATCTGAAGCCCATAGTTCATCTCCATTTCTTTCACCCATAAACATACATATATGCCCATTAGGGTGCGCACCATTAGCCTCAAAAATACATATGTCACCACATTCACACCCAATTGGGCGTGCCCAAACATTGGTTGTTGTAAAAATTTCTTCCCAAAGGTCCTTCGGCTTATAATAGGCACCGTCAATTAATACCGTTGCAGTATTTCCGGTAAAGTTAGGGAGAAGGTCCGCGGCATTAACATCATAGTTTTTTGTTCTGGTGATACCCCCAGCAGCCATTGCTGATGTCACGAATCTTGCACATTTTCCAGTCCCAGAAGTCACTCTTCCGCAAGCGATGTGTGCCGCCCCGGGTTCTTGACCGGTAGCCCAACTCGGAAAAGCATGATTTGCAAGCCAATCCCTTGCTGCGGTAGTATCAAAAGGCGGAATACTATTATTATTGTCATTTTGAGGTCTTGAGACAAACCCATTGTTCGAAATGGCCGCGTTCTTTTTCAACTTACCCTTTGTATTTTTCACAATTTCAGCCAGTTCTTTAAAAACTTTGTTCGCTGTGTTACTACTAGAGTTTCCATAAAGATACTTCTTTTTCCTAGTGTCACTACTATTGTGATGAAAATACTCCTTAAAGAATTCCTCCCACCTTTCTTCTTTAATATACTTTGCCAAGCCCCTATTTTTCAGAAGCGTTCCGAAGTGTCGTGATTGTTCATCGCCGCCACGATATTCCTCATCAATGAAAGAAGTAAGGTTCTTACAGCCACATGCTCTATAATCACTCCCCGGGATACTCCAAATTCCATAAAAAACACATTCTTCTGGAGAAGTGCTTCCAGATATTTTAACCGTCTCTATGTTTTTCAAACAACTCTTGGTGGTTTCGCTCAGTGTCGGAAGGTTGTATGATGAGTCATAGACCGCATTGTTCGCGGTAATTCCACTGATATTCAGGTTCCCATCTTTACTATTATATGCGGCATACGGGTCAAACCTCTGGTATGCCACAGAATATCCATCAACAGTTTCCGTCGGCCTCGTGTTGTTTGTCAGGGCAGTCCTGAGCGCCATAAGCCTTGCCACCATTTCATTTTCCTCAACACCATCCGTCAGCCCAGCATATTCCCTTACGGTTTTATATATGGTCACCTCTGCCGGCTGCAGTTTTCTGCCCGTTGCGGTCGACAACCCGTCAGCAGACATTTCACCATCAAAAATGGTTGTTGAAATACTACTGTCATCCACCTCTTGAGCCGTCTTTGAAAGCACGATATTACCGTACTCGTCGGTATATTTTGTTCTCCTCCTGCTAATCCTCTGCCCGACGAAAGTAGTTGTCATATCCCCCGGGGTAATGTGGTGTTTTACATTGTATATAATATACATTCCACGGAAAAGAGGGATATTGTTCAATTGGAAGTACATAAGCGGCATAATCCTCGCACAGCCCAGCATCTCAACCGTACACTGGTAAGAATATTGGGAATAAAGCGAGAAAAGATTCTGCCCATACGAAATCAATTGTGAATTCGCTTTGCTTGAAAACCTGTCAGCCAGACTGAACGTTGTTGCTATTGCGGTATCAGTCATTCTGGGGTTATCCATACTGACATTTATGTTCTTGAAAAAACTTTGGTTATCCTTGGCAAATGTCACACCGAAACACTTGCACTTCTCGCCGGCATTCAGTACTTTGAATGTTTCCGGAAGGAGTGGAGATTCATTTCCGTCAGGGTTAACAACCTGACAGATATCGTCCACATAATTGTACCTTCCATCTTCCGAACGGCTGTCGTTTTCATATGGAGCATTGGAACTGGATTTTTCCGGATACATAAAGATATAAGTGTTATCAGTGTCCCAAGTTTCATTCTTCACACCACTTTCATAAGGAAGAGGTTTGAAAAGTTCTCGGAAAGCATCGGCGGTTTCATCCCCCAACTTAAAGAAGAAGGGGAAGGCTAAAAGTTGTGCTCCATTTTCAGCACCGATGTCATATATGAATTCATAGAAAGATTTTGAAGGCACGGTGGCATTCCTGTATGTCTCTATGAGGTCGCCAAATTTATTGATATCTACAATCTGTTTCTGCCCGACAGACTCAAGGTATGAGTTTGTATATACAAAATATTGGCATATACTTCTCACTGAATCTTTATCCCTCTCCGGATTATTGGTGAACTTAAAGCGTTTTTCATCCATCGAAAGAAGCCACCTGTTGCACAATGCCTTAAAAAGATTATATAGCGAAAGGTAAACATCGGATGAAAATTCCTGTATATTTCCTTCAATATCTTTCTCAAGGTTTTTTATGCTTTCCTCCCTACTTTCATGTATTTCTCTTAATCTTCGTCTGAACCGGTTCCAAACAATCCTGAAATCACTTTCAGTTACAGCCAAGCTCTGCTCCTTCATACTCTGTTCACCAACAACAGCCCTGTTAATCGGGTATCTGAACTCTAGATAATATTCGTCATCCAGCAACCCCTGCACATATCTCATACCATCAGTGCGGTAGTTGTTGACTAAGATTTTTCCGTTATTGGTCAATACCGCATAATTGTGATTTTCCTCCGGATTTGTGTTTATATACTGTCTTTCAATTGTTTTCCAACCACCACTATATTCATCAGCCGTAGCCCAAGATTTAAACGCTTCGACAAACTTATCAGATTTCAAGGTTGAAAAAACCTCAGGTATCTTTATGTATTTTCCGTCTTTGGAAAGGTTCATTATACCATTGTTTGACTGTCTCGGCATCTCAGCAAGCCCCGGGGCGGCGTATTCTCCCCAATTTATACAATCTTCCAACAATGATTTCCTCCAGTAAAGGGCCCCGAGCAATAGTACCAAACCCTTAGGCAAAGAGATAATGCCGGCACGGGTTGACATACTTCTCAGGATTTTTGTCAGACCATCAAATTTTAATGGCAATGTGTTAAGGAAAAGATATGCTCTCGCCAAATCTGCCGTTTCTCCAGACAGACTTGTAAAGACTTCGTGGTTAAAAAGCGTTTCCGAATTGTTTACAGCAAAGGCAGGAAGATACCTTCCGGTTTTATCCTTAAAGCCTTTGTTGGCCAATGCATTATCCAAATATTTAATAATTTGACCATTAATCCAAGAAGAATCTATTCGCGTTACCCCACTTAAAGCGGAGTTCTTAGGCATATCGTTTCCATTGGGGTCGAAAAGATACTTCATGACATAAAATTGTTCACCCCAATTACCCCTGGTAAAATAACCAGTGGTCTTTGGTGAGTCCCCAATAGATTTTTTACTAAACAGCCCCTTTACATTTTCCACCAAACCATCAAAATCCGGTTTCGGTTCGGTTGCTATAGAAAACATCTCGTTTAACTCAGAGGTCTGGTTCGGATATTCGACTGAAATCAACGCCTTTTCATATGGGCTGCCCAATTCACCGGACGCCTGTGAATTGAAACTGTCTGGTGACGAAAATTTTATCGGAATCTTCTCCTTGTTGTAGACGGCTCTTTTATACCCGCCACCGCTAATAGTGACCGTGCTCCCCGGGGCTACGGGAAAAACAGTCTTATCATCGTTTATGCTTTTATATACCGCATCATTCAGACCTATGAAAGCGGCTGTTTTTGAAAATGCGGTCGCTTCTATCTCCCCTAACACTGAAAGAATATGGCTCCATGTGTTATCGGTAGTATTTCCTGATGTAACTGTTTCTTTATAAAAAAGTTTATACAAGAGTGTGCGGTATAAAAGTGTTTTTTTCACTTTTTCAAGCATACTTTCGTCGCCGGCAGCATCATCTATCAGACCGTCATATGGGTTCACAATCTCATCCATATTATCGATTGGGAGAAGGTAAATGAGATTTTCATCCTTTCCATTACGAATATCGTTAATGGTTTTTTCAGCCTCTCGTTTTTCACTATCTATTTCAGATAAAGCACTTGCATACTCCTTTATGAAAGCAACCTCGTCAAAGTTTTTCAGAAGGGGATTATCCCCAATCCACATTTCTTCGTTTTTGCTTATGGTATCAAAAGAATTAATGCCTTTGGAATCTTTCTTCTGTGTATTGTAATAAGTAAAAAACGGAGGAATTGCGGTATTTCTCGGGTCTTTTGTGTTAATGTCAGTATTATCGGATGTCAACCCATAGCGAGACATATCCTTTCTATTATCCTTCTCGGCAACCCTGTTTATCACCCTGTCATAAATGACATGCATAGCAGTATCCATATGAGCCAGAACAATATCAACAATGTTTTTTATTGTCGGTTCAAACCCAATGAGGTTTCTAATTACACTGTTTTTCTTTGAGGTAATAATTCCCTTCTTGTTTTCTATTTCGGTTGTTGCCAGATTAGTAATGCTGTCAATTTCCTTATCTATTTTTGACTTAGGAAAATATATCGCATAGAAAGAGGTATAATCCTTTCCAAGATTACTGTAGTTTCTCGCTAAAAGTTTCTCAATCTCGGCCTTACTTTCATCTATTTTCTTCCAAATTTCTTCCCGTTCGCTTTTATTGCAGCAAGGGAGCGTTTTACTGCTGTTTTCATCATCTGCAAGTTTCTCTAAGGTAAATTTGTCATTTTCATAACTAACAGTGAAAATTTTAACAGTTAAATTCTCTGGTTTATATTTGCCAGAGCCGCCGCCTTTTTTCACTGCATTGATAAATTCATTAATTTGTTTTGTATTTCTACCGTCATTACCAAGAATTTCAAATGACTTTACAACTTCTTTTGCAACCGCCGAATATTTACTCTCAATATTAATACCGTTTTTCTTGTCATCAAAGAAAAAACTTGATTTTGAGGGTAGGAACATAATATCCCACGCAAGTTCTTCCCTGCTTTCACCCCGATTATTGTTACTGGAAACACCGCTTTGGGTCGTAATGGTAATCGAAGGGAATTCTTTCACAAAATCGTCAAACCTCTCGTGAAGGTCATTAGTCCTATCTATGGTAACCCTCTCATTGGAAATCTGCTTAACGGCTGCACGACAATTGGGGTCTTCATCGACTGTTTTTCCGGCATCCTGCAATGTTTTACGAAGTTCGGAAAGCGTTGGTATTTTACTTCCGGTTTCAAAGGTAAAATCACTTAGTTCCCAGTATTTTTTACCCGTGCTCATAAAAGGCGCGGCATAGAGGAAGTTAAATGGAATGTCAGTAAAGAAACCGAACATATAACCAATAAACTTCACATTTATATCGAAATTACCTGTGCTGGAGTTAAACGAAGTTTTAAAATCTGTCACGCAAAGTTGGTATGTAACCGCTTTTCCGTAGAATCCTTTGATTCTAAGTGAATATTTGGGGTATGGGAATTTGAAAAAGGATGAAATTAATGAAGATTCAAAGTCCTCTTCATTTCGCCCACCATCGCCATAGGTGCCATAAACAGACCTGTTATCATAGTAGTCCGCAGGGGAAAGCAGAGAAGCCCCCCTCACATCCGTAAACTTTATATTAACCTCCGGACAGTTCCAAGAATTAAAAGCGATGTCAATATACTCTATACCAAGACATTCTTTATTATTTCCCTCTCTAATATCTTGGAAAGTATTGTTTAGAACGTTTGTGGAAAGATAGTTTCTACTTGTGGAAGTGATATGGTTTCCCTTGAAAATTAGTGTCTTTCCATCAAAGTTGGCTTCGGCTTTACTTTTTTTTCTAGTGAGCCTGTTGGTTGTTTCAACGACTAAGTCAACAAAGATACTATAATCTTCAGGGTTAAATACTTCGCCGTTTTTCTTATTCGGTTCATAGTATAAAATCCTTCCTACTTCTTGTATGTCAGTATTTTTAATATCCATTTTAATCGTTGTAACCGTAATATTTCATGTAGTTTTCAATACTGGTTTTATAACCGTCTAACACAGTCCCAATAGGGTATGGTATTCGAATAGATGCATTATCTGGAATAGCAAACTCATTAGCCCCATACTCTGAATTGGCTTGCATTATCACCCACCAGTAATCCGGAGTCCCATAATAATCATTCGAAAGAAGGTCGAGCCTCGTCTCATTTACCTTATAGGTTTCGTACCTGTCAGTATCCCTGACCGGTATCTCTATATAAGGAACCATCGAGACTCCACCGTTATTCCTAAAACTACTGTATCTGTCGTATGTTGCCATTTGTTAAAAAATCCTATTAAAAGTGTTTTTCAACACATTTCTTATTGCCACATCATTCGAAGTAAGAACCGCCTCCGTAGGTGAGGAGGGATTAACTTCCCAGCCACCATCTTCAGTAGCGCGATACCCTAAGTTGCCAATTTCAGTTCTGTTATTATCCACAAACAAAATCTGATAAATGGCATTTGCATATACCCATTCCATTCCTTCTGTGAACCCAGTACTATACTGGCTTGCAAGAGTATTCACTATTGAAACAGTTTCTTGGTCGTTTGTATTATAAAAAACGCTTCGACCGGTTTCTATTGAGAATCTCTCGCATATTTCTTCAAAATTCTCACAATTCTTTTTGGAATATGTATTCAAAATATAGTTTCTGAAAGTATCATTTGCAAAATCACTTATCAAACAAGGGTCATTTTCATTATAAGCATTTTCAACCCATTTTTCAAGTGATTGGCAGTTCCTCTCTGTATAATCAACCAATAAACTCTTACCGTACTTCTTTTTGTAGAAGGTGAAAATATCCCCGACTTTAAGATTTTTTTCTATGCTTCTTCCTGGAAGGCTGGCAATCAGTTGTTCGTAACTAAGGCATTCACTGGCGAGAGTTTCCACAGCGATTTTACCCAGTGTCTCCTTAGCAACACTATTGACTGTATTGTTCACTCTTTCACTTCTCACCTTAGCCTGTTTTGTCTCTAACTCTTTCTCTTTAAGGTAAGTTGTTTTTTTGGTATCAATTTCCCTTGTATCACCGGTTGTCCTCTTCTCTTCCACTTCTGTCCAAGGGTCCCAGATATAAGTCCCTTCATCATCTACTTTCCCGTCTTTATAAACCATACTGTCAGCCCTGTCATCATAAACCTCTTGGTTTGCGTAGTAGTTGAATGAAATTGCATTTTGAAGCCTTGTTACCGGGCCGCCGAGGGAACTACCACCTTGGAACACGAAAGACATTGTAACCTTTGCCAGCATTGGCTGTACACCAATCCCCTCTTGATTCAAATCCCACTGATTTGTGTCAAAGTTTATTTGCAAGGAATTGATTACAATCCTTGTGTTGTAAAAATCACCTAACCTCAGTATACATACCGGGGGTCTTCCGAAAGAAAGGTTGCCGGCATACCCAGCATTGTTTCCATTGGAATTGGATTCTACGGTCGGGCCCTGTCTTGTGCACTGATGCAAGAAAGCAAGACGACCGTTGAAACCCTCGGGGGTTATGGCGTGATAGGCAGGGTCAAAATATTTAACCTTGTCTATAATATTCCTATAAAGGAAATTATCACTACTCTTCAACTCTTTGAAGAAAGTATACTCCTTTCCATATTTTGAGAAATCGTTACCTTCTTTGTATTTTACAAGACGATACTTGTTCTGTACCTGTGAAGAGTTGCTATTCTTCTTCTTGTTTAAGGGTTCGGGATTTACATCATCGATATGCTCCCATTCCCACCATATCTGTATTTTGGCACGGCGGGCCTCTTTCGGTAACGCGTCTGATACATCTTTGCCATTGGTACCACCTATTTCCGGAATTTTGCTAGCCTCATTTTCAACATACTCCCAATCTTTTCCACCAAATTTCTTTATCCACTCTTCGAGAAGCCGCCTGCGGTTGGCTGCAAGATTGTTGTTGTTTGAACTATACCCGTGGTCAGACGCACCTCCCTTGATACTGTAATAAACTTTCCTTACAGCATTTTTCATATTGGTGTTTCCTTGGTTTTCCAGTTTTTGTGGGTCATAAAGCATTTCCCTCATCTTTCTCTGGAACTCAGCAACTTCTGAAACATCATATTTGGGATTTGCGGCCGCAATCCTTTCATTGAAGGTCTGTATGAAACTATATTCAGGGCTGTTCTGAAGTTGAAGTGCAATATAAGCATCTAGGAAAGAGCAGTTGATATCCGCATCGCTCTTGCTTGTTCTTGATGCGTTGAAACCCAAGTCTGTTATATCCAGATATTGGTTTTTCACTAATTTATCCGTACCAGCCTGTAACCTTTGGGCTGAAGTGTCATTGTCATGTGCATAGCCCCAGACAAACTTGGATTCATTCGGAGCAATTCCCTTGGGCTGTTTACTGTTTTCAGTAAGGCTTGGATAAATCTTCTCGAAGACGAAATGATTGTTGTTCGATGAATCAGTTATTCCAAGATTTGCATCTGAAACCGATTCCCCTGCGCCTTTACCAGTTTCATAGCCCCACGGCTCACCACTAAATGAAGTGTATCTTGGTGTGCGTTCAATGTTTCGGTCATATACAGCCCATTTCACATTGTCCACAGTAACACCTGTCTCGATATTTTCCTCTTTCTGCTTTCCGAGCATCAGGTAGTCTATAACCAAATCAGGTTCATCCAAATAGTCTTTACCACTAAGATTATTAGGGAAATAGAGGTAAAAAGAATATCCATTGTCCGGTGTGTATCCTGTTTTAACAGTCAGCCTTCCGTCAACCGTATCTTTCTTTTTTGGTTCCTCATCTATATGTGTTTCTTCCTCTGGGGTCTCAATCTCTTCAAGAACCTCTGTAAGGTCCAAATTATCACACCCAGCGTAGAATCTTAGGAGTTGTTGTTCAGCCTCATCCTTATCTATAAATCCGTCTCCGCCTGCGTGGTTTTTCATCCAATAATCAACAACTGAAGGGTGGTCTGCCACTATTGTAAAAGAAAGAGTTCCGGTTCTTTCAGTGTTTGAATAAGTATAAATACTTTCACCACGGCCAATGAAGGTATTCTTATTCCACTCTGGATTCGAGTTTTCGGTTATATTTAAGTCATATGGTGGAAACCACATAATTCTTCCACCCAGTGGTCCTCTTTCTGACTCCGGGAAGTTTCTCTCTTTTTTCCCCATATCTTTCCAAGCGAGGTTTTCTATGGAGAACATACACTGCTTGATGTCGACTGAGGCCGTTTTCATATTTTCACCCCTCATCGGCGCAATGTTTACAAGTCCGTTCTTATTCAGGACGGTTTTGGTTGACCAAGAACCAACAGAATTATTCTTAAGCCCGAGAATAGGGCGTCCGAGATAGTTCGCCTGAACTTCCTCTATTGGTTTATCGGCATCGAAAGGCCTGATAAGGTCGCTGATTTTTGAATACTGGTGATGATATGTCCACACACGGCAGTACGGATTGTCATAGTCGTTTATGGTTTCACGACCAGCCAACAAATTTCTTCCGTGGGAAAGACCGTAACTACTTACAGCCGACTGTGTTTCCTGTATTTCAGCACTGTCAGGGTTATCACTGACGGAAGTGTGAAAACGGCCCATCAAGGTATCTATCTTATGTTCATTGAAGAGCTTTCTTGTTATATTAAGCAAGTTCTTTTTATTACCAGAAGATGTGTTTTCCTGCACCCCGGAGGCTATGCGGCTGTCATATGTTTGCCCAGTAAAAGCTGATTTATTTCTTCGTCCGCCATCCTCTAAATCCCCCTCATCATAAAAATTGTAACCAACCTCACCGTGATAGTTCCCGGCGGCCTTAAGTCCGGTTGTTATACCACCGTTCCCAATGTTGAACTCATCAGGGGAAGCCACTTTCCTGTTCTTACCCGGGACGACATCGGTGTTACCTACGGTTTTTCCAAAATCCTCCTCACCCACAAACGACACATATTTGTTCGTAGGTTTGAAATTGTTTCCACTGAAATTATACTGCCTGATGTTCTTGGTTGTTTCGGAAGTTTTCCTATCCTCTTCTTTTTCGACCTCAGTTATGTAATTTTCAGCAGACTGTGTATTATCCGTGTATGCTTCTTTCTGTGTGAAATCTTTCCCTATATTTCCCTTACGGAAAATCGTTTTTTCTGTCTCCTCATAGTCTTTTTTTTCCAATCCTCTGGTGATTGGGTCCGAAAGGCTACTTTTCTGGAAGAACCTCTGGAGTTGAACCATCCTTTTTCCGGTATAACCAAGATTGGTATCTCCAAGAGCCCAGTCTGTCGGCACGGGATTCAAGATAGTACCCTGATGTCCGTCAATAAACTCCGTTACATCATTCAAAAGCGTCTTGCTTGGTGTAAAACCGCCGTACATCAGAGAATTCACACTACCTTTCAGATTGCTCTCAAAAGAAAGACCAAATTGGAAAATAGATTTCGCATACTCCCTATAGTCAGCAAACTTGGATGACTTCTCATAAGAAGAAGCATCGGAATACGGCATTAACTTATTATTCCAAGGGAGTGAGTTGTTAGGTTCATTCAAAGCCCGTTCAATGTCGCGGCTTTCTTCATAGTCAAGGAAAGAAGATAAAAGGTTGGTATTTCTCGAAAGGTTTGTATCCAACTCCGCCTCATGTGTATAAGAAAACAGGCCACCATCCCCGAGGTCTTTGGACCTTAGGGCGTCACCAACCTCGTATGCCTCGCCGACTGCCTCGCCGCCATTGGAACTGAGGCTCTCGGAAAACATACTGTACTTACCCCGGTTCTTACTCAGGGCATTATTCCTTATGAAAAATGAGCCGTTGTACAGCCCCGGGGTTTTCCCGGAGATGTCACTTACGCCCAAATATATAACACCATTATCGTTCATCTTTATCCAAGATAAGTGTGAAGTTTATTTTTCCTGCTTTCTTTATAATTACCACCCTGAATGTTATCCTGCAGTCTGTTCTCTATGAGTTGTGCGAGTTGTGTGAGGAACTCAGGCGTTTCAATAATCTTCGTTATGTCTACTTCTTTACCACCACCAGCAAGTTTGATTGTACCACTTACATCCAGTTTTATGGGTTTGACACCGACCTCTGTTGTAGTACTGTTAGTTGTTTCAACACTTGTGGGCGTAACTTTCAGAGGCTGTATTCCAGACTTACTGTTATTCTCACTTGGTTTAATCTCGACTGTCGGGGAAATCAATATACTTGTAGGCCCAACATTCTTTGTAATTTCGAGCGGTTTTATAATATCTTTTTGAGCAAAAAGTCTTTCAGTGTTAACTTTTTTAGAAACAGTCTCGTTACTCTTCCGACTATTGGAAGGTTTTACTTTATCACTCTTAAAAGAATTTACGTTATCTCTTTCTACAAAAATTTTTTCCGGGCCATATTTTTCCGAAATAGGTTTATTATAATTACGGGTATCAAAAATCTTAATTATATCCTTCTGTGTAAAATCTTTCTCAAGATTAACCCTTTCTGTTGTCGCTTTATTGTTGTTATGGTTGTTATTAATTTTTTCTGAAATATAAGAATTTACCTTAGTACTTTCCTTTTCAGAGATGCCCTTGCTAAAGTTACGGTTATTATTGATTCTTTCCAAAATATGGAAATTTTCCCTTGTAGCCTCTTTATTAACAACATACTCGCCACCTTCAACTTCAATCGGCGTTCCGAGGATTGGAACTCCGCCTTCTGAATGTGAAGGACCCGTAATAAGACCACCAGTTGCACGCTTAATAACCTCGCTATCTGAAGGATTCTTTATGTTAAATGTTGCATTCTGGACTGTGTTGGTCTGGTTAGCAACATTCATCTTTTCACCAAACTTACTCTTAGCAAATGTTTCTTCGAGACCCTTGAATGCAGTTATATCGCCCGCCTCATTGAGTTTTTTGAGGAGTTTATCGCTAATCTTATCGCTTGCATCAATCTTTCCGTCGGCCATTGCCTTTTCGAGTATCCTCAACTGTTTTCGGCTATAATCACCTTGGAGACTTGCAAATGCTTTAGCAGTACTACGCCCAGTCTGACCGCCTCTGTTAAAGTTCTCAATAATTTTAGTCTTGGTTTCATTTCTCTGTCTTGTCTGACTTTCTGAAACCTTTTTACCAATACGGTTTCCGAGAAATTCACCACCAATTGAAAGAAGCACACCCGGAAGTGGGCCTAAAAATGGAGTTAACGCTGCACCAACCGCCCCACCGATTGTTGAACCGATTGTACCGCCAATTGCTTCGTTTTTACGAGTTCTATTTTCAACAGTAGGCCCGCCTTTAAAATCTCCTGATACTGCATGAATTAAACCACTGACAGCACCAGCAGCAACACCACCACTAAGGACGGCTTTTCCGGAAATTTTTGATGCTGACAATAATAGTTTCTGTGAGGTACGAAGATTATCTTTGGCTAAATTAGTTACAATTTTGTTGTTGTTTTTAATATCTTGAACTAAAACAGACCCATTGGATTTTTGTGTATATCTAAGTCCATTTTGAATATATGATGCCGGTTTACTCCCCCCACGATAACCCCTGCCTAAACTACCACCAAAACCACCAGTGCCTCCAATAGGTTCTTTCCTCCAAGCGTCTCTTACGCCTCTACGAGCTGCGTTTACATCTTTAAAACCGGTAAATGCAGACATTGCCAACTGGGCAAGGAGAATGGAATGAAGAAGGAAGTTGCTTTGACCAATTTTTTCGGCTATGTTAAGGACTGTTTTTCCAATACCAAGCCGTTCAGTAACCTGTGCCTTGGTTGCATCAAGTTGTTTCTTGGTACCCTGCATGATATCATCCCAGCCACGCAGTGTTTTTGCAATATCCTTAATATCCTCGCCCTCAGTCTGATTAAGTTGTCTGAGTTTTTCAATATCGGTTTTCTTAACATCAGAGACATTAACTTCACCCCTACCATCACCCAAATCAATAACTGCACGGCCTTCACTGTTGAATGAAGCCACGTTCTTGATGAGATTAAGGAGTTCTTTATCCCTTCTAACATCAGACGAAACTTGCCTTTCAATTTCGTTACGGACGCCGGCTTGATTTATCATCTTAGTCATTTCCTGTGCGGAAACACCCATTGCTCTGGATGCCTCCCGTACTCTGACTTTGTTGAAATTACTGAGTTCTACTTCACCTGTCGCAGCGTTGAACTTCCCAAGGCCGGACATCATTTTAATCATTCTGTCTTGGAGGCCCTCAAGGTCATTCAAACCCTCATAGAGCATCCCCATAGGGTCAGAATAATTAGCAAATGGTCCACCAAGTACCTGCAGATTGGCTGATGTTGTAATAGCGCCTTCAACTGTATTCACTTTTTCAGCAAAAGACGCAGCCTGTTGCATATTAAGTTTGAGTTCAGTAGCTTTGCGGGCCATTGAAGCCAAACCCTGTACACCATTTCTGAAACCATAATTTTGAACTAATGTCAGATTATCGCTTACTACTTTGGTGTAATTTTCAAAATTAACTCCGTGTTTCGCCGCGGTATTGAACATCTCACTAGCTATCTTGCCAGATTTCTCCATCCCAATACCGAAGTTTTCAAGTTTGGCGGTAAAATCAAGAGCCTTGTCATTACCCATCACTCTGGCTGTAGCAACCATAGTCTCTTTCTGGGATTCACTCAAGCGAATATTCCTTTGAGTGAGAGACGAGTACTGACTTTGAAGTTTAATAAGTTCCTCAATAGAGGTATTGTAGTTGGCTGAAATTTTGGAGTTGTTGACAAAATCAATGGTGTCCTTGCGGAACTTATCCATTGCCTGTCCACTCATACCAACAGCACGGGAATAATCGGCTGCGGCCTGATGTGCTTTACTCCAAGGTTCCAAGATGACCATTCCGAAGTTTTTAACGGACTGGCCAACTTGTTTGACTATATTACCAATAGAATCTATTTTACTAGTAAGAACATCTACCTTACTGTCTTTGGCCGCTGTTTCAAGTTTTAAAAGTTCCTTTTCAAAATATTCCAGTTGTCCCCTTGATTTTGCGACCTCCCGACCAAATTTAATCCAAGTTTCTCGTGTATCGTCGTGGGTTTTACTTATCACCCTTAAAACAGCGTCGACGTCAGAAACATTTTCAGCATTTTCATCTAACTTGACTGATAGATTTCTAACTTCTTCAGCAAGGGTTTTGTTTTTGCCGGCAATTTCGTCAATTAAGTCCGATAACCGTTTAGAAGAGTCTCTGGTCTTTTCGAGAATATTGAGAAGATTAAAAAGCGATTTTTCATTGTCACTTAACTTATTAAATGCGTCGGCGTTTTTAAGAATTTTCTCATTTGTTTCCTCTAACCATTCCTCAAGAAGTCTCATATCTTCCTTTTGGGATGCATCCAGTGTGAGTTTACTAAAAAGCCCTCGGGCTTTTTTAAGGTTCCCCGAGTACTCTTTTACGACATCATCTTTGGTTTTTCCAGACATAAAGCAATATGAGATTTCTTATAAATATCTTTTTACTGTTTTTATAGTGAAAATGGCGTGCAACAATAAGATACACGCCATTTCCTATTTTTTAATCGGGTCGTTCTGGGCAATTTTTGCATATTCATTGATTGCTTGCCCTTGAACGGTGTAACTTTCACCAGAGCCACCCTCAAGTTCTTTTTGGAGTTCATCCTGTTCCATATTATGTTTGAGAATATAATATTTTCTATCATAGACAGGCATATTCATAATCTCATTCATTGGAATACCAATGTATTTGAAACAGCCCCATATTTCATCTTTCAGAGCCACTTCGGACTCGCTAGGCGATATTAAGAAAAAGAGTTTGGTCAAGTTCGAGAAACACAGGCATTGAGCCACCTCCGAGACTCTCGGGCCTTTCGACTGTAAGATTGAAATCCAAACCGGGCTCGTTCTCGGCCACAAATCTTCTGAAAGCGGAAGAATCGCGGACATTCATATTATTCACATAGTTATGAATAAACTCCCTGTCACGTTCGCCATTGACTTCCATAATCATAATTTCCATTCGGTTAGTAATTGTATTAGTGAATGGAAGTTCTTCAGTCTCCTCTGTTTCCATCTTATCAGACCAATCACTCAAGGTATTTTGTGCCTCGAATATTTTCGTTTTCTCTTCCTTAGTCAAATTTTTATTATCCTTTAAGAATAGGTCAATATCAGATACAACCTCACGGAGTCGTGTCAATGCGGTCTTTTTGGCCTCATCATTCTCAATTTCTTCAAGTCTGCGGTTATCCCTTGCGGTAAGGAACCTGAATTTGATAAGGTCACCGGAAACAGGTGCAGCAAACTCAAACCAACCGTGTTCATCACCGACCAGGTTAAATTCCTTGAAATTGATTTTTGACAAGTCCACAGTGGTCTCAAAGTTCTTTCCGGTTTCCCTGTCGGTTACAGTAATCGGAAAATCGTTGCCATACCCAGTTGCCCTAAGCCAGAGAATGATTGCATCCCTATCACCAGTAACAAGGTTATCCGGATTGATTCCCGCATCTTCTCTTACTTTGTTGCGTATAATATAATCAAGAACCAAACCGTCCCTGTAAAGATTAGGAGAAACCAGCATGTTTTCATCATAAGCGGTTAAAAAAGATACTGGAATCTTTGAAACCTTGTTAGGGTAGCACTCACCCTTGGAAGGTAGCGGTATTACATCAAACACACCGTTTCCATTACTCTCTGTTTTCCATAAACTATTACTCACTTCCGCTGCCGGCTCAATATGTTTTGATTCTGCATTTCTAGCCATCATACTTGAAACAGATTTAACCGCCTCATCTATTTGAATAGGTGAGTCTTTTTGCACTACTTTTACGGGGGTGCTTGGAATAGTCTTTCTAGCGGGCTCAACTTCAACCGGCTCATTGTTTCTCTTTACATTCGCCTTGGACGAGGAATCAGCAGACTTCTGTGAAAGATATTCATTAACAATATCAATCACACCTTGCTTGTTATAAACCTTGGTGAATTCTTCTTTTTTATCAGGTGAGATTCTCCGTTTACCCCTAATTTTTTCAAGATTTTCAGGGTCTCCACCTTGTTGGGTATATTTTTCAACAATGTCGTCTTCCATAGACTGAATGAGTTTCATTTGTTTGTCTATTTGGTCCTCAGTATAGAAGGGTTGGCCGTTCGGAAGCATTTTCTGTTTGAGCTTTCTGAGAATATCCTTCTTACTATTCTCATACATCTCAAAGTTGTTCTCGAGTAGTTTGAGGGATTTAATTCTCTCCCTTTCCATTTCTTCTGGTGTTATCATGTTCTTTCAATTTTGTTAACTATTATAGCAAAGTTGTTTTTATCATCCTGTTCTGGTATACGGCAGGAATCAAATAAGTATATTCTTTGGTAAATTATTCCGTTCATTTCTTCAGATATGTCTATTTTCAAATCTTTTGGCGGAAGAATCTCAATCTTCTTTTCCTCATCAATCCTTGGGTCCTTCATTATCTCCCCACTTTCTCTTACCCATAGTGCTAGTTCACTAAGACCATCTTCATTTTTTTCGTCATCAACCAAAATGTGTATTGTGAATGCATTCATCGATGATAGATTTCTTGGATTTGCGAAAAAAGAAGGTGCCAATGGCCTGTCATACATATCATTGAGCAGAACATCAAAACTATAGTATCTTGAAGGTACTTTTTTTTCTTTAATTGCTTTGATTTGATACTTTTCAGGAATCACATCATGAATATTATACCTATCATCTACATACCCTCTGATTGCATTTTCCATAAATTTATGATAAGCAGAAGTGTAATAGGAAGTAAGAGCATCAGAGTATTCCTCATCAGTCATCTCATTCTCTACTCCAGCAACTTCAGCCGGTGGAAAATATGGTAAAAAAAGTTTTGCTCTCATTACAATTGTTAGCTGTAGTAAGCTATATTATATATATTTAATATATTTTTTTATTTAAAATATTAGCTTATAACTTTAAAGCTTGTGAGGCTTTGGGCGTTGCCTTTTCCTGTCAAGGGCCTCTTTTTTCTTATAAGCATCCCCGATTTGCTCTTCCAATATTTTACGAACTTTCTCAGGGTTATTGTTTATATCATGTTCCCAAATCCTAATCAACGGAATTGAGTGTAAATGTGCCCATTCATCTTTAATCCTGTCGACCCGTTCATTTTTCTTTTGCATCGGGGTCTTTTCTTCTCTTTTTAGCCCATAACTATGAAACCAGTCCCCGTCAATCTCAACCAGCACTCCCATTCCATTATCAGAAATTACCAAAAAATCGTAGAAACGCTTAATATCTTTCGCTTCATATTGCCTTTCGTATCGATAACCAGCAGCATCAAGAAAATCTTTTGCGAACCTGTCTTCTAATTTGGATATTCCTCGCCTATGGTTTGGTATTTTTTTCTTTGTAGTTGCTTTCTTTTTGGTTGTTTTAACTGCACTTTTAACTTCATCTTTAACTGGCTGCATCTCTTTTATAAATAAAATTATACGCTTTTTTGAAAAATATGTATATTTGTAAAAAAGTAAAGAAATGGGTAAACAGAACATATATGTTATGATTGGCCTTCCAGGAGCCGGAAAAGACACTTGGATTAAGAATAACCTACCCAATATTGAATGCGTTGTGTGCAGAGATGATATCAGAGCAGAACTCGGTTATTGTTCATCGGGGGAGAAAATCGTAGGTACACCTGAACAGGAAAACATTGTTACGAATACCTTCAACACAGCACTCTTAATGCAAGTTCGTTCTGGTAAGGATGTCGTGATAAACAATACCAATTTAAGAAAGAAATATCGTATGCAATATCATAGGCTACTGAAAGATTTTGATTTGAATTGGGTATATATTGTTATAAAGGCACCGTCACTCCAAGATAACATTAAACGACGCAGCGGCCAAATTCCACCGGAGGTGTTTGAACGACTTGAAAAAAGTTATGAGCCACCAACACCCGACGAATATAATGAAATCCGTGTATTCCAACAATAAATGGTAAGAACAAACTATTTATTGTAAAACAATTTGTTCACCATGGCAAAAAAATTCAATTTAAACGAAGAACTTAACAGGATTAACGCTATAATCGAAAATAGTCAAAAAATTAATGAAGGCCTCTATCTTGATGATAGATATACTCCTGATATGGATGATACTTTCCAAGAGAATCCTGAGGCAGAAGAAATGCCACAGGATGAAGAAAGGCTTTCAGAAAAGTATGCAGTCCTTGACCAAATAAGAGAACTGGCACTTAAGGGCCTCACTGAGCTTTCAAAAGAACCAGATTCAGAACAATATCAATCACTGAAAAAGATATTTTTGATGCTTGATAAGAAACCAAGTAAAACGGAAGGAGAGCAAAAGACAGTTTAAAGGAGAATATTTAATTACATGAACAGCCGCGGGAATTTTCCTGTGGCTTTTTTCTTATCCATCACACGGACAAAGGTGCGGGTTTGACTATTTATATATAAACTGTGATTATATATGAAATACTTAACCAAATTCGGTACTCAAAGCGAATATGTTTCTTTTGCAAACAGCGATGCATACGAAATGCCCAATGTAAGCCTTGTGGGGGAGGGTACTGTAAAGTACAATGACTATAGTAAGATACCACTGACAATCAAGGCGTTGGAAAGTGGCAATTTTGCACTCACTTCAGTAGATTATTTTCTTAAAGTTGACCTCCAGTATTCAAAGAACGGCGGTGAAAGGACGACCATTACTTCTGCTGACACCATCAGCGTCAATACAGGTGATATTTTGGAATTATATGGAAACAACACCTCTTTCTACAATGATGATGACCGTGAGTTGAACACATCCATTTCCACTGATTTTGAGTGCAATATATACGGCAACATAATGTCCATTTTCAACGGGGATGACTTCAAGACCAATTCGGAATTTACACCGGGATATCAACAACAATGTCATTATCTATTTAGGGAATGCAAAGTAGTTGATGCTTCTAAATTGATATTACCTGCAACCGCGCTTGCGGGCTCTTGTTATTCCCATATGTTCCAAGGTTGTACTTCCCTTACTTCCGCGCCGGCACTTCCAGCAACCACACTTGCGACTTCTTGCTATAGTAGTATGTTCGCAGGTTGTACCTCGCTGACCTCCGCACCGGCACTTCCAGCAACCACACTTGCGACTTCTTGCTATAGTAGTATGTTCGTAGGCTGTACCTCACTGACCTCCGCACCGGCACTCCCTGCAACGACGCTTGCAACTTCTTGCTATTACAGTATGTTCTATGGTTGCACCTCCCTGACTTCCGCACCTGAACTTCCAGCAACCACACTTGCAAACTCTTGTTATTCCAATATGTTCAGTGACTGTACCTCCCTTACCTCCGCACCAACACTCCCTGCAACCACGCTTGCGGGTGGTTGTTATTCCGCTATGTTCGCAGGTTGTACCTCACTGACCTCCGTGCCGGAACTTCCCGCAACCACGCTTGCGGGCTCTTGTTATTCCCGTATGTTCAATGGCTGCACCTCCCTTACTTCCGCACCTGAACTTCCAGCAACCACGCTTGCGACTCGTTGCTATTCCAATATGTTCCAAGGTTGTACTTCCCTTACTTCCGCACCGGAACTTCCTGCAACTACGCTTGCGAATTATTGCTATAGCAATATATTCGAAGGTTGTACATCACTGACATCAGCACCTGAACTTCCAGCAACCACGCTTGCGGATTATTGCTATCAAAATATGTTCTATGGTTGCACCTCGCTGACCTCAGCACCGGAACTTCCCGCAACAACGCTTGCGAATAGTTGCTATCAGTATATGTTCCGTGGTTGCACCTCCCTGGCCTCCGCACCGGCGGTACTTCCAGCAACGACGCTTGTGAATAATTGCTATGCCAGTATGTTCAGTGACTGCACCTCCCTGGCCTCCGCGCCGGAACTTCCAGCGACCACACTTGCGGGTTCTTGCTATAGTGGTATGTTCGATGATTGCACCTCGTTGACCTCTGCACCAGAACTTCCTGCAACAACGCTTGTGGATAGTTGTTATTCCGCTATGTTCGCTGGTTGTACATCCCTGGCATCAGCACCGGAACTTCCAGCAACCACGCTTGCGACTCGATGCTATGACACCATATTCAGTGGTTGCACATCCCTGACATCAGCACCGGAACTTCCAGCAACCACGCTTGCGACTCGATGCTGTGAGAGAATGTTCTATGATTGCACTTCACTGATATCAGTGCCAGCGGCACTTCCAGCGACCACACTTGCGAATAATTGCTATTTCAGTATGTTCGCAGGTTGCACCTCGCTGACCTCCGCACCGGCACTCCCTGCAACGACGCTTGTGGATAGTTGTTATTCCGCTATGTTCGTAGGCTGTACCTCACTGACCTCCGCACCGGCACTCCCTGCAACGACGCTTGCATCTCAATGCTATTACAATATGTTCGCAGGTTGCACCTCGCTGACTTCCGCACCGGAACTTCTCGCAAGCACGCTTGCATCTCAATGCTATTACGGCATATTCAGTCGCTGCACCTCACTAAATCACATCAAGTGCCTTGCAACGAACATATCAGTAACAGGGGCATTAACAAATTGGGTTCAGAATGTTGCCACATCAGGAACATTTGTAAAGAAATCAGGCGTTTCTTGGCCGTCAGGTGTTTCGGGTATTCCTTCCGGTTGGACGGTTCAAGAAGTGTAAAGAAACTAATTTACTTATTATCTTATATACAAAAAGCCCCCGCAACGCGGAGGCTTCTTTGTTTTATAAACTTCTTTTTAGTCTGTGAACTGAGTGCACTGGTTGTAGATACGGAATCCGATTGAAAGCCACTCCATTGTAGGGGTAGGTTTAATGTGGATTGCGGCCTGAATCTCGTGTTCATCATCACACTCAGCGGAGTTGAGAACATCAAGACGATAATCAGTGATACCTCTGTTAGCACGCACATTGGAGAGAATCGGCTCTACAATTGAACGGAACTGTCTCTCAAGTGTACCATCATTGTTGTCAAAGACAAGGACTCTACCGGCACCGGAAATAAGTTTCTTAACCCTAAGCATAAGTCTGCGGACATTGATTCTGGTAAGAGGAGTTTCCTGTGTAGGGAAGTAGAGAGTCTTGTTACCCCAAACTTTAACACCGTCTTTTGCAAATGTAACAATAGGGTTGATTGCGTTTGCATAAAGCACGTTTTCATCACCTTTCTTAGTGAATCTATGAGCCTTTGTGCAACTAACAGCACCATTGTCTTCTTTTGTGCCGGCAGCGGCAAACCAAGGAGCAGAGTTGTTATCCACAAATGCAAAGTTCCTCATAACATCCTTTGTAGGAGGAAGCATGATGTAAGTTTCACTAGGTTGGTCAAAGTACTTCACCCAAGGGTAATATGTTGCAACATAAGAATCGCTGATTGTTGTATCTTTTACGAGTTCAACAATTTCCTCTGGTGTGTACATATCATCCTTAGCATCGCTTGCTCCGGAAGGTTTATCAGGGGTTGTGGGAACATAGAGTGCATCACCATTACGCCCGTCTTCAAAGTCTTCAAGAATGTTGGTGACTTCATCAACAAGAAGTGTGTTGTTGATGATATCAATGCCAGGAGTTGCAAAGAGGTTGATATCTATAGCCTCAGGATTTGCGAACTGGCGATAGCCGGCAAGATAAGCATAGAAGTCTGAGTTGATAGCATTCTTGAAACCATCAAGGTCAAGACCGCTTCTGTCAAATATTCTGGAGAAATTCTCACCTGCACCATCTACCTTTCCTCTATATTTGCTGGCTTTGAAATCATCGGTGTTGGTCCTCTTTCCACGATATATATCCCAGCCATCGAAGCCACCATAGGGGTATACAGTAAATTTCCTGAAATTAACATCACCATAAATAGTATCTGACATTTCAGCCTCGGTTGTTATCACGGGAATACCGTTTGCACCTTCATTGGTGTTGCTATTAGTCTCAACCACAGACCAAGTATAGCCAGTTTCACCATTTACTTTAACATTAAAAGTAGTAGCGGTTGATATCGCGAAAGAAGCCCTTGTGTCAAGGTGGAAACCATTAGTATAGCCATGTTCGGAAGTTTCAGTTTCAAAATAAGCGGAAACTCCTTTATATTTGAGCACATCAACATCAACGCCTACCAAGTCAGACATACCGAAATACTGCTTTCTAGGTCTGATTTCATTGTCAATATTAGTGTTGTACTTCAGTGGAAGATAAGCATTTTCTTTTCTCGCAGGGAAGCCGACAAAACCGCAAGGCACAAGGCCGTTGATGGCGTCATCATCTGCAAGTTCTACAGTCACATAAGTACTCTTAGCCTCAAACTCTCCGTCTGATGTACCAATCTTCTTGGCGATGTAAGAACTCTGGGAAGGGATAAGCGAACACTTGGCAAACCTTTCAAGAACCACAGGCTCAAGGTCTGAATCGGCGTAGTCACGAATAACTACATCGAAGAGGCCTTCTTCTGGATAAATCTTTTCAATAGAAACCTTAAACTCTTGGTTTGCTGCGTCACCGTCAGAGATAGAGATGAAACGGAAGAGTTTCTTCACATTAAATTCGCCAGTGGAGCCAAGTATCTGTGACACAAACCAAGGTGTGACTGCTGAACGGAAACGCTCTTTGTAATTATTGAGGTCATCTGAAACCAGTTCAAGTTTATCACCATCCTTCAATGTCTTCAATGTGTAATATCTACCGACTGAATTAATGAAAACAACATTGATGTTTTCCTCAATAGGAGTTGTTGCTCCGGTGGCATTCCAATCGATTTTAACCTTGTCATACTTATAATTGTTGTTTTCATAAACAACTTTGTAAATATCACCAACACTCGCACCTGTTACTATTGTATCATCTGTAGCAATGAATGTTTGTCCAAGATTACCTCTTCTGAGCTCTTCTGCTGGTATTGTCAGGAAATCAGCAACAGGGTCTGCAACTGCATTGTATCGTTTAATTTTAGCAACCTCAAGTTCAGTAGCAGTGGACCCAGTGCTCCACTCTGTATATGCTGAACCAAGAGTTATCTCTTTAATGTTCCCTTCTTCAACACCTTGCAACAGTGCAACATCGTAGAGTTCCTCTACATAGATAAGTGCAGAAGAATCAAAAGGTGTTGTTCCGAGAACTGTAAGGATATAGTCACGGTCGGAAGGATTGAGAGAAACAGCATATTTCACTGTATTATTGTTGTTATCTTTAACTTCAAGAATAAATCTTCCGAGATTCTGTGAAGTCAGACCAGTAGGTACTTCTTTTTTTGTCTCACCGAAAGAAATACCACTACAATTAACTGTACCGTCAGCAGTCTGATAAGGAGCGATTTTAACACTCTTTACATCATAAACAAGTTTATCAAAGCCGTCATATTTTGGACAGCCTTGCTCGTCTGTTTTAGAACTACCGTATTTTTCATAGTGACCTCTTGAACGGAGAACTGCTACAATTCTTTCACTATCGGCACTTGCATTATCAGCTTTAATATACCAAGCCGGGCCAGCATTATAGCCGGAAAGGCCGAGCACTCTTACCACATTAAGTTGTTTGGATTCGGTAAGGAAACTCTTTGCGATGAAAGGGAGTTCGTATTTAGGATACTGACTATCTTTGAATTTTTCAGTAGAAGTGCCGCCGAAATACCTCTGATACTCATCCCAAGTGCTCACGGGAATATTTTCGAAGGCAGGACCTTTGACTGTTTCGCCTGCAACACCGAGTGATGTAATACCAAGGCTCTTCGCTGCGTAAGCGACTTCTTCTTCCTTGAAGTAAAGGCCCGGGGCTACATTGTTGCCTCTTATGCTATTACTCATAATCAAATATAATTTTTCTTTTTATTTACTTTCCTATAAATAGTAATTTTCTTTTGAAAATCTAATCTTCCTGAACAATTTCAACAGGATTATTATCTTCTTCGGTTTCCGGCCGGAACTCACGGATTCCGTCATCGTCTATCTTCATGGTTTTGTTCCGGTCAAATGCGGAGAAAATAACAGCGGACGGAGAAAGAATACGGTCCCGTTTTATTTTCAGTTTTATTACAGTGTATTCGGGTGCTGAAACACTGAAGTCCTCGGGGCACTCCGGAAGATATTTAATCCATTCACCACCATCCACCGACATTTCAAACCATTGTATGTTTTCAACTTCATAGAAATATATGACTATGTTGTTTTTTTTCGTATTGAATGTTATGAAGTCATCCTGGCATATGTCAAAATCAAGCCTCAGGGTTTCGTAGTATCTATCGTCTGTCTCTCCGGAATCGGGGCATTCATCAATATCAGGAACCAGTGAGACAAGCGGGCGGGTTTTTTTGTCTTCATCACCGGTGAAATGTAGACTCAGTAAAGGATTTTCCTCAACACGCATATCATCCTCTTTGATAATGTACCCCCGGAGTGTGATTGAAAACGATTGGTTGAAAAACTGGCGGTCGTCAACACTGTATTTGGATTCATCGGAAATACTGTCAAGGACCATAGACATATAATATCCATTGGGAGCGATGTAAACCTGCTTTGATTTGAATTTATCAAGTACCATAAGGTTGAATTCGTTAAGGAGTTCAAGCCTGCTTGCTACTATGTTTATTCTGTAGACAAGGTCGACATTGAAAGGCTGTTTCATTTTGTAGTCAATGAAATATTTTCTTCCTGCCTCATCTGTTGCCACTTCCCTTGACATAAGGTAGAACCGGTCCCCGGGGATGTTGTAATTCTTTGCATACTGCGAACCTTGTTGGGGATTGTTTTCCCTATTGACAGTCTTGAAGTTCAAAAGCACATTGTTGTTCTCGTCAAGGAACTGCCAACTCTGGAGATATTCGCTGAATCTTTGGTTGGAAAAAAGTGTCATGGTCGGAAGACGCTTTCCTTCGAACGATATCATAAGGTCTTCTTCAACCCATTTTTTGAACGCCTCATCAATATCTTCATATACCACCGGTTTTGGAAGGGGAGTACCTTTATGGAGTACCTCCTTTGTTATATTCATCCTCCTCTCTATCGGGTCTGGGGTAGGATGAATATTCAGATAGTCTTTATACTTTTTTCTCAACATATTCATAAATAGTTTTCCGACGGCGTTTAACAAAAAAACACACCCGAAGGTGTGTTCTTTTAAATTCCGAGAGACTGTCTCATACGGTTCAATTCTTCGTCTGAGATAACCCCTTCTTTCCTCATTTTCAAAAGTTGTTTCAAGAATGTGGCATTTTCGTTTTGTTCGAAATCATTGTCATTTACGGCGTCATTGCTTATCGATGAACTATCATCAACATCGTCAACACCAAACGATGTGTCCGCAATGTCTCCATACATTTCCTTCATAACTCTCTTGGCTGATTCCATGACAAGATTTTTGAGTTGTGATTCATTAAGTTTGATTATTTTTCTCATACTCTCATCTATTTTTTCTTCTTTTTCATAAAACTTTCCCCAATAATAAGGTTTTTTCATATCGCCACGAAGTTCTACTCCGTTTATACTCACTATTCTGTCTGCCCCATCGCCGTCAAAATAAAAAGTCTTCTTTCCGATTTTTATATCATATGAATGTCCGCCGTTTCCGATGTTACCCATATTGGCGAGAAGACGAATGATATTTGATTTATTCTTAGTTTCGAAAGAGGCCTCATATTCTCCTCTGTCATTAATTTTCTTTACCTGAAGGTTTTTTATGCTCAAAGAATCACAGAAGAGGTCCACCCCCTCATATTTCATATCTGGGTCGAGCCTTACTAAGATATCTTTTTCTTTCAGGCCTTCGAGATATTGAAGTATCTCGTAGACACCATCCTCAGGGGTCCCGTCTTTTTTACTATAAGAGCCAAAAACAACTTTAAACATAATCTCAATTTTTATTTTTATCCATTAAATGTAACTGGGTCGACATAGTTTGCACGAATGCTTCTCCAATAAGGCCTTACTCCGTACATAGTCTGACTGTTTGCTGTTTGCAACGCTTTACCATCATTATTGACTTCGAAGTAAATAGTTCTTTCAGGGTCTATCACTACACCTATGAAATCTCCTCTCTTTATATCGGCGTTCATTTCCTTGAGGGTCTTTTCTAAGACACTCAATTTTAAAGTTCCCGGCTTTACATATACACTTTTTGACTGTTTGTCATCATAAGATGATGTTTCAGACTCTTCTATTTCATATATACAGGTGAGTTCAACCGGGGTCTTAAAAACAATGTCGCTTTTAGAGGCCTCTTTGTAAAGGTCATTGACTTTCGTTTTGGATAAATCCACTTGGAAAAGGATGACTGTCTGATTCATATCCTGTTCCATATATTCAAGAGCAAGGTTTTCCTCAAAATCAAAAGATTCTTTTGAGAAAAACATGTTGTTCCTGTTTATAGGATTCTTCCTTTTTATGTTTGTTGTGTCAAATGTCATTTTAAAGGTTTACTCTATTTGGGCTGAGTTCATCGTAAATACGAATGATAAGGTCCTTGAGGACATCTGGGCTTACATTATCAATATCATCCCGTTTGAAAGTGTTGTCAATCATTGACAGACATATAGCCACAGACCCACGAAGTGCTTCATATTCTTCTTGCCCTTCCTTGATGCTCTTTTTAGTAAGGCTTTCATTTACATAGTTGGACATAGACCTTTGGAGTGCAGCATCAAAATCTTCCTGTTCGTCACCACTCAATGAATCGGTGTCATCTAGTTGAGCAACACTTTTTTCAGCCGCAGCATATGCAGCCTCGGTCCCAAACCCATACTTATCAGTAAGGGTGATGGATACGTTGTCAACAAGATTTTCAAGATAATCGTCTATTTCTTCTTTGAGTGCTTTTTTAGTCCCCTCAAAAACCATTCTTTTTAATGTGTTTTCTGAAATTTTATATCTTTCCATAACATTACTCCTTGTAAAATTCACCTGTTTTGCTATTGTAATCAAGAAATCCTTCGTTATTGAGCCACTCTCTGGTCTCTTTTGAGAGAGATATTGCAAATTCATTAAATCTATCTTCTGGAACACTGTTAAATGCAGCATCCCAATCTCTTAAATCTGTAGCCCCGAATTGCTTTGCTCTTTGGAGAATTTCATTGCGTGTCTCATGGTTTTTTCTTCTTTCAGTTTTTTTAAAATTTTCGTGTTGAGACTCTTTTCTTTCAAAGAAATTCCAAATCTCTTCAAGATACCCCAAAAACTTTTGTTCAGTAGGATAATCCCCGCCTAACTTTTCTAGTGCAATGTTAATATCCCTTATAGCATCAAAAATATCATTATAATTTATAATATCCTTCCACGCATCACTATCCCATGGGTCATAGTCCCCTCTACGCCAGTTATTACTTTGGTTTTCAGCATTTCCAATTGTATCAAGGCTTATTTCATTTAGAACTTTTTTAGAGGCCTCAGATACTAACGCCCTCAATTGACTTTCAGTTAGTCTTATATTATTTTTCATCACTTGACATTTTCTTATAAATATTCTAATTTCAAAGAAACGAGGGAATGGAAGATGTTATTGTATTTGCTGAACCAATAGGAAAAATAGGAAGAGACCAATTTGTATACCGCTTTCTATTTTCCGACGACCCAGATATTATATGGGGCGACAATTTTAATGTGACACCTGCTGGTGGTGTTCCAAACATCAAGCCCTTTTCAGATGGACTTACAAAGGAATGGAGGGTTGTATCCAACGAAGAACTGGATACAGCCGTAAAAAGTACATGGTTTTCCCTGCAAGACTGTATTGACGGGATTATAAGCCTTGTTTTTAGTAAAGATGAAGAGTCTAAGGTTGTGATTAACTTCGGGGAAAATATCGATATGGTTAGGGATATATTAACCCGTAACAAAATACAATTTCAGGAATTTGATTACCAGCCCGAGGAAGAAATAGAAGAAAAGGAGGGAAATGATGAGTAATTTAAGTCTTGTTTTTGTTGCACCAGTAATAGAGGATAAAAAATATAACACATTTACCTATGACCTTTATTTTTCGGATACTCCGGAAATTGTCTGGAACGGCGGTTGGGACAATAAAAACCCCGCAATATGCGATGAGGAGGACATTTATCCCCCGAAAGATACTTACACAACTGTTCAGCGTGTGAACTCTGACTATAAACTTGGGTTGGCCATTAAAAATTCTGCATATCCTCTTCTGTATTGTATAAATGGTATAATGGCACTTTCTTGGATTGATATTGAGGGTCTTGACGATTACCCGGCGTTGGGCCGAGGGGTTTTGAAATTTGGTATGGATTATGATGAAGTTCAAGAAAAACTGAAAGAACTAAAGAAAAATGTTGACTAAAACAAGAAATAAAATACATTAAAAACAAAAAAATATGTCAGAAAACAAGATTAAAGTCTTAATTGTCCCTTCGGACAACTACGGATGCGGAAGATTTAGGTCGATACAGCCGGCACAGGGGCTTCAAAGATATTTTCCAGAGAAGTTTGATGTAGATATTGATATGAGCCCTGACTGGGAAAATATTGAGGCTCTCAAAAAATATGATATCATACATTTTCACAAAGGTCTCGAAAAAGACCAAGAAACATTCTGGAATGCAATCACTGCACTCCGTGAATCCGGTGTGAAAATTTTGATGGATGTGGACGACGCTTACTGGTTTATTGACAGGACGCACCCTACATATCATGCAAATGAGAGGGGAAAAGTTCCTGAGAAGGTAAGAAAGACACTTCAAATGGTTGACTGGGTGACAACCACAACCCCTATTTTCGAAAAAGAGTGTCTTAAGTATAACAAGAATGTGAAAGTTCTTCCAAACGGCTTATTTGAGGATGAGCCGCAAGTGCTTACGCCTAAGGTTCCGTCAAAAAATGGTAAAATTCGTTTTGGTTTCATTATGGGTTCGTCTCACGAGCCTGATTTGGAAATTCTCAGGGACACTTTTGGCCATAAAGATATCTGGGACAAAGCCGAATTTCATCTTTGTGGATATGATATTCGTGGAACGATGACCATTTACCAGCCCGACGGCTCTGCTCAGCAAAGGCCCATTAAACCTGAAGAAACCTGTTGGTATCGTTTTGAGCAACTTATCACTAACAAATACGACCCAGACATTGTTTCCCCGGAATACAAGGCATTCCTTAATAGGTCAATTCCTGATTTGGAGTATCCAAAGATTGAAGAAGAAAAATATGTAAGGCAGTGGACAAGGGACATTAACAATTATCTTACACATTATGATACTATTGATGTACTTCTCGTTCCACTCAAAGAGTCCACATTCAATTCATTCAAGAGCCAATTGAAACTAATTGAGGCCGCATTCAAAGATACGGCAGTGATATGTTCCGATTCTGGTCCATATACTCTTGATACAGTGAATTTCTTCGGACCCGGCAGCCAGATTAACGAAAATGGTAATGCAATTCTTATCGAACACCGCAAAGACCATAAAGACTGGGTAAAAGCAATCAAAAAGATTGTAGAACACCCCGAATATGTTGATATCCTAAAGAAAAATCTTGCGGATACAATTAAACCGAAATATAATATGAAAACACTTTCAGAAGAGCGTGCCGCTTTCTACGAAAGTGTGGTGGGCAAGTAGAGGCCTGCTTCCATAATTTTTCTTGTTTTTCCTCCTGTCACTGAAAACGGGAGGATTTTTTTAGTCTTTAACAAGTGAACACCACTTGTTAACTTTTAAGCCGGCACATTTATTGGCCCACGATTCTGTAAAAAAGTCGTAATAACAGTCGGTAAAGTCAAAAATGGCATTCAAAAGGGACGGCAAACCTATCACCAAGAGATAAAGCGGCCCAAGTATCTTACTTTGCACAGTATGTCCGTCAATTTCATGACAGATAGTTGTTTCGCTACTCCTTTCAGAGACATATGCCACGGGCCCGAGACTGATTCCCCCACTCATGTTTTCTCCTTTCCAGCAAAAATTAAAATGTCTGGCGGCGACCAGTTTCTTTTTTCCGAGAAAAGGAGCCATTAATCCCGCAATCAACAATTGTGGTAATTGCCATATACACAAAAGGATGAAAACCACCCACCAAAGAATTTTTTCCATGCTGCATTTTTTAAATAAATAGTTTTTGTATATTTGTACCAGAAAATTTAAAAACAAAATTTATGCTTAGTGATGTGAAGATAAATGAACTTTATGTAAGGTTCATTAGCGAACTCGAAGGTGTTGGAGTAAACACCGAAAAACTGGTTGAAGTACTTGGCGGTGCTGAAAAGATAAAATCTGCACCGGCCGGTCTGGAAGTTTCATCGGGGCTTGCTTTTAAAGGCGCCCTTCTTCTCCTCATCAACCGCTCATTTGATTACGCGAAGAAACTTTTCGAGTCAACTTCGTCTGAAAAAGAAGTTCAAACAATTACCGGGCCAGTAAAGAAATTGGTCAATGAATTTGGGGTTGATTGGCGTTCATTCCGCAAAGTAATGCTCCTTCATCAGATTGGGAAAGTGATGATTTACCAACCGAATGACGATGAATGGCAGGTAAACAGAAGAGGTATTATCTATAAATGGGTGGACAACGAAACCACCATAAATTGTGGTGAAAGGTCACAATACCTCTGCCAACTTGCCGGCATTACACTCTCTGAAAGTGAGTTCGAGGCAATGAAAATCAACGACAAGAACAACGAGGACAAATTTTCTATGCTTCATATCCAACCACTTGCTATGTTTGTAAAGATGGCTGATGACCTCACTTATATGAAGATAAATGTAAACAGGAAGAAGGCATGACAAGAACTGACATTATAAACAATCTTATCTCTTTTTTCGGATACAAATCGTATCTGGAGATAGGCCTTGATAATCCGGATAACAATTACACTCGAATTGTTTGCAAGAACAAGGAGAGTGTCGACCCGTTCTTTGAAGATGACCATAAAAATGGTTTTGATGTGCCGCTCGATGCTACAACAAGAGAGAAAATTAAGCAGCATCTGACTTACAAAATGACTTCAGATGAATTTTTTGAAACTGTCAATAGGAAATATGACATTATCTTCATTGATGGATTGCATATGAGGGAACAAGTAAGAAAAGACATTATCAACTCCCTTAAGCACTTGAACAAGGGTGGAAAAATTGTGGTGCACGATGCACTTCCGCCCAATGAAGGGGCACAAATAGTACCCCGTCAGCAAGTTCTTTGGAATGGTGATGTTTGGAAGGGTATTGTTGATTTAAAGAAACTTCATATTTCTTTTCATACGGTTGATACTGATTTTGGGTGTTGCGTCATAGACTATTTCGAAAATCCCGAGACTCTTACGGTTCCGAAAAAGAACAGAGAATATGGCTGGAGTGACTTTGTGAAATACAGAAATCTACTGCTCAATGTAATCCCGCAAGAAGATTTCAAAAAGACAATTCTAATCAAGAAAACGCCATATGTCTGGGGTTCGAAGAATTTTATGCTCGGGGACTATGTTTATCTCCATAGTAGAAATAACTACGAGGAGAAAGAGATTATAAAAATAAGTTCCCTGTCAAACAGAAAAATAGGTTTTGTGAAAAACCAGCCACATCTTTCATATGTAAGGAACTCTGAAAAACGAATTTCTCCAATACCGCTAAGCGAACATCGAGAACTTCTTCCAATAAGCACGCCGGCGGACATAAGTTCTTGCAAATATGTACATGAGGCGCAACATTTCTTAAAAAACGCTGAAACAGAAGATTATGGAAGTTAAAATCATTAACAAATCAAAATACCCTAACCCAGAGTATAAAAACCCCGGGGACGCGGGAATGGACCTCAGGGCAAATATAGAAACCCCAATAACGATAAACACGCTTGAACGAGTTTGCATACCCACAGGCCTTTATTTAGGGGTCCCGGAGGGATATGAACTGCAGGTCAGGCCAAGAAGCGGCCTTGCTGTAAAAAACGGTATCACAGTTCTTAATACGCCAGGTACTGTTGACGCGGGATATCGTGGTGAAATTGGTGTTATCCTCATAAACCTTTCACAGGAAAAGTTCACAATAAACCCGGGGGACAGGATAGCACAGGCCGTGCTTAATAAATTTGAAACAATTGTTTGGGAAAATACTGAAACCCTTGATGAAACTGAGCGTGCCTCCGGAGGTTTTGGCTCAACTGGCAGGAATTAGTTATGAAAGAACACGATATCAAGTTAGGATACAATGATGTATCCATTATGCCGGAAGTTGTTACCGACATCAGGTCAAGAAAGGAATGTAACCCCTTTGACGAAAATGGAATGCTTCCTATCTTTGCTTCTCCTATGGATAGTGTTGTTGATGAAGAGAACATAGAAGATTTCGTTAATAACAAGATTAACACCATTATTCCGAGAACTGTTGTACCAATAAAAAAAAGGATTGAACTCTCTCGGAAATATAATTGCTTCTTTGCCATTTCGCTACAAGAAGCAGAGGATGCAGTCAGGGATTTCCTTGATGCACACGGGCCACAAGGCTGGATACGCACCAATGAGTCTTATAAGGTGTGTATTGATATCGCAAACGGTCATATGACCAGTCTTCTTGACATCTGCGTACAACTGAAAAGGCTCCCCGGGGTTTTCTTTACCATTATGACTGGCAACATTGCCAATCCCGAAACATATAGAGCATATGAAAACGCCGGTGTGGATTATGTGCGCTGCACCATCGGTTCTGGAAGTGGTTGCCTTACAGCCAGCAATACTGGTATTTATTTTCCAAGTTTTTCTTTGATTAAAGAGATTTATGAATACAAAGTAAAACTTGGGGGAAAATGTAAAATCATTGCTGACGGCGGCATTCGCGGATATCGAGACATACAGAAAGCCCTCATTTATGCTGATTATGTCATGATAGGTGGGCTTTTCAATAAAGCCATTGAGTCCGCAGGGAAAACCACATATGGTAACTCCTATTTCAATGTGAATGGTAAGAAAATCTTCAGACCATTTAAAACCCTCTTTACTTACGGAAGGGAAATACAAAGAAAGGACTTTGGAAAAGCATACGCACTTTTTAAGGAAAACAAACTTTCTATCTGGAAAGAGTTCTATGGAATGAGTTCGAAAAGAGCGCAGGCAAAAATAAATCCTAACGCGAAAATTAAGACATCCGAGGGAAAAACTTATTACCAACGAGTGGAATTCAATCTCAGTGGGTGGGTTGAAAACGAAATTGACTACCTCCGCTCTGCTATGAGTTACACCAACAGTCGGAATCTCAACGAATACAAGAACTCTAAATGGGTCGTAGAAAACAGCGTTGCCTACAATCAATAACTAAGCATACTTTTTTGAAGAAAACCGTGAAGAAATTCACGGTTTTTTTTTATTGTATTACTTGACCTTAAAGCCTTTTCGGGGTATGTTAATGTAAACTTAGAAGAAATGAGTGAAATTTTGAAAAATGCTTCCATAGTGGAACTCGTGGCATACAATGAGAGTGCCAACATTATCTGTGACAAATACAAGAATCTTTATGAGATGAGCCGTGGAAATCGGTATGGTGACAGTGAAGAGAGTAAAGAAGTACTCAAGTCCACATTGGAAAAACTGAATGCGGCAGAGGCAAAAAAGAACAGAATATTTAATGAAATCGAAAACCGCCTTGAAAATGTCTAATTTTTTCAAAAAACTGAAACTCAATATAGTAATTTTCTTTAACTCGCTTTTTCGCGGGATGAAATCCGCTGATGAAGTTATTTCAAACAGCAATAAAAATGTCACTGGGAGCGATTCGGAACAGGAGAAAAAAATAGAGAGTAATAACCTCTACGCGGCTCTGCTTCGTGGTGAAGTTACCCAAGAAGTAAAAGACCTTCGTTATGAAACATATCAGGCTGCAAAAAAAGCTGATGAATACAAGTATGTCGGCGGCGGCCAGGCAGTGAAAAAAAGCAAAAATGAGATTTTCACAAAGGCCAACAAAAACATTTGCAATGAGGAAGAGTACAGTGTTGTCATAATTCAGAAAAATGACCTCATTAAAAAGTCCGTGTCAGAGGAACTAGGAAATCTTCTCAGTACCGGAAAAGAGGGAAAGGTTGAACACAGACTCAAAATTAAGAGAAAATGGCTGTCTAGGTTTAACATAGAAGATTACGCAAGCCAGTTAATCATCCGCAAAGACGGTGAGACTTACTATCTTGATTTTTATGTACCGGCTGGTCCTCAGGAGAATGAGCCGAAGGCTATTTTCTTTGATAAAGAGATGAAAACATTATATGAGCGTAAATCTAGAATGTCAGATATAACTGATTTTGATAATGTTTCCTTCATTTCTGAAAAAGCCTTTCCTGTTGAAGACCTGCTCGAATTCTCCTTCATCAATCTCGAATATGTTGGCATTAAATATCATGAGAAAGGTGGTTCATATGTTCTGACCTTTACGGGCACGCCTGAAAAACTCGGTGTAGACATTGCCGAAGATATGTATGATGAAGAGTCCAAACGCAAATTTGAAGCCAAAGAGGAAAGGAAAAATCGTAGGGCAACTCCATTGAAAGAAGCAATTGAAAATATCGAGGCTGCTGAAAATGCCAATAAAATCGACATAGAGGAAAGTAAAAAACTTCTTGAGGGCATTCGTGCAGGAAAGGTAAAGAAAAATAAACAAGAATAAAAAAAGAATAAAATGACAATAGCCGTTGATTTGAATGATGTCTTGAGAGACTATACATACAATTTCGGGCAATTTTACAAACGCGATATTAACCCCGACATTGATTTGGAGTCATTAGAGATTAAAACAAACAAACTGGATGAGGTTTTTCCTTTTGAAAACAGGAAAGAATACGAGGAGTTTGTGTATGAAGATTATCCTTGGGAACTTTTCGGTAAATGCCCTTCATGTGACAGAGGCCTTGGTGCCGCATTTATAAACTGGACGACAAAAGACCTGACAAATATTGACACAGATGACCCAATCGAGGTTATTATAGTCTCAACTTTTGAATATGGGCTCACCATTCCCGCAACTTATTGGTTTATTTCAAGACTTGGGGCTCGGGTGAGAGAGGTTTATCTCCCGGCCGACTCTAGTAATATTTGGAAGAAATGTGATGTACTTGTCACTGCCAACCCAAAACTTCTTTTGGAAAAACCTGATGGTAAGAAAACAGTGAAAATCGAAGCAGACTACAACAAAGCGGTTGCTGGGGATTATTCATATAATAACATGCTAGACTTCATAAACGACAATGGGATTATTGAAAAACTTATTTAAAAAGAAGGAAGTGGAGGACAATGTTCTCTATTCCGACGGAAAAAAATACGGAATAGATGTGTCTGCAATTGAGAGGCTCTGCTTCAAGTCGGACAATGAGGATGGTAACTCCGTTGAAATCACAGAAGGCTTTGAAAAAACTGAGACTGGCGTACTTGAATCGAATTCAAAAGTAATCAGGGAAATAAAGGGTGTTGGAAATACCCAGAATGACACAATGCGGTACGATTTGTTCAAGACCTGCCTTACGGTTGTATTGAATAAACAACAGTACTACTATGGCTCTTTTGAAAACGACATTCGTTTTGACATAAGTTTCAACATTGCCTTTAACACGCTCTTAACTTATAAAGTAATTTACGAAATCACTGACTAAAAAAGAAAATTATGGCTGAAAATACAAAAAATACAGAAATGCCGCAAACACTCTCAAACCAAGAAACAACGGTTAGTAAAGATGTTATAATCAAAAGGGTTGAGGAAGAAATTGCAAAACTAAAGGATAAGAAATCAAGATTTTACTTTTATGTAATTGACACAAAAGGCGTACCTTCTGGGTCACTCCTTTACATCTACCGTATTGCCTATTATCTCCACTCCAAGGGGTATGATGTTACCATGCTTCACAGTGAAAAGGAATTCGTGGGAATAGGCGAGTGGGCCGAAGGAAAGTACTCTGAACTCAAACATAATATCGTAGACAATAGGCATTTGAAAGTATCCCCCTCGGATTTCCTTTTTATTCCTGATATCTATACCGAAATTATGTCCCAAACCAAGGCTTTGCCTTGCAAGAGAGTCATTATTTTCCAGAACGATGAATATTTCACAAGGTTTATCCCTCTTGGTGTCAGTCCTTACAAATATGGTATAACTGACGCAATTGTTAATACTGAATATAACGCTGATTGGTTCGAACAGAATCTTCCCAGAATTAAAACACATTTGGTCCGTCCGGGGATTTCCTCTACTGTTTTCCGTAAATCAGAGAAACCAAGGAAACTTATCGTGAATTTTGTCTGCAAGGACGGTAATGATGCTTCCAGAATCATCAAACCGTTTATGTGGAAATATCCTGAATATAAATGGGTCACATTCACACAACTTGCCAATCTACCTCAGAGTACCTTTGCAGATGCAATCCGTGATGGTGCAATCACCGTTTGGATTGATGAAGAATCCAGTTTCGGCTACGCAGCGCTCGAGGCCCTGAAAACTGGTTCAATTGTTATTGGGAAGATTCCTAAGAAACTCCCTGAGTGGATGAAAAGCAAAGATGGCCTTACTGATTCAGTAATTTGGTTTGATGACTATAGTGCAGTTCCAGACCTTCTTGCAAGATTGATTACTATGTGGTTAAGGGATGAAGTGCCCGATACGATTTATGATGAGATAAAAACAGTTGAAAATCTTCACACGAAGGAAGTGAATGATAGTGATATTGAATCTGTCATAACCTATCTTACAGAAAAAAGGCTTGCAGAGTTTGAAGGAACGCTTGCAACATTGAATAAAAAGGAAGAAACTAACAAATAATGAAAAACATCACCATTATAGTGCCAGTTCACGAATACAGTGACGAACTTAGTAAGTTCTATCAAAACGCTTTATCTAGTGTACCCAGTAACAATGAAAATTACTCTGTTACCGTGGTTGGTCCAAAAGCAGTTCTGAAAGAATATGAAAAAATACAGATAACATATGAGGGAAGAATAAATTTCCTTGAAAACGAAGTCTCTGATTTCTGTTCACAAATCAATGCTGCAGCCAAATCCTGCCAGACTGATTACTTCTCCATCCTTGAAGTTGATGACAGTTACACAAAAATCTGGTTCAAGAATGTTCAGGAGCATCTCGAAACACTTCAAGATGTCTCGGTATTTCTTCCTGTGACTGAAGTATACGACCTTTCTTCTGGTGAAAAGGTTCCAGTTGGTTTAGCGAATGAAATTGGCCTTTCGGCGGCATATTCGGATAATATTGGTTATCTATCAATCGATGCTCTTAAGGATTATTCAGACTTTAACCTGACCGGTTCTGTTTTCAAAACCACGGACTTTGTGACCGTTGGTGGCCTAAAACCCAGTATTAAGATTGCTTTTTGGACTGAATTTCTTTTAAGAACCTTGAACAATTCCAAAAAAGCATACGTCATACCTAAAATAGGGTACCAACACGGAATGAATCGCAAGGGAAGTCTTGTAGAGAAATATTCCGGGCTATCCGAAGAAGAGGTTAAATGGTATTTGGATTTGGCACAGAAAGAATATTTCTTCAAAGAAGATAGAAAAAAAACATTTTCTCCTAAGAACTAATTATTTATTTGGCCAGTCCAGAGGGCTGGCCTTCAACGTCAAAGTGGAAAGGCCCTTCGGGGTGTGCTTAGAAGCACGATTAAATTCGTGGATGGCGGTTGTTAATAAAATTAAAGATAAAACTTTATCAACAATGGCCAAAAAAGGCAGAAAACCCAAGAGTGAAACAGAGAAGATGTATTTTTCAGAGGTGCAAGAAAATGCTGTAAAAGAATACCTTAAAACAGATAGTGTTGAAAGACGAAATGAAATATTCAACGGAATACTGAAACCTGCTTTCACTAAGATGATAGAATCAATTATCCGCAGATACAAACTTTTCGTTCCGGAAGAAGAATTTGATGAAACCTTCAATGACATAATGTCTTTCTTATCCACAAAAATGGATAAATATGACCCGGAAAAACATCATAAGGCGTATTCATATTATGGAACAATCTGCAAAAACCAATTGATTTACAAAATCAACCAGTTCAAGAAAAAAATTGAACGCAACGAGCCGTATGATGATACATACGAGAAGTTCCAGAACAGCATAGACTACTCGACCAATACAGATTCGAATACTTTAGCCTCTGACCTTACAAGCGGGATTGCGAAAAAAATTGATGAAATGATGAATGATTCTTCAATACATTTGTCTGACAATGAAAGAAAAGTAGGGAGTGTGCTTTGTGAACTCTTTAACAATTGGGAGGGTATACTTACAGATGACGGCTCTAACAAACTTAACAAATCCAAAGTCCTCTATTACCTGCGTGAAAACACGCTTCTTTCTACAAAGGAAGTGAGGGACAACATGAAGAAATATAAGTTCGCCTACTATGAGTTGAAGAAGAAAATGATTGAAGATTTGTAGGACGAATATTTATAATAATTCCGGGAGAAAACCCACTACTTTAGTGGTGGGATGAATCCCGTACTTCGTCGGGACATCGACGAATTGGTGAGTGCTTGTAAGACCAATGACCGTGTGGTCAGCGGCGGGTGCGTTTAAAATCAAGAATCTCACGGATTCATCCGTGGGAGTATGTCAAGAAAAAGGTTATTTATGGCAAATAAAGTTAAGATAAAACTGAATTCAAAAGATACTGTCGCTGAATTACTTCAAGAGACTTATATTCAAGCCTGCGAACAACTGAACCAGGTTCAAGAAGAAATAAACAAAATCTCCCAGAGCACTACAATGGGCCAAGATTTTTCAATGGATGAAAAAGCCAAATACGGTAAAATCATGCACGATTTTCTTGGTGATAAGGACAGGTCAATCAAAACAAAGGTTGATATAGCAAAACTTCTCTCTGAAATTATCTCTCATAATGGTAGTGTAGAAGAAACTCTTGCTGACAAAGCATTTACTAAACAACCAACAACACTTGATTTTAACAAAATTAAGAAAAGCCTTACTGAGGCTGATAAACCTGAAGTTTACACTATAAAATAATGCTTGACCCAAGACTAAATAGTAGTTTAACAAACACAATGTCAACGATTGCGGTTGCGCAATTGCTGGCTGATAACCTGCCGACCCTCTTTAAAATAAACAGAACGGGGTCGGCTGAACTACTTAATATTTCTTCTGCACTCGGTCTTACCATCAATTTGTTGAACATTGCTGGAGTTAGTTATGATGAACTCCTCAACATACTTACGAATATGATACAATCGGTGGGCGAAGACTCACTTCTTTTTATGGACAAGACCATCCGTCTTGCAATTTTAGGTGTACTCGATGGGCTTGTAAGTTGCTCAAATAACCCAATAATAGGTGATAATTTTCTGGATACGAGGATTATTTCTGGAAAAGAAGTAACTGGTGAAGGTTTCAAAATAAACATTGATATCCTTGACATTTTTAACCTTTTCTCAAAGTCAAATCCAACTGACCCCGCCGGCAGTCATTTTTATGGTGATGTTACTAATGATTGCAGTCCGAGTGAAGTATGGAAAAGTGGTGACCTCAACACTTTCCTATGGTATATTATCAACATGGTTGATGCTGATAAAATGCAAAAAAGCAACCGCAAAACCATTTGGGATACCAGGAACGGTGATTTCAAAGATAAAGTAATAGAAAGTACCTCCCAAAGTTATAATGATATAGTAATAGAAGGTGATGATGTTTCTGCTTTAGGAAAAACATTTTCAAAACTGTTCAGAATTAAATTTGATGATGCCACTAATAATTTTACAATATTGTTGGACCCGGAGAGGTACCGGAAAAGAAAAAATGATGTTGTAAAGTTTAGTACTATATACGATTTCAACAAAGATTTCCTCGATAATATCCGCCTTCTTTACCCAAAACCAATTATTTCCGGAATTCTCGATATAATTGCAAATGGGTCGATAAGTCTTGTCGCAAATGTAAACGGAAGTATCTCATTATCCGATTCAATTCTGGAAACTACAGTCAATGAGGTTATCACTAAAATTATTGAGGGAAATGAGACTGAGATAGAGGATTGTTATTTTTCTTTTTCCAATGAAGAATACAACAATCTCATCAGGGACGCAGAACTGAGGCGAAAAGGCATTATTACATCAACTGGCGATACGATTAGTGGGCGCGTCCTGTCTGATGATGAAATTGACAGTATAATGGCAAACATCAGTGGACTTACATCTGAATCTACTTTCCAAGAACAGAAAACCATTATCAAAGAGTCAATAGAACAGTTGACTGGTGGTGAGATTATAAACAATTTTACTGACAATGAAAACATAAAGGCAGTTCTGGAAACTAATTACAGTAACTGGAGTGCAGACGACTATAAAAACAAAGCAATGAGTTTAATCACTGCTTTTGTGAAAAAAATTGTTGAATCTGTTATAACACCGAAAATTGTTTTGATTTATTTGATTGACTACTCTTTTGCGAATGGTAAGTTTCCTGAAACAAAACTGGATTTTCTCTCCACCTTCAACAAGTTACTTGGAACTATTATAATGAAGGTTATGGATTTCTTAATTGAAAAACTTTTCGGGGTTGCATATGAGAAAATCAAAAGCCTCATTCTTAATTATGTAACACAGATACTACTCGAAAGAATACAGAAATATAAAGATATTATTCTTGCTTTGGTTGGAAATTGTACCTTATCCCTTAATTTACCATCGTCAACTACTTTGATTGGTAATATTGACAATGTTACACATGCAGATATATTGGAAACTAAAAATACCCCGGGAGAAACAGATTGTTAGTTTATGAAAATAGATACACTTTTACAAAGAATTAATGGGCTTTTTACCCAGTCACAAATAGCATTCCCTATGATACCGCCTATTTTACTACAGTGTGGTGCCATAGCAAGGCCCGGTCTTTCTGCTATTAGGGAAATGCAAAAAGTAACGGAAAAATTGTCTGCTGCCGGCATTCCGATTGGGCCTAACCTCGACGGGTCGCCCAATCTAACTCTTAGTTTTGCATGGGCTTCAATCAATGCTAAAAATGAAGAACTTTTGAAAAACGGGCAGGTACAGATTGCAGTACCAACGCCCGCTGGAATAGTAACACTTTTTGGAATCGTAGTTTAATATTGTCAATTACCCACGAATGAATTCGTGGGCTTGACGGAAGCCCGAGGCTCCCATCGATTGGGCGATTGACAACGCCCTGCCGCTCAAGGCGGAGCCGAGAGCGGGTGGTAAATCTTCCGCATTGAAAAACTGTTGTCCACGCGATGCGCGTGGTGCCTTGAGCGGATGCTGTTTTGATTTTACCGGCGGGCAGACAGCCCCGCCGAACCGAATATCAAAGAGCTTTGTTAATATAAATATAATAATAAACTAAAAAAAGGAGTTAACCGCAATTCCTCCCAACGGCTAAAGCCGTGGGTTTCCTTGCGGTAGATATCATGAAAAAACCAGAAATAAGATTTGGACGAGTTGTCAGCACTAAAGATGAAACTGGTGCCGGCAGGATTAAAGTTGCTATTGCATACGAAGATAGTGGGGAGAAAATCGCTGCAATGGAAAATGACAAAACAGCCGTTGCCATTGGTGGAAATAATGTCACACATTACGCTTTTCCATTTCTTCCCAAATTTTTTCATGTCATACCAAAGGTGGGCGAAGGGGTTTTTATCATAAACCAAGCACTGGATGAATCGCATAGTCAACGCTATTATTTGGGACCAATTATCGCGCAGCCACAGTTTATGTACAATAATGATTATTTTACATCAACGAGGCTTTTAAGCGGTACATTGATTGGTGCAGACGAAAATCCCGAATATAAAAGAGAGACACCCGGTACATTACCGGACAAAACAGATGTTGCTGTTCTCGGTAGAAAAGATAGCGATATTATTTTGAAAGAAGATGAAATTCATGTACGCTGCGGTGTCAAAAATACAACGGTTCTAACCAATGATAGTTCAGAGTTTGAGTTTAACGGAAAACATCCCGCTTTCATCAAACTTAAACATTTTAGAAACATTGGCCCCGATGTTTCAGAAGATTTTCAAACACAAATGGAAACGAGGAAGGAACAGGAGGAACGCGGTTATGAAAGTGTCGCAAATATAGTTGCGGATAAGATAAATCTTATTGGTACCGATTCGAGGGACATATATAAAGTCAATGACCCCGAGAAACTGATTTCTGACGAAGAAATGGACCGCTTTATTAAAAAGGCTCATCAAGTTCCTTATGGTGACACTCTTTTGGAGTTTTTGAATATATTCAAGACAGCATTTCTCACGCACCAGCACCGGTGGGCACAGTTACCTCCTGTTGTTGGTGAGGATGTGAGAAGACTTACTGACTACCCCCTAAACACAATATTAAGCCAGACAGTAAGAATAAACTAAAATGTACCACCCAAAAGGTGGTACATTTCTTAAAAATGGTACAGATACCACTTATTTGTAGAATTCAGTGACATTACTCACAATTGAAAAACGAAGAACATTCTTATAGACCTTCGTGTCAAATCCGGTTTTTATTTTAATATCCACGAAGTAATCCCCGGGCACCATTTCTGTTGAATCAACAACAAAAAAGTTGTTGAGAAATGCAGTTTCGACTGGTGAATACTCGTACACATCGATTTCCCGCGTGGCATCCTTTGTATAAATTCGATACTCTGCTTTGTCGAAAATCTGCGATGAATTTATGGTATAAGGCGTTCTGAAAGCCACATCAACTCTTCGTATATCGCCAATGCGAACGGGCTCATTATCATTAATACCTGAAAGTGTTGGGGTAACATCATATTTTTCCCCAATGAATTTCCCAACTTTAAGATATGAAGACTTGGGTAATGCCACAAATTCCATCTCTACATCATCGATAGGTTCGCCATTCAAAGACAAATCACTCCAAATATCATAGAATATGGTTTCTGGTTCCGCGTCGGTTATTTTAACGGTTGCATAGTACACGCCCTTTGTCGCCTGCTGTACCGGATACTCAATGCCGTCTATTGTGCAGACCGGGAGTGAATCAAGGTTTTTGAGTTCACCGTCTATCGAACAGTAAAGATACAGGTGGTTTTCCTTACCGATGTAAAACTTTCCACGGTCATCATTGATGTATTCTTGATAATCTGTCTCAACATAAGGTTCAAAGAAGAGATTGGTGTGGTTAGTGAAAAAACCAACATATTTTTGTTCCTTGTACGGATGTGTTTCATAATCCGGAGAAAAAGCGAGACAGAGTCCGTGGTCTATGGTTTCTCCAGTAATAACTTCATTAACATAGTCAGTAATGTCAAGATTGAAATTTTCAGCACCGTAGTCAAAATGCTGGCTGGCAACGATTATTTCAGACTTCTCCCCGGCAATGTATTTTTTATACTCGGAATAAAGATAATCATCATCATATATTCCGTTTGAATAGTGGGTATCACCAGAAATATCATCCTCCCCTAACCATGGTATATTGTTTCTGCATTGAAACCAACTGCACCCGGAAGTGGATTTTTTCTCATTACTGGAGAGCCAATATGTATCCCTGAAACTAAAACCGTTTCCCTCATCAAAATCTTTAGGTATTTTGAAAAGAATAACATCAAAAGACGAAGCGCGTTCCTTTTCGTCAACATTAACTATACCGGCGCGGACCTTTCTGGCATCGTTGATATTGACAGAAGAACAGTTTGTTAGTTTTAAAACATGCTTGGTTTTCTCTAGATTGGCAATGGTCTTATCCTCATATAAATTTTTGAGATGGTCGATATCGAAGTGGAGGCACGCCCGGCTTATCAGGCTCCCCATGTTAATCTCTGCAACAGGATTAAGGCCGAAATTAATTTTTGACCCTTTAACTATCGTACAACACTTATCGAGAAATGTGTGTATTTTCATAAATTTTCTCTTTCTCTATAAATATCAAACAACAGAGAAACCATTTTCCTCAAATATATCGTGCATTTTTTGAAAAAGGCCGACAAAATCTTTCTCATTCTCTTTTTTGATTTTCATGAGGTCTCTTATATCACCGGGCTTTTGTTTGATGAATATTTGAAAAGACACATAACTCTCCTTTCCAAATTTTAAACCGGATTCTGACAGTTCGAAGTTGAAAATAAATGGTTTTTTGAAATCATCAATTTTTCCAAGGCACTCACCTATCTTTGTTCGCAGGTCTCTTTCTAGCGGTTGTATTGCTGAAGAGTAAATAATTTCATCCGTCTCATTAAAAGATGGTGTAATATAGCACTTTCCGGAAAGGTATATAGCGGAAGGATTTTGTTTGTTGACGGTTCCGAGTCTGGGAGAAAAAAAGTCACATTCTAGTGGTCGTTCAAAGTTAAGACGCTTTTGCATTTTTTTTCTTTAATATATGGATTTTCCGAATTTAGTCAAATAACAAAGGGCCCTCATATGAGAGCCCTGCTTCTATAATCTTTCTTCAAACTAGTCCCAAAGTTTTAATATCTTCCCAATCAAGGGATTTCTCACCACATCTCCATCCGTGAATTCAACACCACCGACTTCATCCAAGCATTCGAGGCGTTTCTGGGCATACATCATTCCTGAACCACCTTCACGCCTAATGTCAAGACGGTCACATTGCTGCTCACTTCCCAAAACAAAGTATCGAGTGTTTTCACCCATCCTTGTAAGAAGGAGGAGAAACTCCCCACGATTAAAATTTTCTCCCTCGTCAATAACCACAATTGCATTATCGTATGTGGTGCCGCGTGCATAGTTCATGAGCCGCACCTCTATTAAATTTTCTTTAAAAAGATTGGTTGTGAGTTCTTCATAATCATAGTTTCCTGAAAATTTAAGAATCTTCTTAACAGTTTCCTTAAGGTTCTCTATGTATGGATAAATCTTGTCAGATACAGCCCCGGGGAGTAGGCCAAGCATAGTAGCCTTAGACCCGGCCTCCGCCGTTGGTGTTATAAAGATTATCTTTTCCCTCTTGCCGTTTTTCAACTCTGTAAGGGCTTCAGCCAAAGCAATGAAGGTTTTCCCAACACCAGCACTGCCGTAACCAAAAACAATCTCTTTTCTCTCATCTCCAAGGGTTTCCAAGAACTCCTTTTGTTTTTCGCTTTTACATTTAATTTTAACCTTAAAGTCAAGCGGCTTGCGTGCAATCTCTTCGCTCTCAGTGTAGCCCGATTGCACCTTTCTTTTTTTTGACATTCATTCTTCTTTTAAGCAGTTATTGTTCCGCTAGTCGCAGTTGGCCAACATTAACTTGCTTCTACTATAAATATCAAAATGGTGGTAAACATACCAACTTTTCTTTTCCTCAGCAAGAATATTTATAAATAAAAAGAAACCGTAATGGAACAGGAATTTTTCATAAACGAAGGCTCAGTACTTCCAGTTCTAAGAATGGAACTCATCAACGACGGGAGGTATTCCTTCAATAAGTTTTACAACGCAATACAGAACGCGGATGTTACTTTTTCAATGAGGAACGCCGACACGGACATCCTTAAAATTTCGAACGCCAAGTGTGAAATACTTGAAGTAGAGGACGGTGGCTGTGAAGAGAAATATATTATACAGTATACTTGGAAAAAACGGGACACTAACGAAAGGGGAAAGTTCATTGGTATGTTCAACATAAATTTCCTCGGGGGGTTGACCGAGGATGGGGTTGATTATCCGGAGGGTCTACTTAAGGTGCCAATTGCCAGTGATTTGGCTATATATATAAAATAAAGGGAACGATATACTAGTTTACACTATCTCTTGACTCTTTTCGAGAATAAGGCATATTTATAAAAAGAACCCCGCAGCGAAGGACTACGGGGAGAACGGAGTTCTTTTGTTTGGTGATTAAACGGATTCACCCATAAGGTAATTAGCGCTATCAAAGTCCCTGACAGTACAGACGGTAGTTCATCCTTTGGAAATACACGCCTTCCTATGGATACTGCTTCACTTGACGCTAATACACCTTCGGATGCAAATATACAGAATAAAACTAACGAATCAAAATCAAACAAGAATATGAAGAAGAATACAATAAAGCTCAATGAACAACAACTCCGCAAGGTTATTGCGGGGGCAATAAAAAAGACGCTGAATGAGGGGTATCCTAATACAGAAAATGGGAATGCGGAATTCTTTGCATATGAGAGACAAATAATGTCCCTCATTGATGAGTGTGATGATTCTTTGTTGTTACTCCGAATAATAGAAAAGGCTGCAAGGAAATTATCCTCGCTCGCCATGAACGGAACGAATAGTGAGGACAATTGGTTTATCAAAGCAAAGCAATGGGCAGATAGAGTTAGACAAGAAGCAAGCACGCTTAGTGATTAAGCCACCTTCAGCGACTTAACGTCTTCATAGGAGCATACTCCAATACACTTGGATAACATATCGGCAAAGCGGACGGATTCGTTCGCTTTTCTTGTATTGTAACGGTACACGGATTCGTTGATATACTGCTGAAGGTATTCCTTGCTCACGAAGTGATAGATACCAAACACCGTGCGCTTGAAATGAGCCCAAAAACCTTCGATGGAGTTGGTGGTGATACCGTCCTTAGAATATTCCTTTTCGCCGTGGTGGATGATGCCGTGCTTGTATCCTTCACCAGACAAACCTGCATACGAACTGAGCTCGTCCGTAAAGATATGAGCATTGTCAGCAACGAACTGTTTGATGATGGGCAAAAGCGTAGCAGCCTTGGTGTCCTTTACGACAAGAGCACGGGCTTCGCCTTCTCTTGCCACCATACCGAAGATGGGAGTCTTAGTCTTGGTGGAACGTCCCTGCGTTCCTTCTGTTTTCTTGGATTCGTGCTTATTGGTTTCACGTCCACCAAGGTACATTTCGTCCATTTCCACCTCACCGTAAAGGACGGTAGTATCGTACTGTGCAAACAGAGTACGAACTTTATGGAGAATATACCATGCAGTCTTCTGCGTGACGTGGATGTCACGTCCAAGCTGATGGGAGGAAATCCCCTTCTTATGGCTACTGATAAGATACATAGCCATAAACCATTTCTGCAAGGGCAGTTTGGTATTTTCGAAGATGGTGCCTACAAGACAGGAGAATCGCTTGTGACAATCGGCACACTTGAACTGATTATCACCGTTGCTACATGTGTAAACATGCACGGAGCCGCAGTGCGGGCAGACAACCACCTTACCCCAACGCTGCTTGGTAATGAAGTCACGGCAACGTTTGTAGCTATTGAAATGGCTGACTAGGAAGATAAGGGAGTCAAAATGTTCAAGTTCAAGTCTCATAGTTCAGGTACTTTCTACACATCTATACCTGAAAACTAGCGGAATCTTACAAATAGTCCAGCGTTATTTGCGCTGGACTTCAAATATTTACACGATTATTGGTGTAAAGTAGTATATCGTTCCCAAAATAAAAGGTGGTAAAATACCACCTTTTTTTAGCTCATTTGCTCTTTTGCTGCGAGTTTTGTTTCTTCATTCGCAGGAACATAGATTTTGACATTATCCCACTTTCCTGTTCGAATATTGTTCGGAACCAAGATATCAATCTTGTGTTGCCCAGCAAACCGTTTATTCATTGTATCTTGTATCTGCCATTCGCCATCCCACTTGCCAGTACCTTCTATGCGGACAACATCACCGTATTTCAGTCCATATTCTTTCATCATAGTACGCTCCATTGCAATAATCCTATGAGATAGAACATCGTTCAGATTTAACTTGAACATAGATGCCGTGTGTTGCACATCTTTGTTGCATTGTGCCGGCACTGCATTGTAAACGGTTGCGAGAACATCGTCTGCAAGGAGTACCCATTTGTTTGTCTGAGGCTGGGTCTGCTCTATTTTAGCAATGTTTTCAATGACCTCTGCTTGTGATTGGCTGAGTTTGAAAGTAAAAACTATATTAGCAATAAGACTGGCGGTAAGCAAGCCTTTTCTTGCAACAATTTTTACTGCATTTACTATCTCATTGAAAGACATGCCCCGGCGGAACAAAGACTCCATTATAATATCTTCGTTCAGCATTGTTTTAAACTGGCTTTCAGTGAGAATAACTTTCATTTATGCGAGAGTTTTAGTAAGTTCATTGATGTATTTAATATCCTCGTCGGCAGTTACTTCTGAAAACTCCTTTTTTTCTAAACGGTCCTTGATTTCGGTAAGTGTCATACGGAGTGTGCCGTTTGCATTTTCCCACGCCTCATCAATAGCGGTAAGGCAATCGTTCTTTTTCCGGTCGAAAACAGCCTTTTTATTTTCAGCCACAACTTCACCCGCTTCTGAAATTTTCATACATTCAATCATTTCATCAAGCCTACGACGGTACTCGGCAACTGTTTTTACACTTTTACTTACAGTTGAAAGATACTCGATATTTTCGTGTAGTTTATGAGTATTCTCGTCGATTGCAATTTTCTTGTAGGCCGTAAGGGGGTTTACCAGTTGAAGAGCCTCAGTAACACAGGATGCTATAAGAGATTTTCCTTCCAAAAGATGCTTTCTGGTGGCGAATGGGGCCACTAGTTCCAAAGACTCAGTTACAAGGCCCTTCGCGTCCTTGGCACCGCTTTTTGCTACATTGTTGATGAGAAAATACTCGTTTTTCAATGCTGCATTTTCTTTGATTGTCGAAATATACTTGTTGATAAGACTTTTTCCTTTGTTAGTGAGAAGCACATCTTCTGAGATATTTTCGAAAATAGTAAAAAGGTCACCTATCGGAAGCGTGTTTGCACGCTCAACAATTTCGTTGACTGTTGCTTCGGCAATGAGGAAGTTGCGTTCCTCATTGAGTTTTGCCACAGTCTCTTTTTCCTTTATACTATATTCTTTGTTGATTTTACTAATTCTATCACTAAGATTCATTTTAAACATATTTTACTATAAATACTTTATTCATCTAAAAGTGCCTTCTCAACTTCTGTCTTTTCACCCTCCTCATCATCGTGAATATCTTCAAGAGAAACACCTTCGAGAAGTTTGTCGAGTTGCTTTGACATTGAATTGAGTTCTTCATTTATGAGAAAAGATTTCTCAACGAGTTTAACTCTTCCGAGACTTGTCCCTGCACTGGCAGAAGGAACGAGGTTCTTTATATATTCATCAAAATGTGACCTTGATATCCTTTGTCTGTTTTCTTGGAGAGGTGTTCCGGAATCTACATTAGAGGCGTTACTCATGTCAACACTTTCCTCGGAGCCGTTCACATCGTTACTTTCCTCGCCCGGAGCACCGAGTTCGTCAACATCTTCGCCACCGAAGTCCACATCACCACCTATCGGGCCGCCACCCATTCCACCTTCTCCGCCTTCCTGATTCTGGGAGAAGTCATATTTTGCATTAGGGTCACCATATATTCTGTCTGTCGGGTCAAAAATGCCGGTTTTCTTAATAATTTGTGTCGTGTTCTCCAGTTCTGCCGCAAGAGCCCTTTCAAGACGAATCTCATTGAGATTTTCCGCAATTTCAGTGTCGGAGAGTTGCATAATTTCCTTAAGGGCGCGGTGGTATGAATAAATCTGAATACCGTTCCCGGGGTCAGCCAAAACCTGTTGCATCGTCTGTACTTTCTTCCCAAGCATATCAAGTTCCTGCATTTGAACCTGAGAAGAGGGGTTATGCATTGTAAGGGTGAAATTAGTAATATCATCCTTGAAGCCAAGAAGATAGAGATGGGTGATTGCAACCTTGGTAAGTTCCATAAGAAGCGCCTGCTGCACCCTGTTTATCATCCTTGAAAACCTGACATCCATAAAGGAAAGATTCTGACCCTTGCCCTGTGTGTCTTGGAAATTGAGGAATGCCTTTGGCACACGGAGTGCTGCAAGCATCTTGCCGCGCATATATTCAATGTCGTCCATTGAAGTCTGGTTTGTTGCGGCATTAAGCGTTTCTATTTTGCTTGCGCGGTCTTCCTGACGGAACGGGATGAAATAATCAGTATCAACACTAAGGAAATTTTTCCTGAGGTCTATCTGCCCAGTCTCAGGGTCAATAATTTCAGTCCTTTTGAACTGATTTGCAACCTGCTGTACATAAGTTGGAATATCAGCCTCATCAATGTCGCCGGTGAAAATCTTGAACACGCGGCGTTCGATACTCCTTTCGAGACGGTAAATCAGCATCATGTCTTCCATCATGGAAAGCATTCTCCAAGACCTTCTAGCTTTATGGAGAAGGCTCACGCCATAAGGAAGGAAAGTAGAATCGGTTATAATTCTGAAGTGAGCCACCTGCAGATTGTGGAAAGAAAGATTACCATTTTTTGCCTGCCAGAGAAACTGTGGGCTCATTGTTTTTATTTCACCATTTTGGTTAATACTTCCAATAGCCTGATAAGGGTTGGTCATGCCATTTTCGGTTCTGATTATTTCGAAAATAGGTAATTCCATCCATCCAATAACACCCATTTCCTTATCAATATTGAGGAGCATAAAATCGTTACCACATTTGCACATTCCACGGCAAATCATTGGTAACATTATATGGAGGTTGAGACGGTTGTAAAAAAGGTCTTCCAAAATAGCCTTAATACGCTCGGACTTGGATGATATAATAAGCATTTTACCAGTGCTGCCAATCATACAGGCCTCTTCAGAATAGATATCCAACGCCGCACCAATTTCTGGTGTAATGGTGTCCATAATTTGTGCATCACGGTACATCATTTGTACATTGGTGAATTCCTCTACAGACCTTGCAGCATTGTCAAGCCCGGCCTTGTAAAACTGCATTGACATAAGTTTCTGCTGGCGGGCTTCAAGCCTCTTTGCCTCAAACTCTTCTTTGTTTGTGGTACTGAATATCACATCACTCCCTTGAGACATGGAACCGAGATTATAAACATTGGTGGTTCTTGAAACTGGTTGTGATTTGGGGACATTTCTATCTCCATTGAGTACTCTGCTTAAGTTTTGAAATATAGTAGGCATTATTTTTTTTCTTTTAATATAACGTTAAACGGTGAAAAGTAATTAGATAACCATAATTCCGAGGGGTACGCCGGAAAGAATGTCTCTATTAGCATTAGTGATTTCAGCCTGCTTCTTGAGATAGTTTTCAGGGTTCATTTCCTCGAGGCGTTTTTTGAGCGTCTCCATTGTCTCCTTATATTCTTCCTTGCCTTGTGTCAAAAGCATTTGGTAATCCATAGTGAGTTCTGCTTGGGGTATCATAACTTTACCACTGTAAGTACCCCTGGTTATACCAAGAGTTTCTTTTGCTTTGGCAACAAACAACTGACGGATTATAGTTTTGGTGGGTGCATTAAGAAGTTCAAAATCCATTTCAGCCAATGGAACTTGGTCTGGCGTTATAATAACATCAGAATTTTCTCTCATACATTCCTCCGCCTCCTCAGCAGATGATGTTTCATAATATGTATACCATACCTGACAGCCAACAAGACCAATCAAACCACCATATCCACCCATATAATTAAATGAGAGTTTGGACCCGGGAGTTGACATTAGGTGTAAAATATGTGTTCCCTCAGGGCCGGCAGTCATACTATATACCAAATCACCTTTAAGGAGCCTGTTTTTATACTGCAGGTCTGTAGCAAGATAAGCAACATCGGCAGCAGGTGCAGTAAAAAAGCCACCAATGGGGCCATATGCTCCGCCACCAAGTTGTGCATATCCCCCGCCAAACCCAATATCGAGACCGGCATAGTTAGCAAAAAGCGCTGCCTGTGATGTTGGAGGGTTGACATACATAACTCTATTTACCTGTCTTCCAGCCGGAATCAAATAATCCTGTTTACCCTTTTCAATTTGTATATAATCTTTTTTGAGTTCCCACGGGCCTGATTGCTGAAGTCCCACTTCCTTTGAAAACCAATAGGAGTATTGTTTAGCCATGTCGAGGCTTCTCACCGAAAGCGCATAGGCCATATCAGTATTACTGGCTCCCTTACCGTAGAGTGCGGCCCACTGGTTTTTTATAAGCCACGATTGGACATATGAAGCATAGTCTTCCTTGGCCATATCAAACAAGTCACAGAGTTGTTCATCGGTCATTTGAATTGAACGAATGGGTGCACCGACACTACTTTTGAATTGTCTGAATATCTTCTGTATTTCTGGAGTTAATCTAGTTGCCATAAGCACTCTTTTTTCATATAAATATCATATTTAAAGGCTTTTTATATCATTAGAGAAGCCTTTCTATTGTGGGATAAATATTTATTTAATAAAAAGCTACTATTTATTTAATTTTAATGTTTTAGGTATGATAGATTTTGCTTACATACAAGAGGAATATGCGAGGTGCGTAGTGGATACAAGTAGAATTTACATGATAACCCACTATTTGAAAACATATGATGCCACACAAGGTAAAGATGTACCTTTCAACCTCTTCCCAAGACAACAGGACCTTTGCAGAACACTTGGCAATGCAAACAATGTTGTAACTACAAAAGCCCGTCAAATGGGTATAACAACCACCTGTGGCGGATTTATTTCGTGTGAGATGGCTCTTGCAGAAAAAGATAAGCCGATAACGGTTCTCTGTATTGGGAATAACCTTGACCTTGCCCAGCAGATGCTTTTCAAAATCAGAGACTTCCTCCTTCAATTTCCTGCGTGGTGTTTTGGCGATAATGAGCTTCTTGAAAAATGTGACGACATAACGCAACCACCATCACAGAAGGTTCTTTTCAAAAAATGTAACGACAAAGAGCTCATACTTTTCAACGGCAGTAAGGTTGTGGCTCGTTCATCTGGTCCTAATGCTTCCCGAGGAGTTGGTGGTGTTACTTGGCTTATTTTTGATGAGGCAGCTTTTATTGAAAAAGGTCGTGATGTATACACATCTGCAGTTCCTACTGTTTCAACCGGCGGTCATATTGTAATGATTTCTACTCCCAATGGTAAAGATTCACTTTACTATGAAACTTGCAAAAGGGCTAAGCATAAAGGTACTACGGATTGGAACAACTTCGAACTTGTTGAAATGAAGTGGTATCAGGACCCTCGTTACAACAAGCACCTTAAATGGACGCGGAAAAATGAGAAGGGTGAGTTTGATGTTATACCAGAGTCTATTATTGATGCCGACGGTAATGTGAAATGGGACCCGGAGCATTGGAATAGAATGTTAAAAGACGGCTGGGCACCAACATCTCCTTGGTACATAAAAATGTGCCAACAATTCAACAACGACTCGATGAAAATTGCACAGGAGTTGGACGTGTCTTTCCTTGGTTCCGCAAACAATGTTGTGGCTCCGGAATTCATTGAGATGCAAGAGCGTGAGAATGTCCGTGAACCCGACCCTGATTTCAAAGACCCGCTTGTCGAAGATACATGGTTCTGGAAGCCACCAATCGAAGGACATAGATATATTCTTTCAATTGACTGTTCAAGAGGCGATGCTGATGATAGGACTGCAATGGAAATGATAGACATTGACGGTGTTGATGAGAATGGTATGCCTATTGTGGAACAGGTTATGGAATACCATGGCAAGAGAACCGGCGACGAAATTGGTGAAATGGCATACAGGTACGCAACGCTCTACGGTAATGCATTTACTGTGGTTGATTGTATTGGCGGTACGGGTGATGCCTGCATCCTTACAATGATGAATTTGGGCTATAAAAACCTCTACTATGACGACCCTCGTCTCTCGAAATACCTTGCTCAACAGGAAGCCAGCACTTTAGGTACTGACAAAGAAGGGAGACTTCCCGGTTTCCATACTTCATCTGTCCGTTTTCAGATGTTGGCAAGTTTTGCGAACCTTGTAAAGACAAACGGATTCAAAATTCGTTCACTCAGGGTTACCAATGAACTCGATACTTGGATTTATAAGGGAACTGCAGCTAGAATGGACCATATGGATGGTTTCCACGACGATACCCTTACTTGCCTTGCTATGGGACTTTTCATTATGGAATTTTCCTTTAATAGTATTGAAAGGGCTAAAAAGAATGATACTGCTAACATGAAAGCATTTATCGCGGCAAATGCATTAACATTAAGGGAAAAGCAAAAACAGGCTGAACAGGAAGAAAAACCTATCACTAAAAAATATGCAATGCCGTTTGTCACAAATGGCGGCGGGGAACAAAAAATGAGAAATGTAAACCCATATTCATGGCTATTCAAAAAATAAAAAACCACCCTACGCCGGGTGGTTTTCTTGTGTGATATCAGGGGATTTCCAAACATATTTGAACAACCCACAATCCCATATTCTGTCATATCCAAGGGCTTTTGCCATTTCTGTTTCTGTCATAGAGGGTGGAAACCCATATTTTTTACATAGTTTAGTTTTACTGAAAAACATTTTGTGAACCCTTTTAAATCTATCCACCCTATCATTATAGTATTTGTAATCCGGCGGGTTTATTGAATCGAGTGTGAATCCCATTTTAGTATATAGATTTTCATTAGGGTTAATAGTCCACCTACGGTCAGCGAATGAAACTACCATATCAGGCGACTCTTTTTTAACAAAGAAAGAAAACATTTTACTACCAAGACCTTGGTAGATATATTTGTTGTTAGTTGCAAACCTTGTCAACTCCCAACAATAATTTTTTAAATTCCCATGTTTAAAAGTCATGACCCCAACAAGTTCGTCTTTGTAAAATGCACCAAGATAAAGTGATGAGCTTGAAAATCCCTGTATGTGAAACTTTTCTAGAAATTTTTCTGCAAGAGACTTTTGTATCTCCCTCACTGTGCACTTCCTTGCCCCGATTTTTAGTTTATTAAAGTCAAGGCCTAAAGCGTGCGAGATTTTACTATAGACAATTTCTCGATGATTTACATATTCATCTTCAAAAATATGAATAAGCCCATAGCCGTGTTCATTACATTTTTTTGTTTTCTCTAAATGGTAACCGTGATTTTTTTTCCCAAACCATTCGGTATGAAACCTTAACCCATCAAATTCAATTCCAACTTTTTTTTCCTCAATAAGTAAATCAATCTCTCTCCCATCTAAAATTTGCCTGTTAGCCATGAATTTTACGCCATTTGTCTTTAAAAAGTCTTGTATTTCTCGTTCATATTTTGATATGAATCTTTTTTTCGAAACAGTGAGATTTCCGACCTTGGCAGACCTTATTGTCTCATCATACATATTATCGGAAAGTACTTTGGCATTTGGATACTTATTACGAAAATCAATAAAATTCAAATGATGCTTGTAAAAAATGTGCTGGGGGGTTATTTTTTCCATTTTTTCCCCGCAAATAGGGCAAAAGACAAAATTTCGATTATCTTCGAGGAGTTTTTCTTTTTCATTTTTTTTTACTTCATTAGAAAAGTATTGTTTATCCTCTGGATTTTTTTCGAGATATTCATTCACACTTAACCCATGTGTCTTTAAAAGGTGAATAGCAAAGGCCCCACTTTTATTTTCCAAATCAACTGTCTCCCAATCACAGTATGGACATTTTTTTGTTACAGTATTATCAGCAAGAATTATATTAAACCATTGTTCCCACCAGTAGTTCCCGGTTTTCATGTAATACTTTCGCCGCTCATAAAGCGTTGACTCTTTTCCGTATGTCTTTTTTATGTATGATGTAAGAATGCCGGATTTGTTCAAATAGTCATGAGTAGTTAAATTTCCATCTTTTGAAGATGCCACATAATGTTTTCCTGGCACCTCTTTATATTTCAAAATAGACCAATGAGGGACAATAAATGTCTCTTTTTTACTTTGTCCTCCTCTAGTTTTCATGGGAACATCGCTCTTTTTTAAAATATCTTTAACCTTCAATTTTCCCAAATGATATTTCCGGCATAAAAATTCAACACCATTTCCTGAAAGATAGTCCGCAATCAATTCTTCTGTTTTCAGCATAATTCTCTTTTTGCAAATATACAAATAAATATCGTTATATACCCTTTTAATGGTGCAAAAATAAATGGTTTATTAAAAAGCACAAAAAAACCCAGAGGTTTGTGCACTCTGGGTTTTGATAAATATCTATTTTTCAATAGATTAACGGAGTTCGCGGATATCAAAGGTCTGGAGACCAGAAGCCTTAACAGCACCGTAGAACCTGTTGTTAACCATCTTCTTCGCATATCTTGTCATAATGCCCTTGACAGGAGCAAAGTTGAATGGATTGTACATTGTAGGAGTCAACTGCATCGGCACATAAGGTGCATAGATGTAACCAGTGTCAAGAAGGCTCTTACCCTTGTGGCCAAGAATCATTGACCAGTGAGGTGCATAAGGGTCTACATAGACCTGATAACGGCCGGAGAGTGAACCAACACGCTCAATACCCATGTTGTAAGAATCCTGCTCAGCAGAAGCGTCAGATACATGGAAGTATTCAAGGTCGTTAAGAACTGCGGAAAGTTCAGCAGAAACAACGATGAAGTTTACACCACCACGGAGAGTAGCTTTCTGGATTTGTGCAGAAATCTGGTTAACTCTGGTGATAAGAGTCTGGTTCCAGTCTTTCTGAGTGTAGTTGGTTGAGAAACCAGCCTGACGACGCCATCCGTTGTAGTCCCAAGAAATCTGCCAAGGAGCAAGTTTACGAAGGTCACGGAGGATTTCACGGTCGATTTCAGCACCAATCTGCTCGGAGAGGATAGCGGTAAGCTCAGCCTCAGCATCGATGTTGTGGAATGCAGACACATCCTGTGCGAGTTCAGGAGACCAAGTTGCACGGAGTTTTCTCTCAACAACGCTAACAGTTACACTGTCGAGCTGGAAGGAAACCTCACCCATTTCGGTTTCGAGTTCAAGGCTGTCGTACTGTGCCCAAGCAATCTTGAAGGAGTCAACACTAACTGCGTCAGGGTCAACACCAATCCAACCGTCAACAGTCTGTCCCTGTTTGCGAACAGGTTTTGCAAGGTCAACCTCAATGTAGATGTGGCCTTCGGCATCGCATGCATCAGCATACTCAACCATACCCTTACCGTAACGCTGTGTTACAACGCGGAAGAGGATGCCTTCACCTGCTTTGAAGGAAGCGGTATCAGCAGAACTAGGAGCGATGTCCTCAGCAGCGATAACCTTAAGGGATGCGAGGAATTCCTCAGTATCCATTTCGTTTCCATCAGGACCGGTAAGTTTACCAGGGTTCACAGAAGAGAAACCACCAACTTTAAGGATGACGCTACGAACAGTGTCGTCAATAGAATTGGTAATGAAAGTCTCACCACTTGCAAGGTCTACGAGATTACCTTTGTAGTCAAACTTAACAGGGGTAGCGGTACCAACTTTGATGTGGATTTTACCCTTGGAGTTGTCATAAAGGAAGTCATTGTAGAAGAGGTCATAGAGAGTCTTCTGCATGTACTGGGTAACCTGAGGGGAAACCTGTTTGATTTGGTAAAGAGGGTTAGCATCTTTGAGAGCCTTAGCCTCGTCGAAGGTAAGACCTTCCTCAACAACAGCACCCTTAGCGTCATAAACTGCGAAAGCAATTTCGTTTACGACCTCGTCAGGAAGGTAGTAGCGGTTGCTCTGTGCAACAGAACCGTTACGCTCGGTACGCTCGTAGCCCATAAGGCCATAGTGCCTACCAACTTCGCCACCCTGAATCTCATCACCGACAGCGGTACCATCTTCCATAGACCAAGTCCTTTCGGATGTAACAGGTTTGAGGAAGAAGAGCTTGCCGATAGGGAGGTTCATAGCCTGAACGGACACGATGTCGTTTGCAAGAAGTTTTGCGAAGACACGACGGATGATAGGGAACACAACAGTCTCGAAAGAACCGCTGTTATCAGAAGCAGTAGCCTCGGTCATAAGGTGTTTAGCCTCATTCTCGAAGAGCATAGCCATATTTTCTTTGAGATAGCCATCAAGACCCTTGGTGAAACCAAGTTTGTCCCACTTCTCCTGTACCTGCTCCCTAATGAGTTTCTGGGTATTGTAGGCAACATTGCCAAACTTGCCAGATTCAAGGATTGAATTTTTAGCCATAATATTAGTTATGATTTCTTTAATTATTCTTTGTTTTGTTACAGAATGTTCATTCTACGCATAAGGTCGAGAGACTCGTTTACGGTATTATCTTCATTCTTGTAAATTTTGTTTTCGTTGATGTTATTTGCAGCAGATTCGTTTATGCTCATTTGTTTGTCAGCATTAACATTTCCTTTCTTGACGGATTTGAGCTCTTTGTTGATACTCTCAAAGAGTGACTGGCTCTGCTCGAGAGTCTTAGCCTCTTTGTCGAACCTGCTGAGGATATTAAGTTTTTCCTCAGTAGATGTTGCGTTTTCAACAACAAGAGTTACAAACTTACCAAGATTTGCATTGGCAACAACAGACTCATTGAGGGCCTTTCTGAATTTAACAAGAGAAGATTTAAGAACCTTGTTCTCTTCTTCAATCGTCTTAAGTTTCTTCAAGATAGCCTCATTTACGCTTCCGTCGGCGGAATCAACTTTCTTGACTTCGGCGGGGCCTTCAGGTCTGTGCTGGCCATACTTGGATTTGTTAGCCATTCTGACAGTTTTCTGGGAGTTGGTATCAGCACCTTCCTCAATAGGAGCATTAAAATCTCCACACTCGTCAGTGCCAAGAGAAATCTCGAAGATGTTCTCCTCCTCATTTACATAAGGGTCACCCTCTGTTTTGGAAGGACCAGCCCAAGGCTTGTTCTTTCCTTCGGGGGCACCGGCATCCCATTTTCTTGTCTCGTTAGGGGTTGGTGCATCGTAAGGTTCACCGCCTTCCACCGGATTCTTGCTCTGGTAATTGTCGGTGTAACCAAGTCCATCTTCATTGAGTGTAATCTCAAAAAGAGGCTCCTCTGCATTTTCCTCTTCCGGAGCAGCATCTTCTGCACCCTCAGAAGCGTTCGTATCAATAAGATACTCGGCACCGGTCTCCTTGTCTTTCAGTTCGATTTTGCCGTCCTGCTGTGTGACAACAACATCATCACTGTCTGAAAGGGCCTTCCAAACCTTTGCAACTTTTGCAATGTCCTCTTCGCCAGTCAAGTCATATTCGCCATCCCCAACCTCATAATCTTTAAAGTCGGACCATTCATCACTGCTTTCGGGCTCATCAACCTCGGGCTCATCAGTAGCCGGGGTCTCTTCACCGTCGCCTTCCTGTGCATCATCAACTGCAACATCCGGAGTTGTTTCCTCAGTTCCAGCCTCAGGTGCTTTGTCCTCTTTAGAATCAGTTGCAGGAGCCTTTTCATCCTCGTCATCATCTTCAATGGACTCCTTAAGATAATTCCTAAGTTCTTTTCCAAGAAGTGAAGACACAGTATCTCTTGTCTGTTCTTTGATTGCTTCTGTGAGCATATCAGGGTCCAAAATGCTATTTTTATTTTCTTTATTCATAATTGAATAATGCTATTTTTTGCCATTTATTTATCAATAAATATAGTTTAACTTGCAAAAAACATTTTTTCACACGAAAAAGTGAAAATTGTTATATTGAAAGCCAATCTTTGAATTTATTTAATTTTTCCGTTAAAATATTTTCTTTATCTTCCTTTGATTCCACATATTGCTGAAGTTCTTCTGGATTTTCGGAAATCCATGCTCCCGGGGTCGACGGGTCGGTTACCACATCCCAGCAGATAAGTTCAAAATCGTCACCGACAATATATTTTCCGTATTTCTGTTCAACGGAACCCACGCCTCTGGAAGAAACGCCGAGTTTGAGGCCGTTAAGAAGCCAGTTTGCCACGAGGTCAGCTTTGCAAGTGATAATGCCATATTTTCTGAACCCCGGGGAAAGCGGGAGCTCTATTTTACCGACAAGAGTGTTTCCTTCCCAGTGGAGTTCAATGATGTTTATAGCGATGCGGTCGGTATCAATTGAACTCGAATCCGGGTGGTTGGCTTCTCCGTAGCCCCTTCTGTCAGCGACTTTTTGAAGATACTTCTCAACTTCTCTTTTGAGTACATCCTCTGGGTAGATTCTTCCGTTGGCGTTTTCAATGCCGAATTTCTGAAACACCGCATTTACCACAAACGGATTGGGAAGATTAAGTTCCCCCGGGGCCCCTATAGCCTCACGCAGGGGCTTGTTATGTTCATCCTGCAACGAAATGAATCCGTCACTTTCAACCAAAAGTCCCGTCCCTATATTGTTTTTCTTTATCTCAACAAGTCTCATAACATTTAACTCTACAGACTATAAATATTAGAACATATCCAAATCACTCTCTGAGAGGTACTCATCAGCAATCATATTCTTATCCATATTTTTCTGGGCAAGCGTGTCACAGAAATCATCGTAGTCGATATCGTGCTTTGCTTCTTCTGCTATGGAAGACATAATTTCATCGCCCTCCTCCGTTTCAGCCAGAATTTCACTCATAATATGGAAAAAGTCCGTTGCCGGCAGGGAGGTGAGTTTCATGAATATCGACGGAAGGAATGTGCTTTCAACACCGCCTATCGCCGATACGAGAGACTTCCACATCACAGGCCCGAGACGCATATCCCAAGGTTCCGCAGCGAGGAAGTCAGCTTTTTTCATAACGAATTCAGCCTCAGATTTTTCTTCCGGGAGTCCGTGGGATGCGAAAAGTTCCATAAAGCCACGGATGGATTCACAAAGGAGAATCGGAAAGTTTTTACCATATGCCTCAATGGCCGTCCTTTTTATGTCGTTTCCGAGGTTTACCCGTACCAGACCGCCCTGCTGTTTATTGTCTTCGGTTATCTCCGTAGGTTTCTCGAATAAGAGAAGATTATTGAGAAGGTTATACTGTTTATAGAGTTTAGGAAGTTCGGGGTCTATTTCATACACATCTCCCACGAACTCCTTGGGCAGGTTTGAATATGTAAGGGCGGCGCCCATTATGAGTGCATTGATAGTCCTGCGTTTGAAAACCTCGTCACGGAGTTCCTTGATTTGGGCGGTGTTTTTAAATTTCATCCCCGGGGTGTCCTCCGACTTCACATGCACGACGCGGTCAAGACCTTCAAGATTTGGTTGGATATGGCACTTGAAAGTTACAAGCCCGGCAGGAATGGCAAAAAGTTTATTGACTATATTAAAGCATAGTTTCTCGAGAATGTGCTCATTCCCAGATTCAATTTCCTCTATTCTGGTTGATACCTCGGATAAGAGTTTCTCCTGCCCGGCAACATCAAGGCTTTCATCAAACTGTTTCCGGAGTTCACCCCACCTCTTTATTGCCGCGGAATGTTCATAGGAAATTTCTCCGGCAAGGGGAAAACAAGGATTGTCCCCGAGTGATGTCTTGTGAGAATCCACATCACTCAGGAGATGCTCCGGAATATCGTTGAGTTTTAAAATTTTATCTGCGATTTCCTCTGTTATAAAAATCCTTCTTTTCATAAGTTTTGGAATTCTTCAAAAGGTATTCTTTTTTCATCTCCAGCAAACGGCCCTTGCTGATTTTTTTCGACTCGTCAATACCGGATGTATTGCTCACCTTATCGGAGAAGGTTTTCATCTGGTTGTAGTCGTTGAAATTTTCGATGGGGGCAACGAAACTGGTCTCGAGGCCGGTCTGTTTTGCAGCATTTATATTGTTGTTGGTGTTGGTAGTAGTGTCGTTGGGGTCAAGTTTTGCCTCCACGCCGTCACCACCATTACTGTTTGTCGTAGAACCAAGTGCGACATTTATCTGCGCTCCGGTAGTTCTTGATTTATTCTGTGCAGCAGCAAACCCCTGGGGTGATACCTTGTCGGTGATGGTTATCTCTCCGTCCTCCATAAGCATCATCTCATTGAGTTGCTTTTTAGTCACTCTGATAATACGCTTCTTCATCTCTTAGACTATATTTGAAATCATATTGTAGATGACATTGATTTGTGCATCACTGAACTGGTGTGACGAGTCTTCTGGATTGAGGCATTTCGAAAAAAGACTGCGGTATGTGTCATAATCATCTTCATCACTGACATTGTAGAGTTTGTAGATGATGTTGCGGCGTTTTACATTGCTCACCTCGTCATTCTCTCCATAGTTTCTCAGCGTGTCAAGCACAATGCTTCTTTTACGCTGTGCCGCCTCACTGTCGCTGTCATTGGGACGACCGTCATCGTCTTTATCCCGTTTTTCCGGCTTCTCTTTATCATCTGCTTCATCGAAACCTCCGGGGATTCCGCTTTCATCAAAACCATATAAGGATTCCCGGAGTGCCATCACAGCCTCCTTTACCATATTGTGTAAATCCTGTTCTGTAAGTACCATATTCTACAATGTTTCTTTTTATTAAATGAATCCGTCCTCTTCGAACATATCAAGCACCGCATTCATACCGTCGTTGAAAATCTTGTCATTTTCTTGTCTCCTTTTAACGGGGGTATAATTGTATCTGCGTTTATAGGAAGCGAAATTTACTTTTTCGGTCGCCCCCATAAGTTTGGCAAGACTGCCGGCTATTTTTGCAGCGGAGGGGTCGTCACACCGCCCAAGAAGTCCAATCAAGGACTTGAAGAGTCTGCGGCACTCCTTTTTATCCTCCTCGGCATACGCGTCTCTGGTTTTAATCCTTTCGGTTAAAACCTGTGAGAGACTTTCCGTAATTATTCTGTCCAAACTCTTTTCCATTACTTCTGCGTTGAACGGTAAATGTACTTCTGGGCCATTGCAATGATATCATCCAAAATACTCACGAGACCACTTTCTTTTTCGGCATTGAGGCTCTTTCTTGTTGCGAGTGTATCGTCAATCAGTTCCTCAAGCATGGGTTTCAAGGCTTCTGCTCTCGGAAGAAGCGGTTTCAAATCGCCAACCTTTACCTTTTCCTGCCTGTAACCCATAGCACTTTCAGTGAATTCATCTTCGAGTTTCTCAATATCTCCAAGTATTTCATCACAGAGAAGGTGTTCGGCGTTGCTGTCAGTGGACCAATGTATTTCTTTCGTTCTAATCAGGTATCCGTGAAGAGAACATATAAAATCCAAAAAATCCTTCATATAACTGTCTTTTAACATATAAATATCAGGCAGGTTTAAAAGTTGGAGACTATTTATGGTTGTCAGATACGGCTTTAAATATGAACAGAAAAATAATTTTAACTGAAGAACAGGAAAAACAGCTTATTGGGATGTTGGTGAAAGAATCAACATCATACCCTGTAGAGCCGGACAAAGTGATAGCTGTAAAAAACTATCTTGACAAAACTTTTACCCGGGCAAACTACACTGATATGAAAGGTGGACAGCCACATGTGCAGCCAATAGCATTATTCAAGAATCCGGAGACCGGTGAAGCGATGGAAAAAATGCCGCTGCTTCCGAGACAGGTCTTTGATAATGTCGAAGCATATTTCAAAAACATCTACGAGGATAAAGTCAGAAGGACAAAATTTCTCCAGCAAGTCATTAAAGATTGGTTCTATAAAAGAATAAATACCTACGGACAACTGTCTGTCAACACTTACTAATGCCCGAAGAATTCAAAAATATATTTCTTGGATTTGCCAAAGAGGCAATGGATGATGCTGAAGAACTAATTTCCCGGGCCGGTTTGAAAATAGTTCTGGACCTGTCCTACAACTTCCGGGGTAAGAAATGGCTTGCGGTGTACAACAGGCGCAGTGGGCAGATTTCTAACGGAAAAATCGTCATCGGAGTTAATCTGCCGTTGATTTATTCCGAAATGAGGTCCCGGGGGATTGAAAATGACCGGTTCAACATAGAGGCGCAGGCAAAAATAAGTATTATGCACGAGGTTGGGCATGGATTGATTGACTGGATGAGAAATGTGCTTCGGAAAGGAAACAGCGAGACTGTTAATAAAATAATTCACTCAAACTATGATAAGGAGGAATCTTTGTGTGAGGAATTCGGTGAATATTTTTTTCCGGAGGCAACGCATATCTTCCATTCTGATTTATATGATGCATTTGAAGAAATAGCAAAAGAACACACTATGGTTAACGAAATCACTAACAAAGAGATTACCGCTTTGGCAAACAAGGCTGACAAGAATCCGACTGACTCCGAGAAAGAGGCCGGTAACTACCGTATGGGCCATGTCCGGATAAAAGGCTTTGATATCACGATAGAGAACCCGAAAGGGAGTAAGAGATATTATAAAAATCCGGATGGTACCAAGGGATTCAATGTTATGAAACACCATTACGGGTACTTCAAACGGAGCGAAGGGTATGATGGGGATGCTGTCGATGTTTTTATCGGCACCTATTTGGACTTCGATAAGATATATGTTGTTGACCAGAACAAAACCGATGGTAGTTTTGATGAGAGCAAGGTGATGCTTGGATTTCGTAACGAAAAAGAAGCGAAAGATGCATACTTCGCTAACTTTTCAAAAGATTGGAAAGGCTTCAGGAAAATTACAGAAGTCAGTGTGGATAAATTCAAGGAATGGCTTTATGATGGCAAAAAACAGAAAAAACCGTTTTCTGAATATAAATGGGTTACTAAACTGAATGAGAATGATGTTCGAGAGATGATTAAGAATGCGATAAATGAAATAATGATACAAAGAAGAAATTATATGAAGAAGAATGTAGTAAAGATAAACGAGAGCACTCTCAGACAGATTATTACCGAAAGTGTGAAAAAGGTGTTGAAAGAGGAATTTTCAATGGATATGCAAAGCCGGGTAACCCCAAGAAACCAGCAAATCAACGAAATTTCCTCTGATATGATTGGTCGTGCCAGTAATAAGTTCTGGCAAAAATATGGATGGGGTGGAAGTGAAAGAAACAGTCTTGAAAAGGACCAGTACGGGAACCCGCTTCATCCGAAAGACAAAAAACCGATTGCCCAGCATTTGAAAAACTTCACCGATGCTTTTAACAAAGCAGAACGCGACGAGGCAATACAAAATCCCCTGCTTAGGAAAGCCCAAGAAATGTACGAACGAACCAATCTGGAGCATGAGATTGCTGACTGGGTCGACCCACCTTACGGTTGCAGTGTAAACCTCTGGGGTGAAGTTAAAGATGAAAACGGAGGTACTTGGAAATTTGAGGGTTATGGGAATGGTACAAATATTGGTGGCGGAGACATTGATATTGAGCCCGAAGAAATTGAATTCACTTCGCCGGATGGACAAACTGGAAGTATTCCAAGACCTTAGATTGTATTGTTTACTCGAGACAATAAATTAAACCCACAGAGGAGTTAACTTCTGTGGGTTTCATTTTATACTTCTTGAACTGTCCAACCGGAAGGAATACCACTCACACCTGAGGGCCAAGACACGCCTGATTTTTTTATAAAAGTTCCTGATGCGGCAACATTCCGAACCCAATTTGTTAATGCCCCTGTTGCTGATATATTCGTTGCAAGGCACTTGATGTGATTTAGGGATGTGCAACCACTGAATATGCTGTAATAGCATTGAGATGCAAGGGTGGTCGCCGGAAGTTCCGGCGCAGAGATAAGAGAAGTGCAACCTTGGAACATATTTTGATAGCAATAATTCGCAAGTGTGGTTGCTGGAAGTTCCGGTGCGGAGGTCAGGGAGACGCAACCTACGAACATATTGTAATAGCATTGAGTTGTAAGCGTGGTTGCGGGAAGTTCCGGCGCGGAGGTCAGCGAGGTGCAATTTTTGAACATATACTGATAGCAATTATCTGCAAGGGTGGTTGCGGGGAGTTCAGGTGCGGAGGTCAGAGAGGTGCAACCTTGGAACATATTGGAATAGCAACGAGTCGCAAGTGTGGTTGCGGGAAGTTCCGGCACAGAGGTCAGGGAGGTGCAACCATTGAACATATGCAGACAGCAAGAATTCGCAAGGGTGGTTGCTGAAAGTTCTGGCGCGGAGGTCAGGGAGGTGCAATTACGGAACATATACTGATAGCAAGAATCCGCAAGGGTGGTTGCGGGAAGTTCAGGTGCGGAGGCAAGGGAGGTGCAACCAAAGAACATATTCTGATAGCAACCATTCGCAAGCGTGGTTGCTGGAAGTTCCGGTGCTGATGCCAGGGATGTGCAACCACTGAACATATAGTTATAACAATTACTTGAAAGCGTGGTTGCTGGAAGTTCCGGTGCGGAGGTCAGGGAAGTGCAACCATCGAACATACCGTAATAACAATGATTCGCAAGTGTGGTCGCTGGGAGTTCCGGTGCAGAGGCCAGGGAGGCGCAACCAGCGAACATATTCTCATAGCAATTACTCACAAGCGTCGTTGCAGGGAGTGCCGGTGCGGAGGTCAGGGAGATACAATCTTGGAACATACTGGAATAGCAATCCGGTGCAAGCGTGGTTGCTGGAAGTGCCGCCGGCGCTGATATCAGGGAGGTGCAACCATTGAACATATACTGATAGCAAGAGCCCGCAAGCGTGGTTGCGGGTAATATCAATTTAGAAGCATCAACTACTTTGCTTTCCCTAAATAGACCATAACATTGTTTATTATATTCCGGCGTAAATTCCGAATTGGTCTTGAAGCCATCCCCGTTGAAGATGGACATTAGATTGCCATATATATTGCACTCAAAACCTATAGAAAAGTATGTGCCCAACTCACTGTCATCATCATTGTAGAAACGGGTGTTGTTTCCATACAATTCCAAAATATCACCTGCATTGACACTAACGGTGTCAGCAGAAGTAATGGTTATTCTTTCGCCACCGTTCTTTGAATACCAGAGGTCAACTTCGAGAAATCCTTCATAATAGTCCGAAACAAGCCCAAAAACACCACTTTCCAATGCTTTAATTGTAAGTGGCATCTTACTATAGTCATTGTACTTTACAGTACCCTCCCCCACAAGGCTTACATTGGGTGTTTCGTATGCATCGCTGTTTGCAAAAGAAACATATTCGTTTTGAGTACCGAATTTGGTCAAGTATTTCATATATAATCACAGTTTATATATAAATAGTCGAGACCACCCCTTTTGCCCACAGTAAACAAATAGAAAGCCACAGGAAAATTCCCGCAATTAGATTTCAATTTGAATAACTGATAATAATTAAAAAAAAAACACACCTGTTCCCAGATGCGTTTCCTTTTCTTTTTGAAATGGTACTAGTATGTCCCGCAATCAATGACCGCAAAGTCACTTTCTTCGAGCCCATACCGTCTCGTGCCAAAATAGATAACTCCCCTTTCGGATGTGGAACTATCCCTGACCAAATTGAGATAGCCCTTCAGGGTATCGGGGTCGTCTTCTTTCAGTGATTCGAAATCATCCGCTAATAACTGTTTGATTCCTTTGAATAAAACTTTGTTAGATGTTGAACCGGAATCTGAACCGGCACCGAGTCTGATATTTGTATTGTTCGACTTGAGTACTTTTGAAACAAGGTTTTCGAGTTCGTCCATAGTAATCCCGGTCGACTCAACATCATTCCCTTCAATATCCAATTCGTCTGGGGAGACAAGGGGAGTTGCCGTCGCCTGTTCGGCGGCGGCGTCTTTTTTCTTGAAAGCATCAAAAATTCCCATAACTCTCCCTAAAAATCAAATGTTATTAGTTTTCTACATCATTACCGTCGATGTAAAGAAGTGAACCGCTGTAAACAGCCTTGAGAGCATCTTCAATACTTACACCGGCAGTAACTGCTGTGCCTGGTTCCACTGTATTGTCAGGGGTGATGGCAGCGACTGTGTCAATCTCAGTTGCATCAATGGTAAGTTCATACTCATTAGTCTGGGTATTCTTAATGAATTGTTCACCATTAAGTTTGAAAACAAGTGTGAAATCTTCGAAAATTTCACCGAGAGGAATTGCAGTACCAACCTGGTCACCAGCTGTTGAGGGGTCTGTGTCGAGTTCCCAAAGGAAGCAGAGGTATGGATTCTTTGTGTAATCCCCAACAGTACCAGGAAGATGATATTCAGCAATTATTGCATCAGTCATTTCTTCCACATAAGCAACTTTCTTAAGGAACTGGTCCTTAACAATATCAATAGTGGTACCAAGTGCAGTTACACCATCTTTGCCCACGAGTTTGTACTGTGAGGCAAACTCAGCAGCGGGTTGGTCAATTTTAACAAGCTGGAGGGTAGCAGAAAGGCCGCTTGCATCAGTAGCAAGAACACTATCACCATCTTTTACCTTTACAGCAACAGTTGTACCGGTTGCATTGTTGGTAACGGTGATACCATTAGCCTCATAAACTTTATTTGCTTTGACAGCGTCATCAAGTTTGGATGTCGCATCAAGGACAGTTGTGGCTCCAGATGTATATACGCCACTACCATAAGGAACATATTCACCAGTCGTGGGGTTGAGGCCTACGGAAGTGAGAATCTGTTTAAGAGCATCAAGTTCAGCCTCATCAACATGACCGTAGTGACGGGTTCCGAAATAGAGGTCACCCTTAGTTCCATCAGTTGCACCATTTGGTCTTACAAGCCAGAGATACTGTTTTTTCTCAGCCTCGGTTTTTCCGTTGAACACATCAGCAGTCACCTGCATAAAACCTTTAAAAAGTACTTTTGCCATAATTTTTCTTTATTTCTTTTGTTTATTATTTCCTATAAATATCAGTTGAGTTTTAAACCTCAATGTCATTTCCGCCAATATAACTATTTGTGTCTTTTCTTGCCCAGTTGGAATCGGATGTGCCACCTATTAACCAATAATCATGCGGTTCAAAGTCACCATCAGCGTTGAGTACAGTCACGGTCATCCCTATACGGCGTTCTTTCCTCGGAATTACTTCATAAAGTTCATCCAAGGTGTCTACAGCATTTATTTTAGGGTCAAGGTTACCTTTCCCACTGTAATTTATCTGATTAAGCGTACTAATAGTTGACATCTATTATCGTATTGTGAATGTTATTAAAAATCTTCTGGTTATACCAGTATATGCGGGGTCGTATGCAAGCGACAGGACTTCCGGATTCTGGTATCTTAACATACGATATGTCTCACCGTCATAAATATATTGCCCAATTTCCTCGAACATGTGTTCGGGGGTCTCAATGTCATTACCAAACTCGTCTTTAATCGACCATTTTTCAATATCAGTGTCGACGGCAAATATAATGTCGACAGCATTATTAATGATAGCCTCGTCCGCTTCTGAATCTGGCAGGTTGTTTAAACCATCCACCGGTACAAGTTCTTCATATGTCTTGAACTCCACATCACGGTCGATATCATTTGTAACATTATTAGTATTCCCAATGGAAATCTGCATTGTCATTGTCGAACCGGTATAGAAATCACCCTCCACCATTTTTTCGAGATATTCATCAGACATAATATCCACATCACTGGCAAGATGCGAGATAAGGCCAAATCTAAATGCCTTGTCAATATCAACATCCGGTTTTCTTCTTTTAAGGACATAATAATACCAAGCATCTCTCTCTGGTGAAACTTCAACTTTGGTAATGTCGTATTTGGTAATTCCATCCGGAAGCACAATTGTTGCCTCAGCCTCAGTTCCCCACTTAGGCATTTTAGTTGTGATAGTAGCGTGCTGGATATTACCGTTTTTGTCCGTATAATCGTAGTTTATAGTGAATGTGAGCGTGGATTCAACCTTTTCCGGTGATTCGAACACAATGCTTGTGCCACTGACATGATAAGCAATAATGTCAGTACCTTCGGACGGGTCGTATGGATATCCGTCATCTTTAGGTGCATTCGGAAAGGTGTTGTACTGCTTCATCTGGTTAATGGATATATCACAGAAGTCGGTCCACAAACCGAAATGATAATACCTGTCATCTTGGTTGCAAAAATCCTCAGACTGTCCCTCAATGATGGGTACCTCAAGCATTCCCGGTAAATAATTAATCATAAAACATTGCAATTTATCAACTTTGGCATACTCCCACGGATGAATCCGTGAGATTCTTGGCTTCAAACGCACCCGCCGCTGACCACGCGGTCATTGGGCTTACCGTCGCTCGCCAATTCGTCGATGTCCCGACGAAGTTTCTCCACAGGGTTTATTCCAACAGATAAAGCCGTGAGATTTTCTCCTGCGATTATTACAACTATAAATAGTTGGGCAAAAGAAAAAGCGGGTATTTCTACTCGCTTTCAATTGGTTTTTCCCACTTATAAACAAGGCACCCACAATCGTATATTCGATACCATCCTTTTGATTCGCAGAAGGACTTCTCTGTCATCTCCGGCGGGCATCCGTATTTCCTAACCAGAACATCTTTTCTGAATCCGAAACGGTTATATCTTTTTCCGTTGATGACATAAAAATAATCGGAATTATCCCTTTTTATGTTGTAAGAATCCTGGACTTTTAGGGTATATAGTCATAGATTTAGGTTAGAAGGACTTAGACTATGACTATTTTTGATTTCAACAAGCGTTTCCCCACCAAGAAGTCTGCCATTGACTTCATTATCCGTGTTAAGTATAACGGCACTTATGTATGCCCGTTCTGTGGGTGTGTTCATAACATCTATAGAGACAACTCCCATGACGGAAAGGATTTGTACTGCAATAACTGCAAATCCCATTTCTCTGTGCTGACAGGAACTATCTTTGAAAATACCCACCTTGACATTCGCATGTGGCTGTATGCAATCAATCTCGTTATGGTTGCAAAGAAGGGTATTTCCGCTTGTCAGTTGCAAAGGGAACTTGGTATGGTTTCCTATAAGGGTGCTTGGAGAATGCTTCACCTTATCCGTGAGTGCATGGGTAAGGAAGAGTATAAGAATACTTTTGAAGCCATTGTGGAAGTTGATGAAACTTATGTTGGTGGTAAACCTCGTAAGGAAAATATTCACAATGAGAGGGAAACCAATGAGAAATTTAACAAGCGTGGGCGTGGTTCGTCTTCCAAAACACCTGTTATCGGTGTTAAGGAAAGAAGTAGTGGCAGGGTGCATTGTGTGGTTGCCACCAAGAATTCAGATGGGACTAAACTGTCAGGTAAACAATTGTTAAAGGTACTGAATGATGCCTGTAAGGAAGGTACTACGGTTATGACAGACCAGTACAGTGGCTACAATGTCATTAACGAAGGACGTGCTGAGAACACGAAGAATTTCATTCGTATCATGGTGAACCACGATGTTGAATTTTCCAAGGGTGACGGAAAGCATACCAATGGTATTGAATCCTTTTGGGCAATCGTGAAAAGGGGTGTATATGGTATCTATCATCATGTATCAGTCAAGCACATGCAGACATATATGGATGAATTCTGTTTCCGTATGAATCACAGAAAAGTGGAAGAAGGTTTCGAAAGTCTCGTAAAACTTTCAATTGCTGCGTAGTTTACTGGTTTTCAAACTATTTATAATTAAATAAGACTTTATAAATAGATTGAATATATGGAGAAGAATGTAATCAAATTGAATGAAACGCAACTCCGAAACATGATTACAGAGAGCGTGAAAAAAGTTTTGAAAGAATATCACCCTAAACGAGATAAGAAGGACCCCATGCAACAATGGTTTAAAGATATGGACGATGCCAGCAAGTATAGGGAAACAATGGACTACATATACAAAGGTGGAAAAAACCCTAACAATAAAAACTTGAAGGAATCTGAAGAGGTTTTTGATTATTCATCGGCTATGGGAAAAATTAAGGACTCAATCAACTCATTGGCTGATGCCGTAGGTATTCTTTACCAATCAGGGAACAAATATTGTGAGCCTTTTCAGAAGATGAAGGTTGGACTAATAGAACTTGCTAATCAATTTAAAGATGAATATGATAAACCTTATGAAAATCCGATTCATCCAGACTCTTACCTTAATGGTGATTTTGCCTTTTAACTTTGTAATTCTCAAATATTTTTAGTATATTTGATAAAACTTAAGTACGAATATGGCAAAGAAAGAAGTGATAAAACTCTCCGAATCTCAATTAAGGGAAATGATTCGGGAATCTGTGGAGCAGGCGTTGGAAGCAAGGGGAAAACATCTGATTATGGAAATGCCATATCCAAGGGGTGTTTATAAGGAAAAAATCAACAATGAATTACCTCAAATTCTTATAAATTGGTGCTTGGTTCACTATTGTACAATTACAGGCGAACCATTATCAAAAGAGCATTGGAAAGGAGAATTGAGGGGACATCTTTCAACTGCTGCAAGGCATTCCATCAAAGGAAATGATGCACCTGAGAAGAGGCAAAAAGTTTTTAATGAGGTTTGGGAAGAAAATGACTTCTCAATACCAAATGCAATCAACCTTACCGTTCACAATAAGTTCTACGAAGAAGGTATTGATACGAAGTCAGACGAATATGCTACAACGCTGATTGATTGCATAAGCAAAGTGCAGGGTATATTCAATGCAATTCTATCAAGAAACACAGATACAATAACACAATATGTTGATACAATTTAAGCCGTAGATTTTTCACCTACGGCTTTCTTTATGACTTATTCACAACAGATAAAGGGATAATTCCGAAAAAAAATGGTGGCTAAGAGTCTTAGCCACCAAACTGCACATGTAAGTGATTAAATACTAATATGCTAATACACAATAGTCAGGACGAAGTGTCATAGTAATATCAGCGAGAGCATCATCAGTATAACTTAAATTGCCATAGTTGACATCACTTAGAAATGTGTTCTTCAAAATCCATTTCTCGCACACTACGCCGGTAGGGTCAAGCATTTCGAGTTCAACATCTCTTTTGTATCCCGCGGCATATCCCTGACGACCAGTGATTGATTCGGAATGAAGACGAACCCACTCCATAACAGCTTGTGCTGAGCTTGGACCGATTGGGTCACGAAGTGTTACCTGAATGGTCTGCCAAGTATAACGACCAACTACATAAGTAGAGGTGTTAAGGAACTGGATTTCAGTAACATTTTGCTGTATTTGAGGCCTTGAAGCACTCACCACGGTCCATTCATTAATGCCGAGGTCGGAAGGAAAACGGAGTATAAACCTATTTTTTCTTTTAGGCTCATACTGCAACGGCATTTTGGTTAACATATCACTCATAATATATCGTGTTTACTTTTTCTTATTTTTAATTATAAATATGCCTTTTTTTCTTTTTATTTGAAAGAAGGTGCTGTAAATGGTTTGGTTCTGTTATTTATTTTTGCCTGTTTTGAAATTTTGCTTTCAATTCTCTCAGAAGAAGGTTTTTCATCATCATTAAGATTTTCAAAAAGTTTCATAAACTGTTTTTTACTCATCTTAATTTTCCTAACTTCATTCATTGGTGGCATTTCCTCATTATCAGGAGTATCACCAACCGGTTCATTTGACTCAGGCTCAGATGGAGAATCTATGTCGACTTCCTCGCCTTGTGGTGTCTCCTTGATTTTTTTGATGATGTCTTTTCTCCCCTCATCATCGAGGCTTTTAACACACTGTTTAATCACCATCCCAAGAACATATTTGTCAAGGTCAGAATTTCCTTGGTTCTGCTCATCGAAGTCGCGAAGAACCTGTGTAAGTTTACCGGTTAATTGCTGAATATACTTTTCCGGGTCAGTATCTTCATCTGCCTCAACACCAGCATCAAAATCAGCACCATAAGGATTCTCTTCGCCACTTTCGGGGCCGCCCTGCAATGCGGGGTCGTCAGGCATCATACCAGCATCAGCCACACCATTTGCATCAGCATTCATCTCCGGCATTTCAGGAAGAGCGGCCGGCGCTGCTGGTTCCTGCTGTGGGACCCTCAGAAAATTTTTTTCATCAACAGCTTCCTTAATCACATTACTGCGTTTGAGTTCGTTGAATACAGCGTCAACAAGTATGTTAACAACCTTTTCATCGTACGGGGCACTGGAGCCAATCTGTTTTCCAAACGGTTCTGAACTCTTGGCTGAGTCATCATTCCAATCGCGTGCACCGTTTGGGGCGACCTCGTTGTTATCAGGAAGATTCATAGGCTTCTTCCTATATCCGGGGTGTTTACCGAAATCGTTGAGTTTTGTAACTTCTTCCTTCAACATGACAAAGGTTGTATTACTTTTTATTTTGATTTTCTTTTAAAACAGTGATTACGGCTTTTACAGCATTTTTCACAATTTCATCATAGGGGCTACTGGAGCCAATCTGCTTTCCAAATGGTTCTGAACTTTTAGTGGAATCGTCGTTCCAGTCCTTTGCACCGTTGGGGGCGTCTTCCACATTTTCTGGATGAACCATAGGTTTCTTTCTGTATCCCGGGTGTTTACCGAAATCGTGAAGAACTGTTGTCTCTTCGCTAAGGCCAGCCCTTGCTGGAACAGAGCTACTCACATCACTACGGCCGACAGTTCTCAGTGCTTCCGGGTTCCTCTTGAATTTTCCATATTTAACAAGGTCTTCTGCATCCTCCCTGCGATTAAGTACTTCCATAGGAATAATCACAAGGGATTGCAAGGCACCAAACTGTTCAATAATGTTATACCATTGAGAAATGGCGGTACGCATGTTAGTACTATCAGTAGCACTATATGAATCGTTAGCCTTAATTGAGTTAATATATTCAATTACTGACTTCATCGTCTCCTCTTCTGTATCAAGCACCTCTGTCCACTCGCTGTCCCATTTCATACAATCATCAACAAAAGACCTGAGGTCTTCAGTTGAGAGGTCTGAACCGTCACTATTTGTATAACCAACGGCCTTTAAACTAGGACCAATAACTACTTGACCATTCATTAGGTCCTCACAATATGCTTTGCTTTCCTGATTCAAGGGGAGTTCTCCATCCGGAAGAATGAAGCAGTTTTGAGAGACTTTAGCATCACGATAACCGAATTTGTTCAAAGAATCTGTGTACACTTGTTTCTTATCATCTTCATCGGAAATAGATTCTTGCCCAAATTTGAAATTTGAGGAAAGGAAGTTCTCAATCATTCTAGGGCTAATGCCAAGGTCTTGTGCGGCCGCATTTTTGGCTCTTTGAAGAACATACACGCCATGCTCAAAACTCTTGGATATTTTATCACCCAACGCCACCATTTTTTTGGGGTCGGCCCCAGCATCAATAAGGTCCTTAAGGCCGTTCAATAAAAAATAATTGGAAAATTTTCGTCTTACATCTGTAGTGTTTTCCCAGGCCCCATGTCTCTTTTCGAAATCCGTATCATCATCGTTAGGGTCATCATTCATGTTCAACCCATATTTGTTTTCGCCGTAATTTGGACTATTTTTATCAAGTTCTTTTCTAAACGGATTTACAAATTTTGGAGCGTTGGGGCTTTCGTCATAAAGTTCTGCTTCTCCCGTTTCTTTATTTTTATGAAGGTTTGGTTTTCTATTACCCTCACCGGCCATATAATTGGATAATGAGTTATCTATAGCCTTTTTATTTTTTGAAGAACTGTAATCTGGACCCTTGAATCTAAAATCAGAATCGTGTTTGAAGTATCTGTCACCCTCTTCGCCCTTGTTGGTGCCAGCGTCAAAACCATCTTCTTTTAGAAGGCTTTTAGCAACGGACTCAGCAATCACATCAAGATTTTTTCTATGGAGCACTTTCTCCACTGCCTCATTAACAGCACTGTCAACAATGTCGTTGCGGTCAACGCCACTCATATCATCAATGCCAGCAATCTCATTGCCTTCGCCATCTACATCGTGTTGACGACGATACTCGGGGTCCATTTCATTCCAAAAATCATTCCCATAGTCTGGTGTTTCACCGTCTTCGTCGGTATCATCAAGTTTTGAAAGAATTTCATCGTTTGAAAGGGCGTCACTCTCGGGACTTAATTGGCCAAATTCATCACTTTCAATATCAGGATTTTCTTCTTCAAAAGATTCATTAACCCTTACAACCTCACCGCCTTTTGGGTGCTGGGCAGCAACACTGTTGTCAGGAACATACTGTGCAGCATCAGTATAAGGCTGACCAAGTTTATCGTCTGTGGCAATATCTTTAGGGGCTTTGTCTGACTCAAGTTCGGAGTCACTAACGGAACTATCCTTTTCAAAAGGACCGCCTTGACCTTTGAAATTCTTAGCATTCTCTTTGTTGTCACGATTTGCCTCATATTTGGCCTTATCTTCGAACGGGCCGCCGATTTCTGGTTTGAAATCAGTGGTTTTTGGGGCCTCCGGAACACCAATATTCCTATCGCCAATGCCAGACTTCTTGTTAACATAAATCTGGCCAATATTTTCCATGATTTGACGATAACGGGCAATATCTTCCTTCATTTCAGACATACTTTCATCCATGAAGTCAAAATTGTTTTTCTTAGCCTCATTCACTGGGACTCTTTTACCATAGTCTTCATTAAGAGACATGAGTTTCATATTCATATCCTTGACAGCATCGGCGTAACTGGAATATTCGTAATCTTTCCTGTTATTGAAACCGCCGATATAATCAAAGGATTCAAGAATGTTTTCTTTGTCCTTTGTTGTAGTTTTGACATAGTATTTGGTACCTTCTTTAACAATGCCGTAAACATTGCCATCAGCACCATATTTCTTGTTCTCAATAACAATATTTTTCTTATCCTTATTTTCTTTGGATTCACCGAAGAACATAAGGTGTGTCATATGAGACAATTGGTTATCGTAATAATTTGACATAACAATTGGTTATTTTTCTTTATAAATAGTTCTTTTGGATTAAAATACTATCCCAGAGAGTGTATTTTGTCAAACGCACGGTCTTTGAGATTGAAGGCTTTGTCTAAATATCCATTCCTCCTCAATACTTTGAAAACTATGTTATCAATATTGAGTTCATCCTTGGTGCTTGCTAGACTCTCCCTTCTTGATTTACTCACATTTCCGAGTAATGTATCCATTTTCTTGAAAACAGACTTTTCTCCACCAGACTTATATTCATCTTCCGCTTTTTCGATGTCCGTCATTATATCAGCGGCCTTGCGTTTTACGAGGTTTGAATTAATGTCCTTTTTTTTGAACTCACCTTTAACCGGCTCTTTTACCCACTTGTCATCCTTTATAGAATAAACAGCGGAAGATGCAGCGTCTTTTTTCTCGTCCTGTGCATAAAGTTCGACTTGATATCCATAAATTTTAATACCCGGGTGCCCGGAGTTCCACTCTTTTTTCTTAGAAGTGAGGTATTCCTCAACAAAATTTTTTCGTTTATCGATATCATTATAATCTATTACAATATGAAGGTCTATGTCGGAAAATTTGGACCAGTTGTAATTTGCAATCGAGCCAACAACAATAATATCCTTGACTTTGACCCAAGATATCTTGAGGAAATCATAGAATTCGTCTGCAATATCCATAAGTTTCAGCCGGACTTCGGGACGGATTTTTTTACCGCCATCTTTCCATATTTTGGGGTTGAGTTCGTCTTTGATTTTAAAAGATGTGAGGTCCACATCAGATTCCGTTGCCTCATAGATAACATCATCATATTCCGGACTATCATACCCCTCAATGGCTTCAATTTCAGTAAACTCTTCTTTTGACAATTCTCTTCTTGAAACAATTGCTGACTTATCCCACAAGCAAAGGCAAGAATAGCCAGCATCCTCAGCCACTTCGAATTCATAGCCACCAATTCCTTCCTGCATTGCTTTCGCGGCATCTTCTTCATCTATCCCGTCATAGTAATCAAACTCATACCCAACAACACTGTCAATATCATATAATGAGCCTGGGTTTAATTTATCCATATCAACAACCACCTCTTCGACTCTGTTGCCATATGCTCTGGCATAAGAGATATCACTTGTCAACCAAAGGAGGTGCGTTCTGTCCGAACCATAAGATGCCTTGTATCCCCTGTACCATGTTTCAAGATTATTGGAAACCGATTCTTTAAGTCTTTCAATTCCATCCGGGTCGCGGCGTTTCATAAGTTTTTTAAGCCGCTCTTTCCAATTTATTCCCTCGTTCAGCCTGTTGTCTGGATGTTTCTTCAATTCCTCAGTCCATTTCCTGAAGAGAATATTGCCTCTTTTATATGCATCGGATTCAATTTCAGTTAGGACATCATCTTCTGAAAGGTCTTTTCCTGACCCCCAATCCCTGTCGGGGTCTTCCATATTTTGGATGTGATGACACATCTCGTGGGCGTAAGACCTTAAGATATCTTTTGGATGCCTATCTTTGACAAAGAGTGTTATAGATTTTTCGTCCGGACGATAAAAGCCGGTGCGAATCATAATATCACGCTGGTCCGTATTATCAAGATGTAGTTCTGGGAATGGTTTTACCGGCAGGCCTTCTCTTACAAGGAAATCGTTGTAGGAGTTTATATAAGGCATAAGGTCGAAGTTCGGGTCCAATCCCTCGGTAATGAGGTTACTACTCCTGAACAAAGACTCATCTATATCGTCATAAGAAGGTATTTCGTCATACTCTTTCTGAGACAGTTCACGGAATCCGACAATAGCATTCTTATCCCAAAGGCAAAGTATTTCACTATCTAATTCGTATGTGGAGAATGAATAATAATTTACACCATCCCTCAAAAGTTCAGATGCCTTTTGCTCAGATGGTCCATCATAATAGTCAAAATCATCGTACCATTCAAAATCACGGTCTTTCAAACGCCTTGTATCGAGTAAAACCTCCGCAACTGTGTCACCGTACTCCTTGGCATAAGACGGGTTGTCGGTGAGCCAGAAAAGGTGGTCTCTCCAAGGGCCGTATTTCTTATTATAGCCACGGTAATATACTTCAATAGGGCTTTTGCTCTCACAAATTGCGCCAGCATCTCCACCGACCACATGTGCATACCCAAGGTCACCTTCAGACGAAGAGAGTTGGTAACTTCCGGCGATTTCTTCTCCGTCACCATAGGGTATAAGGTTTTGACGGACCTTCTTTGGAAGGCCCATCTTTTTGGCTTGTTTTTCTGTTATGTAAATGGTTCTTTTCATTAGTTACAGGCACTGTCATTATAACAAGTGTAACACACTTCCCCCGGAGTCCCCTCGACATTCTTACCACAAACGCAACCCTTTGATTTAGGTTTTTCTTCATTCAGGCACACATCCGAGTCGTTAGTTTTTGGTGCTTTAGACTTATTAGTATTTGTTGCGCAGCAACAGCAGCAACCGCCCCAGTAAGGACTTTCATAATATGTTTGTGATAAAAAAGAAGTTACCTCGTCCATGATATTTCTCGTTCTATATTTTATAAATATAAATAAACCGCAGTTTTTAACCTGCGGTTTGGTTTAAAAGTACCTTGAAAGAATTGCATAAGCACTTTCTGAAATATTTCGTATATGTTTCAATTCCTGTTCAGAAACAAACCCCACATCACCGGAAGAACAGGAGATTAGGAAATCACCAAGGGCACTTTCATTTGGATATTGTACGGTCGAAAGCGTTTCAATGTTAGGGACATTTTGATAGTAATATGTCGGAACATCCATCGACTCAAGAATATACCCTTTAATTCTATCCGCTGTCACTCCAATACCAAGCAGATATTCAACAGACTTCTGGACATAACCGGTCTCAAATGCACTGAAAACAAATCTTGAGTCCGGTACACTGTCCACTATATATGTGAGGGTTGGGATATAGTATTTCTCGAAAATTTCATTGTCTACACTTCCACGCGGTCCGTGAATAAAGTAAGTTACTTCCTTGCTATCCGGTTTGTTCATCTCCTCCAGTATCTTATTCACATCAGCGTCTTCAATTTTTTCTGCGGCGTACTTCTTGATTATGAAACTATTGAGGGCTTTTCCGGACGACCCTTCAAGGCCTCCGTGCTTGAACATAAGATAGTCCTGATAAGAAACATTTTCATATTTATACTGTTTTCCTTCTTTGAAGACCACAAACAAATCACCGGTATTGTCTGTCGGATTTTCAATAAATGAAGAATATATTACATTGGACGATTCATATAACACTTTATCGGTGTGAGTCGTGACATCATATTTTTTCTTAACAATAGCCATATCTTTTCTTTTTGCCGGATTATTTGTATATTTGTAAAGAAAATACGAAAATAACAGCAAAAAGTAAAGGATAGTGGAGATAGAACAACTTAAAGACAAGAACTGTTCGGCCGAGTTAAAATCTGTTTTTGAATTCATAACGACAGTCATATTGGAGGAGCACCCTTCGGTTGCTATTACAACGCCATATTTTATTGTGGCTATGTTGAACTCTCGCAACTGTAAAGCCTTCTCAATCCTTAAAAATACCGCAAGTTCAACATCATTGTCATCAATTGAGAATTACTTCATCCGGGAAATCTCCCTCAAGGAGATGCTGTCGCTACGCCCAAACGCCTCATTCAAACTCAGCAAGGACTTTTCGGTAGTTCTCGACGATGCGGAAAAAATAAGGAAAACCCTTGGAGAAGAATCAATCACATCCACACTGCTTTTCCTGTCAATCCTCAAAAATGACAAAAACATTGAGTATGTGTTTTCCAGCACCATTGGAATGGGGTATAAGGAGTTTCTTGCAAAAAGTCAGATTAACCTCCCGCAAAACAGCGATTCTTCCACCATCGGGGCACCTCTGCAGAGCACAATGATGCTTGACTCCGGGCCGATACAGATTCCAATACACTTCGACCCGAGTGAAATGAAACAGATACTTTTTCCAATGGAGCCCCCAAAGGAAACGAGCCGGCAGGGAGGTTCCCTTATATTGGCATACTGCGCGGACATGAACCGTGAGGCTGAAGAGGGGAAATATGACCGTCTAATCGGACGAAAAAGTGAACTTGCACAGATTTATCGTGTTCTGGGGAGAAGAAATAAGAACAATGTCCTTATTCTTGGTGATGGAGGTGTGGGCAAGACAGCCATTATCAAAGGCCTTGTGCAAGAAATTGTCAACGGAAATGCCCCGGAGTCAATACAGTCAAAGCACTTTTACTCGCTGGATGTAACCGCACTCATTGCGGGAACATCGATGAGGGGTATGCTGGAAGAGAGACTGAAGAAACTAATCAAGGAGTTCAAGAAAAACAAAAACAACATCCTTTTCATAGATGACATCAATATGATTATGTCTTCCGGAAAATCCGATGTTGATATGTCTGCAGTTTTCAACCAAGCATTAAGTGAGAATGAAATCCAGATAATCGGAACTACGACATACAAAAATTACCACTCGGCCATTGAAACAAACAACAGTTTCGACCGCAAGTTCCAGAAACTCAATATTTCCCCGGCCACAATCGAGGAGACCATTGAGATAATTTCCTCGACAAAAGACTACTACGAGAAGTATCACAATGTGAAATATCCTGCCGATGTTGTGGAAGAAATTGTAAAACTTTCAGATAAATACATCAGTGAGCGTCTGCTCCCGGATTCTGCCATTGACATACTTGACGAAGTCGGGTCATCAATCAGAGTGGGTATGATTGAACCAAAAATAATCGGCGACCTCACCGCTATGATTAAGGCACTTGAGGCAGAAAAACAGTCCGCCATTGAGGACGATGATTTGGAGAGACTGAGAGAGATTAACAAAGAAATTAACGACTATACATCAGAATTGCTCGATGCAAAGGAAAAATACCATCAATCACAAAATACGAAAGAAATTACACTGGACGATGTTCATCATATAATTTCCGAAAAAACCGGAATACCAGTCAGCAAACTTTCAAGTGATGAGAAAAAGAGCCTTACAAACATCAATGAAAAGATTAAGAAAATAGTTGTGGGCCAAGACGAGGCGGTGGACTCTATATGCCGGGCAATAAAAAGAAACCGCGTAGGCCTCGGAACTCCCAACAAGCCGGTTACATTTCTTGAACTTGGTAAGACTGGTATTGGTAAAACTCTTCTCGCAAAAACAATAGCAAAAGAGGTGTTCGGCGATGAAAAATACCTTATCAGGTTCGATATGTCGGAGTACGCGGATAAAACCGCTGTCAATAAACTTATCGGTGCCGGTGCGGGTTATGTTGGCTATGAGAACGGCGGTCTCCTTACTGAGGCAATCAAGAAAAACAAATATGCCGTTCTCCTTTGCGATGAGATTGAAAAGGCTGACCCGGAAATTTACAACATATTCCTCCAGATTATGGACGAAGGGCGGGTGACAGACAATTTCGGCAAGAAAATTGACTGTAAGAACCTTATTCTTATCTTCACTTCTAATGTAGGTGCGAGAGAAGCTCAGGAAAACAGCAAAAGTTTCGGCTTTATCGATGACGACATTCAAGAAAAAACCAAGGCCATCCTCGATAGGGAACTGAAAAGTAAGTTCACCCCGGAGTTCCTGAACAGGATTGATGAAATCATTTACTTCAATTCTCTGACAGAAGACAATCTCAGGAGCATTATCCGGATTGAACTTGAAAAGACGAAAAAGAAAATATCCGATGCCGGCTATGGCTTGTCTTACGACAATGGTGTGGTGGAATATTTCCTTAAGAGGATTGAGCCTGAAAAAGAATTCGGAGCAAGGCCTATCATACGAGTAATACAAGAAGATATAGTAAACCCGGTTACGGATATTATCCTTGAGAGCAGTGATAAAAACATTGAAATAAACCTTACAACTGAAAACGGCAACCTAATTATACAATAAAGCCTGTATAATATGAAAAAGTACTTTGGTAAAAAAATGTATCCCGATACAATATACTTTATGGAAGTACTGCCCCGGGAAGAAGAAGACAAAGAAGAACCGGAATATTTCGTTAAGCCATTCCTCGGTTCAACCGTGATGAATGACAGGAATGCTTTCTATGAAGGGGACAACGATTTTGAAGATATGAATGACTTTATCACCTACTCGGAAATTTTCAACATATACCAAATGGGAAAAGTTTAGTATTGTTTTTGTTTGAGAAAAAAATTGTATATTTGCAACGAAGTTTATTTTAGTCAAAAAAATTTATGGTAAAAAACGAAGAAATCGCAGCCAAGGCAATCCTTCATAATATGAGCCTTGATGCTAAGTTTGACGATGTCTATTCAAAGGTGGATGGTCTTTCACTTCAGAACTTGTTTTTCTGCAAGAACAGATATTTCCCATATTGTGATATGTTTACACAGTTGAGGGAAGATGCGGATTCTCACTTTGACACGACCGGTCTCCTTAAAGCGTTGAAAGAACATTATAAGGACAGTAAATACTACACGGTTGTCTACCGCAACTGCAACCTCACCGACGGGGAGATTAAACTCGGTTTCTCAATCATCATCGAGGATAAGAACATATTCGCCCGCTTCGAGGACAGTGTGAGTGAATCTTACATTCTTTATGGAGACGGCGATGAAGAGGCTCTTGAAGAGATTGAGGAGATTGTGAAGAAATATTATGTTCTCCCGAAACAGAAACTCAACAATGTGAAACTCATTATTTCAACTCAGACAGGTTTTGACCTCATTGATTTTGAAATTGATACTGTTGAGGATTTCAATATAGATGAACAGTACAATGACAACTTCAAGAGAGAGGCTGAAAAAATCGAGGAATTTATTTCCGCAAAAAAGAAGAGTGGCATCATTATCCTTCACGGCGAGAAGGGAACTGGTAAGAGTACTTACATCTCTAATCTTGTGAAGACACACCCTGATAAACAGTTCATTTATTTTCCGTCGTCGTTGGTTCCGCTTCTTGGCCAGCCTTCGTTCACTTCTTTCCTTGCAAGGTTCAAGGACAGCATCCTTATTCTTGAAGACTGTGAGGATGCCCTCAAGTCGAGAAATGATTTCAACAGCAACTCACCAGTGAACCTTCTTCTTAACCTTGCCGACGGACTCCTCAAGTCTCTTGGTGTGAAGTTCATCTGTACATTCAATGCTGAGGTTGACCAGATTGATGATGCACTTCTCAGGAAAGGGCGACTGATATCCAAGTACGAGTTCACTAAACTTTCTGCGGATAAGTCCTCCGCGCTTCTTACGAAGATTCGTGGTGAGAAGACAGTTGTGGATAAAGCACTTTCACTTGCAGATATTTACAACTATGAGGAGGACTCTTACGAGACTGAGACTAACAAGAAAATCATTGGTTTCATCGATGAGTAAACAACAGGCTATTATAACGCAGGGGAGTGTGATTGAATCACTCCCCAATGCAATGTTCAGGGTTGAACTGGAGAACGGCCTTGAAATCCTGTGTACCCTTTCTGGAAAAATGCGGATGAATAATATTCGAGTAATTGAGGGCGATAAAGTTAAAGTTGAGATGTCCCCTTACGACCTCACTAGAGGGAGGATTTCTCAAAGACTGAAATAGTTATAATGGGGCTGTTTGGTTTTGACAGCATTGTCGTTTCATCGTAAGCACATCGGGCGAAGGTGGTGGTCCCGTTAATCCAGAACACCAAAAAAGTAACTGCTAATCGTTACGCTTACTCTTACGCTTATGCTGCCTAATCACTAGGTGATTCCGGGCTGCGACAGAGCAGAACAAGGTTCCGCTCGGCGTACATCCCTCACAGTTTTCTGTATGGTTGTGGCTAAGGGGTGCAATTACAATCAGATGCAAGCGGGTAACATCCGTAAATCCCGCCTAAGTAGAACCGGGTTAAGAATCTCTTTGGAAGCCCATCTCCCGGGGGATTACGAAAAACAACATTGGGATAAATGTGTAGAAAGCGATTGGATGAGATGTTTGGACACGGGTTCAGCATATCGGACCCACATAATGGGGACATTATGTTAAAAACTGCTTGAATTGCTGGAAACCGAAGAGGCAATCAGCAGCCAAGCCACAAGGAAGATTGTGGAAGGTTCAGAGACCAAGGACACTACGGTGAGCCTATAGCGAGCAGCATCTAGAACAGATGATGAGATGGCCCAGAGTAATACTCAGCGAGTCCCGTCAGCTCCACTTGTTGCGCCAGAACAAAAAATGTTCTGGCGTTTTTAATTATCTTTGTATACAAAAGTTATATTTATTGCATATGAGCAACAACATAGTGAATAAAATAGTTGGTGAAGTCATAAATGAAATCAGGACTATCTCATTCAATAATGGTAACTTTCCGAATTACGGGCAATGTATAATTTTGATGGGGGCACCTGGTTCCGGTAAGTCATACCTTTTGAAAAACAAACTACCAATAAGCGGTAAGGTTTTTGATATTGATTTATTTAGGCAAAACTACGAAAACCTTTTGAAACAGCAAGGGAAAAAAATTCCTAGTTTCAAAGATTTACACCGTGCTTCCGCGGAAAAGTTACAAAAATCAGAAGAACTTTTCTTAAAAAACCAAACAAAGAACAAGGGAAACATCATATTTGACATATGTGGCCGGCCGGGAAAAAGAGGAGAAAAAAGCCTTGCTGAAGAAATTGTCAGTATGGTTAAACCCCTAGGATATACAGTATCCATTATATGGGTGGTCGTGAACAGGTCCGTGGCAATGAGAAGAAATGTGGAACGAAGTATATCCGGCAAAAGAAAACTCATTCCAGACAAGCCGTTTCATCAAAGAACCAATCAAGTGAACAACTTTGTACCGAGTTTTTTACAATCAAACCTATGTTCGGGGGTTGATTTTGCTTATATAGCGTTTTCTTCTTCCGACAGCTTGCAAAAAATGACACCAGAAGAGGAAGCAAATTCCATCTATAGACTACAAAAAAAAGATGATGGTGGTTTTCTAATACCAGATGAACTAAAAACAAAAATAGAAAGAACACTAGGTCCGAAAGAAGACAGTACTGGATTCACACCCACAACATATAAGACGAATTCTGAAGTAAGAAAAATTTTAAAACAACAAAATACCATGAACAATTTCCTTAGATATTCCGAACCTCTAACAGAGGAAGAAAACAAAGATTTCAACGACCTTCACGGTAGAGAAATGACAAAAGATGATATTGTTTACGAAAATGCTTCAAAAGAGGTGGATGAAATACTGAATAAACTGTTCGAACTTAATGAATTTCTGAATTACTACAAAAATAGTAAGTGTCTAGATGAAAACGAAGAGAAGTTCGGAACACTCCAACGAAAGGTTGAAAAAGGAATTAATGTACTGGCATCTTTTTTTTAAAGGTTCAAGTGCATTGGTTTAAGTTTTCCACTATTAATGGCTCGGAGTAACTGCGGAACTGAGCCAAATCCATAAGCATCTACGACTTGTTTCATTAAATGCATCATAAGAGCATACATGTCTCTTGTGCTGCCAGAAAATGACTGGGAAAAAAACTTAAATTTTCCCAGATAACTTTCAATGGGGTTGTTCGTTTTAAAAAGTTTTTTTCCGAGCCGCAGGGCTTGTCCTTTTTCCCTTGCTATCTTTGTATTTCCGACATACTTTTGTCTTGTGGAAAAAATATAATCAATATATTTTTCTATATTCCCCGGGTTTCTAGTCAATTCTGCCAGCATTATGGCAGTTGCGCCAATATATTCGAGTTGATATTGACTTAAAAGTTTAATTCTGTCATGCCCTCTGCTAGTAACGGTATTTTGCTTTACGATATCATTATTAATGATGTTTTTATCGTTAATTGAATTAAGAATATTGCCTGATAGCATAGAGATTATTTTGCCATTGATGTAATTTCTTGACTTAGGCATGTTAAAATCCCTTTCGTTATCATAGACAAAAATTCTGTTTGCATATTCATTCTTTGATATTCTTAATATTTTATAAATTGAGTTTACCGTATTCTGTTTTATGGTGTTGTTTTCAGATTTCGGAGCCAGAATGTCTATTCTTTCAATGAAACGCGAAATCCCTTTAACAATGGGTTCGTTGGACAAAAGTCTATCTTCTGATTGCCTTATTGTAACCAGCACAGCCGGGTCAGACCCAACCTCTTTTTGCTGATTGCTTGTTCGTATTGCTTTATGGTGATAATTTACCGGAGAGCCCTTATATGTACTGCCCAGCAAATCACCGTTTACTGTAATTCTAACATTCATAAAGTCACTCTCTGGGCCATTACTTCTGGATACCACATAGTTTTTCCACGCCGGGAAGCCAACTTTGTTTGTGTGTTGCCTTGTGAATGACATGTAAAAAGAATAGCCATTATTTAATTCTTTGTCGACTTGTGTTGTTAACGAACTACTCAGAATAAACGCGTCCATTTTTAGCATATTGTAAAGTACCTCATATGTTGTAAAATGGTATATGTATCTCGAAAATGATTCGTTGAGCATTTTTCTTATTTGCTCCTCGGTTAAAAAAATCTTCATAATTTTTGTATATTTGTCACGAAAAGATGATGCACAAGTGTGTGCTCTAATCCTATAACTATAAATATAATTTTTTGAAAGAAATGGCAGAAATAGAGCAAAAGCCAAACATTTCCTTTGAGGAAATTGAGAAATTCTTGAACGGCCGCAACCCCTTCAAACGGGCAATCTCAGTTGATATTACATACGGAGATACACAGGCCAAAATCACATACAGAACAGAAAAAGACGAAAAAGCCATAAAATACGACGACTTCTATCCGTTCGTATGGGCAAAATATTCTATCTGTGACAAGATGTGCGGCGGTGACCGTCATCTGGTTAAGCAACTCCTCAACAAATACGGAATTGAGGTAAAGAAACTTCGTACAAAAGGCTATGATGGCACTGAAGAGGAACGAATGGTCAATGGCTACAAGTTCATTTTCAGAGCCACACATCCAATGTCATACTCCACATTTCTGAAGTTTTTCAAAGATGCGGGGACTCCGGTGTTTTCTGACCGCGGCAATAACGATGACCCTGACAATAAACAGTTCATGGGTGACGACAGGCCTTTCCTTTCTGTCTCCCCACAGGAACAGTATATGATTGCTACTGGCACGAGACTGTTTCAGGGTTATGAAACTTATGACGATATCCACAGACTTCTTTGGGATATTGAGTCCGAGGGCCTCGAGGACAAGCACCGCATCACTAAAATCGGTATTAGGGTTAACAAGGGCTTCGAGAAGATTCTTACTGTCAAGGGAAATACCAAAGAGGAACTGGACGCAAGCGAGAAAAAATGCATTGAAGATTTTCTCAGAATCATATACACAAAGGACCCGGATACCATTGCCGGTCACAACAGTGAGAACTTCGACTGGAACCATGTCATTGCAAGATATAAGATTCTTGGTGGCGATTTCGAAGCGTTTACCAAAGAACTTTTCGGCGGCCCTATTTACAAGAACCCGAAGCCGACAACACTTAAACTCGGCGGTGAGGTTGAAACATATTATCAGACAATCGTCCCGGGGCACATCGTTCTCGATAGTCTGCACGCCGCCCGCCGTGCACAGGCCGGTGATAGTAGTATGCTTAAAGCAGACTTGAAGTATGTTACCAAGTATCTTTCACTGAACAAGCCGAACCGTGTATACATCCCCGGAGACAAGATTACTACGACTCTCAGGACAGAGGGCGACGCATTTGCCTTTAACGATGAAAACGGGGATTGGTATCTTGTTGATGAAAAACATCCCCTTAAAGAGGGATATGTGTTAAAGACAGGTGCCTACATCGTTGACCGGTACCTCCTTGATGATATTTGGGAAACTGACAAGGTGGAACTCCAACTTAATCAAGCCAATTTCCTTATTAATAAAATTGTTCCCACTGGTTTTGCAAGGGCCTGTACAATGGGTACCGCCGGCATTTGGAAACTTATTATTCTTGCGTGGTCCTATGAGCAGGGCCTTGCTGTTCCGGCTTTCGGAAAGGGTGGTGCATTTACCGGGGGTTTGTCCCGTCTTTGCCGCACGGGGTTCATTAAGAAAGTCATCAAACTTGACTACAACTCTCTGTACCCCTCCATTATGCTTACTTGGCACATTGACCCGAAAATTGATATTCAGGGTGTTCTCCCGGCCATGCTGAACTATGTTCTCACACAGCGAGAGACATATAAGAAACTAAAGAAAATAGGTGCCAAAAACGCCGAGGCCAAACGAAAAGAGTATAAAGAGACACAAGATAAATCTTTACTCTCCGAAATCCAGCACTGGGAAAATGAGGAGATGAAGAATGACCGATTACAGAACCCTCTGAAAATCCTTGGAAACTCAGCGTTTGGTAGTTTTGGCGCAGAAAACCTTTTCCCTCTTGGCGACAAAAACTGTGCTGAGAGAATCACCTGTACTGGCCGACAAAGCCTTCGCTTAATGATAAGCCATTTTATGGGACTTGGCTATAAGCCTATCGTTGGCGACTCGTTCACTGAAGACACTCCTGTATTTGTTCGCAATGTAAAGAATGGAGCAATTGATATTAAACCTATATGCGAACTTATAGATGAGAATAAAATTGAAACTGATGCGCTTGGCCGTGAATACGATTATTCGCCAAAACCGTACCAAGTCCTTTGTCGAAGTGGATGGGTAACCCCATCATACATTTACCGCCATAAAACTGATAAGGACATTTATGAAATCACAGATGGTGATATGAAGATAGAAGTCACTGAAGACCACAGCCTTTTTAATGATAAAAAGGAAAAAATTAAGCCATCAGAAGTTAATAATGAAACTCATCTTGAATATTTTAACGATTACGAGGTTTTTAAAAAAGCAAAATGGCTTCCGGCGGATACAAGAAATCCTCATTTTTACGCCAAAGCACTTGCGAATGGTAAAATAGACAGAGTTCCATCATGGTTTCTTAATAGGCCAACAAAAGAAGGGCGAGAATTTTACGAGGTGTTCATAAAAAATTACCGCGATGACATTCAGTATAGTAAAACTTGCCTTGCTGGGTTGTATTTTTTAAAAATGATATCTGAAGTGAGCACTTATTCTGGCATAAAATAAATCGTTTTTTGGTACTTTTGTCCGCAACAAGATATTTATAAGAAAAAAATGAAAAATACACTATCCGAATGTATCAGATTGGCAAACGAGGTGCATAACTTCAAATATGACTATTCTCTTATAAAAGAATATGTAAATAATAGAACTAAATGCCCCATCATTTGCCCAGAGCATGGTGTCTTTTACAAAGATTTTTATCATCACATATATCGTGGCGATGGTTGCAAAAAGTGCAGTGGAAGATACCAGTACACAACCGAGGAGTTTGTTGATAAAGTAAGCAAACTACCTCATTGCAGCACATATACATTCGAAAATACGGTCTATGTAAATAATAAAACCAAAATAACAGTTACTTGTCACGAGAAAGACGAAAACGGCTGTGAACATGGTCAGTTTGAAATAACCCCGGGGCACTTGCTGTCCGGGGAGGGATGCCCAAAGTGTAGATACATAAAGTCATCGTCCAAGAATCGCAGGAGTATTCAATCCGTAATAGAGGAAGCAAAAAAAGTCCACGGGGACAAATACGATTATTCAATGCTCACGGAGTACAAGAATGACCGTATTAAATATCCAATTATTTGCCCTGAGCATGGAGTGTTTTATCAAACAATGAACAACCACATCAAAGGAAAACAAGGGTGTCCCGTATGTGGAAGGATAAAGTGTGGTAGTGAAAGATTGATGACGACAGAAGAATGGGTGCAAAGAGCAAGGGAAGTTCACGGTGACAAATATGATTATACTCAATCTGTTTACGAAAACAGCCGTCAGCCACTAAAGATAATATGCCCAATACACGGTGAATTTGAACAGATAGCGGGGAACCACCTTTTTGGGCAGGGCTGTCCAAAATGTTTTAAAGACAAGTCAACGGTTGAGAAAGAATTATTGGAGTATATCAAGTCACTTCTACCTAGTACGGAGGTTCTTGAAAATGTCAGAGATGTAATCCCCCCGAAGGAGATTGATATTTTTATCCCCGGCCTGAACATTGGTTTTGAGATGAATGGGCTAATCTGGCACTCTGAAAAGTTTAATACTGAAAAGAAGTACCACTTGTTGAAAACTGAAGAATGCGAAAAGAAGGGCATTCGCCTGATACAAATCTTTGATGATGAGTGGATGCTCAAGAACAGCATTTGTAAAAGTAGGATTAGGAACATCCTCGGCTTTACTGAGAAAAAGATATATGCAAGAAATTGTCGTATTGCGGAAGTAGACTCGAAAACGGCCACTCGGTTTTTAGACAGGAACCACATACAAGGTAAAACACAAACGAATGTGAGAATAGGCTTGTTTTATGAAGATGAACTGGTGAGTGTTATGGCATTTTGTCGAAACAGGATTAATCTTAACGGTAAGCCTCGGAATGATAAAGAATATGAATTAGTGAGGTTTGCTAACATGCTGGGCACAACCGTAGTCGGGGGTGCAAGCAGAATGTTTAAGTATTTCGTAGAAACATATTCTCCGGAAAAAGTTAAGTCTTTTGCTGACAGGAGATGGTCCAATGGAAACTTGTATGAAAAAATAGGGTTTGAGTTTGAGGAGAACACACCCCCAAGTTATTTTTATGTAATCAATAAACGCAGGGTTAATCGATTTAATATGAGAAAAGATGTGCTCATTAGGAAATATGGATGCCCGTCAGAGATGACAGAAAAAGAATTTTGTGAATCTAAAGGGTGGTACCGGGTGTATGACTGCGGAACAAGAAAATATATCTGGACATTAAAGAAGCAAGATATTTAAGGGAACTATATACATGTTGTCCACAGAAAAACATATAATGTTTGGTATAATAGATACTGCGCCAAAAATCCTTAAAATTCCAAAGAAAAATGTATATTTGCAACATTAGATTTAAGATATGTTAGAAAAAACAAATAAAGGAAAAACATCTGCATATGTTTACGACATTTCCCTTGATGGTACTGTTGTAAATGCACTCGGGATGAATGTGAACTCAAATACAGATGGGTTCAACTTTCAACTTCCAGACGAAACCGAATTTCGTTACACTAAAGAGCACCCTTATATTAGCCCCGGGCTTAGCCGTGAGACTAAACAGGGTGTTGAATACACGGGCTACAAGGCGGATGTTGCTGAGTTTAATGACTTGTATATGTCAGACAAGCATTATCATCCGGAGGCTGTTAACAAGATGGGTCTCGGAATAGACGAAATTGTAGAATCAACCATCAACTTCTCGAGGAAAAACTATGCTGACTACTTTCCGGAAAATCCTTATCCGAAAGATGTGAAACTTGTCGGCAACACAATTAAATCGAAAAAAATGCCGGGGTATATTGCTGAGTTCCTCGACAAGGGGGTTCGTATGCTTCTGCAGGATAATGGGCCGGCATTCCTTGACTATTATTACAGTTATATCGAGAAAATATATAATTATCAAATCCCCCTCATTCAGATTGCCTCCAAGGGTAAGATTAAGAAGAGTATGGATGAGTATATTAAGGATTGTGCAACCCTTACTAAAGCCGGTCGGCCCAAGTCAAGGCAGGCATGGTATGAACTATGTATAAAGGCGGGGCTGAAACCCGATATTGGCGAAACGATTTATTACATTAATACTGGCAAAAAGAAATCTGAATCAGACATTAAAAAGGTTACAAAATGGTATGAAGTTAATGCTGATGGAACCAAGACTGACAGGACAAAAGAGGTTGAAAAGGGGGCTAAAGAGTGGAAAAAGAATCATGAAGATTACCCCGATGGTGTTTATCCAGAAATAGAATGGATGAAAGAAAACAAGTGTTTCTACACGAAGGAATATGAACTCATCTTTGCAAGCGAACTCTTGGACCGGAATATTGTAGACTCAGAGGATGACCATTTCTGTGATGATATTGGAAAAGAGTACAATGTTGCTAAATACATTGATATGTTCAATAAGCGAATAACACCACTTCTGGTCTGTTTTTCAAAGAACATAAGGTCATCTATTCTTATTGAAAACCCGAAAGACCGTAAATATTTCACGAACGAAGAGGCTAAACTCGTTTCTGGCGAGCCTAATAATCCGGGGGATGAGGATAAAATCGAAGACATTCTTAGAATGGAAGACCGTGAAATTGAGTTCTGGATTAAACATCCTGAATGGACTCCACCTTACACCGAAGAATGTGGTGTCAGTTGGGAAGACATTAAGAAAAAATACCTTGAGCGGAAAGAGTTGGAAGAAAGGCTGGGTATCAATCTCGAAAGGGTGAAGTGGAACGAACTCATTGAAGATTTAAAGCATGTAGAGGAAGAACAACGGGAAAAAATTCTAGCCGGCAACCTCACCAAAGAAATGAAGGAAATCGTTGAATTGGACCCTCTTACAAATAATTTCGTTTCCAAAAAATTCAAGGGTATAGTTATTGGTACGGTGTATGATTTAATCCCTGACGACACAGACGAAGATGTTTTTGACTAAAAAGCAAGAATTGATTTGTGAATGCAGAAAAAAACACAAAGCGAATTTCTTGAAGAGGCTATAAAGAAGTTCGGAAACAAGTTTGACTATTCGAAAGTAGAATACAAAAACAGCCAAACAAAGGTATGCATAATTTGCCCGGAACATGGTGAGTTCTGGGCAAAACCGTCTGTTTTCCTATCTAGTATCAATGGCTGCCCCGAGTGCTCCGGACTTCATAAGTGGAATACAGAAAAATTCATCGAAAAAGCCAAAGAAATACACGGGGACAAGTACGACTATTCACTTACACATTATGTGAACAAGAGAACGCCGGTTAGCATTATATGTCCTATACACGGTGTTTTCAAACAGAACCCGCACAATCACATTTTCCAAAAACAAGGCTGTCCTGAGTGCGGGAAAAAATACGCAAAAGAGTGGAGGCGGGGGCAATATAATGATTTTATTGAAGAATCGAAAAAAAGGTTTGGTGATATCTATGAATTTCCTGAAATAAACACTTTATATAAAAACAGCCATAGTAAAATCAGGATAAAGTGCCGCAAATGCGGCAATATGTTTGAAAAAATTGCCTGCGACCACCTAACCTCACCACATGGTGGGTGTTTGAAGTGTTATGCCAACACCTCTGCTGCAGAAACAGAAATAGGTGAATATGTTAAAAGTATCGTAGGACCGGAGAATGTAATATTCAGAGACCGAAAAACTCTTGGAAATATTGAATTGGATGTATATATTCCGAAATACAAGTTGGCAATTGAATATAATGGTTTGTATTGGCATAGTTCTGAGAAAAAAAATAAAAACTATCACCTAATGAAAACCGAAGCCTGTGAATCAAAAGGAATAAGGCTAATACAAGTTTTTGAAGATGAATATGTAAACCACCGGGAAATTGTTTTAGAAAAAATAAAACATATTTTGAACTTATCCTGTGGGAAACATATATATGGGAGGAAGTGTGATGTTTCCACAATTTCAGCGGCAGAGGCTAAGGATTTTTTATATATAAACCACATACAAGGTTTTAGTAAAGCAACTGTTTATTTAGGCGCTTTTTTCAACTCCGAACTTGTTTCGGTGATGACTTTTATTAAAAGAAAGGATGAGTGGGAACTAAACCGTTTTGCGTCTAAAATAGATTATGTTGTTTGTGGCGTTGCCGGAAAATTATTGAAAAAATTTATAGACGGGTGGGACCCGAAAAAAATCAAGTCTTTCGCTGACCGTCGGTGGACCACGACAATTAAGCCAAATTTATATGATAGACTTGGTTTTAAAAAAGAGAAAATACTTTTGCCTGATTATAGATATATAACTGTAAAGAATGGTAAACTAGTAAGGGCTCACAAATTTGGTTTCAGAAAGAGCGATTTGTCCAGAAGATTTGACTTACCCCTGAACCTTACAGAGTCTGAAATGGCTACTTCTGCTGGCCTTATGAGGATTTATGACTGCGGGCTAATAAAGTACACATGGTACAAAGAATAAACGCACCTCTTACCGGGGTGCGTTATTCGTGAGATTAGGTATTTTCTTAACGAGATGCTTTCAATTCAGCAACCTCTTTTTCAAGTTCATCTACTCTTTCAGCAAGTTTCTTTATTGCGGCAAGGGCTATTATACCAAATTTTGAATAGTCGACTGAAAGTTGCTCGTCTCCAGAAACAATCTCGGGGTAGACCTCTTTAACTTTTTGTGCAGAAGTACCCATCTGCCTTGCGTCATAGTCATTCTTCCAGTAGAAGTATGTTGTGGGGATTTTCTTGATTTTCTCAATATCACCATCAACTTCACCAATGAAGATTTTGAGCCGCTCGTCAGATGTTTGGTAGAAACCTTGCTGGGCGTTGACTGTTGTTGTGGTCACCGTGCTAGCGGTTATGTTCCCACTAAACGTCTTGTTACCATTGAATGTCTGAGCACCAGCAGTTACTGCACCGGCAGTAGCACCATTCGCAGCAGCCATTGAAATGGTTCCGTTTGAAATTGACAAACCGTTACCATCGGTTACTTTCACCATACGTCCATTCAGGTCATTAAGGGCCGCACTTGTTACTTCTTCATTGTCGAGAATTTGTTTCTGGATTTTTCCGAAAGCAGTGTTTGCGTTATCACTACTCTTGATTTCAAGGTCACTATATGTACTCGCGGTGGATATCGTGTATCCAGAAAGCGATACATCGCCACCTGTCGGCTGGCCCTTGGAAACTGAAATTTTACCATTTGTTTGTGTGACTGCAGTTACAAATCCGGACCCACTATCGCCATAATTAAGTCCTTCAATGCGACTATTCAGGTCATTAAGGGCTGCACTTGTTACTTCCTCGTTATCAAGAACTTGTTTCTGGATTTTTCCGAAGGCAGTATTTGCATTATCAGCACTCTTGATTTCAAGGTCACTATATGTACTCGCGGTAGATATCGTGTATCCGGAAAGTGACACGTCGGCACCTGTTGGCTGGCTTGTTGTCGTACCGGTGACATGACCCTTGGTGTCGACAGATATACTGTTGACCCATTTGCTTACACCACTGGTAGCACCGGAACCCGTTACGGCATAGTGCTGTGCAGCGGTTGTGACACCGCTAATTTCACTGAAACCAGGTTGTTTTCTTGAGACAGTGATTATACCATTTTCTTCACTTACAGCGGTAACAAAATTGTTGGCGACGGCCGTATCGGATTTATCCAGTGCCTCAATCGCAGCAGTTCTTGCAACTACTTCGTTATGTATTGCAGCGTCGAGCTGTACATCAGCATTGTTAAGTTCTTCAATGCGGTTATTCAGGTCATTAAGGGCCGCACTTGTCACGTCCTCATTGTCAAGAACTTGTTTCTGGATTTTTCCGAAAGCAGTGTTCGCATTATCTGTATCCTTAATTTCAAGGTCGCTATATGTGCTCGCAGTGGATATCGTGTACCCAGAAAGCGATACATCAGTGCCTGTTGGCTGGCTTGTTGTCGTACCGGTGACATGGCCCTTGGCGTCGACAGATATACTGTTGACCCACTTGCTTGTGTTACTGGTAGCACCGGAACCCGTCACGGCATAGTGTTGTGCTTCTGAAATTGCCCCTGAAATGTTAGAGAATGCAGGCTGGCTCTTGGTAGCACCGGTGACATGGCCTTTAGCATCAACAGCCACACTCTTAATCCATTCGTTAGTACCACCAGTCGCACCGGAACCCGTTACGGCATAGTGCTGTGCTGCGGTTGTGGTGCCGCTAATTTCACTGAAACCAGGCTGCTTTCTCGAAACGGTAATAATACCGTTCTCTTCGCTTACAGCAGTGACAAAATTGTTAGCGACGGCCGTATCGGATTTATCCAGTGCTTCAATTGCAGCAGTTCTTGCAGTTACTTCATTATATATTGCAGTATCAAGCCGTACGTCAGCATTGTTAAGGCTTGTTGCCGCGGATATGTAATGTGTTCCGGAATTTGCTGCATAGGTTTGACCGGTCTGTCCATCAACAGCCTTTCTTGCTGTAATTTCAGATGAAAGGCCACTTGCAGATGCGATATCATTCTCCCCAATGGTGTAGGTTGCCGAACCATCTGTGTTTGTTGTTTTGGAAACCGTTACATGCCCGGTTGCGTCTTCAGTGATTTTCGTTGTAGCAGCGGAGGCAGATTTTGTAATCTGATTTTCAAGTTTGCTGATTGCGGCATTAACAGTATCAGCGGATGTAACCGCTGAAGAATCACTACCCTTCCTGTAATTGTTAAGAACAGCCTCACTAACATTAGCCCTAGCCTTTACAGAGACAATACCGTCAGCCTCCTGAATTGCAGCGACATATTGTCCAGCAACAGCGACATCAGTGGTAACATCCAGAGAGTTAACTTTGGCGTTAATAGCGTTTTGCACACCGGAAAGTTTGAAACCATTAACCCCTACACTAAGGAAAGATTCTGAAGTGGGGTCAACCACACCTCTGACAATTCCGGCTGATGTTGAAGTCACACCGCTGGCAAATTCACTCTGAACAAGGAACTGTGAAACATCGAGGTAAACAACACTTTCCGACCCATCTGAAAGAATGTATGTAAACTTAAGGTATTGTCCGGTTGATGTTCCACCACTGGTGTCTGTAAGTTCAACACTCTTGAGGGAACTATCCTTATAGATATTAATAGTTGAACCATACTGGTTGCCAGCTTTATCAACGAGTTTCCACGCCTCCTTCACATTTACGGACTCTGTAGTGGCAGACACAATTGATAGTGCATCGAACTTAGTTCCGGCAGCAGCGGTGGTATTTGCATTGATTGTAAGCGTATCACTTACCGCATCACCAAGGGTTGTGCTACCTGATACTGTAAGGTTTCCTGAAAGTGTTTCTGTCTGTCCAGAAATAGTGGTGGCAGTTACTGCACCAAGTTTTGTATTTCCAGTGACATTCACATTACCAGAGAAATTACCGTTTGTTGCTGACAATGTTGTTACTGTAAGTGATGGGGTGCTGATACTTGTTGCTGAAACGCTCGTAGCAGAAGCATCTGCAAGAGTGGTGCTTCCAGTCACATTTAATGTTCCGCCAATACTTGCATTACCAGACACTGTGGTGCTACCTGTGACATTTAGATTGCCATTAGTGTTTGTTGTACCGCACACAGTAAGAGTGTCGCTTGCCGCGTTTCCAAGGCGAGTACTTCCATCAATAGAAGTGTTACCACTAATACTTGTAGTACCTGTAACGACAAGGTTTCCATTCACAGTTTCATTCCCTGTGATAGTCACGGGTCCAGTAGCGTTGGTACTCCCGTTGATTGTGACGGTATCAGTGGAAGCGTCTCCGAGGGTGGTGTTTCCCTTAACAGTAGCATTACCTGTTATACTGAGGTTTCCACCAGCATTAACATCGGAACTTGCAGAAACACTGCCAGTTACACTAATATTACCATTTGCGTTGGTTGCTCCGCAGATTGTCGTAACATCCGTTGCAGCATCACCAAGTGTGGTATTGCCACTGACGGAAAGACTTCCACTTACGGTTTCGTTTCCGGTTATGTTGGTATTTCCACTTACATTAGTAGTTGTTCCGCTAATGTTGGTTGTGGGTGCGGTGAGAGATATGCTTGTTGTGGCAGTCTCAGTGATAGTCCCGCCACTAAAAGTTGTATTACCACGAACATTTGTAGCACCAGTAATATCAGCCCCACCGTTTGCAGTCAATTTTCCGGTTGTAGTTGTGGTACCAGAAATTCCAATATTGCCTGTAACAGCCTCGTTTCCTGATACAACAATGGTTCCGGCGGTCACACCTAGAGTATCGCAAACATCAAACGGGCAACCAACTTCCATACCATCAGTAACTGTGAGTTTGCCATCGATAAGAGTGTCTCCCGTAATGTTGACGGGCCCAGTTGCATTTGTTGTGCCGACAACAGTGAGCACATCACTATCCGCATCACCCAAATTCGTATTACCCTTCACAGTTGTATTACCGGTGATGTTTGTGTTGCCAGTTATGTTAGTGTTACCTGTTACGCCAAGGCTTCCATTGACAGTTTCATTACCATTCAAAGTCGTGTTGCCGCTGATTGTTGTATCACCAGTTACATTAAGACCACCGGCTTTGATTTTGGTATTGCCTGCAATTGTTACTGTATCACCAGAAGTATCCCCGAGGGTAGTATTTCCATTGACAGTCAAGTTCTTGGATATAGTTTCATTTTCGCTTACCGTAAGACTGCCTGTAATATTAGTGTTTCCGTTCAGGTTAGTGGTCCCAGTGACACTCACGCTGGTTCCGCTTATCTCAGTGACAGGTGTTTTTACCACAAGTTTAGAACCTGCGTTAATGTCTGTCTCTCCAGTGCTAGTAAAGGTATTAGTACCCCCACTAATTGCGTTGGTTCCGGTTGATTTAATGGAGGCTGTTGCACCACTGAAATCAATGCTGCCACGAACATTCGTATTGCCAGTTATCGAAGTTGTGCCGTCAATATTGGTAGCACCTTTAACTGTCGTAGTACCAGATATTGTAGTCGCACCACTGATAGTTGTATCCCCAGTTACTTTAGTCTCACCATTAATTGTGGTGTTACCACTAACAGTAGTGGTTCCAGTCACATTAAGGCCACCACTGGTAATCTTGGTATTACTGTTAATAGTAGTGTTCCCAGTTATTGTAGCAGTACCAGTAACTTCAAGGTTTCCATTAACTCTTTCTTTGCCATTTAGCGTAGTATCACCACTGATTACAGTATTGCCACTAATGGTTGTGTCTCCAGTGACCTTTGTGGTGCCAGTAATGGTTGTGTTACCACTTATGGTTGTATCGCCGGTTACATTAAGCCCACCGGCGTTAATTTTGGTGTTTTTGTCAAGTACAGTGGTTCCAGTGACATGGAGGTTTCCGTTGAGGATTTCGTCTCCGGTAATTGTGGTGCTTCCTGTGATATTTGTTGCACCATCAATATTTGTTTGGCCACTCAGGGAAGTCACACCGGTGGATGCGATACCACCTTTATTTACAGTAAGGCCGGAGGCTACAGTGAGTGTTTTACCAATCTCTGTTGTCCCTGAAATCCCAGTATTTCCACTGACAGTGAGATTACCGGAAATGCCCTCATTACCAGTCAAGGTTGTGTCTCCACTAACTGTTGTGTTACCGGTCACATTGAGACCTCCGGAAGTAATTTTTGTATTGCCGCTCAAAGTGGTGTTTCCGGTCACACTTGTGTTCCCTGTGATGTTTGTTGCTCCTTTAATGTTTGTGTCACCACTAACTGAAGTGTTGCCGGTGATTGCAACACCACCAGCGGTTACAGTAAGACCGTCATGTATTTCGAGTGAATCGTCGATGGTTGTAGTACCACTAATGTTTGTATTCCCAGTAATATTGGTATTACCACTAACATTGAGGTTCTTTGTAACGGTTTCGTTTCCCGTAATAGTAGTATCTCCCGTGATGGAAGTTACGCCACTTACCCTGGTAACACCTGTTATATTGGTATTACCTTCGATATTTGTTGTACCCGTGGCATTGATTGTTGCCCCAGAAACATTAACAGCCGTTGAGCCTTTGGCATTTACGGTCTTCCCAGTAACATTGACAATATCCCCGGACTCCAAATTTGTAGTTGTTCCGCCCTTTAAGTTGAGGGTTGTTGTACCAGAAACATTTGTTGTTGGGGCAGACACTGATGCAGAAGATGTCTCCGTAACTGATAGCGTAGAACCACTGATTGTGCTTGCTGTTGCAATGATTTTAGCATCAGGCGTTGTTACTGTCGCCGAAGTGTTTTCTGTGACACTAAGTGTTGAGCCACTTACTGTTGTTGAAGGGGTTTTCACTGAAACTGAAGATGTTTCATCAACAGACATTTTAGCCCCGGAGAAATTAGTTTCCGTCTCCCCAGTCACATTAACAACACCACCTTTGACATTAACACTTGTTCTTCCGGTGATGTTCTGCGTATCGCCAGAGAAAGTTTTGCTGTTGTGGAAAACCTGGTCCTCCTCGATTGCATTCCAAAGAGTGGTGTCGAGTTTTTCAACCTCACCCAATACAGTGGTAGCACCGCTTGTGTAATGGTCACCACTGTCAAGGTGCTTTACAACACCGGTTTGATTGTCACTAGTAGCCCCAGAGAAACCAAGGCCAATTGCCTCAGCAAGAGCCTTTTTGCCCTTGGTTTCCATTGCAGTTACATCGTTCCAGAGGGCTGCAGTACCCCTTTTATTCAAGAAAATTCCGTCACTCATTGTTATTGTATATTGTCAATATTTGTTATTCCATGAATTTCTTCATTAGTAAGCGGCCTGATGGTTGTATGAAGACCATCATCTGCTATTCTTAAATAGTTCTTTTCAGGTAATTGAGTCTCAGTAGTATCAAGAGTAGAACCAAGAGTTATCGTTAATCTACGATATTTTCTGAAGCCCTGGTCTTCGTTGGTGATTACCAAAGCCTCATTGTCAGAGACAATGTCTACGAGTTTCTCGTTAATATCTCTGACCGCCTCTTCAAATTCTTCAACAACTTCTTCAATACCATCGAGTTTGAAACCATCAAGACCAACAGTCAAGTACTTGTCACTATTCGGGTCAACAACACCTTGGAAATCGTGCCCAACAAGCCTAACACCGGTAGATGCTGTGTAGGGAACAAAGATATCTGTTACAGGTATTTCTGTAACCCTACTTCCAGCCGCGGTATTCCAAGTGAATACAATGTAAGTGCTAGCACCTCTTGTCACAACTTCAACTGACTCCAAGAATCCGTCAGCAACAAAGTCGCTCGCGTCAATTTCATCGATTATTCTACCCTCTTTCCCTTTAAGTTGAATTGCCGTATAAGCAGTTCCAGCTGTTGTAACGCCAGTTACTTTTTCGAGGTGTATGGTAGCAAGCAGACCGGCATCTTGGGTAAGAACCATATCATTACCATTAATGGTGAGTCCTACTTTTGTACCAGCGCCCTCTGTGTCAGTGTGTTCAACCTCTATCGCATTACTTGAACTGTATACCTTGTTTTTAAGGATGTCAGAGGCGTTAGTTGCAATATGGTCGGTATTCAACTTAGTTTGAGCATCAACAGCCTTAATTGCATCTGAAGTACTTCCGGCATCAGTGGTATAATTTCCGTTGATGGTTTTGAAAGTTCCATCAGCATTTAGTCCAACCGCATTTTCAATCGCATCAGTTTCATTCTGATTTGCGACCGCCTGTGCATCGAGGGCGACGATTTCACCCTCAACTGTACTGGCACCTGAAGTGTATCGTCCCGAAGAAGCAACATGCGAACCGTCAGATGCAAGGCCAACACTGCTGCGAACGGTTGCAAGGTCATCATTAGTTTCGTCTATTTCTGTGTGCACATTTTCAAACTCAGTGTTGAGTTTAGAAATGGCGTCAATCACACTCGTGCTTCCACTGACATACTTACCGGAAGGTGATGTGTATGTTCCGTCGGCATTAAGACCAACCCCCGTTTCAATTCTATCGGTTTCATTTTGATTGTCGGCTTCTTGCGTATCGAGGGCCTCAATAGCACTGTACACCGAACTAGTCCCACTGGTATATCTTGTCCTAGTGGCCTTGTATGAGCCATCTTCATTAAGTCCAACACTACTTTCAGCTTTATCAAGTTCATTTTGACTATCACTTGCATGGGCATTGAGTGATTCAATGGCTTCCATCACACTTGAAGTTCCACTAATGTATCTTCCGGAAGGCCTTACATAATTACCACTTGCATCAAGTCCAACACCAGACTCAATTCTATCAGTCTCATCCTGATTGGATGTTTCCTGAGTATCAAGTGCCTCAATTGCGTCATAAACCGATGATGTACCGCTGGTGTATTTGGTTCTGGTTTGTTTATATGTTCCGTTCTCATTAAAACCAGCAGCAGATTCAATCCGGTCGATTTCATCCTGTTCGTCCTTTGCTTGTGTGTCGAGGGCTGCAATCTCGCCGGCAATTGTTGTAGCATTGTTTGTGTAATGCCCACCGGATGGCTTATGTGTTCCATTGGCATTCAGACCAACACCGTTTTCAATCGTGTCAGTTTCAGTTTGATTGGAGACTGCCTGTGCGTCGAGAAGTTCAATGGCATTTTTGACTGTTGTAGAGGTGGATACATATTCTCCGGAAGGTGCAACATATCCGCCATTTTCGTCAAGTCCAACAGAAGCCTCGATATTATCAACCTCACCAGCATCAGTGGATGATTTAGCGTCGAGGAGCTCAATGGCCTCCTTAATGCTTTCAGCCGCACTAGTGGTTTGACCGGTGGTATGAACATAGTTTCCGTCGGCATCAAGCCCAACTGCAGTTTCAATGTTGTTGGTCTCACCAGAATGTCTATATGCTTCTGCATCAAGTGCAGCAATTTCGCCAACAATTGTTGTAGCATCATTAGTATAATGTCCGCCAGACGCTTTGTGTGTGCCGTCAGCATTTAAACCAACATTATCTTCAACCACATCTATCTCTGCTTGTTCGGAAACAGCATTTCTGTCGAGAAGTTCAATAGCTGCCTTAACACTATCAGCATCTCTGGTAATATCACCGGTTGTACGGACATAGTTGCCGTCAGCATCGAGCCCAACTGCAGTTTCGATGTTATCAGTTTCACCAGAATGTCTGAAAGCCTCAGCATCAAGGGCGGCGATTTCACCGGCAATTGTGGTAGCACTATTTGTGTATTTGCCGGAAGTAGGTTTGTGAACACCAGTTTCATCAAGCCCGACGGCAGATTCAATTGTGTCTGTTTCAGTCTGATTTGCAGCAGCCTGTGCATCAAGTGCAGCAATCTCATCTGCTATTGTATTTGCGTTATTGGTATAGGTACCGCCGCTTCTCTTATGTGTGCCATCAGTATTGAGACCAACGGCACCTTCAATAGTATCTTCTTGCCTTGTGGCACGGTTTGCTTCGTCGTTGATGGCATCTTGTACACCACTCAATTTCACACCGTTGCCGCTTACACTTAAGAAAGCCTCAGATGCGGGGTCAATTTTAACCTTGACAATGTGGCCAGAAACCTCAAGTCCGTCCTCAAACTCTGACTCTCTCAAATAAGATGAAAGGTCTATGAGAGCCATTTCATAAGTTCCGTCTGAAAGAAGATAGATAAACCTTAATGCCTCTTTCCCGGTGATACCCGCATCGATGTTCGTATCTTTGGAGTGATAGTCATCAGTTGTAGGGTTAGCAAATTTGTCGCCCATATCACCAATAGAAACATCCACAAGTGAGGAGTCTTTGTAAACTTTGATTACATCACCCAACTGAGTTTCCCCATCAACACCCACAAGTTTATATGCTTCACGAACATTTTCACCAAGAGCCTCAGCTGCACCACTTGAAAGTTGTTTGATAGTCAATGTAGCATAAAGGCCGTCAGCATTATTAGTCAAGATGTTATCACCCTTAAGTTTAAGACTAACGGTTGTTCCTGTGGTAGCGGTCGTTACAACTATAGCGTTGTCACCAACCACCTTATTAGCCGTGATTTGTTCCTGAACATCAACAATTGCATCATCAAGTTTGGATGTCGCATCAAGGACGCTTGTTGCATTGGATATGTAGGCACCACCAGTGTATTTAACATATGTGCCGTCGGCCGCAAAGCCAGCTGCGTCCTCAACGTGGTCAATTTCATCCTGTTCGTTCTTTACTTGTGTATCAAGGGCTGCGATTTCACCTGTAATTGTGGTGGCTGCGTTTGTGTAGTTGCCTTCCGTCTGGATATGTTTGCCATTTTCATCAAGGCCAACATTGGATTCTATAGTATCTTCTTGTTCAATAGCCCTATCAATCTCACCGTTAAGTCTACTTTCAATACGGGTTTCTTCGCCTGTAGCCCTTGTAACCTCAGACTGAAGGTCAGTTTCAATAGCGTTCTCGCGTGCGATTGCGCGTTCAACCTCTGCGGTTATTTGAGATTGAAGGTCGGCTTCGGCAGCCTCGGCACGAGTTTTTTCAGCATCAACCTTAGCCTCAATACGAGCTTCTTCAGTTCTGGCACTTGTGATTTCACTTGCAAGATTATCCGCAATTTCATTTTCTTTGGCGGTTGCACGCTCTTTTTCAACCTCAACAGCGTTGTCAATCGCAGTTTGTACGCCAGAAAGTTTGACACCGGTGATACTGACTGTTAAGAATTCTTCAGAATCCTCAGCAATCTTAACTTTAACGATATCACTCTCTTCTCCGTGAACCACTTCGAGACCATCCTCAAACTCATCTGTCTGAAGGAAACTATCAACATCTGTAAGAACCATTTCATAAATGGCCATACCAGTAGCATCATCGAGTTTGTCAGTTTTGTAAATAACTCTTATGGCTTCTTGATGTGTACTACCGGTTATGATTCCGTCGGGATAAACAGTTTTTTTACCGTCACTTCCATCAAGGGGAGCACTGAACCTGTCACCCATATCACCCACGGCGATACTATGAAGTGCGGATGAATTGTTGTATATCTTAATGTATGCACCAATCTGACTGTTTACACCAGTGAGTTTATAGGCTTCCCGCACATCATTGCCAAGAGCCCTGAGCTCTTCACCAGTAACTTCAACAAGGTCAATGGTTGAGTGAAGGCCTTCAGTGTCATTTGTGAGCAGTTTATCTTCTTGTCCTATTTTGAGTGAAACTACTGTTTTACCGTCCCCGGGGGTGGCAACAATTGCGTTTTCACCCTCCACATGATTATCAATAACCTGTTTCTGTATATCCTTGACAGCATCGTCAAGTTTGGATGTTGCGTCAAGGACGGTTGTTGCTGCAGAAGTATATACGCCTTCAGTGTAAGGAACATATGCACCTGTTTCTTCATCCAAACCAACCTTTTGCCTAATATCCTTCTCTGCGGCTTTCGCCCTATTTTCTTCGGATTTTATTGCAGCGTCAAGTGCTTCTTCCTCCAAAATAGCACGCTCCTTCTCGGATTCAACCGCATCATCAATTGCAGTTTGCACACCAGAAAGTTTAACGCCATCCGGACTTACGGAAAGGAAAGCCTCAGAAGTATCATCAATACGAACATAAACCTCATGGTTTACAACCTTTAAACCGTCTTTAAACTCGGCTTCCTGAAGGAAATCACCAATTGGAATCTGTACACCAACATATTTGTTTTCATTGTTCAGATAGACAAGGAAAAGCACATCTACCTTTTTACCTTGTTCAACACCGGGGTCGTGAATCTCACCTGTATTTGTATCAACATAGATGTCTTCGGTGCCAAGTTGTGCGGTAACGAACGAACTGTCTTTTGGAATTTCGATGTCCTTACTTCCGGAAACGGGTGTACCGTTCGCATCAACAAGTTTGTACACGGCACGGAGGTCCGGGCTTATGTTATCGTTTTCATCATATTTCTTAATCCAAAGGCCAGTTGAAACCTTGCCGTTATTACCTACCACGACTGTGGTTCTGTCTACATTAACAGCGACATCAGTACCAGTCTCATCAGCGGTAACCACAATACTACCATCAGCACTTGCGATTTTGTTCGATGTAACCTGTGACTGCACACCAGCAAGAGACTCGTCAAGAGTTTCAATTGCGTGTTTCAGTGATTCGCCGTCAGCGATATACTCCGTGCTTTCAAATTCCGGAAGTGTACCATCTGCATTCAGACCAACGGATTCAATTATACTATTTGAAACTCTCTCGTCGTTTGAAATCGTTGAAAGTATTTCATCAATTTTTGCGGCGACGGTGTTAATCGTATCAAATGCAGTGGTTTCATCACCATTCTGAATTATCTCATTTAATTTGAGAATTTCATCTTTGACAGAAACGAGTTTTTCGTCACTGTATACAACATCAATGCCCTCTGAGCCAACACCGATGCTCTCGATGATGGCACGAATATCATGCTCTATTGCTGCAGAGTCAATGAAATGAAACCCATTATCTCCCTTGCCAATACCGAGTATAATCTGTTCCCCGCCATTATCTTTGTATCTGGCAACAACAGGCTGTGCATAGGTTGAGTTGATTGTTTCATCACCAACCTTGTCTAAAATGTATTGTTTTGCTTCCTCACGGGTGTTGAACGACGCACCAGCGTGAAGGAATCTCAATTCTCTACTTGTAGTCTGACCTGTGTCACCATTTATGAATGCGCCTTTGTTTGCCATAATATATTGTAGTGTTTACTTTTAATTTTTGTTGATATCAGCGTGAATCTCCTCAATTGCCTTTGCCAAATTTTGTATAGCAAAATCCAATGCGCGGATTTCATCCCTGATTGAGTTTTGGTTGTTTATATATTTTGTACCATCCTCCACAGTGTAAGGCTTAAATTTCCCATCAACCATTTCCAATGTGCGGTCCAGTTCTGATACATCCGAGTCGGTTTCAGCCTTCATTTTGTTAATGTAGCCGAAAACAGTGTTTTTGGTTTTAGCATCAGTGGATTTGCCCACAAAAGTTTCAATGTCGTGTAACTTACTATCAAGAAGTTTTATACTTTCTGACACTGAGGTTGCTCCGGTGGTGTAATAGTACCCCATTGTTTTATAATTACCGGTTTCCGAAAGCCCAACCGCCTCGATTATTTGGGTTTTGTCCGATTGTCTGGCAGAAGATTCATCAGAAATTTTTTCGTTAACTGCAAAAACTTCAGCATCAACCGCGAGTATCTCTTCTTCAATACTGTTAATGGTTCTTGCACTGGTATAGTGTCCGGCGGACCTTTCGTGTGCTCCTTCCGAGCCAAGCCCGATTGATGCATACATTTTCTCATCCGCTGCAACTCTACCTTCAAGTTCACCGTGAAGAAGTTTCTCCATAAGCCCCGGGTCAATATATTGATACCTGTTATTGGGGTTTTTGGCTGTATATTCCGATGAACCAATGGCGAGTATTGCGTAGATTTCGCCTTTTTCACCGCGATAGCGTACAACGACAGGCTCCCCGTAGTGGGACTTTCTATTGTCCTCTACATAAGCCATGGCGGCATCCCTGCTATTGAAAATAGTTTTTGCTCGCCTTAAACGAAGTATTCTATCTTTAAAATCCATATTAAAATTCGCCGTAATCTGATTCGTTAATATAAGCGTAAAGTGAAATCTCATCATCCTTTTGGCCTTCGAGCCTTACATCAGAAGGGGTGCCGATTTTTTTGTCGATAGATTCAACAGCCTCAATGACTGTCATACCATTGCTAATGACATTGGTGCTGGCATATTCATCAGGAAGGTCGCCCTTGCCAACTTTTAAACCAACAGAAGCCTCAACATTTTCGAGTTCCTTGTCATCATCATGTATCTGTTCATCAAGTGCAGCAATTTCTTCTTCAATTGAATTAGCCTCGTTAATGAAATGGCCGGTCGTTTTCTTTACATAATCACCATTCTCATCAAGCCCAACTGCAGTTTCTATTGAGTCTGTTTCATCTTGGTTGCTAACAGCCTGATTGTTAAGCAGACCAATTGCTTCCGTAACCTTGGTGGCGGCACTGGTAAATTTATCTGTTGTCGCAACATAGTGGCCGTTTTCGTCAAGTCCAACAGATTCAATGATTGCTTCGGTTTTGGCAGAGGATTCTTCTCTTCCAGCCTTTATTGCTTCATCAAGTGCTTTGAGAGCATCAATGACAGTTTCTGGGCTGTCAAGGTATTCGCCTTCAACCTCCGGCATTGTACCATCGTCGTTGAGACCGACCGATTCAATAATTTTGCCAGTAGTACCTGCACCCCCAGAAATTGCATCACTAAGAATTTGAACAGCCTCTGCTATATTTTCCGCGTCTTCAGTGATTCCACTTGCTGGAATATATTCACCATCTGGGCCAAAACCAGCAGATTCATTGATTGTGTTCATGCGAGTACCCTGTGCAACAACCTCGTCAGCGATTGCAGTAACTGCATCCACAATTGTTTCAGCACTGGCAATAATTTCATTTTCAAAAGGTTCAATTGTACCATCCTCATTTCCACCAATTGAAGAAACGATGTTTCCAGTTACTGCAGATATAGCCTCAATCTCTTCTTCGAGTTTTGCAGTTTCGCTACTACCGGCCTCAGTAAGGTCTACGAGGCTGATATTACCTTCCTCATCAGGAAGCATTCTGAATTCATGAACCTGGGTGTTTCCACTTTCATCAACAAATTCTTCTGTGAGAACAACACTATCACCGAGTATAAGTTCCTGACGAACCCAACGGGTGCCATCCCAATCGTTAATGAAGAATCTGATATCAGATTCACCGACTTTAGGCGCATCTTCAATTTCATTCTCTATTTTCTCAGTTGAATAAGAGAGGTTGATGGAAGTCCAAATTCTGGGCTTATAGTATTCATTAAGTTCATTGTTAACTTCCTCATCATCAGTTTTGGCATCAACAATCTCGCAAGGATAATATGTACCGAAAATGTCTTCAGAAGACCTGAAATTGGTTCCGTCGTAGTCTTTAACAAGCCTGAGCGAAAGTTTTGAAATTTGCGGGAGCACATCCTGACGCACGGTGTCGCATTCTACCTTTCCGGTGCTGAGTTTCTTGAATGCATCGAATCGTTTGGCGTATACCTTGTACCCATCATCGTCAATCTTATCTCCCTCACGGAGTGTGGATGTCCAGAACGCAGTCGACATACCCGAAGCGTGATTGTCACTTCCGGCAGACCAGTTACCGGCAGCATCCTTATAGCCGACAGCATAGATACCCATAAACCCGAAGTTGTCCTTGTTGAGCTCGTGTTCTTTCCAAGTGTCAACTGTCTTGGCTAATTTGCCGGCATACCTACCGAGGTTTCCGGTTTCCTCACTATGGTGATTCTTATATCCCTTTGGAAGGTCTTTACATCCTTCAAGAAGCATAAGAGTGTCATCCCAGTCTTTCTTGGTTGGAATTCTCCAGCCGTAGTTTGCCGCTTCGAGGTCTTTGGCTATTTTCCAAACTGCGTCATAGGGATAGAGTTTACCGGATTTGTTGATTTCCTCCCTCGTGATATACCTCTCACCGAGAGATGGATTTTCCGGAAGTTTCTCGCCCTCAATAACATCAATGATTTCCTTGCAGGCAGAATACTGGCCGGTTCTGGAACCTCTTGAAATTGAAAGTGGGTGTGCAGCACTACCATTACCATCGATAGTACCATCGGTGGAGCAAAGGATGCTTATATCAGAAAGTCTGACTGAAACATTAGTTCCATCTGATTTTTTACCAATAAGCATACCATTCTCTGCCTTGATATCAGAAATGAAACCAAGTTTATTAAGGTCTATGCGATATTTTGCATTGATAACCTCCCCATTACAGTCACGGAAACCATCCTTGTTTCTTGTAACAGTGAGGATATTTGTTTTGTCATCGAGAACTATTGTTTTTATGTCATCCCCTTTGAGATTAAGGAAATTACTGTCCATTTCCTTACCTGTCATCTGACAGTTTTTAGTAACATCCCCTTCATAAGGAGACTTGGTTTGGTATAATATAAGTTTAGCCATACGACTTCTGTTTTCTTTTCTCTTTTTGATGTAAATGCTGGACCTTCTCGTCCGTTAAACATAAATAGCAGTCAACCATTAAAAATAGGCCATCCATACTATTTTTTGAATGACCTAATTGCAGTTAAATCCAGTGCACAATCGTAAAATCTAAACAGCCTGACATCACCCATAAACGACCCTCCGAAAACCTTTTCCAGCGGCAGGGTGTAATCAGTATGGCTCATAAAATCGAGAGAGACGGTGTCTGCCAAGCCCTGAGTGCCACCACCAATTGAAATGTTATATGGCACACCTTCCTGTTTATCCGCAACATCATTGAGAGGACGAAGTCTTATCTCTGGCAGAGGTTTACTGATGAACTTCAAATAGCCGCCAACATATATGTAAATCTGCATAAGGCGTTTGCCTATTGTTGTACTGCATTTATCCAAACCTGTTCCGCCTAATATGGAGAAACGGACCGTAACGCTGTTCCATTCACCATCAACCAAAAGTCCGGGAGATGTGGTTTCTTCAATAACCTTTAATTTCTCATCCAAGATTTCCCCGGGGTACTCATAATAGTCGCTACCCTCACCACAGTTTTTAAGGAGGTACCGATAAGATATTGACCCATCCTCGTTGGCTTTAAGACAGAAAGCGTTCCTATAGAGGTCGCGATAAATGTCATATTCATCCAAATTCTCTTCATAATAGTCGTCAATCGTGTTGACCGTGTATCCAGTGCGGGTTTGGTTGAAAAGAAGATAGTAGTTGGGAATTTTTTTCTTCTCCGTGATGAAAACAAAAGTTTTGTTCTCCCCGTCGTCTTTCTCCCACTTCGGCACGGTGTACCCACTACAGGTCTGGTTAAAGAGAAGGTACTTATTGTTGCTTGTAATTTCATAAGCAGAACTTGTGTTCTTATCCAAGGAGTAACCACCAAGAGTTTCAATATCAATGTCGTCGAGAGAAATATCTTTGATGAAGTAACCCGCTTCAATCCAAGGATTAGTTTCGTCGCCACAAACAATCTCAGAGTAGTAATCCGGTTCGACGGGAACATCCATTTCACAACAATCTTTGAGAATCACACCGGAAACATACTGGATTTCCTCGTCGAGCGTTATAACCCCCGGGGATATCCAGTCCTGCGGCGTTGTGGGGCAAGAATCATCAGCCTGTACATGGTATTCTTCATCGAATTCATACGGAAGATTGTCACCATTATAATCCTTTACATCTTCTTGAACTTCATTGTAACCACCTTCAATGAAATACCGTTTAAGTTTTTCTTTTTCTTGCTCACTGGCGAATTGTTCCCAAAACTTGTTTTCCGCACGAGTTCCAAGATAGAAGAATATGCCATTATTCTCCGGATGCTCGTAATTTAAAGTGTGTTCGTCCACTTCGTATTCTTTTCTTGGCCTCAGAGAAAAATTAAGGCACCAGTCACTTTCTATATAATCAGGAAGTGTCTGGTACTTGTGGCCGTATGTTTTAAAAAAGCCCTGAAGGAATCCACCCTTAAATTCAAAATACTTTTCGGCTTCTTCACCAACAAGATGTACTGGATACCAATGTTCCCCGGTATTTGACCTTACAACAGACAGGTTTAAACGAGTTTCCCCCAAAGTGTCAAAATGACTCCTTGTGTAATAGTTGAAAAACTGCAGGTTAGATGTTATGTTTTTATCGTAAAAAACAAGACCGTTATCCACTCCAGTGAAGCCAATATTTTTCAGAATCAAGCCCTTTTCATCATCATCTTCCGGTTCATTTATCGCACCGTCCCATGATTTGTTGGAGAAAACTTTTCCATTATCAAAATATTTTACGCATTCATCATCGTTGGACGAAATGAATGACGCAAGGCACCCCATATTCTCATCATCGAAAAACTCACTGCCACGCCCGTAGGCTTCATCTTTGAAAAGCATGAAGTCCCAATACTGGTCGTTTCGTAATTTCAGGCTCAGTTTTCGTGTATTGTTAATCTTGATATTTGCCATCAGAGCGTGTTTTTTCTTACCAATAAATATTTATGGTAAATGGTTTGAGTACACAATGAACCGAAAAATACGAATAACGGAAGAACAGTTCAATCAACTGATAGCGAACACCGTCAAGGAAAATGTAGATGAAATTCTTGACGGGCAATATCTTGATGACTCTACATCTGACGGTAATGTTAAAGACTTGGGGTACGAGGTTGGATTAAACCCTCTTCCCGACGGCAAGCCTGTAACCACTGACACCATTGCAAAATCCATTGTCCCAAGAAATATGTACAGTGACAGGGGTGTGATGCCTGCCAGGGGTGGATATACAATGGAATCTGTTGAAAAAAAAAATCCAGTTAATGAAGTAAGTACCGCTAATATGACAAGGAGACACAAAATCTCCGGGCCATTGGCACAAAAACTTAAGGCGAATTACAACGCAAGTGGCGACAGAGTTGTGGGAAGCAAAAGGATTGAACATCTTTTGAGCGGATATACAAACAACTACGCCTCAAACCTTTTAAGTGATATGGAAAGCGGGAAAATAACGCCTGAAGAATATCAGACCTTGGGTGGTGACGATTTAAAACGGGAACTTGACAGGAAAGTGAAAAGTGACCAGATTATTGACAAATCTTACAAAGAAACCAAAAGTCAGGCTGGAGACACAAATGCCTTCATATCTCCTCACACCAAGGGTTCCGGTAATGGAATGGCTCATACACCCAAGACAAGCACTAATTATTATGGGGAATAACCCTTGAAAAAAAGAAATAAAGAATATAAATTATAAACGAATATGGCAAAACAGAGTAACCTTGAGAAAACCGGTTTCGAGAAAAGACAAGAGCTCGAAGTAAGGAATGACTATACAAGGAATGACGAGTACAAAGAGACTCATAAGGATGCTATAAGTGACGGCGACCCCCTTGGTAAGGGTACTCGTCACGGTGGGCACACACATGTTATTCCAAGTGATGACAAATCAGTTATTACTGGATATAATTATCATCAGTTGGATACACAACATGGTGGCGGGCTTTACGACATCAAAGGTAGAAATGGAATTGGTGGCCGTGAATATTTGGCTGCTATCAGCAAGTACAACGAGGAGCATCCTTACGGTGATACCAGCGTTGACACGAGCCTCAATATTAAAGACGGACAGTATTTTGTAAAATAATGTCGTTGTTTGGTGATATAGTTAAGGATATCCTTAAGGAAAGTGTTGATGTAAGCACCGTGAATGATGCTATAAATCATCACTATGAGGCTATTATTAAGTATAAAACCGATGGTGAAGACGAACATACCGACCAAAGGCTCATACAGCCAGTGGCGTATGGGACTACAAAATCCGGAAACCCTGTTGTGAGAGCGTTTCAACCTTACGGGGATTCTACAACAAAAGGTACCGCATGGAAATTTTTCCGCCTTGACAGGATTGTTGATTGGAAAACCTTGAAATTACACATATTTAGCCAGCCTCCCGGAACCAGTAAGGAAGTAATCCTTGGTAAGTTCAACCCAAATGGGGATGAAACTATGGAGGATGTTTTCAATATTGCGAGTTTCGGAAGGGGTAAAAAGGAAAAGACTGTTCTAGGGCCGGTGACCAAAAATGATGTTTCCCAAAATAAGGGCAATACTGTCCCAACCCCACAGGAAAACCCGGCTACCGGACAAAAGCCAACGGGACCAGTAACAAAAGACGATGTAAAGGCAGCTAATGGCGAGAAGCCCGACAATGAGAGACTGAGAAATAAACTTTCAGATGAGGACTATGTGTCACAGGCGTTGAACGACTATGAGTACGGCCCGGATAACAATAAAGAAACAGAAGAAGAAATATAATGGACCATAGAATAGTGGGCAGGGCTCTGGCTAATGCCCAACGATTGATGAATGACGACAATTTCAATGCGGCTGTTGCTGCAAAAAGGGGCACTATAACAGAAGAATCCTACAACACAACACCTGTCATTGATTCCCAACCAAGATACAGGCAAGGCGTGGACCCAATGGCTTATTCGGGTTTGGATGAATCACAGATTAACACCAATCTTCCGAAAGAAATACTGGAGGCGATGATAAGTAATCCGATTGATATGTCTGCAGCCCCCGGGGCCGGTGGTTCGGTGCTTGATACATTGGAGAATTATGAAGAACTTGAAAGAAGGACTCCGGTTGCCCGTCCTGCTACGAGGCGGATAAATGAACAAACCCCTAGTACTAGTTTTTCCACACCGGCGATGGCAGTTGATTACAACTACATCAAATATCTCATAGATGAAAGCATCAAGTCCAACCTCGAAGAGATGAAAAAGGTTACCCTTAATGAGGGTGTGCTTGGCGGAATGAAAATAAAATCCGGTGGGGTTTTAACATTCGTCGACCTTAAGGGTAATGTTTTTGAAGCAAAGCTTACATTGAAAAAGAAGGCTGAGAAATAACAAGTGAAATCAAATTCCATTTTTGCGCCGGAGGCTTATGCCTTCGGCACTTTTTTTGTATATTTGCACACAGAAAAAGAAAGAAATGGACAATAAAGGTTATTATAAACTTCTTGGTGTAAATGAAAACGCCACCACTGAAGAAATTCAAAAAAAATTCCGTACACTGGCACTGAAATGGCACCCGGACAGATGGGTTAATGCAAGTGAGGAAGAGAAAAAGAATGCAGAGACCAAATTTAAAGAGCTGAATGAGGCTTATAGCGTTCTCTCTGACAAAGACAAAAGGTCTGCATATGACATGGGCCTTGATAATTCTGGTGTGAACACTGACTGGGGTGAAGATGGCTACGATGATATGGAAGAGGCCTTTTGGAGAAATTTTGGCGGAAATCCGTTCAAACGAAGAAGGCAACAAACAATTAATAAAGGCCCAAACATCGTTGTTGAAGTCAGCCTTACAATGGAAGAGGTTATAAACGGCGCCAAGGGAAAAATCATAGAATATGATGTGCAGAAACCTTGTGGGCATTGTAATGGAACAGGCCTCGGAACTGACGGACGAGTAGAAAACTGTCCTCATTGCGGCGGCACGGGTTTCATGTCAAAGACGGTCAATCAGGGCTTTATGCAATGGACAACAAGGACACCTTGCCCTCACTGCGGTGGAACTGGAAAACATATCATTAACCCCTGTCCAAGTTGTGGGGGAACTGGTTTTGACAAAAAACCATCAAAAGAGAGTACCCCGGTTGATATACCTGCTGGCATTATTTTTGTTGGAGACCTTGCTGTCAGTGGTCACGGTGGCTACCCAAGTGGTGGGACTGGTGTCAGAGGAGACCTCATATTGCACTTCACTCTTTACTTGCCTCAGGGCTATGCATTGACTGATAACCGTGGCGGGATTGAGTATAAACTGGATGTCCCTTTCTATGATGCAATGCTTGGTTGCGAAAAAGAGGTGGTTTTGCCGAGCGGTAAGAAGGAAAAGATAAAAATACCCGAAAATACGGTTAATGGTTATGAAAGAATTTTCCGCGGAGAGGGTATAAGTAGTCAGGCAGACTTCAAAATAGTTGTTAACTATACTCAAGGCGTGAAGAAACTTACCGCTGAACAGAAAGATTTACTAAATAACTTTAAAAAGACAATAAAATGATTGTAAAAGTTAAAATCACCGAAGACCACATCAAACTCATACAGGGTTTGAATCCAACAAGGGACGATAAGGACAATGTGGTTTATAATGTAAATTCTCTTTGGGGTGGTTCCTACCTTTTTGAGGACATGGCTCTAATTTTGGGCTTCTACGACGAACAGATTCAAGGCACAGAGGAGGACTATACTGGAAGGAGATATTCTGAAGACAAGGAAAAGTACATGTTAAGTCTCTACGATTGGTTCAAAGCCAACCTTCTTTACATAGAAAGTCTTGTACATCAGTTTTCTTTTAAGGGTGGCTTAACCCCGGGGGTATACAAATGCATTGATTACCAGCTTAATTGGGAAAAGGTTGAGGAATAAAAAAAAACCTCGGATAACCGAGGTTGCTGTTTAATCGTAAAGTTTGGAGATTCTGTCAAGAATGCTGTGGAAACGATTGTTTTCTTCCTGTAGCATAGCAGACTCGTCTTCACTGAGAGTATCTTCTTGGTTAAGACCAAATGGGTCACCGTCACCAACTTCGGAAGCACCGGATTCAGGGGCGAGGTCCCAATCGGTAGTTACGGGAAGACCAGCGGCTGCAGGTTCCTCAGCAACAGTGTTTTCGGCCTCAATGTCAGTGTTAGGAGTTGGGTTGATGGCATCTTCAACAGGTGTTTCAGCACTCTCCTTGCAGATGCACTCTTTCTTACCACACTTAGGGCAGACACATTCGCTTTCATTGACTTCCTTTTCAAAGGGGGCATCATCACCAACAGGACCGTTACCGGTAGCGAACTTAGGCTCCCACTCCCTTGACAGTTCTTCTATCGATTCGCGTAAAGCTTTACGAATTGCCAAATCAAGATTTTTCATATTAAAAAACGTTTTTCATATAAATATACATTATTTTTTAAAAAAATTGTTGTATATTTGCCAGCATTAAAGTAAAAAGTATGACAGTTGTTAGAGTAGGTAAAGAATCCGGCATCATCAGGCCGACACAGAGAACAGAGGACATTTCAACCTTTCTCAATGAAATCCGTGGAATTGAAACCCTTTCTCCGGAAGAGGAGATAGAACTTTTCGGCGTTATTAAGAACAATGACTCCGAGAGATATGCTTCTGAAAAGTCTGAAATTCTTAATAAGAACATTGAGATTGAAAAACAGATTGCTGAACTTCAACGTACCAAGGCGGAAAATCTTGGAAAGATTGATGAACTCAACAAGAAGATTGCTAAAAATGACAGCAGGGTCGAGTCTGCAAGGAAGAAAATAGTTGAGTGCAACCAGAAGTTTGTTTTCTCCATTGCCAAGAAAATGGGCTCACAGGCAAATGTCCTTGACCTCGTGGACGAGGGAAACATTGGCCTTATTGAGGCTATTGATAAATTTGACCCGACGAAGGGGACGAGGTTCCTCACTTTTGCTGTGTGGTACATAAGGAGAAATATGGGATTTTATATAACGAACCACTCCAAAATGGTGAAAACCGCCAACAAACAGAAACTCATAACTATGCTCCCGAAGGCAAAAGCCAAATTTATTCAAGAGAACGGCCGTGAACCGTACAATGACGAACTTGTGGAAATGGTTGAAAAAATGTTCGGCTTCAAAGTAAAAAACACTTCTGATGTATCGGACCTCAACTTCTCGTCAATAAACGAGATGATGAGTGGTGATGATAATCAACCAACACCCGCACAACTTGAGTTTGACGCTACCACCGCTTCTTATAATGACTATGAAGAAGAGGTGGAGAGGGAAGCCATGGCAGAAAGACTTGAAACACTGCTTTCTGTCTGCACAGAACGCGACCGGACAATACTAAAAATGCTCTATGGTATTGGGTATGATGCGCCAGTGCCCGTTGAAGAAATTGGCGAAATATTTAACCTTGGCCCAATGAGGGTTAAACAGGTTGAGAAAAATGCCTTGGCCAAGATAAAGAAATACGCTACGGTTGCAAGATAATATCCCCGGTGTTTCTGGGGATTTTTGTATATTTGCAAAGTTATGGGAACACAAGGAAAGAGACAACAGCCGTGGGAGAAAAAAACGGAAAAGGAACCATTCAAGTACACCGAAGAGTATATTCAAGATGTTTTGAACGGTTTCTTTGCTCCTAACTCTGTTAAATACAACATAGATGGTCTTTATGTGTTTGATTGGGAAAGTGACAAATTACTGGAAACTAAAAGTGGATACATTTACGAATTTGAAATTAAAATAAGCAAATCGGATTTCAAAAACGACTTCAAACACAAGAAAGATAAACATATCATACTTGAAAACAAACCTGATGGTGACAAGTACCTTCCGAGATATTACGAGGCAATAAAGCGCGCGGGGGAAAGCTTTCACAAATATGCAGATGAAAACCCGTACTATCTGGCCACCAATCACAAAAGGCCTAATTATTTTTACTATGCAGTACCAACGGGTCTGATAGGGGAAAACGAAGTTCCGGATTATGCAGGCCTTATATATGTTAATGAATATGACGGCATTGTTGTAGTTAAAAAAGCTCCTTGTCTCCATAAAGAAAAATACTCCGATGAACAACTGAATCTCGGGGAGAAGTTTTACTATAATATGGTGACTTGGAAAAACAGGGCTAAAAAAAACGAAAAAAAAACTAAGGAAGTGGAAAATAAGCTTCTTCTTGAATTGACAGCCCGGGGGCATGAAAAAACATATGAAGAACTCCAAGAAGAACTGAATAAAACAAAATGGGAACTCGATATTGAACGGAGAAATGCCGTCCGATACTCGAAAATGTGGATTGAAGATAGTAACTTTAATAAAACTTTTCGAAGGATATTATACAAAGAGTTTCCAGATACTGATTGGCGTGCAATTGATGAGAAAGCCTATCAAAAATACAGGGACACATACCTTAAAGAACGCCGGGATGACCCTGATTCGCTGAATGTGAATGCGCCCACAGCCCTAGAATAGAGTTTTTTCTCATTAAATTTACAGCAAAAATTTTATGTATTATAAAAAAGCAATTAAAAATCCGGTTTTTCAAACCCTTTCTGAGGTTTGCGAAAATCTTGGTGTAAATGGATATGTTGTTGGTGGTTTTGTCCGGGATTATTTCCTTGGGAGGCCGAATGACGACATTGATATTGTTGTGGAGGGCAATGGCCTTGCAACCGCAACCGCTTTTGGAAAAATTGTTGGTGGGAAAGTAGATTTGTATGAAAACTTTGGTACCGCAAAGGTTCACTATGGAGATGGTGAAGTTGAATTTGTTGGGTGCCGGAAGGAATTTTACAAAAGAGGCTCAAGGAAACCAATTGTCGATAATGGGACTTTGGACGACGATTTGTCAAGAAGAGACTTCACCATCAATGCAATGGCCATTTCAATCAACAAGGAGACCTTTGGCCAGTTGATAGATAAATTTGGTGGACTTGAGGATTTGGAGAATGGGGTTATCAAGTGTGTTGGGGCTCCCGACGAACGATTCTCCGAGGACCCTCTCAGAATTTATCGAGCAGTAAGATTCAAATGTAAATTATCCAGTCCCAGAAAAGTGTTTCATTTCGATACCCCAACATTTGAGGCGATGAAACGGAATTCATATCGCAACGAGATTCTGACAAAGGAAAGAATTGTTGATGAAGTGAATAAAACTCTCTCTACCCCATATGCATCTGACGGTGTGAGAATTCTTAGTGAGTGCGGATTACTTGAATTGATTTTACCAGAGGTGGAAGCACTCAAACTCCCGCAAGATAAAGGTCACAAAGACATTTTCGAGCATACACTCCAAGTGCTGTGGAATGTAACACAGAAAAGTGACAATCTCTGGCTACGCTGGGCGGCTCTTCTCCACGACATTGGGAAGGTTCCAACTAGAAAATTTATAGGCGGAATTGGCTGGACATTTTATGACCACGCTGGTGCTGGTGCCAAGATGGTGGAAAAGATTTTCCAGAGGATGAAAATGCCGACTGACGGAAGGATGGCGTTTGTGAAAAAGATGGTGGAGATGCATATGCGTCCTACAACCCTCGCCGAAGAAGGTGTGACTGACTCTGCAATCAGGAGACTGCTATTCGACGCGGGGGACGATATTGATGATTTGATGATTCTTGCTAAATGTGATGTGACTACAAGATATGAGTCAAAACGGCAGAAGATATACAATAATATCCTCATCATCGAAGAACATATGAAAGAGGTTGAGGCTAAAGATGCTATCCGTAATTTCAAGAATCCCATTGATGGTTTTCATATTATGGAAACCTTTGGTATTGGCCCCGGGAAGGAGATTAAAATCATCAAGGAGTTTGTAAAGGATGCTATTCTTGATGGAAAAATAGGAAACAATTTCGAAGAAGCGGAGAAACTTATGCTCGAGAAAGCCCTAGAAATGGGCCTTAAACCAATACAGAAATGATACGGTTCGGTGAAGATGTGAAATATGGATATCAGTCCAGAACTAGGCTCAATGTTGTGATGTCAGACATCACAATAGCATTTGCTATTGATGACACCACATATGGCGAAAAAGCAACAAAGAAGTTTGCCGAAGACTCTGCCACACCTTTTTTTATGATTCATATTAATGAGCGTGGGAAGATTTCCTCATCAGAAAAAGACACTCTGAATCAATGCTTCGAAAAAATGAAACAACTCATAAGTAAAAACTTGAGAGGGGTCATTTTGAACGTAGCAGGAAATGGAATGTACACATTCTCAAAATATGGTATTAGTCAGTCTAGGCTTGATGAAATGATTTACAATATCCTCTTGCGTTTCAAAGAGAAAGGCATTATCTTCTATTGCGTGAGGTCTGGCGGACAGACTGGAATTGATGAGGCCGCACTAAAGGCTGCTGACAAATTAGGGCTTCCAACCATTTGTCTCGCCCCAAAAGGATGGAAATTTCGTACCGCATCAGGTGAAGATATTGAGGATGAATTACTGTTTAAACAAAGGTTTGCATGAGAAATGATGAATTGAAAACCCCATACGAACTTTTCGGGTGGGAAATTGGTGAGGGCTGGTTTAAAATAGTAGAGCCGGTTGTTAAATCTATTGAAGAATACAACTCACAATCCAAGGGCGGAAACATTGAAATCGCTCAAATTAAAGAAAAATGGGGTGGACTTGAAATATACCTCCATTTTGATGGAGTGCCATCTGATGTAGTTAAAAAATTCAACGATATGGTAGCTGCGGCCCGAGAAGAAGCGTCACACACTTGCGAAGATTGTGGTACAAAAAAGAATGTCGGTATGATAATTAATAAATGGTATCGTACTGTCTGTCAAGAGTGCGCAGAAAAGCAGGTCAAACGAATGTCTGAACACCTCAGTCCTGAATTTGCTGCAAGAAAATGGAAAAGACTTGTAGATGGTAAAGTTTTTAAAATCACTGAAAATGGAAGCCGAGAAATTGAACAGTAACATTCTTGAAGAGTGCATAATTAAACCTGTAGTTGTATGTGGGGATGTTGTTTCCCAAACTACCGAAAACAGCGACATTGCAGTCAAAAGAATAATGAGAAAACTTCTAAAAGAAACATCAGAATTGATGGATGCACTTGAGAATTCCAATTAATTTTGTATATTTGTAACACTAGCCAGAGTAGCTCAACGGTAGAGCGGCGGATAAATGCCTTTGGTAAATACGGAGGCTAACAGCAATTTTTAAAATTATTGAACAAACCGTAGGTTGGAGGTTCGAATCCTCCCTCTGGCTCAGTTAAAAAGATTCATTTGTATGCTAGAAGAGAAAATTCAACAGGACATTATTGCCGCTACAAAAGAGCGAAATACTGACAGGCTGTCTGCTGTGAAAGCCATTAAAAACGAGATACAAGTTTACAAGACCTCCGGGGCAAACAAGGATGCAACTGATGATGTTGTTCTGAAACTCATCCAGAAACTGGTTAAACAGCATCGCGAGTCGGCCGAAATATATCAAAACGCAAACCGCCCGGATTTGGCTGAGAAAGAATTATCTGAAAACAGGTACCTCGAAGAATATCTCCCGAAACAACTTTCTGAAGAAGAAATTACAAAAAGTATCAAGAAAATCATTTCTGATGTTGGTGCAACCTCTATTAGGGATATGGGAAAGGTCATGGGACTTGCCAATAAACAAATGGCCGGCACTGCCTCAGGACAAGTAATTTCAAAAATCGTAAAAAACCTTTTACAATAGCGGATATCTCCGCTATTTTTTGTATATTTGCAAAAAACAAGTAACAACATGGAAGAAATACGCATTATTGATTCTGAGTACAAAGTAATACCCAACATTCAATTAGGGACCTTTAACTGTACACTAACACTCAAACTTTCCGATGGGAGGGAACTGACAAAAACAGATGTTGCCTCGCCAACACCAAGCAGATTTGATGAGTTTTTTGAAGCACTCAAACCATATCTTAATCCCGAACCGGCTAATGCTCCGCAAGACCCGGAAGAGCGGGTAATGAAGAAAATTGAGGAACTTAGTCAACAAATTGCTACCCTCTCACTCAGACTGTCTATACTGGAAAGTTCACAGCGGCCAGACACAACTTCACCTTATCCCCCGACAAATGTGCCAGGTGTCACCCCTTGGACCCCTTGGAATCCGCTATGCCCGTGGTATATAACATGCTCGAAATAAGTTATGGAAAAAATCGACTATGTTGTGACATATGTTGATTCCTCTGACCCTGAATGGTTGGAAACTTTTGAAAAATATTCTACCAACTCAGTTGTGGATTTTTCAAAATTAGAAGAGCGTTTCAGGTCATGGGACAATCTCAAATACAATCTTCGGGGGGTTCAGGACAACCTCCCGTTCATTGGTAATGTGTTTTTGGTTGTATCCAGTGAATCACAAGTACCGGAATGGGTGAATCGAAACAAGGTAAAAGTGGTTTTACACAAAGATTTTATACCGGAAGAATACCTCCCCACATTCTGTTCAACCACCATCGAGATGTTTTTGGGTTTTATTCCGGGGATATCTGAACGGTTTATTTATGCTAATGATGATACATTTGTTTCTAGTAAGTGTGAAGAAACAGACTTTTTCGTTGATGGCCGCCCTGTTTTGAACTACTCGTTAACCAACACCCAATACGATGTAAGAAATTCAGAATATGAGGCTCAACTTCAGAATTCATTTCTTTTAGCAAAAAAAGCCAGTGGTTCACATATCAATTTCAGTCGCATTATGCCAAAACACATGGTGAACCCTCTTACGAGAAGCAGTTACATTGAGGTTTGGGAAAAATGCGGCGAAGAAATTAAACGCAAGATAGGAAGGTTCAGGACGAGAGAATGCTACAATCAATACCTTTTTTCATTCTATGACCTAATCAAGAAAAAGAGTGTGAAAAACCCAAAAACAACTTCTGTATATATCAGTTTTGAACACGGAATTACGCGTGCGGCTGTCGAAAGGATTAAACAAAACAGAAGTAAACTACTTTGCATAAATGACTCCGGGGTTACTGACTTTGAGAAAACAAAGGTGGAAGTGAACCACGCATTGGATAGTTTATTTCCCGTACCGTCATTGTATGAAAAACCGAGTAATAAAGGGAAAAATCTTACGGTCCATTTGTATACATTGTGTTACAATGAGATAAAAATTTTACCGTTTGCCGTTGAGTATTGGAAAACCATTGCAGATGAAGTTTTTGTTCTCGACAATAATTCAACAGACGGCTCAAAAGAATACCTCTCAAAAATCCCCAATGTTCATATAGTGGAGTTTTCCAGTGATGGGTTCAATGACGATATCCACCGAAGACTGAAAAATGAGGTTTGGAAAGCATCAAGGGGAAAGGCTGATTTTGTTGTGGTGTGCGATTTGGATGAATTCATGTATTCACCCAATGGTATTAGAAATGAACTTGAAAAAATGAAAGCCCGCGGTGAAACCATCTGTAAGCCGTTCGGTTATAACATGGTTTCGGAAGCGTTCCCAATAGAAGGTAAGGGCCTTATGTGGGAACAGATACCGAACGGTTTTCCGGATAAAACTTTCCGAAAAGTCACGATATTCAACCCAAACGCCATTAAGGATATAAAATATTCTGCCGGGGCGCACAATTGTTCCCCGATTGGGAGCATACAATGGTATACTGGAAATAGTGTATTCCTTTTGCACTATAAATTCCTTTCACTTGAATATGTTTTGGGACGATATAAAGAATATAATGACCGCCTGAGTAAGATAAACAAGGAAAAAAAATGGGGGGTCCAGTACACTCGTGATAGAAATAGGACTATCAGCACTTTTGAAAATAATCTGGCAAAATCAAAGAAATTAGAATGCTTAAAGTAATTGGAATAAGCGACACACATGGTGACCTCCCAAAAATAGAAGAAACATTTGATATCCTACTGATTGGTGGGGATGTCGCACCTAACTTTTCTTGGGATAGGTTTCTTGATGCTGAAGGTCAACATAAATGGTTTATGGATGTTTTCGTACCGTGGGTAATGGGGCTTCCGTTTGCCGACGAGTACAGTAAAGTGATTTTTATCGCCGGAAATCATGATTTTTGGTTGGAGCAGGAGTCACAGCCGTACAACACTGGTGGATATAGCGCCATATGGCCGGATGTAATTAAACCTTGTAAGGGTAGACTTGTATATCTTTTCGACCAAGAATATCGTTTTGAAAAGTGTGATGAATGGTTGAAAATTTATGGTACCCCTTGGTGTAAAATCTTTGGTGGTTGGGCTTTTATGATTGATGATGAAAAATTAACCGTGGCATTTGATAATATACCGGGTGATGTGGATATTCTTCTTACGCACGACGCCCCCGCAATCCCTCCTTATGGCCTAATCAGCGAAGGCCGGTACAAGGGTAAGGATGCAGGCAACAAACCACTGGCTTCTGCTATTGTATCCAAAAAACCGCGTTATGCCTTTCATGGTCATATACATAGTAGCAGTCACACATTAGAGGAAAAAGATGGTACGGCCATTGCTTGTCTGTCCGTAAAAAACGAGGGGTATCAAATGGTGTACGAGCCACTGGTTATTGAAGTTGAAGAACATAGGTATGATAGAACAAACTAAAACATTATGACATACAGACTTAGATTTTGGTATTGGCTACAAGAAGTTATTATTACCGGCATTACCGCTGATGAAATAATTGCATCAGTCTATTTCCAAGAGGATTTTGGCCATCCAGTCACTCCACTTAACAAACGGGCATTTCTTAATGGGTCTGGCGGAGAGAAATATGAAATTGAAGTAACAATTTCAGAAGACAATCCGAGACAACTAATGATTGGGCATATCAAGAAAGGAACCGAAGGTACTATTGATACTAATCTTGGTGATAAAGGCGGCTGGTCATTTCTTGATGAAAATCTCTGGGTTTTAGAGCCAGAATACAAGATAAATGTGGATTTGGGTGACCCTAAAGGCGACAAATCAGTTATTATTGTTAGAGATTTTCTGGAAAATACTCTTGATGAATACGAGGTTGTTTATAACGGTAACGCTACTGAACTGAGGAGAAAAAGAAAACATGGGAATAGTAGTATATAATAGAAAATTAGAGAACCACCAAGCAGAGAAGAATAATATACCAATTTACCGGGGCAGTGTTTTGGGTAATCCATACACACACTTGAAACTCGAAAAGACCAAAGCCATATATCAAGTCAAAACAAGAGAAGAAGCAATAAAAAATTATTCCCATTACTTTGACTTGATGTATAAATCCAATGTTAAGTTTAAACGGGCGGTAGATATTCTTTATGAAAAATACAAAAACGGTGAGGATATTTATTTAGAATGCTACTGCAAACCTGAGCCTTGCCATGGTGATATCATTATCGAAAAACTCGAGCAAAGGCTCCTTAAAGAAAAAATAGACAATATTAGGAAAGAGAAAAGTGCTTTATCTGGACAACACAGAGAGACCGTGGCGGGAGAAGTATAATAGTCCTGCCTGCGTAGTACAGAGAACCCTCATTAAAGACGCCTTCAAGGGGCTTGTCTTTGATGAGGGGCCTCACACTTATACACTGAATGGTCAAAATATCCCATCTGTTTCATCAATGGTGGAAAAATTTGTAGTTCCGTTCGATTCAGAACGAATATCAAAATTTTGTGCAGAAAAACACTTTAATGATGAATCTTCTGAGTACTATCATATGACCGCTGCTCAAATTAAAAAGTCATGGGCCGACAATGCTAAAGCGGCAACCGACAGGGGCACAATAGCCCACGCCTTTGGGGAAAGTTGTATGCATTATATGGTGGGGGATTATGATGGCATTCTGCCGGAATATAGAGACCGGCTTCTCCCTGATGGGAGGTTTTATTCGAACGGTGGTTTCGAAGATGCAATAGTAAAGTTCTGGCTTGCCGTACCGGATTCATATGTGCCAATACTTGCCGAGACACAGGTATATACAGAAGCGAAAGATGGAACCATACTTTATGCCGGCACATTTGACCTTCTTTTTTATACAGAAATAAACGGAAAGCGAGGAACGGTAATGTTCGACTGGAAAACCAATGCTGACCTATATAAGAACTTCAATAATAAAAAAATGATAAGGGGGCTCGAATATTTACTTGATAACCCCAAAAATCACTACGAGGTTCAGCAAACTTTGTACGAAAAGGCTTTACGCGATAAAGGTGTGAAGGTTTTCGGAAAACGGCTTATATGGATTAAGGAATCTGGTGAATATGAAGTTGTAAAATTAAAGGAACTAATAATGGAGCGAGTTATACACGAGATAGAGGTTGACGCCGGCATCTCAAATATTGATTTTTAACGAGAAATAACTACATTAAAAGAAAAAGCATGAAGAGGTATTACTTTTTTAAACCCTATAAAATTGGGGAAAATACAGTGCCGGCTGGTACGGACCTTTCAGTTGTAAACGGTGTGATTTATTACAATGAAGGAATGGTTGATGATTACTACCAGGGCGTTTTTGGAAGATTGATTGCTAAAGAAGAACGATTTGGGTTTGATATCCTGAGGCCACGCCAGCAAGTATACAACAAAGTTTAAGAAAAACCCGCGGTCTGGGCCGTGGGTTTTTTTAATTAGGTACTTATTTTTTCTTACTCTTTTTCACATGATTCGGGAGGCCTTTGTGTTTTGTAGATGCAAAATCCTCCACTTCATCATCTGTCATACTGTCAGCAGCGTCTTTTATTGACTTGCTGGCATTGGGCATATCTCCATTTTGATATGCGTGGACCATACCGAAAAATCTTTGCTGTGCCTTAGAGACTGCTTTCTCATCGGTGGATTCAAGTATCCTCTTTACACTTTCTTCGATTATCGACCGAAGAACTGATTCCGTTATTTGCACTTTTCTCATATTATCATTATTTTCTGATTCTAATATTCCTTCTTCTTCTAGCATACTTTCCAATTTTTCCCAGTCGACATATCTTCTTCTACTTTCAGAATCGAATTTCACCGGCATACCAAAACCAGCATCGTCAATGTATACATTGCAATGTGCTTTTGGTGAATCAGTCCACTCACTTTGTGTTGGATTAGTGTTTACACCATATAATGGAATGTTGTTCTCTTTAAACCAATTGACAGCGTCTTGCAGGGTTCCATTTTTAGAACTTCGCATTGTAAAAAGAATTAACTTGTGTCCAGCCTCAACCAGTCTCTTCAAAACAGGCACAGCACCTATATCTTCACCTATATAAGGGTATTCATGAGTAACAACTGTTCCATCGAAATCAACACCTATAATCATAAAAACAACTTTCTAATAAATAGTTTTTTTTGTATATTTGCAAAAAGAAAAATACTATGTGGATACTGATTACCTTTATCGTTGTGTGTGTTGTTGCGTGTGTTTTTGCATATAAAACAGCCGAGGTACATGAATTACATAAAGTTCGTGCCGCTTTTGAGTTGAGAAAACATGCTATTGAGGACCAAATCCTCCAGAATCATAATGTAATTGTGAGGGCAGAAGCAGAGCCCGAAGAAGTTGCAAACGACTATGAACAGGGTGAAATGGAGGGCTTGGATGAGGCGATTGATATAATTGAGGAAATGGAAGATTTGGTATGGTAAAACTAATTCTTGGTGACTGTGTTGAAAAACTTAAAGAACTTGAGGGCTGTAGTATAGACCTTACCGTGACGTCACCTCCATATGATGATTTAAGGTCATATGAAGGAGAACTTGTTTGGAACTTTGATATCTTTAAACAGGTTGCGAATGAACTTTACAGAGTGACGAAACCAGGTGGTGTTGTTGTGTGGGTGATAGGTGACGCCGTAATCAAGGGAAGTGAAACAGGAAGTTCATTCAAGCAGGCGTTGTATTTCAAGGAGATTGGCTTCAATCTCCATGATACGATGATTTGGAATAAAGGGTCTTTTGCTTTTCCATCCAAAACTTGCTATCACCAGGTTTTCGAATATATGTTTGTCTTTTCAAAAGGGAAACCCAAGACGCTCAATTTCATTAAAGACCGTAAAAATCTTTATGTATGCGAGAGAGGTGCCAGCGGAAGGAACAGGGACGGGGTTCGCAATATCGGAAAGTCTTCGGTCAGAGAGCCTTATGGAAAAAGGTTTAATATTTGGAATTATTCTATCGGTGGGGGCAATTCTGCCAAAGATAAAATAGCCTTCGAGCATCCGGCAATATTTCCAGAAGACCTTGCGAAAGACCACATCATATCGTGGAGTAATGAGGGGGATACTGTCCTCGACCCTTTTATGGGAAGTTGTACTACTGGTAAAATGGCGGTATTGACAAAAAGAAACTTTATTGGTATAGAAAAGGTAGAGAAATACTTCGACATCTCTAAACGAAGAATTGCACTGGCCGAAAACATGTTGAACCAACAACCGATTGAGAACGATGAAGGAGTATAAAAGAACGATTGACCACTCGTGGGATTTTCAGGGGGTTGATACCAAAGAATATACGCACTGTTATCACAATTACCCGGCGATGATGATTCCCCAGATAGCAAGAAGACTCATTACAGAATATAAGCCAGCTGGGGCGGAATCGCTTTTAGACCCGTATTGTGGTAGCGGCACCTCTCTGGTCGAAGGTTTACTCGCCGGCCTCAATGTCTGTGGTTACGACTTAAACCCCCTTGCATTGATGATAAGTAAGACAAAGTGCCGTTCGTTTACCAACGCACCGCTTGGCAAGTACTTCATCGACATTAAAGACCGGCTAACGAGGTATTTTCCGGATGCAGTGACACCAGACCAATACAAAAAGATTAAGAACTGGGAATACTGGTTCAGTGAAGAAACCTTCAAAAAACTTCATTTCATACAACGGTGTATCGACCTTGTTGTTGATGATGGGGAAGGCAGGCAATTCTTTTACATACCTTTGGCCGAAACCGTGCGGGAGACATCGTTTACGAGAAACGGGGAATTCAAGCGTTACCGGATGGACAAGGAAAAACTTGCACGATTTAGCCCGGATGTTTTCGGAACATTTGTGAATAAGGTTGAGAGGAACCTCAAGGGCTTGGAATCTTACCGTGCCGCTTTACCAACTCCCGGGGCAATGGGTGCGGCTATTACGATGAAAGTGAATTCTTGTGAAATGTCAGATAATTTCATTAGTGCTTTTGAAAAGGTTCCTTATGATATGGTTGTTACTTCTCCCCCATATGGAGATAGTAGAACTACCGTGGCTTACGGTGAATTTAGTTCGTGGGCCAATGAATGGTTCGGGCTGAGTGATAAGTCACTTGACAAAGAACTTATGGGTGGCAAAAAGCAAACCAAGGAGTTATTTACTTCCGAGTCAGTGGAATCGGCGTTAGTGGAAATAAAAAAAACCGATGAAAAAAGATATTTTGAGGTTGTGTCTTTTCTGAATGATTACTACAAATCAATTTGTAACATTTCAAGAATTATCAGCCCGGGTGGCGTTGCTTGTTATGTTGTGGGAAACCGCACAGTGAAGAATGTTCAAATACCACTTGATTATTTTACAGCGGAAATTTTTGAACAGAACGGATTCAAACACGTTGAAACCATCGTCAGGGAGTTTCCTACCAAGCGTATGCCATCAAAGAATTCGCCGACGAATAAATCTGGCGAAAAATCAAGCACTATAACAAACGAATATATTGTAATTTTAAAAAAACTTTAATATGAACCTTTTTGCAAAACTGAAAAAAATTTTTAAACGAAATCCGGGGATTACTGTACTGAGTCTTTTTGATGGCATTGGTGGGGCCAAACTGGCTTTGGACCGTTGTGGGATTAAAACAAAACGCTATTTCGCCAGTGAAACTGACAAATACGCCATTTATCAAACGCATATAAACTTTCCGGAAATTATGCAGATTGGCGATGCCCGCGAAGTGGATGGTAAGATGTTCCCTGATGCAGGCCTTGTCATCGGTGGAGTATTATGCCAGTCGCTTTGTTTTACTGGCAGAAAAGATGTTGAATTGCCAATTGAACCCGTTGAGGTCACAAGCCTAAAACAGTATCTCGAGTTAAAGGACACCGGCTTTGAATTTGATGGACAGGGGTACCTCATTTGGGAATTCATCAGAATATTAAATGAGGTGAATACTGTTAATCCCAATGTAAAATTCCTTTTGGAAAACATTGGTATGAATGAAAAATGGGAAAACATTATAAGTGACTCGCTTGGTGTCAAACCGCTTTATATTAATAGTAAAGTTATCTCAGGGCAAACAAGACGCAGACTTTATTGGACGAACATTATTGATGATGTTAATTTTGTTGATGACCTTACTGGGAAGTATGACCTTTTCAACTACCTTGACTGGGAAACCGACAACGCCAAATACTGCCTTCCCCCTGAAAGTGTTGAGAAAATTTTGGACCAGATGAGTGTAGACTCAGTACCAAAAGAAATTGCCCGGGGATACTGGTTGCCTTATGATGACTACAATCACAAATTCCCCAAAAATGTCAATAAGATTGGTGCCGTCAGACAGACTTTTGCAAATAAAGCACCGAGTAACGGATGCAAACTCATACGAGAAACCATCACTGGAGCAATAGAGTTCAATGACCCTAAACATGTGGAAGTTCGTATACTGAAGCCGGGTGAGTGCGCGAAACTGCAGACATTTCCCGAAAACTATGTTTGGGATGTCTCCGAACGCCAGATATACAGACTCCTCGGAAATTGCTGGACAATTGATGTTGTTGCTGAAATACTTAAACACCTCCAAAAATGATGACAATAAGAGATTTGAGAGATATTCTTATTCATTTCCAAGACCGGGAATTTGATAATTATGAGGTCGTTTTGTGGGACTATAATCACCAGCAGCGCCTTGATTGGGGTGGCGGATTCTCTTTTTCCAAGCCGGGAAAAGAATTATCATTCCCAGTGAAAGTTGTTCCGAAAGATGGTGTTGAAATCGACGAAAGACTTAAAAAATTAATTGGTAATATTTGTTATGGAGATTAAAATATACGAAGAAATTATCTTAGGGGGTGCTAACAAACTGTCCGATGTCCTCCGTTTGGAACCGAGTATTGTGACAGAGAAACTAATACCCGATAACCGGGGTTGGTTCACTGAACTTTTCAATGAGCAAAAATTCTCGGAAAGTACCGGGTTGAACATTCATTTCATCCAAGACAATATGTCTTTCACAAGAGCCGATTTCGGAAGAGGCCTCCACTTTCAAAAAGGTGAATACGCGCAAACCAAACTTGTACGGCTTATTCAAGGAGACATTCTGGATTATGCAGTTAACATAGACCCTAACTCCAAAGACTTCGGAAAAATACATGAATTTCATCTTTCAACGAAATTCTGCGACAGACCGGATGAAATCAAGTGGGTTTTAATACCGAAAGGATATGCCCATGGTTTCCTTGCCTTGGAGAATTCGGTAGTACAGTACAAGGTGGATGCCCCGTGGGTGAAAGAGTCTGAGAGGTGCATTAATATGCTCGACACAATCAAGCCTGGTAAATATTATCAATTCTCAACAAAGGATGCAAACGCCCCAACTTTCGGGGAAACTTTCGGGGAGTGGGCTGAATCAGAAAAAAGAATCCGAGTCAAATAGACTCGGATTTTCTTTTAACCTTTTTTTGAATAAAGTTTAGCCAATGATTTTGCGACGTCATTGTCAGGAATTGACGATAAATCATCAACTACTTTGCGGCTCCTATCCGTGAGTTTGACGGGCGATTTCTTTTCCATGGCGTTATAATTGTCAACATCCCGTTCCTTTGCAAGTTTATTGTTCTTGGCGATTTTGTCACCGCCGGAATTACTCAAGAAATCAGCACGACTGAGTTCGGCTCCACCGTAAACCTTGTTCTTCAATGCTCTGAAGATGAACAGCGAAATCTGTTTTCTAAGATATTCGTTTTTTTGTTTATCAGCAATCTCTTGAGATTTGTTTCCTTGCTGAGGAAGGACCACCGGTATCTCAATTGGATTGCTCCGCATATTACTTGCATTGGAAGTTTGCCTCTCGTCATTGGGGTCGGTATACAGAGTTACAAAAAGCGTTTTCTTGGATTTAGACAAGAAGGATGCATAAACTTTTAGCCCGGCAACCTCAGAAACAAACTGGGGCTCACTTCTATTTGTTTTCTTAAACTCAGTGTCGTCCCATTTAGTTTCTATGTTTTCACCAGAGATGTTATCCCTGAACCACTGTTTGCCAAGTGAAATTATTTGATTCACGCACTCGTCTATTTCTTGTGTGCTAATATTCTCCGCACTTGCAAAATCCGAATTCATTTTATCGGACAAAGAGGTATCCAAGAAATTGCCGTGTGACAAGCGAGCCCCAATATTTCTTGCAATCTCGTCATTCTCCTCCTCGCTGTTCCTCTCGGATTTTACCAAGTTCTCCAATTCCGCCACTGTGAGTCCTGTTGAGTGGTTCTTTGCATATGAACCGGTGAGCGAGTGGCAGTTAGGACAGAGGCAGGAAAGATTGAGCGGACTATTGTCTGTCGGAACTTCATTCATGTGGTGAATTTGGAATGGAATCCTGTACGCTTTCATCTCACCGAGATTGGTCCCATCAGAGGATTTACCGGCGGACCCCATATATTCCAGGTTTATATGTGCATCATCACCACTGTTAGTGAAGACATTGGTTTTCCATACCTCAAGGCCACAACCATCGCATTTCTTACCCCAGTTGGAGAAATCACGGTTGTATGTTTTCTTGATTCTTGCAATTTCTTCTGGAGACAGTTTTGACAGGCGGTAATAGACATAGTCCGGCTGGTCTATAATGAGGTAGTTGGAAAGAATTGTTGATATATCCACCATGTCGAGGAAATTCTTGACATCGTCACCGATTTCAACACCCTTTGAACGGATTTCGGACGATATGTTTTTCCCCTGTAGTTTGCCAATAATTTCCAAGGCGTCAAGTATGTTCACCGGCCCACCGTTTTCCTTGTAAATGTACTTGATTACAGAATTGATGAAATCGTTCTTCGTCTCAGGAAGACCCACTTCATTCTCGGGGTGTTCGGTGTTAGGATTTTTTACCTCCCCACCCATTACTGTATGGCCTAGATTGGTCATCTTGGCACGCCCCTCGCCCGGTTTTATATCATATGGTCTCTTTCCGGCGGACTGTGCTGCGCCAAAACCACTCCCAAAACTATTGTTATCCTCCTTAAGGACAGACGAAACAAAGTTGTCCCCAAGAAGTTTTCTCATTTGTGATTCAGATAATTTAATAATCTTTCCCATATAATATAAATACGCTGAAACACTGATTTCTATCAATCCAGGCCATGTTTGACATATGGAAACAACGCCTCGAACTTTCCACCGAGCATTTCTTCCAATTGCCTTTCATTCAAAAAATACCCGTCGGCAAGATTGGGTAAGTTGTACCTTGAATAGCATTCTGACAAATGCCCGTCTTTGGATACTATCACGACAAAACGGCTCAAACCATAGGCATCATAAGGTGCTTCACCACTGCCATACTGCGGCATCTCCCACTCGTCGTCTTCAGTTTTATTATCCAAATCCCATTTTTTATGAATGGCCTCTTCACGATGTTTTTCGTAATAGGCATCATATTCATCAATTAGATTCTCGTTTTCAACAAGGTAAACAGTAACATTGGAATAACCAACAATGTCGTCCCAATCACTTTTGCTGTTTGAGATACACCACTCGCCATCGGTAGCCATTTCCATTTCACGGAAATTATCTATTTGTGTAATAGTGTAGCCATTTGCTGCCCGCCGTCGTTTTTCAACATAATTCACGGGTTCAACTTGTTTTTCACCGTTAGATTTAAATTGTGTTTTCAGTTCACTGAAAGATAATCCGTTGAAATCCGTATCAAACTGTCTCTGTAGTGGGTAATTGGTTTTAATAATATACAGGAATTTGTTAAGAAGGGGATATTCGTCCCTCGGAATGCGGTCAATGAAAACATATCGCATTACTCCTGGCAGATATTTTCCGCCTTCCACGCGTGAATATGGAATTACTTTGTATATACCCATTATAACCTCCCTGATTTCATTGAAATCGGTCAAACCAAGGTTTTGTTTCACCCACGCGTTTGCCTTCCGGTCGTTTGAATTTTCCTTTATTAACGACAGGGTTTTTCCTACAAGGTAAGTTAAGTCATTTTCGGTCAATAACATATTCATTACACTGGTAGTATTATAGGAGATTTAAGCGGAAGCCTCTTACCAACTTTACTCACAACTATTTCATCAACTTCGACTTTAGCATTTAATTTAAGCCGCAGTTCAACCTCGTCGTAATTCGTCAAAACCATAGTTGTATTCAAATCAACATCCTCAGGTCTCACCCAGCCTTTTAAAAGCAGGTGGGTAGCGCCACCGTTTGCCCTGTAAGTATTTTCACAATACGCGCACCCACCACCAACACTATATGACCAACACTCTCCTATGCCGGAAAAGTTTTCGCGAAAATATTCGTATGCATCTTTTTGAGGGTTGGTTGGCGTTGCAAAATCAGCCCGCCCCATAAGGTTGGGTACACTTATTTCCCTCTCACAGTATACAAGCCCTCGTTCGTTAGTTATAAAACTCTGAAGAAGATTGAGAATTTCTTTTTGGGCCAAGTCACCCATGAAATCATTCCACTGGTTTACATAGTGCGGGTCAAGAACTTTGTTCACAATGTCCAGGGCATACCTTAAGTCCTCATCACAAAATGTTCCCCACCACCACAGGAGATTATCCGGGTTGTCGTCAAATTCCTTGCGAATATATCCGCGGATACACTCAAGCCCATATTTATTCACGAACGGGCGGAAGAACTCGTAATAGATGTCCTCCGGCTCATTGCCAATCATTTCTTCCAAAATTCCCTCTGCTATTTCAACATATGTCTCAAGTTTGTTTCCGATATAACTCTCAGGGTCTTTCGGGTCCAGTTGCGAAGAGAGTGTCCCATATTTACCAATCGATTCAAGATATTCCATGAAGTGCATATAGTTATACGGTTCACTGTTACCGTCAAAGGGCAACATCAGTTGTTGCCCCTTATGGTATTCAAGGATTGTTTTCTTGACGAGGTATGTAAGGTCTTTTTCAGTAAGAATCATTTCCACATTCTTTCTGTCTTAAATCCATTTTTGTGCAGGTACGCTATGAACTCAGCGGCGTTTTCGGGCTTTTCAAAATAATATTTCAAAGACGAAGAAAGGGATGTGTCGCCACCGGCAATGCCTCTAATGTACTGGTAGACCAGATTTGCCATCATATTGTTAGTAGGAGCATATTCAAAATCACCACCACTGCGTTTGCGGAATCTATCATAACTAGAATCATTTTCTCCCGTTCCGGGGTGTTTAAATTCGGGCCCGGGGAAACTAAACTTGGAACTTTTATCTCTTATTTTTTCCACTCTTTCTTTACTTTCCTCGGAGCCAGTTCCCTGATAGTTTTTTATTCCATCATTGCTGAAAGAATTTCTGTTAACACCGTTGAAATATTCTTTCAATACATTCTTCACACTTTCAGCAATAATCTGTCCTAACTGTGATTCGTTGATTTTAGTGATGCTTCTTTTGCCAACCTGTTTAACAGTTTCGTTTATTTCCTCGGGTTCCTCGTAACCGGGCTCATCAGTATAAAGGTTTTCAGTACCTTCGGGGTTTTCGGAATATGCTTTGTTCAGGTAGAGTGCATTGTCAAAATCTTCTTTTGTTTCGCCGTCCATTCTGTTGCCGCCCCATCTCCATTTAGGCCTCGGCAGGTTGTGTTCCTTACCAGCAGCACGGTCCGAAATCAAGTCAGTAAGTTCTTTTTTGTTATGCTCGAGTTCAGCGTCGGGGCCAAAAAGATACGGGTCATAGTTTTGTTTGAGGCCCTTTATTTTCTTAATGGATTCGGGGTCATCGGTTGAAAAATAATCTGCGGTATTTTTCCTCATCCTCAAGGCTTCGTTGACGGAGTTTCTCCAGTTTCTGGCCGGTACCTGTCCGCTTCTTTTCATCGAGCCCTCCGGAAAGTTGAAGCGGTGAAAGTTGTTGTCCAATGTAGTTCCCTTGGGTACGACTGTTACCGTTGGCGTCACTGTTGTATAACGGCCGGATGGCATTCCATAAGTGTCATATTCTTGGCGTTCATAGCCAAGGGGGATGTCTTTCACATTGTCATAGAAATTACCCTTGTAGAAGGCGACAGCATTGTACTTAGTTAAAAATGCCTGCAGTTCATCCGGGGTCATCTGGTCCTGTCCCCCGTAGTACCAAGAGGAACCGATGCCCTCAACGCGGCTGTCAACCCATATATACTTAACATTGTCCATAAACCGTTGTTTTTCTAATAAATATATAACCCCCTCTATTTACGCGGTTATATTTCCAAGGTTTTTGTATATTTGCAAAGAGTAAAATATACCACTTGGCAATGATTATGGATATATTGAAATTAGTGGATGGATATGTCACCAGAGACAAGAAAAACAATTCCCTCTGGCTCTTTTTCGAACATAAACCGTTAAGGGAGGAACTTGACGGGGGTTTTGGTATACAGTCGCCGCAACCAGAGACCCCGAGGAAATAACACATCTCCCGGGGATGAAAGAAGCATTCAAAGACTTTAAGTGGGAAGACGAGCCGGCTGAGGTGACGGTGAACATCATCAAAAAGTAACACTACCTCTCGGATAACCCCCCGGGGGTTTTGCTTTGCTTTTCGTGAGCAAATAGCAAATATTTGAAAATCAATAAGTTACATATAAAAAATTTTTTCGGGATATGGTACCTTGGGAAAAAGACCCCCTACCCCTAAGTTTTTTCCGTTTCAGAGCAAGATTTTAAATTTGAACGGTTGTTCCCGGTACATTTGCTTCCCCGTACACACAATTGCCCCCGGGGCTTCACCGCGTCCTCCCCCCGCCCCACCTTTTCCCCCGGCCCGGGGGCCTCTGTTTTCCCACCCCCCCCGGGGGTCTGCTAGGAGAATTCCGTGAATTTTTTAAAAAAATTTTTTGAAAAAGGCCTTTCAGAAAAAGACCCCTACCCCCTATGTGAAACGGGTTTTTAATTAGTAAAAAATTCACGGCCAACAGTCCGCCCCTAAACGGCCATTTGTAGGAAGGGGAAATGTAGGGAGGGGAGATAGAGGTAAGATGTAGGAGGTCCTCCCATAGGGGTAGTGTAGGGAGGGGTACAGCGCAAAGGTGGCTGCCGAGGTTGCGCCCAATCAGCAAGGCCCTTCAAATGTTTTCGTATCTTTGTAATGTAAACGAAAGGGATATGACAAAGATTTTCAGTGTGACTTGCCAAAGCAAGTTTGTAATAAACAACTGGCCACAATACGGAAGTGTGTGTTTTCACATTGACGCAAAGGACCTTTCATCGGCAGAAGAAAAGGCTGATGAGGAGCTTGCAAAAAAGAAAGGTATACAGTTTTTCGATAGGCGTGTAAGGAAGATTGGGTGGAGGAAACAAGTGAAGTCCAACAAAGCATTTACTTTCGCTTATGGTGTGAAAATCGCTGAAAATTCCCTCAAAGAGGTGTCGGCCTTTCCCGAAAACGGAAGTTTTTCGCTTGGCGGAAATAGTGTCGGTGTCGGTCCTGCGGACTTTGACCACTTTATGGAAATATTAAACGAGAATGTAGTGTTTGTTTAACTCTCATAGTTTGTGTTTTGGTTGTTGTCCCCCGGGGAGCGGTCCTCGGGGGTTCGTTGTAGGCGCAAAGTCGGCTGCCCCCGTTGCGCCGAAACCCGCAGGGTGGAAATAAAATTGTTTATCTTTGTAATACCAAACGAGAACAAGACATGAGAACAAAGAAAATGATTCGCAAGATTGCTGCGGTAGTAGAAAAGTACAACGATTCGTTCAAGACCGACCAGAACGATTGGTTCTTTGAGGCTATGCTTAGGGCCGCCCGCAGGGTAGAGATGCTCCATATGCCCAAACTCGACTACGACTTTATGGAAACGCACCCCGTTATGATTGGAAGTGCGTTTATGGCCGAAGTCTGCCCTGGTGGCATCATCATCGATGACAACGATGGCGAGAGCGACAACATTGTGCTCCTGCCTTGGGAAAACCTCAGCAAGAAAACCATCAGAGAGGTTTATAACTTCGTCAAGGGTGCGGTGTTCGGTAAAATCTGACAAATAACAAGGGGCTTAAATTCGGCTGTAAACCCAACTATGTTGGTGTGACCGGTGCCCCCTTTTCTTTTTGGCGCAAAAGCGGCTGCCGCGGTTGCGCCTTGGCTGACAGGGTTTGAGATTGTTTTCTTATATTTGTAGTGCAACATTAAAAATTATAGTCATGATTAAATACATTGACGCGGAAAAACTGATAGCCGAGATAAAAAGGCTTATCGACTTAAAAGAGAGCCGAGTTGCTAACAAAAGGCTTAATGAACTTCTTTTATTTGCTACCTCTCTCCAACAGGAGCAGCCGGAGGTGGATTTGGTTGCAGAACTTAAACACCACCTTGCTACAACACCGAAAGAGCAACTTGAAAAGGAATGGAAAGAATTAGAGCCTTGGGGTAATATAGGGCCTACTGTTCAAGAATTTCTTTACGGAAGCCAGCTGGAGGCGGAGGCGGCAAGGGCGGAGTTGGAGAAAATCATAGAGCAAACATATCACGATGCGAGTGTGGCTGATACTACCAATATAGAGCCCGAAGACTATGCGTATATCGCCCGTTACTTCGCTGAATGGGGAGCAACTCATTTTAATAGAAAAAAGGAGGAATAAATATGGTGCTTAATAATGAAGACTATATTAGTTTTGAAACGGCAAAACTCCTGAAGGAAAAGGGGTTTGATTGGAGCACATCAATGGTTTATATGCCTTATGGTGACTTGTGTAAGTTAAATAGATATGATAGTATTCGTAATTCTAATTACAATGATATAACAAAAAACTATTTTGAATGTACTGCACCTACTCTTCAAATGGCAATGAAGTGGTTGAGGGAAGTGCATAACATTGCCATTGATACAGAATGGGAGCACTTATGGTATGCATATGTTAAGCCAATGACATCTAAACCTTGCGAAGATGATTACCATCAGTGTGAATCCTTGGAATATGAAGAAGCCTGCGAAGCAGCGATAAAGTACTATCTTGAAAATCTTGAAAATTTGATATAGAATAAAAAAAAATCCCACCTGCTATCATTGGGTAAATCAGAGAAGATGGCGGGTGGGAAACACTTGTGGGCGCAATGGTGGCTGCCCACGCTGCGCCAAAGACAGCAAACAACGAAGAAATTTGTTTATATTTGTAATGTAAAAGAAAGGTATATGAAATACATCTGCAACATATTCCACATTTGTGCGAATTATATCCACTCTTGCAGTGGCGACCTCTTCATCGACTTCCCGAAGGCATACGAAAAGTATGAAAAGGGGGAGAATGTCTACCTCACTGTAAGAAAAACTGGCGCCGACCTCCTTGAAAGGTTTACGGAGTGCCTTGCAGAGCAGGGAAAGCCCTGTGGTATGGCTGAATCCGTTGAATATGGTAGAAAAACCCTCGGAATTGACTTTATGGTCTGTATCCTCAAAGGCGAGCCGCTTGTAATCCACACCTACAACATCAAGGACAAGTGGGAAAGGCGGAACCTCAAAACCACTTTCGAGCAGGCTTTTTTCGGCAAGGAAGAAGTCCGTATGCACGAACACGAAGAAGAATAAGATTTTAGATAGGGTTAGATAAGGGGTAACGGGGGCTGTCGTGAGATACCCTCCGTTTTTTTTTGTGGCGCAAGGTCGGCTGCCGATGCTGCGCCTTGTCCGCTGGTCTGGAAGAGATTTTTCTTATCTTTGTTATGTAAAAGAACAAACACTATGGTTAAGCATTACACAAAGGAACAAATCAAGAAAGTCGCAAATCAGATTACCAATATGCTCTACAATGACATTGAGTTGGAGCAGGGAACTGAAAGGTTCGTTGATTGGTGTGCGGATGGAGAGGTTTTCGAGGATGAAAACGGAGTGGTTGATGAGGGTGCTTGGGAACTCGCCCAAAGGGTGGGCAACAAGGTTGATGAGCTGGTCTGCAAACTTGATTTTTGGGCGATTTTCAAATAGGCAAACACCAAAACACAATACACTATGTCAAGAGACGGATTTATTGAAAAAGAACTGGGGAAATTCATTGAGGAAAACCCCTACGCAGACACCTTTGAAATTGCAAAGCATTTTCTCGGCCTTACCTATGAGCCAGAGACAAAGGCGGGAAAGTACGAAGCGACACTTTTTGTCCTCGGGCTTCCCTATCACGAAAGCAGAACGAGAAAAGAAATCATCGTGGCCTCCTCGGAGGAAGAGGCTGAGCAGAAAGCCCATGATTGGTATATAGCCGATGGCTGGGGAGTGTATGAAACGAGATTTCTCGGGTATATCGACTGATGTTTTTTGGTTTCCCCCGGGGGCATTGCTCTCGGGGTTTTCTTTCAGGCGCAAGGCAGGCTGCCCCCGCTGCGCCAGACAAGACCGCCCTTTCAAAGAAATTGGCTATATTTGTAATGCAAACAAGGGAACACACTATGAAAGTACAAGTTAGCAAAGTTTTCGCAAAGTTCATCAACGATACTGCAAAGAAATTGGGTTTCAAAGCACACGCAGAGGTAGTTGCTTTACGCTCCAGTGCATATCCTTTCTGTACGGGAGACGCCACATGGGAGGGGGAATGTGACTACGATTGGAAGACAGGCACTTTCAGGGTGATTGAAGTATCCTATCCGTCTGAATATTACGCTTGCTCAAAGTATGTAACCACAAGGCAGTTGAATGAGGAGTTCAGGCGGAGGGGTGTTAAAACAGCGAAAGACCTTGAGAGTATGGTCAGGGATATGTTTGAAATATAGTCGAAGCTTGACACCGGGCTTGCCCTTTGGGGTAATGAGGTAGAGATAAAACCGCTCGAAGCCGACTTTTTCTGAAACGGAGTGGGACGCCATTCCGTTTCTTTTTTGGCGCAAGGTCGGCTGCCGATGCTGCGCCTTGGTGGAGTAGGTCTGGGATTTTATTACTATATTTGTATAAACCAAGAAACAAAGATATGAAATACGATTTTTCAGTAGCCGATTTTCTTCTCGGTGTAAACGATTCAATGGAACTCGACAGCGGTCAGGAAGTTGCCAGCCTTGAAACTGACGGTCTTTATGTTTCTATCAGGGTTGCAGGAGATGTCCGTGTGGTTTTCAATGACGAATCCTATAGAGCGTCCTCACAGTTTCCCGAAGAACTTGTGGAACTTTTCCACAATGGAAAGGCATGGAACGATGAACGCGTGTATGTGGACAATAACAATTGGTTCGAGAGTTTTGTTTATTACAAGAATCCGAACTATGACCCCGAAGACAAAAAATCTCCGAAGTGGCTTTGTGATGGCGCGTGGTGTGATGTCCTTGACGGAGGTTGGGAGAACGCGGCTGATGTGTTCAGTTTCCTCCTTGACCTTGCAAAGGAGTACGAAAAGGCTCAGGCTGAGCAGTAAAAGCGAACCCTCCAAGTGAGGGTTTTCTTCTCGGCGCGATGATGGCTGCCCCGTCCGCGCCACCGGACACCGGCCTTGCGGAGAAATGTGTATCTTTGTAATGTAAACAAAAGCACAAAGGTATGGACAACAAGACATTGGCAGAAAAGATTTTCAAGGCGGCAAAGACCGCCCTTGCAAGCACACGCAAGTCTAACAAAGGTCTCCCTCTCGGTTCTTGGAGCAGGAAGAGCCAAATGGTGGACTTCGCAGTGTGGGATAATGATAAGTGGGACAAAGATGGGAAGAGGTACACCGATTCCTACACCATCAAGATGAACAACAAGGAAATGGGCAGTGTAAAAACTCGCACCGATATTTCCGAAGTGTTCTGCGAACTCGGCAAGATGTTTGACCAGCTGAAGAAAACAAAGGGGTGGAGCGGTCTGTCTGTGGTCGAAGATACCATAGAGTACAACAATGGGGTTTCCTATTGGTGTACCTACAAGTTGAAGTACATCGCAAAGGTCTGCCTTGCAGATGCCCCTTGCAAGGAGTACAAGGCCTTGCAGAACTACCTCAACAAGTACGCGCTGGCTGGCCCCAACTTCGGTGGGTACAACAAGCCGCTCGGAAACTATGAACTCTTCTCCGCGGCTATGGGTGGCAAGAGGGGAAGGCTTTGGGACGAGTATGGCGAGAGGTGTTTCCTTGACAACAAGCCGAACAAGTGTGCAAGGATACTTGAAGAACTCCGCAAGGCAAGGGGTAGCAAGGACACTATCTCAGTCAAGAGGGGCGAGGAGAACTACATAGATGACTTTGAACGCAAACACTCCGAATACTACGAAGTGGAGTGCGAGGGCGAAAAGCGGAAGTACATAGAAATCACTATCAAAACCCCTACGGGGCGAGTGAAGTATCAGGAAAAAATCTACTGATTGGGCAACCCTCCGAGCGAGGGTTTTCCTTTGGGCGCTAAGGCGGCTGCCGATGCTGCGCCGAAACTGACAGCATTTGCGATAATTGTATTATATTTGTAATGTCAAAAGGAAATGATATGAGCACAAAAGCAAAAAGAATATTGGGGTATGCGGTGATAATCCTGCCGATTGTATTCGTAGCACTGAAATGGCGAAGTGATATGGGATACCTTATCCTCTCAATCATCGGGGTATTCAACTGCCTTATCTTTGATGAAAAGATTTTGCCACATTTGTAAAAAAGAGAACTGAAGGCGGAGTAGCTGACCGCGCCCAATGCCGACCGAGGGAGGGAAACGAGGTTGGGCTCTGGCAACGAGGGCAATTCGTTGCAAACATAAATGCCGAATCTAACACCGGGCTTACCTTTTGGGGTAATGAGGTAGAGGTAAAACCGCTCGAAGACGGCTATATGTGGAAACGGAGTGGGACACCATTCCGTTTCTTTTTAGGCGCAAAGGCGGCTGCCCCCGTTGCGCCCAACCTACAGCACACTAAAGAAAATGTTGTATCTTTGTAATGTAATCAGAAAACAAGAAGATATGGAAAAAATGACAATGTCCCAGCTCTCTGCCAAACTCGGCACCCTCAGGAAGATAACCAACGGCCCCTCCAGAAACGGCTATGGCAAAGCCCCCAATCAGTTCATAATCTACTATGAAAACGGAGAGGTTTTTCAGTCCTACGAAACCATCGTGGGTGTGTATATCAGGAGCGAAGGTCGCTACTATTTCGGCTGTGAGCATGACTGCTCCCACACCACTTCGGGCCATGTCGGGCGGTGGTGCGGTTACAACGCAAAGGAACGCAGGAAAGGCCTTGCGGACGGCACATTCGGCTACATCGACTAACGAAAGGGGGAGAAATCCCCTTTTCTTTTTAGGCGCAAGGCTGGCTGCCGGCTTTGCGCCAAATTCACCAGCAACGGAAAGTTTTTCATTATATTTGTATTGTAAAAAGGAAACGAATATGAATTACACAACTGTTCTCAAAGAAATTCGCAAAGGCATACTTGCTGAAATGATTGCCCTCACTGAAAATAGAACCAAATTTATTTTCCGCAGATGGGATGAAGTGGAGGAGGAAGAGAAAGTCTACTGTGATGTGGCTGTATCATACCCCGATGAAACTGGGGCTTATCCCGATGTTTTTGAGGTGTTTCAAGACAACCTTGGTTTTCTCAAAATAACGGTAAAGTCCGCGTATGGTGATGAGCAGACTGTCCTTGCTTCAGAGCATTTCTTTGAGACTGAAGACCTTGCCACTCTCTTGGAATATATGAACGGAACACGCAAATCAAATTTGCTCAGAGTACAACAAATGACGAAACGCGTATGTACGGAATAGGAATGGACGGCTTGGTGCTCGTCGAGGGCGGTTGGGGCCCGACGTTTGGAACACTTAACGGATTTCATAAGCCTGTGCGGTTCAAGACACCAGAAGAAGCACAAAAATACCTCAACAGTAATATGCCGACACTCGGTGCAAGTGTTGTCTACATTGGGGAATAACTTTTGAGAGATTTGAGAGAGGGGAGAAATCCCCTTTTCTTTTTAAGCGCAAAGGCGGCTGCCGGCACTGCGCCGTACTCGGATGAGTACGACTTTATCTTACTATCTTTGTACTGTAAGAAAAACACAACACTATGGCATTATCATTACACACAGCAAAAATCTACAAAGTAGAATACGGCCGAAACGCCATCAATGGCTGGGACGAGGTAGAGAAATTCCTTCAGTTCCTCCGTTCAAAAATGGGCACTGAAATAGATGACGGTATCTTTATCAATGAAGAAGAAACCGAGGTTGAAATTCCTTTCTCCACATTAAGAAAAATGGAAAAAGACGAGGTTTGGGGTACAACCGCCAGCCTTATTCTCGAAGAGGCTGACAAGGACAACGATTACGCATTCCTGACAATTTGGTAGGATTTGAATAAACCGACAAGGTTCCCAAGAGTGGGGTTATCTTCAGCAAATCCTCTAACAATCCCCGGGACATGAGCAACCCCGGGGTTTTCCTTTAAGCGCAAGGCTGGCAGCCGCCTTTGCGCCTCACTCCCGAGATTTACATTCTAAATCATTACATTTGTAATACAAAAAGAAAAGGTTATGAGTAAGTTCATAGACAATGAAACATTTCAGAAACTTCTTGAAAGGGGGTATTCAGTAAAAACCAGCCCTCTTTTGGGCGGCGGGGAACTTGTTGAGATAAATTCTGTGCATACACAAAGGGGATATTATTTCGACGAACCAAGCCGAGACCCCGTCCGCAGGGATGTAATCATCTCCAACAATGAGGATATGAAAAAGGAAATTAAAAACCTTGCAAACGGTTATTATTAGACGGATATGAAAAATAGAATCAAATGGCTTGATGTTGAATACTGTGATAGGTCGGACGAAACCGTTCAGCCTGTGCTTATCAACGATACTGCCTATTATGTGCTTTTTGATAGGCGTGGCTACAATTATGTTTTCGCCACCATATGGCAGGTGCATCTTTTTTGGTCGGGGTTTGCTGGGCAGTATATGTTTACCACCGATAACGAGAAGGAGCTTGTCAAGTACCTTGAAGAAGAGGTTTGACCTCTGCTGCGCCGAAGCTGAAAGGCTTTCAAATGTTTTCGTTACATTTGTATAGAAACAAACGAGAACAACTATGGTAGAAATTGGTCAGATAATCGCTTACAAATTTCCTTATTCGGGTAAAGAAGAACTTTACTTCCGCACAAAGGAAACGAGGCAGATATATGGTGCGACATATTACACTTTCTGCAAGGTCAAAAACCCAGAGGAACTGAGCATTTCCGATTTTTGGAGTATGTCCGAAAGGTTTTTCAATGAGAAACTTGCAAACGGCAGTATAAGGCTTGTAAACAGGTTCTGCGACATATAGAAACAAGGGGCTTAAATTCGGCTGTAAACCCAACTATGTTGGTGTGACCGGTGCCCCCTTTTCTTTTTGGCGCAAAAGCGGCTGCCGCGGTTGCGCCTTGGTTGGTATGTTTTCAAATAATTTCACTATCTTTGTTATGTAAACAAAAGGACAAAGATATGAACTACGCAGAAACACTCAAAGCCGAAATGGCCAACACTGACCAGCAGATTATTGACAACGAGATTATGCCGAGGAAAGATGAGATTCTTTCCACGATAGCCGCAGGCATCAAGAGGATTGGATATGTCTGCATTGATTCCCTTTGTGGTACATCGTCTGCCGAGGGTTGCAAGGTAGGAATTTTTGATAACAAAAAGTTCCCCGCCCTTATCAAATTCCTTACCTCCGAGGGGTTCAAGGTCAGCAGGCAGTGGTGGGGCTACTCTGCCAACGGACTTCCCGACATGATTAAAATTAGTGTATAAAAGTGGGAGGGGCGTGCGTTGCGCCGGAACTGACAAAACAAAAACAAAATGTAGTATATTTGTAATACAAACGAAGTTAGGTACGAAACTCTAAGCACTACGACAAACCAAGAGTAAGCATTACCCCAGTGAGTGGCCACCACCGCCAAGAAGACCTAAATGGCAAAAAGGGGAAAGTTAGGAGGCTGTCGGCATTCTCCCAAAGGGAGGAACAAAGGGTGCGAGGTCAATTGAAAACCCTCGATAAGTAGAAGGTCTGGCAAACCACTACTGAACCACCCAACCGCCAAGAGGAACAAGATATATTATTTATTTTATTACTCGATTTTTTAGATTTGTTGAACTTGCCCCAGCCACGGGGCTTTTTCTTTTGGGCGCAAGGAAGGCTGCCGTGGTTGCGCCTATGCCACAAATTTATAATAAAATTGTGGTATATTTGTAATGTCAAAAGGAAAAGATATGATTAACTACGAAAGTGCAAAAAGGAACCTCAAGGCAGCTGGCTATAGGAAGACCAACGAAGTGCCTGGGATGGGGTTGGCTCACCTCGAAGACTGGTCAAAAGGTAACAGGCCAATCATTTCCCTGCGAATCAACGGGGATGGGGTAATCGAAAAGGTTGAGGTTACAAGACGCGTGTGGGATTCAGTCAAGGGTGTTTACACCGCTGAAGTTGAGATTGTCAACGGACTCAAGGAACTCAAAGATATGTTAAACCGCTAATTCTTACGACTATGGCAAAAGTATACAATCAGAGCCGTTTCGAGGCTAATGTCAACGGTGAACTCGTTATTTTCAAAGCTTGGTCTACCGACACCCGTATGGGTTACTGTGAGACAGTCCGCTGTATTACCCACAACATGAGTGACAGCAAGGTGTCATGGTGCGGTCGCGACTGGCAGAGATTCGACTACGAATCTGCTCTCAAGAAAGCCATCGCCAAACTTCCCAAAGACCTTCAGGGTGAGGTTTACGCCCAGCTGATTGACCGCAAGGCAAAGGCTGAAAGTGAAAAGGCTGAAGCCATGTTCCAGAATTTCAAGAAAATCCATGACGCCTGCAGCCCGCGTCAGAAGGAGATGCTGGCAAACTCCAACATCGTGATGAACAGCGAGGAGGATGTCAAGGCCGTTGAAGGACTTATGCTGATGGGGCAGTTGCTCGGCATATAGTACTCAAGTGAGTACGGTTTCAATGGGGTGGCCGCTGGGGTGCCGCCCCTTTTCTTTTGGCGCGAAGGCGGCTGCCGGCATTGCGCTGTACCCAAACGAATATGATTTTATTTTATTATCTTTGTAGTAACGAAAGGGAAAAAGATGAAAATAGTTTTCGCAACAATCGGTTATCGCCACGAAGAGGAAAATGGAAAAGTCCTCTCCTACACTGGGGAAAGCACTTTCAATGGCGTTTGCTACAAAGACAAGAAAGCTTTTGGTGAAAAGAAAGGTATTTGCTATATCTCGGAGTTCGGCCTTGAGCAGATTGAAGACGACCTTGCAGACCTCAAGGAAAAGTTTATCTTCAACGAACTGACAAGGGAAGAATATGAGGAATCGAGAGAAGAAGTTTTCAAAAATAACGGCTGGACTTACGAAGACCTCCTCAACCTCGTGGGTGGAGAAGGATTTGAAAAGGTTGCGGAGTTTGTTTTCAACATGGTCGATTGGCAGTCCCCGGAGACCTATTGGGACGAATACCAGTTCAACCCCGAAGAAGACCTTGAACTTTTCGGTCTTACTTGGGAGCAGGTAGAAAAGGCGTGGAACATTTCACGCGAGGACAATATTTTCAAACAACCAATTTGGAGCAGGTAATATGTACTATCGTTTCAAAAACACCTCGGAGCAGGCTGAACTCGAAAAAGAGTTGACAAACCTCGGCTTTGTAAAGTCTGAATATTGTGGGGAAAATCCCGTTGGTATCGCAACCTTTGTGGGGGTGGGGGGTTATGAACGGATTTATATTCTCTGCAACGAGACCATGATGAACACCACAAACGAGCGAACTTCGTGGGTGATGCACCGCAAGAAAGTGGAAACCCCTGCAGAAATGCTCTGGAAAATAAAGGAATACCTCAAGTCCATCGGATAGAGGTTTTCTTTTTTGGGCGCAAGGGTGGCTGCCGACTTTGCGCCGAAACCCCAAGACTATCAAAAATTATCACTATATTTGTAATAGAAAAAGGAACGAATATGAAGAAGTTATTTACAATCATGGTTTTTGTTCTGCTTGCGGTGTCTTGCGGAACCATCAAGGATTTCTCTCTCCAGCCCAACAAAATCGGTTCTCCTTTCGAGGAAGTCAAGGACAAGAATGTTGTCTTTGTTGAGGGTTACACAACTTACCCCGTGGGTGCTTCCGACATCGTCCGCAGGAGCAAACAGGCCGAACTCGAAAATGACCTCCGCGGTGAGTTTGTGAAAAGAATCACGGCCAAGACGGAGACCTACGCGGAAAGTCGTACCTCGCGTGCCAGCGGTGAAGATGAATACACAAAGGACTTTACCAATTGGACATTTACAAGCGGAACGGCTGAGCTTCGGGCGGACAATACCAATGTAATTACCTACGAGGTCGAGAAACGCGGCACAATTTACTGTTGGATTCGTATCGCAGGCAACCGAAACGCTGTCCTCAAAGCCAATGAAAAACGCAACAAGGCGGAACGCAAGGATTTTGTGAATGACCTGCAGGACGAGCGACGGCATGAAGAAAATATGGTAAAGGCAAGAGGGGAGTAATCTCCTCTTTTTTTTTGGCGCAAGGCTGGCTGCCGGTTTTGCGCCTGACCAGCCGAAAATTCAGAGTTTTTCGCTATATTTGTAATGTCAAAAGGAAATGACATGGATACAAAAACAATCGTAAAAGAAATCGAGGCACTTTGCCACAAAAACATAGAAGAGTATGAGCCGCGGGTTCAGCACGCTCTCAATGTAATGGACAGGATGCGCTGCCCGCTTTCAATGGCCGACCCGTCCCTTGCCGATGAAATCGATGAGCAGATGGACGAGTGGATGACTGACCACAATTGGACGGAAGAACAGCAGGAAGATTTTCTCGGACAGGTGGACAATGAAACAATTTTATTTTATTGCGACTGATGAAACCAAAAGGCAGAATAACTGAAAAAGATTATCTCAAGGCGATGAAGAAAGCGTCAAGAGACCTTGAAATAGAACTCCACGGCAAGCAGATAACCACCGCAGGCGGAAAGAAAATCCACCAAAGCGAGAAGGCTTACAAAAAGCCTAAATACAAAACCATAGAAAATTACGAGGAAGATTGAGGAAGAAATAAAAACGGATGATTGCATAAGTCCGCGAAAACAATCTAAGATGCTGGGCTGGATTAAGGAAATTCGCAAAATGTTCCCTAACCACCACGAAAACGGCGGAGGTTGTATGTACCTCGGAGCGAGTGTTGCGACCGCCCCGGGGGTTTTCTTTTAGGCGCAAGGGTGGCTGCCGGTACTGCGCTTAATCACCAACAGGCAGAAATCTTTTCATTATATTTGTTTTGAGAAAAAGATAAAGACTATGCTGAAGAAAGTTGCTACAGAAAAAATCCCTGCTTGGGCTTTATGCTATCTGATGAACGGAGACACCACTGGTCTCGAGGATGACGAGATAAAAATGGTGGACAAGTTTATGGCGAACTACCCCGGAGCCACCTATGCCCTTGCCGAAGGGGGTTCTTCTTATTTCACCTCTTGTCCCGCCTTCGGTCTCGCTTGCGATGTCTATGATACAAATGTTTACATGAATCTGGGTAAAGACTCCACCCCCGAAAAACCCGAAAAGCGGTTCTATGTTCTGGATGCGGACTTCATCCCCGAGGACAAGACCAACAACGACCTGTCCGATGAAGAGTTCAAACAGCTTGCCGAGGCCAACGGCTGGTCGCTGACCGCAGAGGAACTCGCGGCCGAAATTTCTGAGGACGGAAACTATGCCCCGTATCCGACAACCCATTTTGTGAGGTACATTTAGTGCCTCTTTTTTTTTAGGCGCAAGGTCGGCTGCCGATGCTGCGCCGTGCAAGCCGAAATCTGACGGAAACACACTATATTTGTATTGTCAAAAGGAAAAACATCATGAAAAGAAACAAAGGATTTATCAATTGGTTCAAAAAATACACTGAAAAACATAAGGATGAACTTCCCTGCATACTTGACAGTCACAGCGAATTTGAGTATGCTGATTATGTTCAATTTTGTGAGGATAACGACCTCACTCCCGCACCCGAAGACAGCCAAAGGTATTGGGATTGGCTTGAGGAAGAGAGACAGGATAGCTATGAGTGCGACCGAAACAATATCAAGTACTCCAGCGTGCTCGCAAACTCAAAGTTTGTGGTAGTTGGCCAGCTTGGACTTTGGTGGGGAAACCCCACAATTATGCCGGAAATTTTCGATGACTTCGATTCGGTCATTGAAAGGGTTGCAGAAGATAGGTTGAAAGTCACCTACGACATGGATTGCTTCTACCTTGAGTCTTCCCATCACGATGGCACGAACACTTTCAGGGCATATATGGTCAAGGCTGATGCAAACATTGAAGACCTTGAAGACCGTATTGAAAAAATGAAATACGATTTCGACCCTGCGAAAAATGTCTATGACTGCAGGTGGTTTGAAAAAATAACCGATTTTCCTTATTGACAGAAGTCCGCCCCGTTTGGCGGATTTCTTTTTGGGCGCAAGGCAGGCTGCCGCGGTTGCGCCCACATCCAAGAAATAAGGGAAACTTTTACTATATTTGTAATGCAAACAAAAGAACAAAGGTATGACAAAAAAAGAATTTATCGAGCAGGAACTCATCAGTTTTGTTAAGGCAAATCCTGCGGAAAACATGATTCCGTCTGCGATTGCGGAACATTTCCTCGACCTCACATTTGCCGAGGAGACGGATGGGAAGAAAACCTACGAGCCGACCGACATCAAGTTTTACACCACTGACAAGGAGCAACTGAGTTATATCCTTTCGGGAGCTCTCTATGGTAGCCCGTGGTTCGGTGCGGACTACCGCGATGAAGACAAACCCCTCACCAACCCCGATGATTGTTTTGAGGACAAACTCGCTGACATTCTCCTCAAAGGTGGCAAAATCACCATCTACGAAACCGATGAATATAATCCGGACGAAGACGCCCCCGATGCAGAATGGAATCATGAGATTTCTCTCGCTGACATCGAAAAGGGCCTTCAGATTGTCCAGCAGAAATACCCTCGCTTTTGGGTAGACCTCGTTGAAGAGAACATCGACCTTTGGGGATATGACGCAATCCTTCAGTGTGCAATTTTTGGTGAACTCGTTTTTGGCTAAGATATGACAAACAGGACAGGAAACTATGTGGCTGTTGGTTGGCCCGAAATCCAGGACCTTATGATGGTCGAGGGATTTGATGACAACGCTTACCTTATCAATAATGACAAGGGTATGGATGACTTCGGAAGTTCCGCATACTTCGTGGATGTGGATTGGATGAATGAGCACGATTTATAAGAGAGTGGTACTCAACTGAGTACCATTTTCTTTTAAGCGCAGGACTGGCAGCCGATGTTGCGCCTTACCCGACAAGTGGTGAGGATATTTTACTATCTTTGTTATACAAAAGGAAACAAAATGGTAAAGACAATTTCAGATTATTACAAAGAGCGAATCACCCAACTGAAGGAAGACCTCCACAAAGTTTATATCACAGCAATCTGCCACCACATTGAAAACGGAGAACTCAACGGGCGGGAGAATGACGATTTCACAGGTGGTCAGTATCACTATACAAACATCACCCCTATCATCAACGAAAGGGAGCGTCTTGTCACCAGCGAAACAACCGTTGACTATGAATTTATGGACGAGGGTGGTATGTGCTACAAGGAGAGTACCCCGATTGACGCCCTTGACAACGAGCAACTTTCCCATATCTATCTTCACATTATAGACCACAATTAGTATGAAAAAGGAAACGATTTCAGTTTTTACCGCAGAAAAAGTCCTCAACGAGTGCATTGAAGACATCAGCATTGAGGACGCAATTTACACTCTGGCGAATGATATTGTGAATACTGCCGTTAAAAAGACGGAAGACGAGTATCAGATACTTGATGCAAACGGTGAACCATATGAAGACGATGGCGAGTCCGCGTGGTACGATGAATACCGCGAAAATGCAAGAGAACTTGTTTATGAAAAAATCCGGCAGTTCGTGACAAGGTAGAGAATGGGGTTCGCCCCATTTCTTTTTAAGCGCAAGGGTGGCTGCCGATGCTGCGCCGTACCTGCACTGAAATGAAATAAAATACCTATATTTGCAGTAGATAAAAGCAAAAGAGATATGAAAACAGAAGAAACATTCATGAGCCTTGCACCTATGATTAGCACGGATGATGGTAAGGTGGCATACCTGCGTATCGGCAGAGGGCTTGCCTATGGAAAGGTTTGGTGCGATTATGTGCGCGATGCCAACGGGGAAAGGGTTTTCCTTAAGGGCAAATTCTATCCGACAATCAAAAAAGCAGTCAACGCACTGTTTGAGGTGGTGGTAAATAAAAACATAAACGAACTGAGGGAGTGGTAAACAAAACCATTAACGAATAAAGCCATGATTATAGTAATCGGAAAAAAAGATAAGCAAATACTGGAAGACGCGCAGGTGTATATCCGCGAGAGGGGTGAACAGTATCTATGGGAACCGCCGTTCGGGGAGAAAGAGTGCGGTGAGGATTTGGCAAGGGATTGCTTTAGTATAGCAAACCGAATCAGGAAAGTTGTCGGACTGCCATCATTAGAAAAGTAAATCTCGAAAAAAAAAGACTACAACAGGATAGTCCTATTCCCCCGGGGTTTGTACATCCTTTGGGAGTGGGGCTACCTATTTTCTTTTTGGCGCAAAGCCGGCTGCCCCCGTTGCGCCAAAACGGACAGTCAATGAAAAACATTAACTATATTTGTAATGTAAAAGGAACGGATATGAAAACAAAGACACAGATTCAGAAGTATTTTGAGAGCCTCCCTGTGGGAGAAGTCATTAACAAGAAGGGCCTCGCTTACCTCAAGCGTCTGGGTTATATATGGGATTACTCCAAGTGGGGTTATCTGGAGAGTGTCCGCATCTACGGCGTGCGTGAATCAGACGGTTACCGCGTTGAGGATTGGAGGTACACTTTCCCCAAGGGCAACGCCAAGGAACTTGAACAGTACGAGGGTGCAATGTACGAGAAGTGGAGACAGTCTGGAGCCAATACCGAGTTGACCAGAGACGAAATCTACGAGAAGTTCGGTAGTGACAGGGGCTTTGAGGTCAACGGCATCAAGTTCGGCCACAAATATTTTGACGGCTGTTTCAACGCCTACCTCATCAAGACCGGGCCGGAGAACGGTAGGGAAGTCAATCACCGTATGGCTTTCCCCGGGGGCGTAATCTAAAAAATTATGAAAGAGACTATTAAAACCATCAACGAAATCGTCAAAAGGGCGATGGGGTATCTCCCAGATTGGGACAGGACTACAATTTTCATGGACTTGCTTGTCCTTGCTGAAAGCGGTTACGGAATGAAGTGGGATGAACTGCTCAAGGCTGACACGATTGATTTCCTGCATGATGTTACGGGAATCAACAGACACCTCAACCGAAATACTTACAAATTGGAAGATTTCTTTGTTCCGAGGTTTGCAAAGTAAAGCCCGCACCTGCGGGTTTTTCTTTTAGGCGCAAGGCAGGCTGCCCCCGCTGCGCCTAACAAGTGAAGTTCTGAAAAAAATTCACTACTTTTGTGATGTAAACAAAAGAACAAAGATATGGACACTATCAACTACGATGCACTCAACAACATTCTGAACAAGCAGATTTTCTACTACAGAGGTACTGATAATGTAGTCCGCGAAGCTAAGATTCTCGGGTTCACTCTTCATCCCGAGCTGGAGACAAGACCGGAAATAGGTTCGGTAGAAGTTCTGGCCAATGTGGCTGGCCTTGGACAAATAACATTATGGAGTGACACATACTCAATACCCTATCTTTTTGTAACCCCCGAATGCCTTGCGACCGGCGATGGGCAGGTAAATATTGCATACTATTTTCAGCAGCCTATCAAGGAAATCTTCGGGCAGGTGGTTCTTTCTCCTGGACTTGGTTGGTTCGGTAGTTCTGTGATAAGTTATCGTTTTACTGACGGGCAGCTTGACAAGTTTTTCGTCTTCATTGAATCACTCTCGGTCTACTACGATGAGCCATGCACATTCACTGTAAGGGAATGCTATCCACTTCCATCGGGGTATTGGAAATACGGGGAAGAAACAATTACCTATTACTTTTCCGAAATCTCGCAGTTTGTTGCCGACTACCTCAAGAGCAAGGAAGAGGTGGTGGAGGATTTCCGAAAAAATCAGGTCGTGAAGTTTACCGACACTGACAAAGTGACTATGGAGAGAGACGCTCTCAACAAATATGAAAAGAATGTGGTGAACTTTCTCAAGAGCACGGCATTGCTTGGGTATGAGACAAGCGTTGTTCTCAAGATGTACAAAACGCCCGACACTCGAAAAAATGGTGGATGCAGTGTCTCTATCATAGAGAATTTCTAAAGAGGGTGGTACTCAACTGAGTACCATTTTCTTTTTAGGCGCAAGGGTGGCTGCCGACTTTGCGCCGTACCTACAAAGTTTGGAACTAGAATTATTATCTTTGTTATACAAAAAGGAAACGATATGACACCAAGAGAAAAAGTAGTGGTTCGGGCAACACTTTACCCCGAAGATATTGAAAAGGCTGAAAAAGTTCTCATAGACAACGGCATTGAAAGTGATGAGGCGGATACTGTCCTGCAGGCTCTCGGATATGTCCTCTTCAATGACGAGTTGTACGAGGAATAATTGCACCGAACTATTTATAAATTACGAAAGTTTTTGTATATTTGTGATACGAAACCACGGGCCTTGGCTTAAAGACGGCTGTAAACCACAAACTATGTTGGTGTGCTCGGTGCCCTGCCCTTGGTTTCTCCCCACTCGACCGTCTGCTCGAGTATAAATAAAGCGGACGGCTATTACCCATTAGGATTAAAGGCCAGTCTGAAATAGTTGGCTGGTAAAGTGAGACCGCTCTCCTTATCTGAGAGAACTCCCCGGGCGGTGCGGGGATGGGTGGCTAAAAAAAATAAGAAAGAAAACAACACGAAAATGCTAAGAGTGCCAGTAGAAGAATCGGATAAAATTGAGAAATACCTCAAGATTTTCAAGAGGAAATGTAACAACACCAAACTCATAAAGGAACAGAGGGAACGGCAGGAATTCAAGAAGCCTTCCGTTGTGAAGAGGGAGAAGAAACTCAAGGCAATTTACATACAGAAACTCAGAAACGAAGAAGACTAAGTTTTCATATCTTTGTTGCAATCCACGGGCGAGCACAGTAGGTTTTAAGAGGCGGTATTTTCGACCCACCGAAACGATAGACCCCGTGGTTTTTTTATGGGCGCAAGGCAGGCTGCCGCGGTTGCGCCTTGCCCGTCATCCTTTCGTCTTTTTTTATTATCTTTGTTATACAAAAGGAACAAGAACATGACAAAGAACTACACACTTGCGGACGGAACAATTTTCAAAGTCTCAACACGCAAAAACAAAGTGACCAAAGACCTGCTTGGCGATTGGCATCAGTCTTATTATATTATCATCAACATCCGCGGGGTTGAAAGAAAGTTCACTTTCCACGATTCAGTTTACAACTACCGCCTCGGACGCGTCAGCCCGTCTCTGATTGAGGATGCTATAGGTTGTATCGTCAGTGACTGCTATGCAGCGAAGAACAATCCGCTTTTCTGGGAATTTGCCAACGAGTTTGGCTACGGAGACGAGGAAATGGCTACCGCGCGGAGAGCCTTCAATGGTTGCCACAACAGCCTGCGGAAAATGGAAGAACTCTTTTCTTGGGCAGAAATCGAGGAACTCTCTGAAAAATTTTAGGGATATGTGGGTATTCAAGACTATAGTGGACGGAGTGGTGAACACCTGCTACGAATTTGACAGCAAGGAAAAGGCCGAAGATTGGCAAAAGAATTTCATCTCCGATATGAAAAGAATCGGTTGCTATCCACTGAAAGGCCTGGTGACAAGGGTTGAAATGATTTAGAAACCACCGCGGGAAACTGCGGTGATTTTTTAGGCGCAAAGTGGGCTGCCGAGACTGCGCCTAACCTGCTGGGTGCATACAAGTTTTTGCTATCTTTGTAATGTAAACAAAAAGACAAAGATATGAAAAAGATTATTGATGTAATTCTGTTGAACTTCGCAATGAACTACAAGATGCGTATGCATACTTGGAAGACTATGTTCGGTGACGAAAGGACGGACGCGCTTCCGGTTTTCCTTATTGAAACCGAGTGGACAACCAACTTTGACCACATGGTGAGCAAGTGGAAACTATTTGCCAACGCCTATGATGATTCAGCAGCCAGCATCGCACATTTTTGGTGCGACCTCGACACTCAGAACAAAAAGGCTCTTGCCAATTGGATAGAGGAGCACTATATCTCCAATCTCAAATAATAAAGATATGGAAGAGAAACAAGTAACACTCAAAATCACTACCGACCTCTATTATACTGCGGAGTTTCTTCGTGAACTTGCCACAGCAATTGAAGACGGGGGTAAACTCACCGAATACGAAACATATAGAGGAATGGCTGAAATTGAATGGCCGGAGGAGGACTAAATTATGAAAATCAGACTTACATATCGCGTTGAAGCCTTTATAGAGGGTGACGACATGACTGACATCAAGAACAAATGGCACAAACAGATGCCTGTTCCCGATGATACCGAAGACATTGGTTTCGACTTCGTGGAAATGGTATCCATAGAGGACGCGGATACCTATGAGGACATGACCAATGAGTGGACTGGCTGGAAAGACGAATAAAACCCCCTATATTAACCCCGCAAGGTTAAAGTGGTGTTCCACATCATCTTTTTTCTTAAAGTGCCGGAAATCGCCTAAAAATGGCCTTTCCCGGCATTTTTTCTTTTAGGCGCAAGATTGGCAGCCCGCATTGCGCCGTACTCGGATGAGTACGATTTTATGTTGCTATCTTTGTATTGTAACAAAAGAGAACAAGAATATGAAAGGAAAAACCTATTATCAGCCGGAACTTATCAACACAAAGGACATTCCAGAGGAAATCGCCTCCTTTATGGTTTTCCCCACCGAGGAAGACTGCAAGACTTTTATGGACCGCAGTGGATACCTTGAGGGTGAATACGAAATTTACGAATACCACGATGATGACATCGAGGAGCCCACTTTTCTCAACGGGGACGGAGAGGATATTTCCGCGGTGGAAACCGAGGAAGATATTGATGATGTCTACCGGCAACTGATGGAAATTGTCAAAGGACATCATGTGGGTGGCGGTGACGGGCACAAACCAATTGAGATTCCCATCACGGGGATGTATGAAACACTTGAAGATATCTATGGGGTTCAGGGGCCTACTGCCCGATTAAACCTGCAAATCAAATATCTCACCGAAGAATTTGCAATCACCGCAGACGGATTCGATATTCCATATGACAAGCTCGAAGATGTGGATTCCTTTGAAGCATTGCTTCAGTCAGCCAAAATGGTTACCTCTATCGACTGCGAAAATCCCGATTGGAACGATATTGCCAGTGGCATTGAAAAGGCAGCTCTCGCCTACAATGGCTCTGAAGAAATTGGCGTTGTCGTGGAGGACACGGAGGGAGAAATTCGAAACATCACGGCAATGTGGTATGACCGAGTAAGGGAGATGGTCAGACTCAAAATCGGAAACACGAAGTTTGAGGATGCCGATGAATAATAGAAGAACCCCTGCTGATGCGGGGTTTTCTTTTTTAGGCGCAAGATTGGCAGCCGGCTTTGCGCTGAATTTACTGGGTTTTGTACAGGATTTACTATATTTGTATTGCAAAACAGAAAGAACAAAAAGCAATGAGTGCCCCAAATTTTTCATACCAAAGAAGATGCGTTGTAGTTACCAACGATGACTATGAATATGGAAACTACCCCGAACTCGGCAAATGGAATGATGGAAGTCGTTCTTATCCTTCGACCGAGATTAAAGAATCCGAAGATGAAGGACTGCGCCTTATAAAGGTTGTTTTCACTCCTGGCTACTACATGGATGCGTGTATTGACGCCATCGATGCCGAAAGTCTTACCGATGTGCTGGGCAGCGCATACTATTTCCGTAATCACAACCGCAAGGAACTGATAGATGATGTTCACTACTATTTTCCTTACGCATCAACAAGGCTAATCAACAAATGTTTCAGGGGATGCAAAGTAACATCCGAGGATTATGAATACCAACTGGAAAAGGCTTTCGATATCCTTGAAGAGGCCTTGCGGGACGAAGAAGAAAAAATTGCCAACGGCATCATTAACCGAATCAAAAAAGGGTATGGTTTCAGAGAATATGTTTGCACCGCCCGTTTTTCCAACGGAGAGGCTATTTACACCGACTTTGATTCGCTACGGAAAAAAGCCAAGAACATTAAGAAATAGGCTGGCGGTTGCGGTATTTTTTACCGCAACTTTTTTCTTAGGCGCAAGGCCGGCTGCCGTCATTGCGCCACACCCACCAGCAAATCAAAAAATGATAGTATCTTTGCAATGTAACAAAAAGGAAAAGAATATGGGATACATCAAAGTCAATTGGCCTCAGAGCCAGGTTCTTATGGACCTCGAAGAAGAAGAAATGGATAACCTCGGTATTGAGTTTGGGGATGACTGCTCCTATTTCGTACCGGAGGACGCAATCGAAGAACTCGAAGAAATGGGAATCTATGTATAGCACGCCTGCGCCGAATAGGTTTCCAAGTCAAGAAAAATCGTTATCTTTGTAGTGTAAACAAAAGGAACAGAATATGGTAAAGAATCCAAAAAATAAAAGGGCTCTCATCTCAAATGCAAAGTCCTATCTTCCTGCCCCGGGGTTTTATCACGAGTTTGCTCCCGAAACGAAGATAAAACTCTTCTACTACGAGGAGCTGAGAGAGCATACGCTGGTTTCAATCAGCCAATCTCTCAATGGGGGCAAGTTCAGTGTCTCCACTGACATTGACGGAAAACGCGAGATTGATGACCTTATGTCTTTTGATTTTTCCGAGATAAAGGCTATTCTTAAAATTCTCGAACATGAAAAACTGGCTCGCTGAGATTGTGAAGATTCGTAGGCAGATGGAAAAGGATATAATCCGTCTGCTGACCGAAATCGATACTGAAAAACGGATGGCATATACCAAAGCCACCGATGAACTCACTTACTACCATTTGGATGAAAACGGGCACAACCCGGTCGAAACCAAAATTGCTCTTTTTTATGTTGACGAAACGGAGAGCCTTTGTTTCTTCGATGAAGAAGGCAGACAGTGTGGTATGGGACAATTGTCAACCGATGACCTTGAGTTTATTTATTGCCACTTAAGACAACTGAGAAATGAAAATAAGACTTTACCGAGCACCTAAACAATACGAGGGATACGTTGATGAATATTCCCTTTATTTTCCCCTCAACAAAAAACTTCGGAAGAGAGAGGGGCTTGCCGGAACTTATGTCGGCTGTTCGCAGGCGAGTGATGGAAGTGTAATCCGGTGCAATTGGAGTGATGTTGATTCCTTTGCAAATGTCTCTCTTGGCAGGAAAGTGAATTTGGAAACGATGTCCCCGCAGTTTCAGGCTTGGGCACACCATCTGGAGCAACTCTGGAATGATGCCCTCAAATACGATGATGAAATACACTGGAGTATTTGGAACACAGTGTAATGTCTTGTTCTTTTTGTTTCGCCCCGGGGCTCCTTTTCCCGGGGCATTTCTTTTAGGCGCAAGGTCGGCTGCCCACTTTGCGCCTGGCCGGACAATCTCTGAAATACATTCACTATATTTGTAATACAAAAGGGAACAAGATATGAAGACATTCGAAATTTTTGTGGATTACCACTACGGGCCTTGCGAGACCTACACCATCGAGGCCAAAGACCTTGCAAGTGCGAAGAAAAAGGCTATTGCCAAATACGCACGGGAGTACTTTAAGAAAAGTTTAATCAAAGCAGTAAAAAGCATATGAAATACTTGGTGGAAACAGACCTTGAGCACTTCGAGGCTTGGAGCGGTGGAAGAGACACCCTCGACACTCTTATCGAAAAAGGCGATGTGGATTCCGTAGAATCGTTCATTGACGAATGCTTTTGCGATAGCGATGAACCACCGACTAAAACTGCAATCAATGATTTCCTTTGGTTTGAAAGGAATTTCATTGCTCAGCACCTCGGCTACGACAACTGGGAAGAATATGAATACGGCCCTCAGGACGAAGATGAGGATGAAGACGAAAACAATGATGAAGAGGAGGAATAGAAAATGGAACAACTCTACAGCGTAACACTTTTTTACAACACGCAGGTAAATAAGATTGTCAGTGCAAAAAATAGGAGTGATGCTATTGAGAAAGCAAGATACATGGTGGATGCTTCAAGGGATACTTTTTTCGAGGCCGAAATTTTTGACAATCTTTCTTCTGGGCAGGTTGCTTGTACAAGGATTTCCAACGCAATGGACACCACTAACGGGCACAACCCCGAACTTGTCGAGAAAATAAACAAGATTTTCGCCACCGCCCCTTGGGATAAACTCGGCTGGGTTATGAAAGCCCTCTATTATCGGGACTGGGAAGAAATGGTGGACAAGGAAATTTTCAACGGCACGGAAGAAGTCTACCTCAGCGATTTCGATTGGGACAAATATTCCTATGATTATTTGATGAAGGTGGCTGATGACACCGACCTTGAAACCATCATCCAATTTATGCGATAGAGGATACCCCGGAGCACACCGGGGTTTTCTTTTAGGCGCAGGGGTGGCTGCCGGCTTTGCGCCTAATCCAACACCATCACGAAATTAAATACTATCTTTGTGATGTAATCAAAAAGGACAGAATCATGTTAGGACTTTCACAGAAAATTTACACACTGCTCAAGGACAAGGCAAATAGCCTCGGTAAGAGTATAAACGAATACATTGAGGATTCCAAAGTCAATTTTGTTATCATCAACGAAAAGACCGGCCGTGCGTTTGAATGGGCGGACAAGGACGGGGATTGGGTTGCCTACGGCTCAAGGGAAGACGCCCAAATTGACACCATTTTCGGGGATGATAACCACGAAGAAAAGGTTATCACAGAGTACGATTATCTCGTGAGTCTTGGTCTTGCCTATATGGTTTCAAGTGGCTCCTCATTCCCTATTGACCTCATCCTTACCCCCGCACAGATTGAAAAGGGATATCATTCCGGTCCGTGCGATGCTGACATTGATGAGCTCAAACAAGATGAAAGCATCAAGGAGCAACTTAGAAAACTCAGCGACACCGCAATCAATATGTGGTGGGACGAGATGTTTGTGGATGACACTGAAGAGGAACACCGCACTGCATCCCGCGACCGCAAACTTGCTTGGCTGATTTTCGATGCGTGTGCAAATGCCACCGACGATGAAAACAAGGAAGTGGCAATCAACTATCAGAAAGAGTTTTAAACATACGGGTTTCGGCCCGTATTTTTTTTTTAGGCGCAAGGGTGGCTGCCGCGGTTGCGCCTAATGTTTGGACGTCTCGGACTTTTTTTTGTATCTTTGAGTAACAAAAAGAAAAGGACTATGCAATTCAAACTCACAATTGACACACTTAAAAGTTGGTACGAGAAATACAATGCGGAAGATTTCAACAATGACCTCCCGCCTGTCAGCCGTATCAGGTTTAAGATAACTCACACCTATCATATGCTCGGCCAGCACAAACCGGAAGCCTATGGCATTCACACCATCAAGATTTCCGATTACTACGATGTTCCTGAAAAGGAATACCTCAAGGTGCTCCTGCACGAAATGTGCCACCTTTGGTGCAATGTGATGGGTTGGCCTTATGAACACCACGGATGGCGGTGGGAGAACAAGGCGTATCTTGTGGGTAAGAAACACGGGATGGATATTCAGCGGTGCGACTCAAGGCAGGACTGTAAGGTGAATGCCGATATGGTCGCAAGGGATGCTGAACGCAAACAGCGCAAGACCATGGCTACAGTCTATATCTGTGTGCTTGACTATGGTAACCACAAGTGGGTGGTGAAGCTCAATCAGAGTACACTGGAAAAAGCAGATGTCACCACATGGGACTGCCGCCTCAACACCAACAAGCCCTACAAGGTTTATAAGACAACCAACGAAGAGGCCTACATATCACGGATGCAGGCATCAAGGTCTCTCCGCCGCGGATATGAATATCAAAACGCGGAATTTGAAAAGACTTGGGGCCCTCGTATCGAGAAGATGAAAGAAGTTACTCACAACCTATGGGGATAATGGTACTCAGACGAGTACCATTTTCTTTTAGGCGCAAGGGTGGCTGCCCTCGCTGCGCCAAAACAAATAAAGTATCAAATGTTTTCCTTATCTTTGTAATACAAAAGGAAAAAGTTATGAAAAGACATCATGAATTAACAAAGGGTGAACTTGTATACGATTATCGCCACGGGGTTATCGGCAGGGTAAAATGGATTGACGGAAATCAGGCCGATGACAATATCGTTCTTTCAGCCGTTCCGGCAAATGACTCTGAATTGAAAGACCTTTTCGGTATGGCCTGCAACGAGGAACTGCTCAGCAAGGAGAAAGAGTGGTCTGTCGAGAATGTTTATGTCTACCAGTACGCCCCGGAGTTCAGGACCGTAAACAGTGGCGATGTTGTATGTTGGGAACATGCACGGGAGACTATGGAAGACCAGTATCCTTTCTTCTGCCCCGCGAATGATGAGAACTATTTCTCTTTCGAATGCGAGAGGGTTATCGACCCCTATATGAGCGAAATTGCAGAATGGGGTGAGGAGTTTGACGAGCACTTCAAGTTTGTTGGGCCCGAAGAAGACAAGGAAATTTATGAGCAGGCGCAACTTGAATTCCTCAACGGCATGTCAGATGGTAGGTATTGGGATGCGGAGGACTTCGCCCTTGATATTCCCGAATCAATTGAATACGTCAAATGATAACAGCAAATGTCCGCACTGCGGTTGATATTGCAAGGCGATATCACAACCTGCCGGCCGAAAACTATTGGCTGTATATAAAGAAAACCGGTGACGATGCTGTTGCCTACGCAGAGGAACACAAAAATGAAGATTACATCGGATTCTTCGTTGAGGACGATTCCCGTATCAACGGAATTCTGAGGGTGGCTGAAAGCAAAATAAGGAGGATAAAATAATGTTTACTGAAAAGGAAATAAACGATGCGATGTTGCGTGTCGGGTGCGGGCGGATGCCAAACCTGCCAAATTGGTATAAAAAAAGTTTGGATTATTTCAAAACCCCTCACTACAAATGGGACGAGAAGAAAAAGAAAATAACTGAAATAGGCAGTGAGAAAAAAACACGCGGCCGGAAGAAGAAACGGGTCTGACCCGTTTTCTTTTTAGGCGCAAGCGGGGCTGCCACTTTTGCGCCTAACTCCCCGGGGGTCCCAAATTTTTTTGTTATATTAGTTGTTTGTGCCGACATTTCCTCCTTGCGCCTACCCCGGGGGATGTTTCAAAATTTTTTCGTAACTTAATATATTTTTTTATAACTTCCTCTGTAACAATTACTTATGTTACATTTTCGAATGTTACATTTGTAAACACCACTTTTGTAACATCCGCATACGCTGCGCCAAATCCGCCATAGTCCGGAGAGTTTTTTGTACCTTTGTAACAAAGAAGAACAAGATATGAAAAAGAGATTCAAGTACATTGGCGGGCATATGTTCGCCTTGAGGGATGTTGAGTTCGGCATCCACTCGGAAGAGACCTGCGATTACATTGCCACACTTGTTTGTGACGGGACGCCCATCGGACGGGTGTCAAATGACGGGCACGGGGGAGCGACCTCGTTTTATGCCTTCGACAAGAAGACCGCGGACATCGCGAGGCAGGTTCGGGATGATGTGAGCGAGGTGGTGTGGCTGACCTGCATGGACGGGACGAAAATCTATTATGACCTCGGTACGGTTGCCGACGAGGTACTGGCTTTAATGTATTCATAATATGAGGATTACAAAAAACATTATGGTGGCGGAGATAGAGAACCATCTTCGCTGTCAGCCTGGTGTGGAGACTGTTGTCGCGGATTTCGGGAAACAGCTCAGAGACCGCAAGCACACAAAGTTTCAAGCCTATTCTATGGTATGGGCCGGTGACCTCCTGGGTTTGCAGTGCAGACCTTGGTATGGTTCTGATGTGATGTGGGGCGTGGACTGGAGCAGGATGAGTGCCGGTGATGTAAGAAAACTCTGGGGGAGGATTGTGGCATGAAGGCAAGGATAGAGTTATGCGGGCCGGAGTGGGAGAGAGCCCGCCTCCGTGAATACTGCACCGCTGACAGGGTTCACTTGCGCACCATCGGGGAAGCAAAGGTATTTCTCCGGCGACTGTGGAAACATGTGTCTTTGAAGTACGGGAAATTCCCCGGGGACGGAATACTGTCTGACGGAAAGTTTCTCAGGTATGGCATGGCCGGGGCGGAGATTGTTGAGGATATTTAGCGGTAAGAAACAAAAATGTTACATATACCCCGGGGCTCGGACTCATCTGAGTACCATTTTCCCCCGGAGGCTTAAAAGAAGGAGGAAACTATATGGGCAATTTCATTTATGTGGTTGAGGGCGCGGGCAGTGTCGTCTACGCCATCAAAAGCACTCTGAAGGGTGCAAAGGTATATGCCGACTGGCTGATTGACAAAAATCTGGTTAACACCGGCATCTGTATTTTGAAGAGGCGTCTAAAGAAAGTCTCGGACCTGCGAGGTGACGGAGTGGACAAGCCGGAGAACCTCTTTGACGATGTCTATATGCTGGAAAGGGTATACGGACGCAATTCAAAGGGGAGGTGGGTATGAAGACAGTAACCGGATATCTCGTGGACTGCACCGCTGACGGGTATGAGCCCACCACATTTGAGGACTATGCCACCGCGAGGGACTACTACTACAGACTGGTGGGGCAGGGCCTCAACGCAACTTTCGAAGAAACCATTTTGCACAGGTATTAATATGTACATCGTAAGCAGATACAATGACGATGCAGGCAAGTGGACAATGGTTGCTTGCTGTGACTGGAGGTCTGACGCACAGGCCATCAAGAAGCAACTCGAGGAGCGAAACCCCGGGGTGGATTTCCGTTACCGTAAAATCTAGGAACTATGATTGAGAATGTTTATTTCCAGTCCCACGGAGAGGGGAGGAAGGAGTATATTGTCGTGACCCCGAACGGCCCGTCTGGAGTTATGGTGACCAGTCTCTCGGTGTCCCCGGGGGAGGATGAACTGACTTTCTTCGTCCTCGGGGTTTCACAGGAAAGGGTTGAGGCTCTTTCCCCGGGGGAGAGCATGACAGTCAAGAGCACATCGCCGAATCCTTTCAACATTACCATCCTAAGGGTTTGCTAGACAATATAGTAATTTGCACTGTTATAATACCCTTTGAAAATTGTGCAAAAACTATGATAACCATCTCTATATAAGCGGTTTAGGACTCGTTTGAGTACGATATTGCGCCACTCTGGGCATTATTCCGGAATTTATTTGTATATTTGCAGAAAGAAATTTAAAAGAGAAAAAATATGAAGAAGTTTACCAAATTTAACCGCAACAGCATCAAGCTGCGGACCTACGCTCCCAAGACTTATGTCGACGAGAAGAAGAATCTGGTTGTGACTGTCATCGATTATCAGGCGATACTGCCTCGTCCCATAACCAACATCATGGAGGGGCTTTACTTTTACGGATGGATTGACGGAAAGCGTATGACGGGTGGGGATGTCACTGGAACTGCCAGAGGATACGCTACTGTAGCCCCGGGGGATACCTTCGATGTGGAAAAGGGCAAGAGGATTTCCCGCGCCAAGGCCGAGAGGAATGCCTATCTGAATGCTGTGAAGTCCCTGAGGAAGAGGCTGGCCGACCTTCAGGATGTATTGGGCGAGTTCTATTCCCAGATAAGGGAGTTCGACAGGAAAGCGAACGGTGTGGCGGAACACAATGAAAGATACATCGACCGCATCGCTGACGGCGAGTAACATAGATGGTCCCTTAAGCTCAGTTGGTCAGAGCAACTGATTAGTTCTTTGAAAAAAGAAATTGTATGCACCGGGGGAAACTCCGGATGTAGAACCTCCCTAATTCGGTTAAAGCTAAAAGAAGGTTAAGAAAATCATCATATGGATGAACCTCGCTCATGCTAATACCGAGCCAATGTTATTAAACTTTAACCGTAAAAAATTAAGTTCTCCATATTATCTATGGAAATTGTAAGTTGTTCGAATTTCTTAAATGATAATAGACGGTTAAGTTTATAGACAGTGTGTAGAGACTATACAGGAGGAACCTAAGTTGAAATTATAGAGTATGAGGAAAGAGAACCTATGTGGCCGATGGCTGTGAGACCCAGCATTAAGTCATACTTTATATCTTGCAAGATTTCAATATGGTTAAGATAGAGTCCAGACCACAAACAAAATAAGCTGTAACAAGCGATTCTTGGGTGGGAGACCCAATATTTTGGTAGCGAAAGCTATAGTGGTACGAATCAGTGGGTCGCAGGTTCAAGTCCTGCAGGGACCACAACACTAAAATGTTTGTAAATAAAGTAAAAAAAATTCGTACTAACACTATTTATAACTGACTGCCCTATCGTATAACGGTAATTACACTGGTTTTTGGCACCAGTAATCCCTGTTCAACTCGGGGTGGGGCAACTTAAATAGTGTTAAAATATGAAATACAATTGGAATGAAAGCGACATAAGAGCGGCAGTGAATGCCAGTTTTTCTTATCAAGAAACTTTGCGGAAATTAGGAATTCCATGCCAAGGAAATAATGTTAGTACACTTAAAAGGAAAATGGAATTGTACAATATCACAAATCAGCATTTCACTTTCCACCCCAAAGAAATTCCAAAACTACAGAAAAAAACCGAGGAATACTTGACTATAGATGGCACATTCATTACTTCTTCGAAATTAAAAAGCAGATTAATTAAGGACGGTTTTAAGGAGAATAAATGCGAGATATGCGGTGTTAGTGAATGGCAAGGAAAACCACTGGTGTGTCAGTTACACCATAAAAACGGTAACCATAAAGATAATAGATTAGAAAACTTGCAAATCTTATGTCCCAACTGCCACAGCCAAACAGAAAATTATTGTGGGGTAAGTAAAAAAGAAAAAAAGTATTGTCCCATCTGTGGGAGAGAGGTCAAAACAAAGGCAGCAATATATTGTCTTTCTTGCGCATCAAAGCAAAGAGCCAAAATAAATTTAAGTGACGAAGAATTTATAAAAATATTAAAAGAGAACGATTACAACCGTAGTGCTGTATCTAGGGAATTAGGGGTTAGTGAAACCAGTATCAGAAAGCATATTGAAAAATTAGGGCTACCAAAGAAGACTGCTGAATTAAAAAAACTCTTAGAAGAATAAACATGACTAATTCTTGTATCACCATTATTGATAATATCATTGCCAAGAGCGGCTGCGGGGAATATGAGATGTCCCACGCTACAACCCTCTACCTTTCAGACAACCAGAGGAAGAGTCTGGGATATGACTGCATTACTTATTACAGGGGAGGGGACGGATACCCCGGGGCCTGCTTTGTCAAGGAGAGGACTTCCTTCAACGGTTACGGGGTGCTCCGGGAGAGAGTTTCATATGCCACCCCGGAGGAGTTTCTGGGTATCCTCAACACCCAGCGTTATTCAGGAGGGATGTGGAGGCCCGCGGAAGAGTAGTATGAACACCGTGTATTCTCTGGCAATTATAATTGCCCTTGCAATAGTATTATACTATCTGCTTAAGTCAGAACTGGACTATGTAAAGGACGAGGTCAATGTGATAGAGGACGAAGTGCTTACCATACACCGGGAGGTGACTCACGATGAAGGGAACACCCCGGGGAAAAAAGAAGACACCCGTCCACCGCACGACCCCAACCCCGCCGGCCCACACACAAGACCTGTCGCACGGCCCACCCTCACCGCCGCCGACCGTACCCGCATCCTTGCGGAGATGAAAACCCTCGAGAAGCCGGAGGACCTCTGATACCGGCGCTATTGGTACTCGTTTGAGTCCCACATTTTACCTCAACGCATGAAAAGAACAATCCTCTCCATAATTTCTCTCCTGCTCTTCCTCACCCCGGGGAAGTCACAGCACGAGCACCTCAACTTCAACTATGTGTATGCTGAAACCTACAGGGAGTTCGTGATATGCATAGGTTCCGTCGTTTACAGTGCTACCGTGACAGAACACAAGACCGGTGACGAGGGCAAGAAACGGTATGTGAAGAGCATAAACGACGAGTGGGAGAAAGTTGTTGAGGCATACGCCAAGGCACCGAGCGACGGATACTTTGCGGCTTTTTACTGCAAGGCCTACAATATGATTGACTCCGACGCGTTCCTCAACGACAAGGCCCCGGAGTTTGTCAATGCGGCGAAGGAAGAGTGCAGACGGGCATATGAGAAAACATTGAAGGCGGCCCGGGGGCAGGTCTACCACTATACCTCCGACTGGCGGAAGCAGCAGCTCAGGGGCGATGCCTACACGGACATCCCCCGGGGCTGGACAAACCCGAATAACTGATACATGGAAGAAATCAAACAGTACATCAACGAGGAACTCGGGGTGAATGACAGTGTCGCCTCGGAGGCCGGAAGAATCTGGAAGGCGATATCCGAGAAAGTCAAGAGCAATCCTCCGATAAGTGACACCCTGACTGGATATGAGTGGGCGACTATAAAAACCCCGGGGAAAGAAATTGAAATCCCCGTGGTATACAGGGTCGTTCCGTTCCAGACTATGGCCGACTACCAGCGTGCGAGTTCCTGGGGTGGCATGAACTCCAGTTACAACCAAGCCACGAAGAGCATCTACCTCAACTCCGGGTATATCGTCAGTGAGAAGAAACTCATCAGTTCCCTGAACCTTCAGCACGAACTCCACCACGCATTCCAGCACGCTTCCGGAATCAGGCCGAACTTGGTCCGTGACGAGAATATATACCGGACAGCTACTGCCAGTCTCGCCAGCATGAGCTTGATTCCGCGAGCCGTGGCCTTTGTCTTTTACTACTACGAGAAAGCGGAGACCGACGCCAATATCAACAATATCTACGCCGCTGTTCTTCAGGCTAAATCCCCGGAAGAAGAAGAGAAGGCTCTTAAAAGTACAGTGGTATACCGGAACATCAAATACCTCAACGACAACAAGGAGGATTTCCTTTCCGACAAGCGTACCGAACTGGAGTTGAAGAAATACAAAGTATCCCCGGGGCAGTTCAAGAAAATCTACGACGAGGTACTGAAATCCTATTACCGTAACTTCGGGCGTGCGATTGTCAAGGCCCGTCAGGACAGGGACCTTCCGGTTCTGGACGGTGTTCCCCAGAAACCGCTTGACGAGATGTAGCGGGCTGCGCCGTACACGGCAAAGTCTGAAAATTTTTTTGTATATTTGTACTGACTTTTATCATTATTTACTAGTATCATTATTTACATTTATTCGGAAGTCCGCCGTCGTGAGATGTCGGGCTTCTTTTTTTTTTCAGCAGCGCATTTTTCAGCAGCGCACCTTGCGCCCAGTCCCCGGGGTTCTCAGATTTTTTTGCTATCTTTGTACTGGTGAAAGGAAGTAGCCATACTTGCGGAGCAGTGACCCCAACCGCAGAAACTAGACTCCAACCTGCGCCGAAGTGTGGGCGTATTATTTCCCCCCGGGGGCTTTATTGCGCCGAGGCCGGTAAAGTCAGTAATATTTTTCGTATCTTTATAATGTCGAAAGAAAGTAGTAGGCACAAGCAGGGGGCGAATTTAATTTTAACCGTGAAGTATGTTCTCCATCGTGCGCTTTTTTTTAATAAAGGCATCTTTCCCCCGGGGTCTTTTATTCACAATTCCAAATATTTTTTGTATATTTGCATAGAGATGGAAAAAGCAAGAATAGATGAAAAGACCGGCGAGGTCAGAGGTTTCCCCGGGGAGATGATAACCGGAGGAAGGCTCAGGCCGGTGTCACTGGATGAGGATATGGCGAAGATGGAATACGCCCCGCTTCTTGCGCTGGACGAGGCGGTGTTGAGGACCTACCCCGCGGAAATGCTGGTAAAGCACCTGTGCAGTCTCCTCAACCTGAGCCCCATCAATGAATACACCCCCAGTGAATACACCCCGGGGGAGTACAACGGGTTCATCCTGATTACCGGGGATAAGAATCATATCATCATCCACATAACCAATCAGGAAATGGAGGAGACCATCAAGTGGAAAGCCATCAGCCGTGCACAGGATTTCGGCTGGGCATATGTCAGTGAACGGGTTTCAAGTTTTTCGGGAATCCCCGGGGGGAGATGCCTGACAGTCTCGCTCGAGAAGAAGTTCACCGAGGACCTTACCGACGAGGTACGGAAACTGGGAAAACTCTACCATTTCTGCAAGACCCGCCATCTGAAGAAAATCCTCCGCATCGGCCTCAACCCCAAACTGAGCCAGTGGAAAGGCTTCGGCGGGCACACCAAGGGAGAAAACGAGACCCTGCTCAAACCGGAGAATGTGAAGGCCGACACATCGAGGATATATTTCTTCACCAAGAAAAACGCCATACAACCCGAATTTTATTTTAAGGAGAAGAATCCGGAGGGGGATACTTTCGTACAGCTTGAAATAGATGTGGCCGCAGTCCCCGGGGCAAGGTTCTACTATGACCCCAGACAGTATCAGGCGGTCTACACTTTCGACAACATCCCTCCCAGTGCGATAACAGTGCTGGAATAAAACAACCCCGGGAGGCTTTTGGTTTATGAAGCCCCGGCTTTTACCGGGCGTAAGGCGGAGTGTCACCGTCCCCGGGGTCCACAAAAAATACAAACAAAGTATGGTAAAGAATAAACTTAATGCAAACACACCGAGATACTGGAATGTGCCGGTAGAGGAAGACAAATCAGGGAAGCCCTATGTGGCACCAGAGGCGGAAGTGAAGGAATCTCCAACGCTTGAAGGAAAAAAATGGTGGGAGGAATACGCCACCTACCGCCCTTGGGAGAGCTGTGGCCCTGACAAGGAAAGAATTTCCGATGAGGGAGTCGCCGCAGCCAAAGCAGATTTCCAGACGAATCGCATCCTCACATTTGACACCATCGCCCGTGAGATTATGGACCTCCACGAACGGAAGAACAACGATTACGGTGACGCTGCATATGAATCCTACAAGGAGTTCGGCATCAATTCATATGTTATGCGTATCGGCGACAAGTACCGCAGGCTGAAGACCCTTACATCCCCCGGGGTTGAACAGAAGGTCAAGGACGAAAGCATTGAAGACACGCTGAGGGACCTTGCGGCCTATTCAATAATGGCAGTAGAAGCCCTGCACAGGAAGTAACAATGGAAAGGGGCCCAGAATCGCCGGCAAGATATTTCCCCGAGGACAGCCTCTTCGACAGCACTCCCGATGATATTTTCTTCTGGGAGCGCTTTTCTTTTATCCAGTACCCCGGGGACATCGCACTTGGACTCGGCCCCAACTGGCCACGGACAAGAAACCCGGAATGGGTAGACCAGCACACGGAAGACTATTATTATGAGATGGATTGAATTTGCAAACAAGCACGCCGGACATTCAATGGATTCCCCTGCAAGCATAGGCATAGAATATTGGTACGGCCGCCTTTTCGTCTTTCCTTCCCAGATGCTGTGGTGGGACAAAAACAAAGACCCCGGGGCACATTATTTCGTAAACTACTCGCTCCAATACCTCAACGAGTTCAGGAAAATGCACCGCCCGGAAAACAAGATACACAGGGACCAACCAAACAGAATATGAGAAACATTGAATTTTTCTACCGGCACTGTGTCCGCACACCGGATTCCCCGGGGATAGATACCATCAGTCTCAGGAGCAAGATGTTCAACACCAGAAGAGCACTTGTCTCCCGCGGATATATGAACGCCAACCCCCGGGAGGTATATTTCATAAACTGGAGCATCCAATGCCTCAATGTCTTCAGACGGATGCACGACACACCGAAAAAATATTAAGGGACCAGCCTTTCTCAGGTTAGCCCCTTTTTGCTTACAGTTTTCAAAAAATTCACTTACGAAAAAATAAAAAATCGTAAGCAAAAATTCAAAAAAAGTTTCAATCTGTTATTTTTTCCCGTTGCGTTCGTCGTTCTTCGCACTGTCGTCCAGACCCAGTATCGCCACAATCATACTCACAAGGAAACCGACAACCCCGGCGATGGGATTGACAAGCATAAGATGCGCGAGGGAATAGAACACACCCCCAAGCCCGAATGCAATCATAAGTCCACTGAAAACCCTTTCTGGCATATATAAAAGTTTTATCCTCTATAAATATTACCACCGCTCTGAAAATCTGTTCCAGTCCCTGAAAGAATTGGGATTTTCATCCTGCGGAGGCTCGTACCGGGAATAGTACCAGAAATACGGGTCGAAAATATATTTCACCCCGACTTCGAAAATCCTCCTAAAACCAGAGGGACTGTCAACCTTTCTCATTTCCCGTAGTACTTAAGCCGGTTCTGGTTCCTGAAGATGAACACATCCCCGTGGCCGGTCATTTTCATACTTTCCCCGAACAACCATATGGCACCGATGTCGTTCACGCCCCGGGGAGAAAGAACCGCCCTCATCCACTGTGGGTAAAATACATCCACACCCGCCCCGGGGGAATATCCCCAAGAGGTGGTGTCAATCACAACCCCCGGGGATTCCATTCCTATCTTGAACTTGGACTTCATCTGAATTTCGACCTTTTGACAATAAAATACCCTCTTTTCCGGAATTTCCTATAGATGATTTTTCGACCTTTTGACAATTGCAGCCTTATGTAGCCGAACGTATTCCATTATAATAAAAACCCCGGGGAATAATACCGGTCAGGGGAAAAGGAAACTGCCGGACCCCCGGGGTTATACAAATATACAAAAATAAAATATTGTGCAGAATATATTCCGATAAAATGTGCTGAATGCGGAAAGGACTTCGCCGCTGATTGAATTGCGCCGGGCCCCGGGGATATGTCGATTTTTTTTCGTAACTTAATAATTTTTTACTGTTTCCAGGGGGTCGCGGCCGCACGAGCCGCAGTTCGGAAGGCCAATTTTTCCACTTTTTTCCATTTTCTTCCACTTTCTTCCCCTATTTTTCCCCGGGGCCCCCAAAGCGCTTCCGCATAACATCCTGACTGTCAACCACATCCGTACCCCGGGGAAACACCGACTTCATACTATTCTATTCACGGAAAAAGTCCGCATCTTTATTATTCCGTTAAAATGGTGTTACGGAGAATACGGAAATTAGCGTTTCTTTCTGACTTGAACGATTACTTTGTCGCCAATCTTAAAGCCGGTGGAATCGTGAAGATTCAAGCATATTCCAGCTGGTCCGTTAAGAGGCGTTCTATTAACCGTTTTTTCTGTTGTATATCCCTGCCCCGCCATCCACTCTGCCCCGGATTTGAAGATTCTATTGTGGGTTTCTTCAAAGATGTTTTCGTGTTCAAGAACCTTCATGGTTTCAAAGTTCTTCTCTGCCGCCTCATCAAGGTTGGAGGGAAGGGAGGGCTGGGAGAGCAAACACTCCAATGCTTCCTCAATGTGTGTTAACTGTTCTGTCGTGAGACAAATATCCTTTATAGTCTCAATAGCTTCTTCTCTTGTCATGGCTAAATTAAATTTTCAAGACAATATTGGATTGCTTTTTCATAGGTTTTTTCGTATGTTTCTCCTTTAATCCAATTTTTCCAAGTGTATGTATCCGTGCTTGTTTTTTCATAAACCCCTATTTGGAACTCTTCGCCATCTTCAATGTCTCCGATAATGTGGAAAATGTCGAAGAAAATTAAATGTTTTTCCCTCAACCACTTTATTGCCATTTGGAGGGTTGGACAAAGATACCAATGATGGACAACCTCGGGGTCTATATCTTCATAGGTCGTCATCATACAATCGATAGAATTATAAGGGGTGCCATGAGGATTATTCCACAAACAATGGCAAGGTTCATCAAATCCCTTTTCCTTCAGGAGTTTCGCAGTCTCAAAACTGACATAATCTTCAACAATCATATTATTCTAAATTAACGTCTATATTTAACCATTGTCATAATTGTAATCTGAATATAGTTTTCAAAGATATATACTATAATTTGATTTCTTTTTCAATCTCACAAAGCCGAAGGGCGTTCTGAAGTTCGTGGACATATTTGATATGGCAAAACGCCAAAGCATCATATTCGGCGTAATATGAGAGTAGCCCCCAACTGTCTCCGTCTTGCCGAAGGCCCAAATCTTCACCAGGAAGACACCAGACACCACGGCATGAAAATCCGTTCTTCTCCAAGATTTCGGGCGTTAAGGGGATAGGCTCTATTTCGGTTAATGATAAATGGTCTTGAAATGTTTCATTATTGATTCCAATCTTAACCAGCCACTCCCACTCATCTTTGATGGTGTTCACATATCTAATAGACTGTACTTGTGCCTTCCATCCAAGCGGATTCTGCACCCAATCTCCTATTTGAAGTTCAGTAACTTTAATCATCTTTTTCTCTTTTAGGCTTTCGCCGGGTTAATAAAAAGGGCGCGTTCGAGATATGCGTCGCGACTGACTTAATACTTATGCCATTATTCATCTATCTCGCATTCCGCGCCCTTGGTTACTGTTTCTTTAATTTATCTATTGCGAATGAAAGAATTAGCCAGCTATTGTTATACGCCTCTTGCTTATAAGATATGGCGGCTCGTTCCATTTCAAACTTGTGTTCTTTAAGATAAGCCATCTGCCGGAAACATTCGTGTTCTTTGTCTTGTATTTCTTTCAATGCATTTTCAAGTATTGATAACTCGCTTTTTGTCATGGTTACTGTTTCTTTCGTTTTCTTACTGCATATTCCGGCCAAGTCTCAGCAATATTCTCTGCCACTATAATGAGTTTTTCTTTTAGTGTTTGCCCCGGGGATATACCGAAACTATAGCCTGCATATTGGTGTAAAAATCCCTCATTGAAACTCACATAGTTCAATACAGCCGTGTCGTGCGTATTTCTCGCATAGTGGCAAATTAATACCTTATCTCCCACCTTCCGCCTAAGTATTTTTGTTACGGCTGTTGGGATGGGGATACGCTCATAACTTAAGCCGGACTTTGTAAAAAGTTCTTCATCGGGATGTATGGGTTTTGTTCTCATGGTTACTGTTTCTTTCGGATTTGGATGATTATTTCATTCGGTTCTTGCCAATCTTCAAAGAAATCATCATTGGTGGCAATGGCAAGTTCCAGATTTGCAAACCCGTCACCCCAATCTCTATATTCATTTATCACTGCGTGAGTATCGACATATCCCTGTCCGGCCATCCACTCGGCACCGGCCTTGAAAGATAGTTTTACATTTTCGCACCCATCGCAAATGCCGGTTTCATTGTGCTTTTCCAAACACGAACAATAATATTTTTTGGCTGTTTCTTCTGCTGCCTCGTCCAGATTGGAGGGAAGGGAGGGCTGTAACTTTTCCAATCTTTCTCCCCCGGTTAGTTCTTCGCCTCTCAAAAGTTTTCGCAATCCGTTGAGAGATTCTTTTACATTTCGGTCCTGACAGGTTTCCCCGGTACTTTTATCAAGGTTGATATTGTTCTGAATCCGAAGCGTATCTTCCACTGTTTCGAGAAACCAGCGAGGAACGGTGATATTTTCTTCTCTTGTCATATTCTGTTTGTTTTTATATATTTTCATACATTTCCCCGGGGCTTCAAGAGCAATTCCCATAGGAATCAATCCGCGATAGTCAAGGTGATGCTTATTATAGAAATCAACTAGCATAAATTCTGTATTTGGGTCACCTTTTCCAGTAAGAACACAGCCGTTGCATTCCCCTTTCTTAATATCAATAGATTCCCACTTCTCTTCCTCAGTCATACTTGACATTGGACGGAGATAAGGTTTGAATTCATCATATGACAATATCCAACTATCCTTATCACATTTAATAGTGAAGCAGTCATCACTCATGATTTCTTTACCATCAAGAGTTCCTTTTTCACTATCAACCGATAGAACACCCTCATTAGTTATTTTTACTTTAACCCCATAAGGCAACCTTGCGCAAAGGTCAATCAACAATATTTGCTTTTCTTCCTGTGTCATAATTTTTCTACGATTTAGTTAAATCTGGTAATTTATCCAATATATGTTCAAGTTCATATCTATAAACGCCACATTTAACTAGTTCACCATTCTGTTTGCAAATTTGTATTCTCCAATAGTTGTCACAATCAGAGTCATAGTCAGTACTAATAACATATCCTTTATATTCAAGGACTTGCCCTGCATTGTTAAAGTCTTCTAATCTTGTAAGGTTTTCTTCCATAACTATTTGATGTTATACATTCCTTCTTTAGCTTCAAGGGCCACGCCCTTTTCAATCAATCCACGGTAGTCAAAGTGATGAGCGTTAAGCCAGTCTATTTGTTCAAGGCTTAATATACTGGTCGACTTCTTATCACCCAGCCAAAGCACGGTGTCCGATATTAGGATAAACTCGTTTATTTCTTCCTCAGTCATACTTGACATAGGACGGAGATAGGGCTTAATTTCTTCTAATGAGTACAATTCATTGACTTTGTTATACTCTAAGTCAATACTAAGTAGACATTCTTCTCCATATCTATCAGAATAAAACATAGTTTCATATGGCAACCTTGCACAAAGGTCCTTGAGTAGTAATTGTTTTTCTTCTTGTGCCATATCTAAATTAAATTTTCAAGACAATATTTAATTGCTACTTCACAGGCTTCTTCTGGCGAAGAGAAACTATTAACTTTATCGGGGTGATAGTGCTTCATTTCCAAATCGTCATATTCAACTGTTTCTTTGAGACTTGTAATCTGACAATACCACTCAAGAACAAAATCGTAGTCAATACAACAGTGCAGATTATGAACTTCCCTCAGCCACTTCATTACCATTTGAAGGGTTGGGGCCAAATATCCCTCAACATTATTGTTAAGGTTATATTCATAAGCATACTGTTTAGCAGCAGCATCTACTGATTCCCTGTTAACAACTGTTTCACCTTCGGCAAACCATGATGCCCCCACAAGAGTCTGCGAGTCACCATGTGATTCCCACACTTTATAGCATGGCCCGTCAAATCCCTTTTCCTTAAGGAGTTTGGCTACCTCAAAATTAACGTAGTCTTCTGTAACCATATCTACTTTTCTACATCAAACAACATATCTTCTGTAACATTGTAACCCCCATCCATATCCACACAAGAGATTTCAAATGGGTTTTCACACTCCTGTATTTTTTGAATCAGTTCTTGTTTCAGTTCATTGATTCTTTCCTGTGTGAAATACTTTTCCCTGACGGTTTTTTCTGCCGCATCAAGTTCTTCTTCCATTGCAACAAACCCCTTTGAAGGGAAAGGCTTTGTATAGATGGTTATATCATTGATTCTTGACAAATCCCATTTCAATACGCAGTCAAACACAAAGACATCATTGTCTACATATTTTTTACGTTCCTTTTCCATATCCTATATTTTTACCAAATCATATAAACAAGCACACTCTTCATCAAATCCCATTTTCCTTATTAACTTGATATTATTCCTATTATTCCGAGAATGGAAAAACCAAGAATTGCCCCACTTAAGAAACAAAAAGATACTGCCTCTTCATCGGTGTCGGACTTCAATGCTCTATACGAAAGATATAAGCCTAATAATAATCCTACGACTATGAGTACATAAATCCAAAACATGCTTATTCGTTTTTATACATTCCTTCTGGTGCTTCAAGAGCAAGTCCCATAGGTATCAAACCACGATAGTCAAAGTGATGCGTATTAAGCCAATCAATAACTCGTTGTGAAAATGTTTCAATAAGACTATTTGTTGTTATTCTGCCAAAATATTCATTTTTCTCTTCCTCGGTCATACTTGACATTGGACGGAGATAAGGCTTGATATTCTCATAAGGAATTGGACTGACAACGGTGTTAACTTTTACAAGACTTTTTAATGGGTCTTTTGTTGTTATAAGCTCTTGTAAAACGGCTCGTGTTTTATGCCCATAGTATGATAAGTCATAATATGTAATATACGGCAACCTTGCACAAAGGTCTTTAAGTAATAGTTGTTTATCTTCTTGTGTCATGGACTTTTCGTATTTCTTTATTTGTTCTCTAATTTCCTCACATTTCGCGTTAGTGAGGTTTCTGGCCGCAGGATGAGGAACAAACATAATTGGCTTTCCCTGCGATTCAATTTCCGTCATATATTTATTTACTGTTTCCTCCGCCTGTTTTCCACATACGAGGACCATGTCGAAGTACTTTATCCTTTTTATCACCTTTTCAAAGTGTTCGTAATTGGGTTTTGGTTTTTCCCTTGAGGTCTTCGTTACCACATCGGTTGTGTTGGAAAACATAAAAAAGTTGTCACCCACCATTTTCCTGATGGTTTTTGCGCTTTTATTGAAGGGATTGGGAATAAATGTAATGGGAAGTTCCCTGTCACCCCATGCGTTTTGCAGTATGCATAATATTCTCATCGTGTTATTTATCAAATTCGGCTAGCCATTTTTGTTTGTCGGCTTCAATTTTTTCTATGTCTTTTGTTAAAACTTCTTGAAGTAGGTTTTTTACTGCTTCCTTGGACGTGCCGAAAATTTTATATTCATGACCATCACATCCATAAACAAATGCTTCATAGTTGCTTTCGTCGTTGCGTATTACATATTCGCCGCCACCGTTTAAAGACATTAACATTTCTCCTGACGGTTTCAGTTCTACTTTCCCATCATCAGTAAGCAAAAATATCTTAGCAGAACGAATTTCGTGAAGTCCATATTCGTACAATTCACTATACCACCAAACCCACACAGAATCGCCCGCCTTCAACTCTGAAAATTTCTTGCCCATAGCCTTAGCAGTTTATTTTAATTCCGTAGCCTTTATTGATGTAATCCATTAACTGTTCAGGTGTAACATCCTCCATTTTAAATTCGCCCGTATTGTGGTTAGGGGTAACACTCAAATCGTAATCCCGCATTTCGCGTGCCCAATTTCCTGCAATGTAATCGTCAAGCCACTGATTCTTGTTTACTTTTATTTTCATCTACAGAAATTTTATTCGGTTTTATACATATCCTTAGGCGCTTCAAGAGCAAGTCCCATAGGGATTAAACCACGAAAATCGAGGTAATGTGCATTGAGATAATCAATAATATCCTCTGCTCCTGATGTTCCTAATCCGTCCTTTGATATTACAATTCTGTCAGATTTTGTTAAATTAAGAAGGTGGATATAATATTTTCTCTCTTCCCCAGTCATAGTTGACATTGGACGAAGATATGGTTTGATGGTTATGTTTTGACATGATGGAACCGTCATCCAGTCGTGAATATGTGTCCCGTTCAGCACAATATCTGCATGTGCTTTTCCGGCTTTAATGTAGATGTGTGGCTCATAAGGCAACCTCGCGCAAAGGTCTTTCAGCAGTAATTTTTTTTCTTCTTGTGTCATAACTCTCAATCCTCCAATAAAAAATGAAATATAAGCGTCAATGGCCAGGAGGCAATCAATATAGTATCAACAATCAATGCCAAAAAATCATCCAATCCCAAAAAATTATCGCTGTCACATAATACACCAATCTTAGCACAAATCATTGTTCCTAACAATGAATATGCAATGATTGACAAAATAATCCAAAATACCATATATAATGAAATTATAATTTACCTAACGCTATATCCACGGCAAGTTTAGCAACATTAACACTAACAACATCTGTACGGTCTTTATATACTCGGCAATCCGGTCCGTATGATTCACTGAAATGAGACATTTTGTTTGAATCAATAAATGCCATTGCCTCTTTATATCTTTCTTCTTGTGTCATAGCGATTCGATTTTATCAATTAAACTATCCCACGCTTTCAACATAGCGCCTTTGCCATTAAGTTTCTCAGTGATAGAAGCCTGTTCTTTTGCCCAATCCAGCAGAGCGTCCTTGCGAATGTATTCCGTTGAACCTGCTACAATAAGTTCGTTCAATTCTTGAATATTCCCTGCTTCAATATTATGTTGAGGCACATAAATCTTATACGGGATGAAAGGTGTTAACTTCTGTATTGCCTCTTCTCTTGTCATGGTTATTTGCTCTCTCTGGTAATTGTTAATTTAACTTTGTCACCCCACTTGCCGCCTTCTACGTGAGGAAGGAGCACGATGTATGTGTGGTTTTCATCAAACGTAAACGCGGCTACATCATATCCAAAAAGACCACCTGCATCTGTTACGATACCTTCAGCTTCGTATTTCATTTACTTTCCTCCTTTCTTGCGGTTTTAACAAGTTCGTAAAAGTGACGAGCAAAATTCCTAATAGCAAGACATTGCTCTCCGTTCATTGGACCAAACGCATCCAATAATTTAGTCCTCTCGTTTTTTAATTCCTTCTCGAAATCCACCTCCGGCTGCTCCTGCTGGAGAGATATGGCAAATGCTTTGATACCATCAAGTGAGCCACAAACCCATCTGTTCTCAAATGTGTCATCGCCAATTTCAAAAATCTCTTTCTTTCGCCTTTCTATCTCAGCAATCAGTCTATCTGTGTTAATGTACTTCATTTATTTTCCTCCTTTCTTTATGATAATTACGGGAGAAAACCCACTACTTTAGTCCCGTGTTGCAAATATACAAATAATTTCAATTTCCTCCCGGATTCTGGCGCATCTTTCTGAAGCCGGTGGATTAGTTATTGTCTGGGAAGTCCCACGGCAGGGACCTGAATGCCGCCAGAAATATACTTCGTCGGGGCATCGACAAACTAGGGGACAAAATAAATCGGGCCGCGGTGTTTGTAAAACCTTAAGAATCCCACGAATTCATTCGTGGGAGTATGTCAAATGAAGATGCGAGAATTTTTTTTCAGCAGATATTTATATGAAAATCATTTATTCTATGGCAAAAAAATATACTGTATTGCTAAAACGCTCCAACGAAACACTTTCAGAAGGGGAAGGAAAAATTCCCCAACCAATAGATTTAGAGTACGGTGAAATAGCGCTGAACTACCACGAAGGAACGGAGGGTTTGTTTATTAAAAATGACAGTGATGAAATAGTTACTTTTGGGCCCCGAGAGGATATTTGGGAAAAAGGCTCTGGTGAAAATAGTGTTCAGCAAAAAGGAACCGGGGCAGTTGCTGGTGGAGATAATAGTGTTGCCGAAGGTCATGAAACAATAGCATCAGGCTTAGATTCACATGCAGAGAATGGTGGTACTTCGATATTATATCACCAAGGCAAAGATGATGAAAGAACCATAGATACTCAACAGACTCAAGCAAGTGGTGAAAAATCACATGCCGAAGGTATTGGTACAAACGCATCAGGTCAAGGAGCTCATGCAGAAGGTTCTATAGCAGTAACTGATGATAGTAATTGGAAAGAAACAGGAGAACAGACTATTATTTATACAGAGGCATCAGGCCGTGGGGCTCATGCGGAAGGTCTTGGAACAAAGTCAGAAGGTTCCGGAAGTCACTCGGAGGGTATTGGGGCAATCGCCGCCGGTAATTCTTCTCATTCTGAAGGATATTATACCAAAGTAGAGAAAGGAGAGGGTGCTCATTCAGAAGGTTTTCAAACTAAAGTTAATGGTAATGGTGCACATGCTGAAGGGTATAGTACTTACTCAGTAGGAACTGCTGCACATTCCGAAGGTAGAGGCGGTTCTGCTACAGGATATGGCTCTCATAAAGAGGGAGGCTATGAACACGAATCTGAAGTATTGGTAACATTACGTCGAATTGATAGAGAATCTGCTAGATACATTCTTGTTCAAAATGCAGGCGATTTGTGCCATTTGAACATTGGTGCATCTACTGTAGATTTTGATAAAATTATTTATATTGAGAATATTGAAGCTGAAGATGGCATATCTACCTACCTTAATCTATCTGATTATATTCCAAATGATACAGAAGGGGACGAATTCGTTAATGTAAAATGTAGATTTAGCAATTCTGCAAAGGGTGCATCATCTCACTCTGAAGGAGTTGAAACTGTTGCGCAGGGAGTTGGTTCGCACGCAGAGGGAGGTTATACCAGAGCAGAAGGTAGGTATTCTCATGCTGAAGGGATTGGCTATAAAATTATAGTAACAGGTCAACCAATTAGTGACACAATAAAAGCCGCTGCAACGGAAACTAGATTGTATCAAACAACTGAAGGTACATCAGCTGCGGATGTCTATTCAGTAGGCTGTATGCTATACAAATTAAATGGGGTTGATGTTTCGGATAGAGGAATAACAGTAACAGCTGTATACACTGGTGGTTCAAAATGGTTTCAATTATCTGAAAAATTAGGAATTGGGAATAAAAAGACTGCGAATGTTGAATTTATAATTTCTCAAGTAAATTATTATTCATCAAATTCAGGCTCAAAAGGTTACGCATCACATAGTGAAGGCATTGGTACTACTGCGTTAGGTAGTGCAAGTCATGCTGAAGGTAATACAACAAATGCAACTGGAGATGATTCTCATGCAGAAGGGTATAATACAACGGCATCCGGATACCACTCTCATGCAGAAGGTAGTTCCACCACCGCATCCGGATACAACTCTCATGCTGAAGGTAATACAACAAATGCAACTGGAGATGATTCTCATGCAGAAGGGTATAATACAACGGCATCCGGATACCACTCTCATGCAGAAGGTGACCACACAACAGCATCCGGAACAACCTCTCATGCAGAAGGAGAAAACACCACCGCATCCGGATACCACTCTCATGCGGAAGGGTTTAATACAACAGCATCCGGAACAACCTCTCATGCAGAAGGAGAAAACACCACCGCATCCGGATACAACTCTCATACAGAAGGGTATAATACAACAGCCCAAAACGAGACTGAGCATGCAGAGGGAATCTACAATATATCCAACAAGCATTCAGACATTTATGGCTCTTCAGGAAATACGCAACATTCAGTAGGTATAGGTAGAGATGATGCTAATAGAAAAAATGCTTTCGAAATCATGCAGAATGGCGATGCCTATCTATATGGTATTGGGGATTATGAAGGAAACAATTTAAAAACCGATGAAACAAAACCATCTAAAACAGTTCAGGAGGTTATCAAATCTTTAGAAAATGATTCTCTTTGGGAATCGGGTTCCGGCGAAAATAGTGTTCAGCAGAAAGGAAGTGGTGCGGTAGCAAGTGGAGTTAGTTCAGTTGCTGAAGGTTCGGGAACGACAGCATCAGGAATTGCATCACACGCCGAAGGACAATCAACCGAGGCTTCTGGAACCGCATCGCATGCAGAAGGATATACAAATACAGTTGAAAGCAATTATGCACATATAGAAGGTGCTCTCAATTATCTTGGCAGTGATACGACAAAAGTTCCACCATCATCAGATGGTTCACTTTACAACACAAAGTCTACGGGCTCACATGTTGAGGGTCAAGGAAACGTTATTATAGAAGCCCCTTATTCTCATGTGGAGGGTTGCCGTAATAAAATATCCAAGAATGGTATTGTCGTAAAGGGTGTTCATGTTGAAGGAAAACAAAATGTAGCTTCCGGGAATTATTCGCATGTGGAAGGACTTTCAAATGAGGTTCTCGAAGAAGAAGGACACGCCGAGGGCTACCAGGTTAAAGTTCAAGCTATGCAAGGACATGCGGAGGGATGGTATACGCTTGTTAAAGGAAGAGCAGGTCACGCAGAAGGATATAACACACAAGCTGTTGCCTTTTACTCTCACGCAGAAGGACAAGGTTCCATGAGCTTAAATCAGGCTGCACATGCAGAAGGTGAAAATACACAAGCTACTGGGCAGGATTCACACACCGAAGGATTTAACACAAAGACTGGTGGAAATGATAGCCAGAACACATTAAGTGGTGGAACATATACCAAAGTTGGTGCTTATGCTCATGCAGAAGGAAATGCAACACTAGCACAAGCAATCGCATCACATACGGAAGGTGAAAAAACTTTCGCCACTGGTAGAGCATCGCATGCGGAAGGCAATGCAACAACAGCATCCGGGTCAGGCTCTCATGCAGAAGGGGAACATGCGACAGCATCCGGGTCAGGTTCTCATGCAGAAGGTGACCACACAACAGCATCTGGGGTATCCTCTCATGCGGAAGGTAGTTACACGACAGCATCCAACACATGCTCTCATGCAGAAGGAGACGAGACAAAGGCATTCGGATACTGCTCTCATGCAGAAGGAGTCGGGACAACGGCATCCGGATACGGCTCTCATGCAGAAGGAGTCGGGACAACGGCATCCGGATACGGCTCTCATGCAGAAGGGGAACATGCGACAGCCCAAAACGAGGCTGAACACGCAGAGGGACGCTACAACAAATCCAATAAATCCTCTAACACCTACGGCGATTCAGGTAACACGCAACATTCGATAGGCATTGGTGCATCAACTGCTGATACTAAGAATGCCTTTGAAATAATGCAGAATGGTGACACTTACTTATATGGCGTCGGTGGTTATGATGGTACCAATGCAACAGCAAGCACCTCAAATACATTGCAAAATGTCGTGAGTGGGAAGCAAGATACTCTCGTCAGTGGAACAAATATCAAGACTGTTAATGGGGTTTCAATCCTCGGTTCTGGAAATTTGGATACTGGGAATGTATTTGAAGCGGGAACGGGTGAACATAGTGCTGTATTGCGCCGAAGTAATTCAATCGCGTCGGGTGAATTTGCGGTCGCTGAAGGCTCCGGTGAAATTAGTACCATTGAATCACAAATAACCGAACTTACCGATAACGAAAAACAGGCAATCCAGCAACATTATGGTAGGTCTTTCGAATATTATTTTTGGGGAGATTGGAATAGTCCCCGTGACGGTTCAATGGTATACTTAAATAGTGACCACGAGCATCCAATTGCTGTCATAACTGATGCAGTATTTTGTGACTCCGAAGTACAAGTTGACGAAACTTACATATTTGGTGTATTATTCAATGCGAGTGGCGCGACATTAAGCACCGGGGTTGAATATTATACTGAATCCATGGACACAGATAGTGCCAATTATGCTGCCGGTAATTATTCCCATGCGGAAGGATTGTCTGTCAAGGCACTCGGTTGGTATTCTCACGCAGAAGGACAAGACACCACTGCATCTGGAACAACCTCTCATGCAGAAGGTTATTGCGCAATCGCAAGTGGTAATTTTTCCCATGCCGAAGGAAATAACACAAGGGCGAGCGCGTATACCTCTCATGCAGAAGGTAATGGCGCAATCGCAAGTGGTGAGAATTCTCATGCGGAAGGAGTCGCCACAATTGCAAGTGGTAATTTTTCCCATGCCGAAGGAAATATCACAAGGGCGAGCGGGTATACCTCTCATGCAGAAGGTGACCGCACAAAAGCAAGTGCCACTTGTTCTCATGCGGAAGGTTATCGTACAACAGCAAACGGAGGTTATTCTCATGCGGAAGGTGCCAACACAACAACACGGAACCTTTTTGAGCATGCAGAGGGATATTTCAATAAATCCAACACTTTTTCACTCGATTACGGTCACTCAGGAAATACTCAGCATTCTATTGGTATTGGTACGTCTACGGCGGATACCAAAAACGCCTTTGAAATAATGCAGAACGGTAACGCTTACCTCTATGGGGTTGGTGGATACAATGGGACAAATCCTTCTTCTAATAACAGTTTGCAAAAAATCTTTGCCGATATAAGTGAAATAAGAAGTTTATCATTGTCTGAATTAGATTATATTTTAGGAACCGAAGGTGATGCTAGTGGTGGATACATAGCCGCGTTATATATTGATGACTTTGAAGATGGACAAGGTGGCAATACATATGCAGAGGAATCTGGCTATAATAATATTCAGGAATATATCTCTGATGTTTGCAACAATATGAGTGCCGCCGACCATGTGGGAACGAATATATTTATGCCGACTTGCAATGTTATGGAATATGAAGGCGCGGAATATCGCGTGTGGGTGGGATTTAACGCTGGCGAAAATCGAAACAGTATATACGCCTTGGCACCGAAAAATCTTGACTACACAACATTGTACAATAACTCTATGGAAGCAAACGTGAATAACCATTATTGTCCTTTTGCTGTTGTATTTAATGGTAGTCCGGACGAGATGGGTGATATATATACCGATAACCTTGACGTAGATTATAGGTTAATATGCGTTAAAACATTGGAATACTCAAGCACACCAATTCAAGAACATTCTTCTGCGATAGCAAAAATATATTTTGATGATTTCCATGAGTATGGCTTGTACATGTCAATGCATAACGCCGGAGTTGATACAATGGATAACTACATACAAGCAGTGAGAGATAATGATAACCCCGACCAATATTGGGAAGATGTTGGAGTAACAGTGGAATATGAGGGAGTGGAATACAAATTTTACGCAGATGGTAGCTCAAACATGTACGGCGGTTTATTACCAATGGACATGACATACCAAGACCTGTATCCACATACTCTTGAATGTGATGGACATAACATCAATACACCATATAGTCCATTTGTCGTAAGGTGGATAGAAGGTGAAGGTGTGGGTGACTATGAAGGGGAGGACCCCTCGAATAAGTATTCAACAATAATTGCGATTGAATAGAATGAAAAGTTATGAAACCGATTAAAACTTTTAGAATAGGCAGTTGCGTGTTTTTTGGTGGCATGGATGGGTTTGAGCCGAAAGATGTGGATGAATTATGTATCATGGATACATTCTCGTTTAAAGGGAATTCTATCCAATGTAGAGGACTTCATGGTAAAGATGTTTTCTTTTTTAGAAACATGTCAAAAGACGATTTCAAAAAAGATGTGAAGAACTCGAAACTCCCAATGGTGGCGGGTAAATTTCTGGTACCGGAGTTCGTCGAATACCTCGGCTTTACAATCGAAGACTTAAAAGAGTTTAGTGGAAAATTCGATGAAATTGACGAAAAACATGCATATGAAAAAATAATATATGAATCTTACATTGAAAATAATGGCTTTTTCCTTACAGCAGGACAAAAAGAAAAAGCGTTTAAAAAGTATAAGGAGACAAGATAATGCCATCAATTAGACAATTCGTTATTGATTCACTGAAAAGCGTGACTGAAAAACTTATATTAAAAGACGTTACGTGGAGTGAGTTGGTATCCCTCAGAGATTCCAAAAAGTTAGTAAAGGGCACGCAGTATCGTATAACAGATTATAATTGTACAACTGTGCAAGAAGATACTCAGTCAGCAGGACATCAGTTTGATATTATTGTCGTTGCTGACGATAACCATACACTCAACGAGAACGCAAGGGCTTGTCTGCACGAAGGGGATACATATTTCTCATCTGCCGGTGCAAATCTAAACGCTTGGGAGATTAAATATAGTCTGGACAATGATGATAAGAGATTTTATTGGGCCGTTACCGGTGCGACTGGGCGTGGCGTTATCTACTATATGAAAGATGAGTGGAATAATGAGTGTCCTTATGACTTTAAGAACATTCAGTTCCCAAGATATAAAATCACTGCTTGTCAGAAAGCACCGGATTTGGTAGGCCAATATTCAATAAATGGTGCGAAAGGTATCACTGTTGATACTGCTACGACTTATTGGTATTATACATTTACTTGGATAAATGCGCATGATGAAATAGAAGACCTTTCAATCGTTGGACAGGCATTGCCGAATGATGAAGGTCAGTATAATGGTGTTTTTGATAATAAGATTGAAAGTTTTAGTCCTTATGAGTTGTACCCTGACAGTCCGTCATCATTTACATTTGCTTTGAGTAATAACTGCTTTATATCAACATATGAATTTAGAGATGGTGCATTTTATGGATGCTATGCGAATAGGCTTGAAAGTGGTTGCTACTCCAACACCTTTGGACACAGTTGTTACTACAACACCTTTGGAAACAACTGCGTCTCCAACACCTTTGGGACAAACTGCAACAGTAATACCTTTGGGCACTTCTGCTACTCCAACACTTTTGGAAACAGCTGCAACTCCAACACTTTTAGAAACAGCTGCCACTCCAACACTTTTGGAAACGGCTGCCACTCCAACACTTTTGGAAACGACTGCCAGTCCAACACTTTTGGAAACGACTGCCAGTCCAACGCTTTTGGAAACAGATGCAGCACCAACACTTTTGCGAGCAGATGCTTATCCAACACCTTTGGGGCAAACTGCAACGGTAATACCTTTGGGTACTTCTGCTACTACAACACCTTTGGAAACAGCTGCGTCTCCAACACCTTTGGGGACCATTGCCACTCCAGCACCTTCGGTGAATCTGTTCAATGGTTCATCACTGGCAATGCAACGGGTGCCACAACATCAGCACAAACAAAGGGTTACATAGAATATCTCATTGTTGAAAATGGCGTTCAAAATGTTAATGCCTACTGCACAGGAACAACAAGTAGTACAAACTATTGTAGAAACATTAAGATTGGCTTGGGTGTGAAGGGAACATCTTCAAGTAATAGATTACAGATAGACATCACTCCTCAGATTGGTGCAACAGCAAGTGTTACCTATCAGCCAGCAGACAGTCAGATAATAAACATCTAGCCATAAAGGGAAATAGAACATTCAAAAGATATGAAAACAGAAAACAACAGACAATATTACTGTAATGAGGGAAAAGTATTCCGTCGCAAGGCAGATGGTTTCATTATGGGCAATGGCTTGGATTTGGGAGATGCCGACAGCATTGAAAACTATGAAGAAGTAGACAATCCCAACCCTGAAGATAATAAGGAAAAAGAAAAAAACGTGTAATAAGATATGAGTAAATTAACAGGAAATCAGGGATTCAATGGTGATGTATATATTAAGGGCGTCGGTGATTATACTGGAAATAATCCTGACTCATCTAGCCCACTTCATGAAGTTATACAATCTTTGTTAAATAAAATAAACGCTTTTACTTCACATGGCGTAAGTTCTATAGTAGCACTTACTGAAAGTGAATATGCCGCTCTTACCACGAAGGATGCTACTACTTTATATATAGTTAAACCAAACCCTTTTCCACTTACCGGTACAGGTACACAAGATGACCCTATCGTTGGATGGTATGAGAACGTAGCATGTGTTGTTAACTCGGCTGGAACGAGCGCTTCTGGCACTTACACTGCAACAATTGAAGGTGTTTATGATTTTCTAAGTAATATTTTAGGGCAGGGTGAACCCACGTCTTACTATTTTAGTTATAACAATAGTGTGATAGACATAGTTATTAGCAAAACTGGTTCTAAAATATCGAGCCAAACGATAACTGTGCAATCAAAGAGTTTACCTATTCTTAATGCAGAAAGCGTTATGTCAAGCTATTTCACTGTAAATTCTTCAGATTTAATAACATTCTATTTAACAGAGGATTAATCAAGTAAAGTAACAATGAGTACATTAGAAAAAGCATATTTCGGAAATATTCTTATAGGAAAAAACACGGGATTAATTATGGATATAACACGGAACAGGAGATACAATAATGAGTAAAGGAAAAATATATTTAGGTGATATCTTGGTGTCTAAGCCAAGTGAAGGTAGCGTAACCATTACCGAGAACGGAACTCACGATGTCAGCGAGTATGAACAGGCTGTGGTGAATGTAAGTGGTGGAGGTGGTGGGGGTAGCAGTAAGGTGCTAAACAAACTAAACGGAAGGATTATTGTTGCTACTGATTTTACAGGGTATGATACAAATCATCCATCGTTCACACATACTTATCAGTTTAGTGAAGAACCAATTGGGGCTACTTTCCTATGTGTAGGTATAGAGGCTATATGTAATGAAAACTCGCCCTATAATACTTTTAGGTATAGTTCAACGCAAACAAGCACAACTCAAATAGCAAATCCTTTTATTACTGAGGTTGAGACCAAGAATATTGTGGTTAATCGAACCATATTTGATTTCCTCACTGATGGAAAAACATATGGGTGTGAGTTTGGTGGGAGCGCTGTTGCCTCATGGAGTAATTCTTTGAGATATATTCATATCGGTTGGCATTTTCAAGATGGCTCATACGAATTTGATAGTTTTTGGATTCAATATGGTTATTGCCCATGTTTTGTCCGGGGAACAAAAATTACTCTATCTGATGGAGTAAAGAAAAATGTTGAAGATATCACATATGATGATAACCTTCTTGTATGGGATTTCGATAACGGCAAGGTGGCAAGTGCTAAACCTCTCTGGATATCGAAAGCAATGGTTACAAACGAGTATCACAAGATAACTCTTTCAGATGGTACTATTTTGAATCTTGTCGGTTCTAACGGAAAATGCCATAGACTTCTGTGTTTAGAAGATAATGCTTTCACTTATGCTGTTGACATGGTTGGTAAACATACATTCAGGCAAAACGGAATGATTGTGAAAGTAGTATCCGCAGAAACTATTCAGGAAGAGGTTGAATACTATAATCTTATTACCGATTATCATATGAATCTCTATGCTAATGGTATTCTTACTTCTTGCAGGTATTCGAATCTTTACCCGATTCAGGATGTAAGAACGTATCCCGCAATGAAATATGTCAAGCAAGAGAGGGAAATAGTTCCTTTTGATGCATATGAGGGTATGATTGATAGAAAGTGGTATAATGGCTTGCGTCTTGGAGAACAGACTATTCCAATCGAAGAGACGGTTGATTATGTGAAATTTAGAGAAAATATTGCAAAATAGTATGGAAATATTAAAAGATATAACAAAAACAGAAATTGGATGGATAGCCCCCGATGGAGAGGTGTGGGGATATTCCGACTATATCTATGGTTCTTCTGACCACGAAAAGATTGCGGCTCAGATTGCTCAAGACCACGGATATCAAAGTTCGGTAATTGAGAGGTATGGCTATGTAAAGTATTCCTTGTTACGCGTTGCAAAATCCTGGCAGATTTATGTTTTATCCGATGAGCAGCGTCTTAAGATTCTTGAGTTTATGCGGGCTAAGAATCTTACTGAGATTGGACTCGGCAGCCCGGACAATAAGCGTAGTCTTGAACAAATAGAATCTATGTCAGCAAGTGATATTGATTATGCTATGGGAGGTATTATGTTCTCCGATTATGACTACAAGAATAAAAAATGGAAATAACATATGACAGGAAAGATATACTTTGGAGAGATATTAGTAGGAAACGCAAAAGAGGAAATCACTGAGCCGGAAGAGAACCTCAATTACATTACAGTAGAGATAATAAAAATATCAAATCACGAGGGCGGAAGCTCCACAAATTAAAGGAGGAAACGATATGCCAGTAATAGACCCAGTAGTACCACCAGTAGTAACAGATTCTTATAGATGTAGTCTTGTTGAGGTTGGCGAGGGATTTGATATGTCCGACTTAACAAATGCCCCTCCCATTCTTTATTTAAAAAGTGGAAATAATGTAGAAGAAATACCTGTCACTCGTTGGCAATATTCTAACAATAATACACTGTATGCGATATCATCGGAATTAGTCACACGTTATGGTGCTAATCACGACGCACTGATGTTTAGTTCGTTTGTGAACGGTGTTCCTACGGTTGTAGAACTTACAAATTCATCGGGCCTCCCGTAATTATAGTTATTATTTGCAATTTTGTAGGGAACGTCTTCAAGTAATAGATTGCAGATAGACATCATCCCTGTTACCTATCAGCCTGCAAACAGTCAGGTAATAAGCATCTAACGGAATAAAAGTAAAACATTCAAAAAATATGATAACAGTAACACCCAACAACATTCACATTGACGACTCGTACGGGGTTTCCAAGAAAAACTTTGATGCGATACTTGATGACGTTGAGAAAGAGCATCCTGAGTGCCTTGTTTTTCAGCATCGTAAAAGAATATCAATGAAATTCGAATGGGCAACCCACAATGCCTTATATCTTTTAGGCTTATGGAAGAGCCATACAAAAGACGTTGATATTAACTGGCCCATCAAATGGTACGTTTGTTTCTTATACAATGTGGTGGGGGCTTTGGTATGGCTGTTTATACCTTAACGAATAAGGGGTGGAATTAACCACCCCTTTGTTTTTAGAATTTGCCATTCTTGCATTATAACTATATTAGATTTTCAATTTTTGCATATTCTTCATAGTCTATCGTATCATCATCAGTGGATATAATACCACCACATTCGGTACATCTATACAGACCCTCTTCGTAATCCACGAGATTTTCGCCCATTTCATCACAAACGCCCCTACCACAATGAGGGCATTTAAACCAATGTGCCATATCAATCCCCCTTTCTTGTATTAAAACCAAGTTCGTAGAAATGGCGAGCAACTTCATTAAAAGTTTCAATATGAAGACAAGCGATTGAATCATTTGGTTCGGCTGCACATCTACCCCAAATTTTAGTCACATCCTTATCAAACTTCCCCAAATCCACCTCCGGCTGCTCCTGCTTTGGCATGGGACGGAAGGATTTGAGGCGATTTTCAAGCCACTCTGAAATGATGCTGGCATCCCACTTATCAGAACGCTCATATTTACTGAGGGCATTCTTGCAGACCCCCAAGAATATCTCATCTTCCTTGCTCCACTCTGCCGGCTGCTCTTTAAGTTCAACCCCGACCTTCAAATCATGAATAAACTTTGCTCTTTCATTCGAGGTTGCTCGCTTAAACTTTATAAAGTTGTCCCCATTACAATACACAACACCATCAACGCCGAGAATATGACCTTCGCAGAAGGTTGAGCCTGTTTCTCCGAGATTTCTTTCTTCCACATTTGCAAGAACAAGAAAGACTCTTTTCCCATCGCTAATAAAGTCTCCACCTTTTATCACGTCAGACTCTGCGGGCTGCTCCTGCTGGAGAGAGTCAATGAAAACAAGAATGTCTTTTGTAGCAAGTTGATAGGCACTTTCCGCCTCTCCGGTATCAAACCCTTGCTCGCATTGTAGCCCCTTTATCTTAACTTTCAGTTTATCTGCATCAATGTATTTCATTTACTTTCCTCTTTTCTTGCGTCATAGTATTCACAACATTCATGACCATATACACGGTCTATTGCCGTGTCCGGATTGCAACATATACCCTCCGGCTCGGTATTTTCTGAACCGCATTGTGTCGGCTTGTAATACTCACAATACAAACAATAATAGTTACTCATTTCTTTCTTGCGTTAAGGCCAAGTTCGTAGAAGTGACATGCAAATTTGAGCCACAAATCATCCATACCAACCACTCCGTGTTTATCCTTCCACCTCTTAACTTCTTCCTCTAAACCCACCTCCGGCTGCTCCTTCTGGAGAGATACGATGAGGGAAAGAATCTCCTCATCTTCGTTTGCCCTAATTTGAGCAGCATTACCAAGAGACGAAAGCCCGCGCTTTTGTACAAATTCTCTTCTCTCTTTCTTTCGTCTTTCTATCTCAGCAATCAGTCTATCTGTGTTAATGTATTTCATTTACTTTCTTCTTTCTTGCATTAAGCCACATTTCATCACCAATTAAAAGAAATGGAATTTTGTGTAGTGCCGTTGCTTTTTTGTATGTTTTATCTTTTTCTAAATGGAATCTTGAAGAAAAGTCAAACCCAATTTCTTCTATCTTATTCCTGTCATTTAGTTTTATGAAACAAATAGTTTCAATATCTCCATAAATAAAATGATTAAAGCGCTTCTTTTGGAAAACAAAAATGTCAGAAAGAAAACACGGATTCTCGACTTCATATATATCTTCGTTTGTTATGTCAAAGTCTGAGAAACAAGTACCATCGTCATCATAATAAGACATTAAGTCCTGAAACTGTCCATCCCGCAAATATTCTCGCTCTATACAAATACTGACTCCATTGATTTCGTATGGCATATCTATTCCTCCTTTCTTGCGTTAAATCCAAGTTCGTAGAAGTAGCGGGCGAACCGAGCAATTCTTGGAGTCCAATCTTTATAGTTTCTAAGTTCTCCAATAAAGCCGATTGTGTATTGTTCAATTTCTTTCTCCAAATCCACCTCCGGCTGCTCCTGCTGGAGAGAGGCGATGAGTTTTAATACGTCTGCATATCCTGCTGAAATCCCAAATGCAAATTCAAGACCTACACCAGATGGGGACCTCATTGTTTCTTTGCTTACCTTGTCGAGCCTTTCTATCTCGGCAATCAGTTTGTCTGCGTCAATGTATTTCATAGGCTAAAGTAGTTTTTGAAGGTCGTTGTAAAGTGATTCTAATGGGACCTGTTGTCTGCAAGTCAAAAGTGCCCTATTAATCACATCTTTCAGCGCTTTCATCTGCTCCTCGCTCGGCTTCCAATGAGGCTGAACATTCAGCAAATCTTCAACGTAAGCCCATTTATCATCCGGCTGGAAGTTTATGTCATCAAGTTCTGCTTGAAGACAAGTATCTTCGTGAGTAACCGCATTAACTCTGTTTCCGTGATACCATATATGAATTATGGGTAATTTTGTAGGCTTTTCTTCGCTCGCATTGTGCCACACGGTATGATTTGTGCTCAACTGTGGGCTTGGCTGGGGATGGAGGGATTTGAGTAATTTGATGCAAGCCTTAAGGTCGTTACGCATTAAATGTCCATTATGCTCTTCTTTGTCAAGAATGTCTATAATGATATTCAATAACCTTTCATCCTCCTCGCTCCATTCTGCGGGCTTCTGCTCTTTCTGCATTGCCCCCTCAAAATCATTGATAAGCCTTTCTTCGTCAATACTGCCATCGTATTCTACACTTTTGTGGAACTCGTTATACTCCGAATTCATATAGCGACAAACATGCTTCCTCAGCCATTCCGATGCAGCACTAATGTTCAAAGATTTCTGCTCTTTCTGCTTTTCGAGGTAGGCAACTATTTGGCTTCCATCATATTTAAGATTTACCCAATCATGAGTATTCTTAAAAAAATTTACTAACGCTTTCCTTATCTCCTCATCCTCACTCTCCCTGAGTTCGGGGAACACCTCGTCTATCGGCATCCCCTTTCTTGCCCTCTCAAGGGCTTCTTCATATTTGCTATCTAGTTCCATATTATGATAATTTTTGCTATTTGGCTCCATATTTTTCCCTCATGGAAATGGCTGCTTAATCCCCGCCTTCTTCACTCATAATTCGGTGCAATTCAAGATAGACGTCGGCTTCCTCTGAAATATCTAATTCAGGCTCTTTGATAGTACATGTTTCGTGTGTGCATTCACCACCCGTTAAAATACAACAGCCGTTTTTTAAGCGGTTTCTACAATCAATCTTTGACATATCTTCTTATTTTAGTTTCTATTTGCGGTAATTATTACCGCACTTCATTCTGTTACCCTTGTCAAAGGCTTACCGAACCTTTCATTTAGTCCATCAAGCCATTCCTTTTCAGAACTCAAATCAAGTTTATAGTCTCTTTCTAATTGTGAGAGAGACATATTGATTTCTTCTACATGTCCCCTATCTCTTGGGGTAAAATAATTCTGTTTCATATCTGTTTCCGTATTAGCAATTCTTTATTTATAAATGCCTATTTTTTAGTCAACATCTATATCGTCCCAATCAATTAGTTTTTGAAGCTCATTAAAAAGTGACTTAAGAATACGATGTTTATCACATCCATCAAGATATTGTTTTCCATTTTCTTTGAGAACGCAATCCAATAAACAACGCATCTGCTCCTCGGTGGGCTTCCAATTGCTCGATGGCTTTAGACGTCCGCGGAGGGATTTGAGCCAAGAAAATAACTCTTCATAATTAGTGCCGAATCCTTCAAGTACATCCTTGTCTATAACTTTGATGATATACCTAATGATTGAGTCAAGAACTTTTATCTTTACTTCATCCTCCTCGCTCCACTCTTGTTTTGGTTGTGGACGGAGGGATTTGAACCAAAGGTATTTGTCTTGTGGAATATCTTTACCTCCGGCTATTACTGATTCAGCACGGAAGAATTTGTCAAACCACTCAAAATTTTCTCTATCTTCCTCGCTCCACTCTATTTTATGACATAATCCGTATTTTTCGGGATTATAGCATACATCCAGACGACCGTTTTGCCTTATTCTTTCTTTCTCTTCCTCGCTCCACTCTGCGAGCTTCTGCCCTTTCTGGTTTTCGATGTATGCATAATAGAAATCCACAATCTCCTTTGCATTATTACCTTTCATAACCGGAATATATGCTCCATTAAATGCAAGAACAAGATGCTCTCCCTTTTTTGTCCTTCTGATTGCCTCCTCTGCAGCAGTAGTTATATCAACACCAGCCAATGGGCTGAAAACATATTCCTTGCCTTCTTTCTGCTTTTCGAGGTATAAAATCCAGTCAGCACAATCAGCCTTGCCCCATTTATCGAAATTAGCATTTTTTCCCATATGCCAAAAATCGTCAAGAAACTCAAGCAAAGAGTTCCTTATCCTCTCGTCCTCACCCTCCTTGAGTTCCGGAAACATTTCTTCTTTTAAGTCTTGCGTAAACATAATACTCGCGCCATCATACTTATGCAAGACTTCTAATGCATGGTCGTATGCTTTTGCTTTTTCTTCAATACCCATAGTTTATACCTCATGTTTTATATCGTCCACTGTACTATTTGTGGTGCTTTGTAGTAGGTCTCCATCCCGTCTTTGAATATGATGAGTTTCTCAGAGACCATATCACCGTTGATTCCTTCAAAGTACCTTGTCCCTTTCGGGATTATGGCCACGCACTTCATTATCGACTGCGGGCTAAAGCGGAAAGGGTGATGGTACACAGCACTGTCGACTGCATATGAATGTATGCCTTGCTCCACAATAACACAGGCAACGGGGTGGGTGTAGTGGTCGGTTTTGTGCGGAAAACGGCAGTTGATATTTCCAAGCCCACTCAACGTGACATACCCGCACATTTCCGGAACCTCAAGAATACATATTCCGTCCTTATCGAACTCCACTTTTTTGTCCATATAAAGTGTGGTGTATAAAACCAGTTTTTCACTGAGGTTGAGCATCTTGATGTATTTGTGCACCATGATGTCTTCCTTCGCGACGAGCGGTATGCCACTTCTGTTTTTAACTATAAGACACATATTACGATATTGTTCTAATTTTTTTCTCGGTGCAAATCATATCCGCCGGCCAAGGCCTGCCAGTTCCTTCTGGAGTTCCTCTGATAGATTTTGCCTGCGCCACCAGTCAACGAATATCTGTACCTTCTTTCCGTATATCTCAACTTCCATCCCCGGGTCCTCGAACTGAAAGATGCGGTATATGTTCATCTTCTCACTGACAATGTCACCGTCTTCCCCGACATAAAACGGGGTGTTTTCCGGAATGACCGCAAGGACAATGCAACATCTCGGGCCACATCGGGATGATATAAATTCCTTTGCCTCCCCGTAGGTGAGACAGGCATGAATTCCCTCTTCCACTGTGTAATTCTCAAAGTGACAGCGTATGTTCATTGAGCTTTCCATTTCACAGATATTCCCGTGAAAATCTACCGGGAAATACCTGAACGGGGTATGGTAGGTATACCCAAGGTCAAGAGGAGAGTAATCTCTCTGCAATATCTTGAAAACCGCTATGGGGCGGTCTGCAGTAAGGGGCTTCATCCCCCCGGTTTCTTCGTCGTAATGGTGGTATGTATTTATTGTCAAACACATGTTCTCAGTCTCCTGTCTACTGTACCGACCTGATGCCGGCGTAAATTCCACATCTTGTGAATAATATATTTCCAATTGTTAACATCGCAAATATACAAAAAAAGTCCGAGAGTCATTTACTCTCGGCGCAAAAGTTTTCCGTCGCTTTTGGGGTAATCAACAGGTATCTTCTACTGAAACGAATCGTCGGGCATTATGGTTTGTGTTCCGCCAGCAAAAATATACCCTTTTTCGGGTACTTTGACGTTCCGGTCTGACTCTTTGATTTTTACATATCCCCCGGTGATGGGGTGCAAGGCGGAAGCATCGGACTGCCCGCAGACTATTGAATCCTTATATGTGGGAAAAGAGGAATCGAGCCAACATCTAATCCGCCTGAAAAGGTCTTTATCGAATTTTCCCCATTCGAGGGTCTCGTCGCTTTTATAATCCTCAAACAGATTCTCGGACATTGTTCTTGCCACATCCCTTACAGTCTGCACCAACACTTCCGGATTTGTCAGACAGTCTTCCCTGAAACACCCATATTCAAGTACTTCTCTCACGAAGTCGGCCAGTGTCAACTTCATACAGTGAGGAACCCGCTCTTCCAATATTCCCTGCTCCTTCATATAGTTCAGGGCGAGTTTTATGTTTTTTTCTGTGTACATATCCTAAATCAGTTTTTCAAGGCAATGCTTTACGGCAGATTCACAAGATTCTTCAAAAGTGTCAAAGCCTTTTGGCGTGTAACACGTAGATTCATCTAACCATTTAACTTTTTCGGCGTCGAGGACTATCCAGTAATATTTCGGAACATCATAACTCTTAGAGATTGAAAAGTTCATAATACGAATTTCAATGTACAGTTTGCGAACCCTCCTCAGCCACCTCATCGCTTCCCACAGTGTTGGACGAGAGTAATATATTTCCTCTTTGTTCCAGTTATAAGCGTCACCGTATATAGAACGCTCGCCGATGTTGCAAGCCCTTTCTATCGTATGTCCATCTTCATTGTAGCCTGTTTCTGTAGGATAATCAAACCCTTTCTCTTTCAAGAGTTTGGCAGCCTCAAAACTAATGTAATCTTTTGCAATCATTTATTTATTCTCTTGGCAATACTTACAACTTGGCCAATGCACGATTTCAACATCATATACACCGGCTCCAATATATGAGTGATTGTAGACGAACTGATGTGAATATCCTTCAAAAGTCAACTCAACTAATTTTGTGTCTGAAATCAATGACTCTGGAGTTCCCGGAGTCATTTTTTCAACTACATTATCGCATGAGCATAAGGCGGCAGCCATCAATGTGATAAAAATAAATTTCTTCATGTTCTATTGAGTTTTATACATTCCCTTAGGTGCTTCAAGAGCAAGGCCCATAGTGATAAGACCACGATAGTCAAGGTGATTTTTATTACAGTAATCTACTTTTCCGGAAGTAACTGGACAAGGAGTGCCAGTTTCATTCATGTATTCGGCATTATACCATTCCCTAACAGATTGAAAATCTTTATCTCCAATAAGTGCAAGTTCATCTTTTTCTTTTTCACTCATACTTGACATTGGGCGAAGATATGGTTTGACTTCCCCAATGTTAAAAGGTCTGCTACCGCTTTCAGAACCTGCCCCGACTTTCTTGTCATAGCCAATCCACCCACTCAATGTTTCTGGGTAAATGGTGGTTATTTTCCAATGTGGAACCTCAAATTCATTTTCCTTGTAGTCAACGATTACTCCATACGGCAACCTTGCACAAAGGTCTTTAAGTAGCAGTTGTTTTTCTTCCAGTGTCATAACTAATACCCCCATTCAACCGACCAATATTCCCACGGGTCCCATACTTTATCAATGTCAAAGCCATCTTTACGAAGCCTCGCAATCGTTTCTTCTGTTGCTGCCCAAATGAACTCACCCCTACTACCATTTTTGCCAGGGAGATAGACATATGGTTCCCCATTCTCCATTGCTTCTTTGATTAGTTTCTGTGCTTCTTCATAATTTCGCCCACCATCACCATTTGTGTAGTAAGCATTTACCATTTCTTCTTTTGTCATGACAGCTTTTCTTTAATTTTTAACAATTCCTTTTCTTCAGCAATGAATGGTTGCAACTCTTCCAAACGTTTGTTAATTGCCCCCTTAATATATTCAATCGTCTCCGTTTTGTATGAATTCTCAGCGTCCGTTTCATATGGCCGAACCCAAAAGTAATGTCTATCATAATATGTTTTGTTGAAAACCTGCAGTTCCATTAACCCATCATCATAGGTATAAAACAAGGCATTTTCCAAATCATATTCTTCCTTATCCAATTTTTTTGTGGTGAGGTAACTCTTGATTATATCCGTGTGAATTGGAATGAAATCAAGATTAAGGCTGTCGCGGATGTCCTTATTCCAATCTATTCTCTTGTTGTATTCTTCAACAAAGTTTTTTACTTTCTTGTCCATGGCGAAAATTTTTAAACGGGCATTTCACCCTCATAAAACAATGATATGGGACTGAAACATCTTTGCCCAAAGATGCTCCACCCTTCAGGTAAGATGAGTGTTTCCCACTCATCCCTATACCTGAGTTGTTCGTATTCTTCGCTGATTACTCTTTTTCTCTTTTCTTTTTCGTATTCTTCTTTCTCCTTTTCTTCACGCTCACGAGCACGCCGCCGTGCATCATCCTCCTCTATCATTTTACGCCATTTAGCTTCACGAGCCATTTCCTCGCGAATCTCCTCGTCAGATTTTTCTTTTATATGGATAAAAATTGGTATAAGCATAGTAATTTAATTTTCGTTCGTGGCAAAAGAAGTTTTAAACTCCGAAAAACTTTTCAGCCCCAATTTGATTTTTAATGTATCGCACTTTGTCAATGACTGGATATGTCAGTGCTTTGTCGTATTCACCATTGGTTTTTAGAAACGAATAATCAATGGCTTCAACTAACATTTCCAACAATTCTCTATCAGTATGTTTTTGTTTCTTATCCATTAATTAATTCTTTCTTTCTCTGTTCGTTAAAGCGTTTCAAAACCTCTCCGTAGAATCCCTCATCACCATCAAAGAGAATCTCCTTTCCCAAAGACTCAGCCCTGCCGTTTTCAAAGTCGGCATCGTGCAGCAAATGGTCAAGATTCTTCACATCCTCCCAAGTCAGTGTAAGGTCATACATCGCTTGCGCATAACCGACGAAACACGCGGCTCTCATGGAATCACCGATTTCTCCATCGAATTTGTCGAGAGGGTACATCTTTAAGGCTACCTTTGCTGCTCTATCCATTGTCTTCCTCTATAAATGCTTTAAGGTCAGCCCAGCAAGCGCATGAGACATGATATTTAATTGGTAAGCACCTACTGACCTCCATGCTGCCTATGTAATAATCCGCATTTTTAATTAACCAAGAAACAGCTCTTTCTATCGTGTCTTTCTCGGCCTTCTCATAGCCCTGCTGAAATATAGCTCTCGCTGGCTGGTGTGTATCTATTCTTTCACTTTGAACCCTTTTCGCATGCCTTTTGACCGTAGTGTATATTGGCGGATAGGCTTCCATGGCAGCAGCCTCTGCTCTTTTACTCATGGCTGTCCTCCTTTTAACATTCGCAAGCGGTTGTCATATAGCAATCATCAATATGAACTTTGAGATTTCTGTATTGCACTCCACAAAGTTCCCACTCCTTAATTCGTTCCTTCGCCTCTTTCTTGATGTCTTTTTTCCGGCAGGCAAATCGTTCACCCTCAAAGCTATGCTCTGAAACCCAAGAATGGCTTTCCTCGTCAAATACCTCATAAGACCACGAGTAATCAACCCACCACGAATAATCATGTCCTACTATTGCTGGCATATTCAATCCTCCTTAAAACCGGGAAGTTTCTTAAGGTCTGAAACGAAAATTGCACGTTTTGTAATAGTGTCGTATAAGAGCATATCAGACGAAATATTAAAATCAGTAGTATGAATAAGAACATATCTGGAATCATCAAATATTTTATTGGTATCCCATTTCATCCACCTCGGCAAGTCCTTCAAGGCTTCGGCTTGGCCATCTCTTTTCCCGTTCTCATAAACAACCTCATCTTGATTCTTATAAGCAACTTCAAGTCTTTCTAATACTTCTGGCTCAAGTTCTTTTCTTGCATAGTCAAGGAGTTCTTTAGCAATTCTTTTTATTAGTTCTTCGCCTACGGTTTTACCATCGCAATACGCGTAAACTTTTTTCTCAAACGCCGTCATTTCCGGCTCCGGCGTGACAATAAAAAGGTCTTCATCGCTGGAGCATGTAGCACTATAATGTCCATCCATGCTATATGAAAAAATATGCTCACTAAGGCTTCCATCATAGTTTGGATAATTTGCTACCAATGCAACAATAGGGTTGTAGCTATCCATGTCCCAACAAACAATTCTGGTAGGCTTTCCATCTCTTGTTTCTACCTTATATTCTCTACTTTCAATTTGCGGACGGTACTTAATATCAAAAGGTATTCTCATATTTCAATTTCTTTTTCGATTTTAGCAATTTTTAATGCGTGCTGGAGTTGGTGAACATATTCACACTTTATGTTTGAATCATATATGTTAATGAAGCAAGGCCAATTCCCTTCTCTATCGAGACATGCTGTTGCCAACTCAAGCCCCTTATAAATCCACCAACCATTCCACACCGAATCCGTATTGTCGCTTCGGGTGAAACCAAACCCGTTTTTCTCCAAGATTTCGGGTGTGAGGGGAACTGGGTCTAATTCGTCTTCATCATAAACATCATACCCACTCTCGAACTCCACGCCAACAATGGCATATTTTTCCCTTTGCTCGATATCGAGCACTCGACCGAATAAATTTCCTTTCTTTACCCAGTCACCAAGCATTAATTCTTTTGCGTGTACCATTAATAGTCTATTGCGTCTTGTTTGTTGATAAAGAAGTGAATTCCATGAGAACACTCATTCCATCTATTCTCATCGAAACTATCTGGGAACACTATTTCTCCAACCTTGTAAGTAGTGATATGGTCATAAGCATCATGTTTCAGTTCAGTCACAGGGTTTGTTCCGTCAAGGTCGGTGATTTCAAGCACCTGTGCTTTACTGCAGCGACACTTCTGCGTGGTTGCAGAGCTTCGCTTTGCATCTTCGGGAATGAGCAACTTAATTAGCTTGTCCTCGGCTTTCTTCCAGCCTACGAATGCTCCATCAGAGGGGCAGGCGAGGGGGGCATAGGGGCTTCCTTTTACGCCACGGAGTTTTGCACCACGGATGTCTGTGGTACGGAGGTCTGTGTCACTGAGGTCTGCGCCAACGAGGTCTGCACCAACGAGGTCTGCATCATTAAGGTCTGTGCCACGGAGTTTTGCACCACGGAGGAATGCGCTACGGAGATGTGTGCTACTGATGTCTGCATCACTGAGGTCTGCGCCACGGAGGTCTGTGTAACTGAGGTCTGAATACCTGAGTTTTGCACCACTGAGGTCTGAATAACAGAGGTCTGCACTCATGAGGTCTACACCATTGAGAATTGCACCACTGAGGTTTGCATAACGAAGGTCTGCATCACGGAGGTTTGCACATCTCTTAACCGCTTCTGTAATGGTATCCTTAATAGTGTTGTTCTCCTTCTCATACTCGAACAGGATAGAACCCGTCCAGCGGTTCTTTATTTGGATTTTAATTTTTGTCATATTACTTTGAGTTGAGTTTGTTAATAACGACATTCATAAATTGTGCATACGGATGAGTTTCATTGGAGCACTTTGCCCTCTCCGTTTTCGCCCACTCCAGCAGAGCGTCCTTGCGGATATATTCGGAAAAGTTTGGAAGTTGTTTTAACGATATTTTCGTGGCACAATCATTGACAACAGCCAAGTCATCAATATAAACTTTTTCTGGTGCTTTCATGTTATTTTTCCTTTCTTACGTTAGAGCTCAATCGCATGTGCCGCCTCTTTTAGTTTGCGAAACTCATAGAGTGCAAGTGAAACATCTGCATATGATTGTATTTGTTTCCATTTATGGAAGCAGTTTTTACGAACATAAATTGCATAGGTGCCAGGTCTCTCTAGACTATAATTGTTTGCTTTGCAATCTTCTGAAAAATCTATTTTAACTTGCATAGTTATTTCTCCTTATAACCGTACTTATTGGCAATCTTGTCAACAAACAGAATCACTGCTACTAAAGGAATACATATAAAAGTTAAAGGCCATATTGCTCCTATTATAAGCCATCCCGAATCAGAACTTTTTGCCCATCGTGCAAAAGCAATAGTTGTAATAATCCACATTACTATGTAGAATATAATCAACAATACAATCAAATACCAACTCATTTGGTTGCCTCCTTTCTTGCGTTAATCTTTTGGTAAATCTTCTATGATTGGCAGTGGAATATAGTGCTCACCTTTTTTAGCATTGTTTCTTATTACTACATTTCCATTTTTAGCAATAACAAGGCATCTAACAAAGGAAAAAGAATAATCCTTATCTGCCTTATACCATTTTAATTCTTTCCATTGCATATACCTTAATCCTCCTTTCTTACATTTCTGTTCAGGCTGTATATTGCCCATATAACACCATCTTTCCATATTTCTCGTTTGGAAAAGTTTTCATCTTCTCGATTGGGGTATTTGATTTTTTCGACGCCAAGTTTTTTCTTGGCAGGAAAGACTTTGTATGATGCTTTTTCTATTTTCTCCAAATCCACCTCCGGCTGTTCCTGAGAGATTGTCGGCAAAGAATCAAATGCGTTAATTATTGCATTCGCTCTATCATTTGTGGGGTCAGCATCAAGTACACGATAGACTTCCGTCATAAAATCATCCCTTACTGCGTCGACATCTACCAAATTATTTGATGTTTCCAGCATCTCCTGCTGGAGAGAAGTAATTATATTATTTTTTAAATCTTGGAGAACACTTCTTCCAACCCAAACAGAACCACTCAATCCCAAATCTTCAAGTTTTGCATCTATAAGTGCAATCAGTTTGTCTGCGTCAATGTAGTGTCCAATATGTTGTTTCAAAATATCCATGTTTATTTGCTTTTGCCCTTAACTTGTCTTCAAGAACCTTCATAGGTGTGCCCTCCGGCCATTTGCAGGTAGTCTTCCAAATGCAACGAGAACCGCCACCGATTATTTTTTCATGAACGGCAAGCATAAATCTACTCTTTCCGTATTGACCATAATTAAAAAAAAATATCCATAGACTAAAGTTGTTTTTTAAGGTCGTCGTAAAGTGAACCAAGTGTTTCGTACACATGAGGTGCATAGCACTTCTGTAATTTTAGTTGCGTATAAGCGTATGCCAAATGGTCTATCTGCTCTTCACTTGGCTTCCAGTGAGGCTGAGGGCGAAGGGAGCGGATTTTATTTATCAGTTCTGGTGCATAATAACAGCCCACATAATTATTTTTTGCTATTGCTGCTAAAAGATTACATAAATCCTTGATGAACTCCCTATCTTTATCGCTCCACTCTGTGAACTTCTGGCCATAGTCCTTCACAAAGGTCTTGACAATATCTTGGAATTTAGGAAGTGAGATGTGGTCAAATCCACCTTTACCATTTCCGTAAGTGCCATAGTAAAGCTGTATTGCTTCTTCAAGCGACGGAGGGTACACACTATTATCTGCAGGCTTCTGCTTCTGTGTTAATCCATCCTGATACCCGTTAACATATTGGGTTTTTAACTTCAGTTGGAATGGTTCCGATTTTTCATATTCTTCCGCAGTCATTTTATCTTTCTGCCTTTCGAGGTAGGCAAGAGTATCTATAAGAAACATAAGTCTTGGGCTGTTTTCCGGCTTTACCTTAGACTCCATATACTCTTTTTCCTTCTGGATGAAAGATACCAACTCCTTCCTTATCCTCTCATCCTCGCTCTCTATTTGCATGAGGATAACCTTGTTACCCTCTATTCTGGCCTCATAGCCTTCGGGAATTTCTATTGTCTTATTCTCGGGAATTTCTATTGTCTTATCCATGGTTGTTAATAATTTAGTCGTTGGTTTTTGGTTGTTTCTCGTTTTTGAGTTTTTCAAGCTCTTTCTCGAGCAGGGAAATCATCATATCTTTAAAACTTACCTCCTTAAACCCGAAAATATTTTCGTTCGTTTTAACATATGACTCAATGTTCGGAACTTCCACATCCGGGCAAACGGACAGGCAGTCAACCATATCTGCCGCCATCTGCAAGACACTTTCTTTGATAATTGTTGAAATCGCCGCTATTCCTGATTCGGCGTTATCAAACTCATACCTGAAAAAGGCACCACCATATTCTGAAACAATCTGGATTTTTATATCATCAAAATCATCCCGGCTCCTTTCAAGTGTAAATTTTAATCTACAATTCGGCCCGATGTTTTTTATGTATTCATCTTTCCAATTTTCTCTTGGATGTTTAAATCCCATTTTATCAGTAAGATACCAGGTGACCCTTTGTTCGATTCTTGCGGATTCACGCATGAGGGGATTATATGTGTCAACCGGATATGGCAAAGACTTCTCCCACTTGCGCAGTGCTTCATCGAGGCTTTCAATTTGTGTATATTGAGCACCGTTGAATATTGCCTTACCGTTTTTCAGGGAAATGTTTCCACAATATCCGATACCGTATGTATATTCACCTCTCTTTCTGTAAAGGGACACATCCTTATTGTGGCCAATGATATTGTACCTTTCCTGTAAGTCTTTTCGTGTCATATTGTTTTTTTTTTTGAATTCCGCATTGCAAATATACAAATTTCGAAAGAGAGTTTTCCAATTCAGGCGCATTAATGGGTTTATTCGTGGGGGCGACCACCCATAAGTTTCTCTTTCAAATTAGTGTTTCTCCTTACCGATGTGACCGTTTCAACAGCCTTTCTTATCATTTCTTTCATTCCAACAATAAGACAAATATTCTTCGCCCTGGTTACAGCCGTGTACAACAGATTCCTTTCCAACATGTTATATGCTTCAATGAAAATTGGAATTATGACAATAGGGAATTCCGAACCTTGAGACTTGTGAATTGTCATCGCGTAGCACAAAACTATTTCATTGAAATCTCCCGGCATATATTGTACTGTGCGACCGTCAAAATCGGAGGTTATGATTTTTTCCATTGGGTCAATGGATGTTATAATGCCAGTTTCTCCATTGAAAACATTCTTGTCATAGTTGTTCTTTGTCTGCATTATCCTGTCACCAATACGGAAAACGGTGTCACCAAAAGTTATCTGTATCCCAGTAGGATTAAGTCTCCTCTGCAGTACCTTGTTAAGGTTATTTATTCCACAGGTACCTGCTTTTTTGGGGCATATTACTTGTATGTCAGCCGAAGGAACATCATATTTCGCTGGAAGACGTTTTTCAAGTAAATCCGCTATCATCTCCGGGGTTGTTGCTGGAGAACTTTCAATAAAAAAGAAATCAGTCCCGGGTTTTGAATTGAGAACAGCCGGCATTTGTCCGGAATTTATTCTGTGAGCGTTCACTATGATGTCCGAACCCTCGGCCTGACGGTAGATTTTTGTAAGTTTAACAGTGGGTACCACCCCGGAAGCAATGATGTCTGAGAGAACATTGCCGGGCCCAATTGGGGGTAACTGGTCCACATCCCCGACGATAATAAGTTTTGTTGTTGGAGAAACGGCGTCAAGAAGCACATCCATAAGTTGGATGTTTATCATACTGGCTTCATCCAATATGATGGCATCATAATGAAGAAAGTTACTGTTGTTGTATTCATAATCTTCTTCCCCCGGAATATATCCGAGAAGCCGATGGATTGTGCTGGCCTCAACGCCAGTGACTTCTTTTATCCTCTTTGCGGCCTTTCCTGTTGGTGCTGCTGCGGCTATTTTATAATGGGCAGATTTCAACGCCTCTATTACAGCCTTGAGAATTGTCGTTTTTCCGGTGCCCGGTCCTCCAGTCACCACTGACACGCCGGAATTGAGGACGGTTTTTATTCCATTTTTTTGAACATCATCATACTCCAAGCCGGTTACTTTCTGAATCGTATCTATATTACAGGAAACCCCAATTGTGCATTCGGCAAGTATTTTCCTTATTTTTGTTGCAACCCTTTGTTCGGCATACCATAAGGAAGACTTGAATATTCTTTCCTCACCATCGTCTACCAATGTACGTTTGTCACACATTTCTGAAATGACCGGGGCAATAACATCATGACTCACACCCAGAAGTTCCGAGACCCATTGAAAAAGATGCTGTTTTTCACAGTATGTGTCCCCGGCCTCTGCACGCCCAGAAAGAATGTACATCACACCCGCCTCACACCTCCGGGTATTTGTTGGCTCTATACCTAGCCTTAATGCGAGGGCGTCAACTTTCTCAAAGCCTACGCCATCCATTTCCTCAAGAAGTCTGTAAGGGTCCTCCTTTATGTCTTCGATTGCTGAGTTTCCATAACGGCGGTACACTTTGACGGCGAAACTGACCGGTAGTTCCAAGTCGTGAAGAAATGAAACGAGTTCACGGATGTTCTTGTGCTCGGCCCACGATTTCCATATTGATTCCGCCCGGCCCTTGCCTATCCCTTTCACTTTTAACAGTTCTTTTGACTTACTGTCAAGAACTTTGAATGTTTCCGCCCCGAAATATTCCACAATGGCCCTCGCATAAACCGGGCCAATGTTTTTCACCAATCCTGATGAAAGGTAATTGATGATATCAATTGGTTTTTGGGGTATACTCTCCTCGGCAGTTTCTGCGATGAATTTTGTACCCCACTTATCCCTTCCCCATCCACCTGAGAATGTATAAGCCACACCCCGCACAGGATTTATCATTCCTTTGCAGGTTACAACAGTGTCATTGTCCGTTTTAAGTATGGTAAAGCCATCTTCCTCGTTGCGAAAGACAATGTTCTGTATCTTCCCTTCCAGTACTTCCATCTACCACCCTCCATTCAGTTCGTTTAAGAACGTCCTCAAGCCTTTCCCTAAGTGTTTCCTTTTACCGGGGTTCTTGATTAAAATATAAAAAAGGACAATAGTGTTGACGACCGGCAGAATCAGGGAGAGTATCGACCAGAAACTGATGGTAATGTCCCTATCCCCGTACAATACACCAAGGATAGGCACTGTGATGATATACACCGCCAAAATTGCGAAAAAAAATGTTACCATATTTCTATCTATCGAGTTTGTTTCTACCGGGGAGTTTTTCCACCAAATCCTTGACCCTGATTCTGTACCCGCCGTGATAAAGCCAGAGGTCGGGTTCTTCTCCGTCAAGGGAAAAATTCTTCAACTCGCTCCCGAGGTATCCCACTTTATGCCACTCTGGTAAATCAAGCAAGTTCTTTGACAGGCCTTCTTCTTCGTCCCGTTCGTCCTGCACAGACTCCGGACGGGGATAGTCCGGTTTTGCATTCAGAGCCTTGAGGAGTTTTACAGCCGTGGCCTTCAAATCGCAGACGCGGGGGCATTTATTACCAAGAAGCGGCACAATAGATTTCTCCCATTCGGTAAGTTCCACCAAAGTCCAGTTGTCCTGTTCTTCAAAAGGAAGGGGGTTGGTGACGTCCTGTTCATTGACTGTCTCGTAAATCATCTGCGATTTGTCAACACCAACAACACGCCTGTCGGAAAAACCGACTCTGGTAATGAAGTCTCCGGTCTTGAATTTCGGGTCCGGAGCAAAGAAATATAACTGTTTCATATCGGAGGGGTTCATCCCCTTCTCATTGGCAACGAGCGGCATCGGGTGAGATACTTCAGTTTCGTAAAACACCACAGGATACTCCCCGGGTTTATCCACGCAGATTATCCTCACCGGTTCACCGGCTCCGGTTATAACCTTCCTCCGAGGATGCTTTAAATAATCTTTTAGTGTAAAATCTATTCTCATATTGCAAATATACAAAATTTTTAGAGAGAATCACGGTTGTAGAAGACAATTAGTTTTTCAGAAACAACATCGCCCGCAGTCCCAAGGAAATATTTGGTACCCTTCGGTATTACCGCATCAAAAATTTGGTAGTTCTCACGCACCGTTGACGAAAACCATGAACTCTCACGGAGCACAGTCTCCCTGTCAATGTAAGCATGTATCCCTTGATAAACATCCACCCATTGAATCGTCTCAGGGCGTATTCTCTCTCTGTCTGATTCAGTGAGAAGCGAAAAATTCACATTCTTAACGGGGTTAGAATCACCGAAATAAGTCACATCGCCGGTCAGATACTTGGCTTCCATCACACTTTTGCCGTCAACAAAAACTACAGGAGTGTTGGTAAACGGTGTCTCGTATTGCTGTTTCCATCCTATGCGCCAGTGGTTCTCCACGGTTTTAAACACAGAGACTAATACTTTCTTAACTTCGATATCCCTCTCAGCCACTAACGGTATGGGATTGTTATTATGTACAAACAGACACATTTCTAATCAAAATTTTTGAGCCACAACTCTGTTTTCATTTCTATCTCTTTTTTCTTGAATTCAAGGCTTTCCTTTAGCGTGTCGCGTACCGCTTCTTTGGATGTTCCGATAATCTTGTGTTCCAATCCGTCAGTACCGTAGACAAAGGCTGAACATTTCATGACATCAGAAAAGGCGGTAAAACTCCCCTTCTCCGTCTCAATTTGCAAATAAAGATATTCCCCATTAATAGACTTGACTGGAATCTTTACGTCCTTAACAGTTGTTTGTAGGAGGGTGTCAAGCCACCATATCCACAACTGGTCTCCTATTTTCAGTTCCGAAAATGTTTTTGCCATAATTTAAAGCAGCCTTAAAATGTCTTCAATCAATATTGTATCAAAGGCATCGGCAACTCCCGAGTTGTCAACCGAACGAAATTCTATTTCGTCGCCTCCACATAAATCAGCCACAACTTCTTTTCCGAGAACCTCACTGGCAAGAGCCGCAAGGTGTCCCAGTGCCGCGTTAAGGCTTACTTCTGCATCAATAGCCGCTTCCTGTGCCTTTAATATTTGCTTTTTTGTTACCATAATACTCTTGAGTTAATCCATTGTTGCTTTTGGAAGACTATCATACCACTGTCTTGCTACATTAGGATACTGATAGAACATCCTTGCCATAAATGCCATAGCACCTTTTATTGATACAATTTCGGGATGCTTATATCTTCCTTGGAAAGTCTTTATCTTTTCGGTGAATTTCTCCAAATCCATCTCCAGTTGCTCCTTTACAATCTCCACATCGGAAATGGAGTAAGCCTTTCCAGTACCAGCCTCATACCATTCGGCCGCCTCGATGGAATACTCGGCCCAAAACACTCTTCCTGTCTTTGTTTCACGCACTTTAGTGTAATGCGAGTGGACAAGGCGCTTCGGGTCAACATCATTGAAATCCGGCTGCTCCTGCTGGAAACAGCGAATGAAATTAGAAAGGCCGTGAATCACATGTACAACTAAATCGGCCGCCTTTGCTTGTTCTATGGTTCCGTTTACACGAAGCGTCCTATATTCCTCATCAAGCCGTTCTATCTCGGCTTTCAACTTATCTGCATCAATGTATTCCATATCTCATATCATTTTTTCAAGTGCAACATATAGGCTGTGTAGATTTTCATCATTTGCCCAGGTTTTTCCGAAACAGGAATTGCCCATCCTATAGGCCACCCTTCTCAGTGCATCCATCTGCTCCTCGCTCGGCTTCCAATGATGGCTTTTTTTCGCTCTGTATTCCGTCTTTTACTCCACGTTTATACTCAATGTCACCAAATTTGGTGGCAGTTTCTACGGGCACAGTGCCGGGCTGGGGGTGGAGGGATTTGAAACGGTTTTCAAGCCAGTTCAATTCTTTTTCGTAGATAAGCATTGCTCTGGCACCAACATCATCACAATCACATTCAGCAATGGCATCTTTGATAGTATCAATTACTCCAATGAGCATCTTCTCATCCTCCTCACTCCACTCAGTGGACTTCTGCTCTTCCATTTCAGGACTATCGTACATAACCGTATCAAATTCCATCTCTCCACACTTAGGGCATTCATAGCCATATTGTGGTGGCATAGAGGTATAAACCTTACTATCGTCCCTCACCATACGCTCTTTACAACGAGGACAGATTTTATAAACACCTTTGCCTTGAACAGTCAGTTGCGATATACTTTCTGCTGGCTTCCGCTCTTTCTGCCTTTCGAGGTAGGCAAGAATATCATCAATAGTCAACGATGGAGAAAAATCACAATCACTACTTAACTGTAAATTATGGAAATACTCCCATAATTCTTTCCTTATCCTCTCATCCTCACTCTCCTTGAGTTCGGGGAATTTCTGCTCTAGTGCGGTTTTCAAATCTTCAGGGGTTAGGCTACACTCATGTAATGCTCGTGCGTGCCTCAGTAGTTCTTCTTTTTCCATAAGTTTCTGTTTTAGCCTTCGTAAATTACGCTCCCAATTTCTAAAACCCGTGTTGCAACAGAGGGGTGCTTGGGGTGTTCATATGACAGGCTTGTTATCCCATCATAACACCGTGTGTTGCTTGGTATTGAACACTCAACAATTATTAACTTTCCAACTAGGTGAAAATAATAATCCCAATCTCTAAGTTCCCCAATGTATTCTTTTGCGTCAATGAAGTTTTGAAAAACATGAATGAAGCCGTTAGTTATCTGATGGGGGACGGGATTACAAGGCTCCCTTGTTGTTCCAATTTCAACCACTGTATTGAGTGGATATTCCATTTTGGCAATGGGGGAAACATATCGCAATTTGTTCCCACGAAATTGACGGAGGAGTACCTTGTAAACTTTCCTCGGCTGATTGCTTACTGAAATTGTGTTGTTGTATTGGCACATGTCACTTGTGTTTTTATATTGCAAATATAAGAAAAATTTTCAGGTTCACAACTTTTCAGGCGCAATTTCTTCCGGAAGGAAAACATGACTTTCCAGTATAATTAACTAATCGCATTTGTTTCCTTTTTAATTTCATCTCTAAGCACCTTCATCATAAGTTCCCTGTACGGTTTACCCTTCCTCATTGCAAAAAGAATCGCCCGCCACTTACAAGTTTTAAAATACTCTGCCGCTTCCTTATCCGTTTCAAATTCACGATACTCTGACTTGGCCTCAGATTCAATCTCTTCGAGCCTTTTTTCAAATCCTTCAATGTAGGACTTCACCATTATTTTGTCTTCTTCCTCGAAATCATTAGTGAGATTGTATAGTTCGTCGAGGCGGCCATCTTCAAAGAAATCAAAAATAGATTTCTTTGTCAGATATGTCCGCAGGAAATGATTTTGAAAATAATCCTTATATTTCAGCTTCAATCTGAATCCGTTTTCAAATTTAAGCACAAACCCCTCCCTTCCAGTGCCGTCAAACTCCTCACGAAGATTAATCCAATTTTTAAATGTGCCGTAGCACTTCGGTGTCTGGAAATACTTTGAATAGAGTTCAATTGGTATTTCATTTTCGGGGTGTGCATTGTTGATGATTGCAAGAAGAAATATATCATCTGTCTCACCATAATTCACCACTACCCTGTTTTCCGGGTACACTATCTCAAATAGGAAAGTGAAACCACGGTTGGTACGCATGAAATCCCACAGTTTGCGGTATTTTTCACTGTGAAGAATCTTGGTGCCGTGAATTGCCTGCTCAGATGTAAATGAACCCATTGTAGCAAGATACGGAACATCATCAATCCAATAGGTGATACCCAGTGAACCATCAATTTTCTCGTATGCAGTAGCCTCGCCCATCGGGATTATAGAAGCATCTTCTATCTCTTCTAAATTGAAGAATTTTGAAAACGGGCGGGAAAGCACATTGTAGTCCTTGTCGGTAATAACTCCGCGGCACTGCAACGTGGCTTCATTCCACATATGTGCAATCGCACAAACTTTGGAATACTTGTAAATATAAATGTCTTCAGAGGGATGCTTCTGCACTGTGATGTATCCCTCTGAAATCATCTTTTCTATAAGTGGTATGTTGGTAAGTCTAGCCATTACGATTCAACATTTTCTTTGTACCACGCATTGAACTTCTCATACTCATCAATCCCCACTTTACAAATCGCATCTTGAAGTTCTCGGTAGTCACATGTTTTAATTTTAACAATAATCCGTTTTCCGCGAGGGTCTTTAATTGGAACTACCGGACGGGCAACTATGCCTTCCTCAAGGTAGTCTGGATTTGCGACATTCGGAACCCTTGTTTTAAATCCGACTTTAACCATGGTTTCTGCCTCGGGAATGGTCATCTGTCCGATATATGGAACAACATCAAGCCCGAGCTTTTGTGCATAATCATTCAGCATATCGATGGGAACCCACCAACCCTGCTGACAAATATCGAAGATAGAGAAACGATTCTTCTCCTTATCATAGTTTCCGCCGGCCTGAATCTTCTTACCAAAGAACTCACCATAAATGTAAACAGGGACTTCTTCAACCATTACAGCATAAATGTCATTCTTTTCTGGAACGACTTCCTCTCCGTAAAAATCCTTGTTGAGATATTTTATCTGATTCTTATCATTCATCATAGGAGCGAACTTAGCACTCTCCTTAGGGAAAATCTCCGCAAGAATAGGCTTAATCCTTTCAATAATCTCATCAAGGAATGCCTTCTGGCCAGTACCGACAATATCAGCATTATCAGTCTTACCACCACAGAAACACTCGCCTGTAGAGGGGAAGTAAACGATTTTACTGTTCGTGCCGTCCACTTTACTGAAGCAGTCGAATTTCAAATCCTTAATATACCCCATATAATCATCAGAGTAACTGCCAAGGATTATCTTATTTTGGAATACCATCCACGCCTTGTTCGGCAAATCGTAGTTCTTAAGGTTTACATAGCGACGGTACAAGGTGTTGATTTTAGTGTAAGTCTGAGTTTTCTTTTCCATATTATTCCTATTTTTTACAAATATACATGTTTTCTTCTAAATCTCTAATTTTTAGGCGCAAGAGACCTTAAATCAGAATGCAATTTGTTGTATTCTTTCTTAAAATTTTCTTCATATTTTTCCCATGTTTTGGGTTCTGTCGCCAAAATTTCGTCATAATATCCATTGGCTGCACTAAAATTAACAATATCGCGGTACTTGCATAATTGTTTGGCGAAATTTAATATTCTCAGTGAATGGAAAAGAGACTTTTGTGCTGATTTCAAATCACTCTCAACCTCAATTTTCTTTTTCGCCTTTACCCACGAATTGGATGCTGTTCTCGAAAAAGATTCTCTTAGTTTGGAAAAGACAAGAGTGAAATTTCTCCTCGTGTCTATCATATAAACAATTCCCCTTTTTAAGTGCTTCCACGGTGTGTAGATGGCTTCTATTGCCATAACATTATGGTCTTTCAATAATCTCTTCCAAGTGGATTCCGTCATCACAGCATAGTCTGTATTTCCATCAAGAAACTCACAAACACCGTGAGATTTTTCTGAACGACACACTTTAATCACTTCATCAATCAACAACCCATATTCATCCGGAAGTACGGCAATCAGGTCAATATCGCTGTCTTCATGATTAGTCCCATAAACGACAGAACCCCTTTCCATAATGAAAAGAGATTTCTTGTTTATTAGTGTGGCTGAAAGTTTAGTTTCCATACCTAGTTTATTCAAACTGTTTTCTGGGTAAAATTGTCGATATTCAAACTGTTTTCTGGGTAAAATTGTCGATATTCAAACCGTTTTCTGGGTAAAATTGTTGATTTTAATCTCTGGCAACTTCTCTTTCCACAATTTCTTTAATTTTTTTTATAGGTGTGGTATACCATGTCCCACGGACTTTATCATAATACTTGCTTTCGATAAAATCCTCAAGGTAATTAAAAACAATCATAAATTCCGCGACAATGTCATTGTTTGCTCCAACATAGTATTTCGTACCTTTTGGAATAACGGCGATATGCAAATTGTCCAGCCGGCTCCATCGATTATTTCTTTTGGATAGACGAAAGCCTGATGTCTTTTTTATAGTCCTGAATGCGTGGATACCACATGTAACTGTATTTCCTACCCTTCTGAGGTCACTCCCTAGTACTGCTTCTCCGTCAAAAAAAGTGACACCCATAAATTGATACGGAGTCCATGTGTGTTCGTTATTTGTATTCAGTAGTTCTTTAAAAATCACAAAATCATTCTTCGCCACCATTGGGGGACTGCTAATTCTAAGACACATAAATCTCTATTTCTTTACGATTTCCATCTTCTTGCAATTCTTAAAAGAATATTCTTTGCCGTTGTATTCATGGTTCAGTATTACCAACCTGTCTGAAACAACATCTCCATATGTCCCAATGTAATAATTGCTCCCCTCTGGAATCACGGCATAAAAAATCTCCCTACCAGCTTTTTGGATATCACTTATTGCGGTTTCAGTCCAATAACTGTGAAAACCTTCATCCACTTCCCAGTTAAAGCCACTAACGGCACAATATGACATACCAAACATCGTTTGCCAGCCCTCCCATTTGCCGCCACTAAACCATATTGGAGCTTTCTGATAAGGTGTTTTGTATCTGCCATCTTTATACTCTAGGAGCTTATACACCAGTATATTGCTTTTAGCAATAAAAGGTTTTGGTTTCAAAACGAAACACGACTTGTGAAATTTTTTGTTAATTGTTAGACACATAATTGCTTGGATTAATGGGTTTTACCAGCAAGGATTTACCAAAGTTCCGTTAAACAGTAACATTTTCAACTACTAGTCTATCGGACACAATGTCATCCTTTGTTCCAATGTAATAGCGGGCACCTTTTGGTATGTAGGCTTTGCATATGACCATTTCGTAATCGTTGCAATGAGGAAAAAATATATTAGAATACATCTCACTATTCCTAACATCTGCTTGCGCAGCCACTTTAGTCTTGTATGCGTGAAGCCCGGTATGTACTTCCCATCTCATATCATATTCACTGCTTTCGAGTGGGTACAAAGTGTCCACATCTCCCACCCATTTTCCGTCACTGAAATTTATTTTGAGACCCATGTATGGAGTTATGAACTTTGATTTTCCCAGCCGGAATTCCCTTCTAAGTACTTTATACACATTAATGTCTTTTTCAGCAACCTTTGGCTCAGGCTGCATTTCACTTTTGGATTTTATTGTCAAGCACATAATCCCTATATTTATTATTAACATTCCACCAAAAATCCATATATTTTCCTTTGTATCGCCCGCTGTTCCTATTAAGAAAAGCAAGAATATCGTCGGGCTTCGCGATTCCATCTAATAATAGTCGCAAAGCCATATTACGGCACGCGTAATCAACTCCTGGGCAAGTAAACTTTGAAAGGTTTGCCTCTCTGCAAATGTTTTCGGCGTATTCGGATGCCGCCTTTTCAATGTGCGGTTCGTAAAGTTCGTAATCAGTCATGCGTTTTTATTTAGAGTAATTGTAAAAATCATATCCTTCGCCGTTGTACTGATGCGACAATATCACTAATTGGTCAGAAACCACATCCCCGTTTTCCCCAATATAGTATAGGCTTCCCTTTGGGATTACAGCATTGAAGATTGAACCGCTCGGTGTATCTACAAGTGCTGCTTTTCCATCAATAGAATTCGTGTAACTATGATATCCTTCATTCACTTCCCACCAGCTCTCACCCTCAAATCGTCGATGCTGTAAGCCTAAAGCAGTCTTTTTACCTTCCGCAACACCGTCGGCATCAAAAAATACACGTGCTCTTTGAAATGGTGTAATGTATAAATTACGAATTGGTAACAATATTTTGAACACTGGTATATTGGTTTTAGCAACAAGCGGCTTTGGTCTGGAAAACAGCCATGATTTGTGAAACTTTTTATTTATTACTAAACACATTTTAATTTATCATTTTGTTAGTGATTACCATTTCCGAGGAAACAATATCCCCCGCCACTCCAACATAATATTCTGCCCCCTTCGGAATATATGCCTCGAAAATTTTCCAAGTATTCCCATTAGCGCTGTGTCTTACAAAATTCCGTGCAATTGGTAAGGAAGTGTAAGCATGATAGCCTTCCTCAACTTCAAAAAACAACTTGGGAGAAGAAGCGAAAGCCTCCATAAAATATTCGGTTTTCACGCCTAGTGACACCTTTTTAAGTTTGCATTCATCATTGTGAAAACGAACCTCTTTAAAACGGTAAGGGGTTAAATATCTACCCGTATAAGAGATGGCTAGTACTTTTCCCACTATGATGTTTTCACCTGCAGTTAATGGTTTGCCGGTGGGATGAAATTTGTTGTCGACTACTAAACACATGTTTTTGATTACGTTAAAATTGTATTTAAATGTAATGAATGGTGCAATCAATTAGCCAAGAGTCTGTCCAACTCCGCCGCAATGAATGCACCGGCTTTTTTAAGGCAACTAACTCTGTCCCCCTCTTTAAAAGATTCAGGATTAAACGGCCAGTAATGAATGCCTTCACCGCTCAACGCAGCAGTTAAATAAGCATACGCCCCATAGATAAGTTCGTCTTTTTTGTACTGGAGGTCTTTGGTTACTGTGTAGCCGTGCTTGTAAATTTGTTCGTCCCGTTCTTGGGAAATTAAATCGATTCCTGTCATATAATCTGTCTGTTTTGATATGTTTCTATTGCCGGTGGCAAAATCCGCTTGTAATTTTTATCGTTCAGCAAAGGAGATGTTAATATCATATCCGCTGTAGTCCTATTCGTTGCAAACGCTATATTGTAAAGCGAAGCCAGTCTTGTAAGTGCTGATACATCATTTTGATGACCTTGCATAATAAGATTATCACAGAAGAAAATAAGAACATCAATTTTTCCTTCTGCTATCATTGCACCAATCTGTTGGTCACCACCAAGTGGACCGCTCAAAAGACATGTTACTTTATCTGCTAAAGGATATGTTGGCCAATGTGGTACTTCATAAGTAGAACCATATCTACCATCATAATCATCATAATCTCGTGGTGTTGGAGTATAATCATTTAATATGTATTCTTTTGAAATAGATTTTATTAACTTTCCAGTTGTACCTGTTGCAAATAAATTATGGTTTTTCAACTCTTCCAAATTATATTCAACCCACTCTAGTAATTCATTTTTACGCCCATCGTGGGCTACCAATGCTATATTCATAGTTTGCTGTTTTTAATGTATTCTTCAATGTAAAAATTGGCCTTGGCAATGAAGGTGTGTGGAATTTCAATTGTTTTTTGCTCTGATGCAAGTACAAGAATTCGCTCACCATCAACACAGTATTTTTGACTCAGTGTAAAATCAAATGCTTTTCCAGTATTGTCATAGACAGAAATCTTCCACCCCTCAACAAAGACCATATTCATTACAACATAATTCAGTTCACTAAAGTTCTTTTTAAGTGTCGGAATATCGTTGTAATTGAGAACTGTCCAGAACCGGTCGGGCTCCTTTTCCCTACTATACTCCGTAACCCAATTATAACCGTCAGTCGGGCTGCCGGAAAAGGACAATGAATACCTCGTTTTTACACCACCAATAAGCGTGTATTCCCCTTCTTCAAGAAAATGGAAGACGGGGGTAGGGCATGAGTTGTTGTCGGGTATGTTTTTGACACACGACACAGCCATTAGAGTTATCAATATAAAAAGAATTTTTTTCATATGGCAAATATACAAAAACTATTTCGTCCACCGTTTTGTACGGCGCAACTTGCTACTGCCAACGCGTTTCCATTTCCACATTCCAAGTTCCCACAACTTATATTCTATTGGTTTCGAATCCCAATAGCAATATCCCGGCCCGGTAACATTGAATGTCTCATAGAAGGTTCTCTTCCCCATATACACCCCGTGCCGGTTATTCCTTCCACCAAAATAAGATACATTCTTTTTAAGTCTCAGGTATCTCAAATATCCACGGGTGTTTAAAAATGCCTTAAGTATCCAAAGTTTAATTCGGCTGTAGTTTTTTTCTTCACTCATAAAATTTGCATTTTCACGAGGTTATGTTCACTCCAGTGGCAGAGCTCTTTCCCAGTGACCGGATGACTCGCCTTTTCCCACAATAAAGCGAGATAGTCTTTCCAAGAAGATTCTGAAAGCCGCTCAAGGCGTTCGCTGAAAAGTCGTGACATTCCGTCAAGGGGGTGGTGTGACACAAACATTTTATTTTTAACGCTTTTATCCAAGAGCCAATCCATTTCTTCTGGTTCGCAATAAGAAAACAAGTTTTCTTCTTTCGGTTTGTCAAGACAGAAGGTATTCGGTGATTTTTCGTCTGAAAGAATATACTCCAACGCAGCATTGGCAGGACTTAAATAATCTATGAGAAGCCATCCCATGGAAAGTACCATCCTACTTGCATTTTTAATGGCATTTATACGGTCAGTGTCGCCTTTGAGGTGGTAAAGCGGGCCGGACAATAGTACAGCATCATATTTTTTCCCATCGCAGGAAGGTCGTTCCGCAATGTTCAAAACTTTGGCGCCAAGAAAACGCGGATGCCCCCTAAATCTTTCATTAAGTATGCTTACATGTTCTTCAACAAGGTCGAAGGCTTTCACAGAACACCCCATATCAAGAAGTTTTCCAACCCAAAAACCTTTCCCGGCCCCGATTTCAGCAACGCAGTCACCAGGGGTTATTACACTGTTCAGCAAACAATTTTTAGTAATTGCCTCTACTTGATGTCTCCTATCAGTAGAATTTCTAAGGCGATTATCCTCATTATAGACTTCAGTGTAAAACTTCTCTATTTTTTCCATTTCCTCAGTTTTCATCTGTATGCGGTGATTCTGTTTTCTGCTAAAGTGAAGTAATCCTCATTAATTTCTATACCAATAAATTTACGATTGAGGTCCATCGCAGCCAATCCGGTCGTCCCACTCCCCATAAACGGGTCGAGGACGACATCACCCTCGTTAGACCACGATTTGATGTGGCGGTATGGTATCTCATAGGGAAAAACCGCAGGATGTGGTGTTTTGTTCTGTGCAACGGCTATATCCCAAATATTGTAATCAACAGCCTCGGAATTTATTGTATAAGTAAGTTTATGACGCCCGCTTTCTCCGCCCATATTCTTGGCCGTTGAATCATAAAGTTTTCCTCCAGATTTTGTTTTCCTCATGATAGGGTTGAATGTTTTCGGTGCACCTTTTGAGAAAACAAACATATACTCAAACTTATGGGAATATCGTGGCTGCTTCACCTGTGGCATAGGGTTGGTCAAATTCCATATCATAACATCATTGATGTTCAGACCACACACATCTTTAAAATAAAGTGCCTGGCGGAAAGAAGTGCCAGTTTTTGACCCCTTTTCGGTCTTATCATTTACAACCCACACTATCACGCCGCCTTTTTTAAGGACTCGGGCAAGTTGCTGCGCAATGCATTCAAACTTTTCGTGGTTCCAAGAATCGCCAGCACCGTTGTATTTCCTCAAGTTATCATATGGCGGACTCGTCACCACCAAATCAACGGACTCGTCTTTGATGTATCTCAATTCCTCGCACGCATCACCTCTCAAAAGTTTTATTGGCTCCATATTAATTCCTTGTTTTTTTTTTATGATAATTACGGGAAAAAACTCACGGCTTTAGTCATTGGGATGAATCCCGCGTTGCAAATATACAAAAAAAAGTCACAATAATGCGACTGCCTATATGATACACAACTAAAAAGAAACCCCGGAGACTAGTCCGAGATTTCTTCATTTTCAAAAGCGGGAACAAGCAGATGGTTTCTCGATATTAACCCCGTCGGAAAATAGTTCAATGATTTAACGCTGTTCGGTGAGAAAACATCCTCCCAAAGCGAGACTTTAAGCCCACCGAAGGAAAAGACTCGTGATTCGTAGAATCCATCCTGAGAACTACTGTTGTCTTCAAGCCATCGCTTCGTATTTTCAAATGCTTCCCAATCTTCCTTTGTATGCCGTTTGTCTTTGTATTTGTAAACTTTTCTCAGTTGTACATATTGTACTTGCTTTGAGTATTTATCCCTGATAAATCCAAGTATTTCCGGAATGCAATCCTCATTATGCCGGTTTACAACTATACTTAACCTGATAGTATGCTTTTCTCCAGGTTTGGTGTCGAGGTATTCACAAAGATTCCGCCATTCCTGACCGGCTGCGGGCCCCGCTATCCTAAGACTCCTTCCAATACGGTTAGAATTTAAGGAGATTGATATTTCTTCCGTGAGTTTATCAAGCAGACTATATTTTGTTATATTGAGCATTGCCGCATTAATACGAATACCGACATACTTAAACTTTGTATTAAGAAAGTCGATTAATTCACTGATATATCCGTAAAGAAGCGGGTCTGTATTCACAGATGAAATGTAAACCTTGTCGATGCCCTCATCCAAAAGGGTTTGTATGAAAACATTGAAGTTTGGCCACTCAGTGAAGTGCTTTCCAAGGCAAGAAATCTTGGCCGCTTTTTTCATCTCGCGGCCGAGGCAATAAAAACACTTCAGCCTACAGGGACCAAGAAGGAGTATTTCTCCATATTTATCCATACCTATTCTGAAATTAGTTCACTTTTGCATTCCTTCTGGAAAGCCTCTTCGCCGGCAAGAAGTTTTCCATATGCTGCATCTATTGCATCATATTTGTCTACCACATTGTCTACATAGTAGACCATTTTAAGTTCAACTTTGTACTTTGCCATTCCTAATCTCTCATTAAAAGGTGAAACAAAAACACGATATTTGAAACGGGCCAAACAATTCCCAAAAAAATTTTTGAAAGGCCCCGGAGCCACCTGTTTTCCGGTTGATGCCGAGGCCAGTCGATTGACAAATAAAAAACAATAAAAAGTGGTATTAAAACCACATAAAAAGAAAACTCAAGCATTATCTTCACCCTTGTACTTGCGGACGCATTTCTTCTCGTCACGCTTGTGGAGTCGCTTGATTTCAGCATTGAGGGCGTTGACACGGTCATCCACCCAACGTGAGAAGAAAGAGGAAGCCTCGTCCTCGGTGGTGAAGGCCATGAACTTAGACCTTTCGGTCATCTTTGTGTCGAACTGGCTACCGGGACCGAAAGAAAGTTCGAGATTCCTGAGATACCTTGAGCGGTGACGAGGATTCTCAAGGGTATAGGTACCAGCCATGTTCACCATCTTGCCCTTCTCACCGAAACGGTCGCGGTAGGTTGCGTGGATGTTCTTAACCTTGTACTCGTAGATGTTTTCGCCGAAGCCATTGGCCTTGTTGATGAAAATAAGGTAGACTGAGTCTCCCTTCTTGATGTCTGCAAAACGCTTCATAAAATTTTGTTTTAAATTAAGTTTCTCGTTTCTTTTTACAAATATACAAATACTTTCACAAATGTCTTGATTCCAGGCGCAAGACTACAAGCCAAACTCATCCATCTTAATGACTCGCGTTAACACGCCATTGTATTTCATTAAAAGACAATCTGGTGGCGGGCCGTCCCTGTATCCGTGAGCATAATAAAAATTCCTGTCATATTCCTCCCATCCCAAAGAAACACCAGCCCTACGGAGTTGTCGGTTATATACGAACCAGTCATCTATTTTTGGCGAATCCTCTCTCATTTTTTCCTCAGATAATCACGGACCTCCATCAGCACAAAGCCAAGAAGATTTTGCCCCTTCCAATTGGACCAAATCCTTGCATCTGAATCTGCCAGCATTCCAATTCCATATACCCTGTCAAACGGGGAAGCCTCGGCAAGAACGGTGTCTTTGGTTGCAAGAAGATATTTTCTAAGAACTTTGTTTTGGGAGAACTTAGCGATGTTGGCATTGAATATAATAGCACCTTTCACCTCATCCCACTTGTCCTCAACAAAATTTTTCACTTTTTTCCCAAGTATTTTACACTCGGCAGCAGTTTCAGCAGACATAATCTGATGGAATACATCAATGTCGTTGAAATATTTTGCCTTCTGTGCCATCATATACCTTTCGGCTGTATCGTATGTTATGCCATCAATAACAAACGGTGAAACATACCACTGAGAAAACACCCCGGGGCCGATTCTCTTTCCGAAATTAAAAGGTCTCCAGAAAAAAAGAAAGTCTGGGGACGGCAAATCTTTCAAACCATCCACGGAATACACACCCTTATATATTACAACTTCATCCTGAGGCACATCCGAATATTCCTCACCAGTCTTAATATTGGTGAGGTCATAGAATATCTTCTTTTTCTTATCGAAAAAGTAGTCGGTCATTCGGAAGAAATCGTTTTTCCAAATGAAAATGTACTTGCTGCAATCTTCCATTTCTCTTTGTTTTCGCAAATATACAAAAAGGATGGGAAAAACTAACCGGCTGGGCGCAATATTTATAAGAAAATGCATTATTATGAAATTCATTGAAACAATCAAAAACCTGTGGTCCAAGATTGTGACTTGGTTTAAAAGTACATCATCAAAGGTCGATGATTTCGTGGTGAAATACGCCCCCATTGCTATCAGCGTAATAAACACCATCAAAGACTTCAACGAATCTGCGGCTGCGGACATCGTAGAGACAATTCTTAGAACTGTTGATACCAAATACGGTGCGAAATATGTACCTGCCGTAAGGAAATGGCTGGAAAAAAATCTTCCTATCATCATCGATTCTCTCAATCTTGCATCCAATGTTGCTGAAAAGGCTACGCTTGCGGAAAAGATTGTCGCCGCACAGGAGGCCATCAAACTCCTTCCGGAGAGCCTCAGCGCAACCACTTGGGCAACTCTTTCAACTCTTCTCGCAAAAGCCCTCGCCGACGACAACAAGATTTCAATCTCCGAGGCCATTGCGATTATTGCCTATGTCTACGAAAACCAACTCAACAAGTGATTCCCTTGTTGTTTATCCCCGGCTTTCAATGCCGGGGATTTTTTTGTATATTTGCCAAAAGAAAACTTTATGATAGAGACAATAATAGGTTGTGTATTTCTACTGCTCGGCGGGCTTCATTTCCTGATTTTTGGATACACTGCGGCTAAGGATTTTATGGTAATACCGTCCCATCGCGGTGCACCGACGGCATTCAGGGACAGGCTCGTAAAATCTGATATTTTATGTGGGCTGTCTGATGCCGGCATTGCTTTGTATGGTATTGTCTTGATTTTATTCGGGATGGTTCCTGTTGCCCCGTGGACTCCGTTGGCAAATCTGTTCGTATGGGCCATTGCAATTTACAACTTCGTAGTAAGTCTGTTGAACTATGTTTTTCTGAAAACAAATAATATTTCACATAGTCTTGAATGTATTAAGAAGGACTGGCAGAGGGAATACAGAATCAGTATTTTCCACGATTATGAGGAAACCTATTATAATACAATGAAAAACACTGAGAGAAAACAGTTTGATACCCTGATGATTGCAGTACTGCTTCTAGTGGTGTTAATTTTCCTCCCTTAAAAAGAAATCCCCCAGAGAACTCCGAGGGATTTTTCTTATTGTCTTTGGTGCCTGCGGGCCTCATTGACTTCTTTTTTGAAATTGTCAATAACCCCTCCGACAACACTGTCAAGTTTTTCCGAACTGCCCCAACCGTCGTTTTTGGTGTCAGTACTTTCCCCATTGTCGCTCTCTGAGGAACTGTCACCTATCTTCTGACTGAACGGGTCACCGCCCTGCCCAAGTTGACTTCCGGTTGTACTCTTGGTTTGTGCTGAATCGTTGTCATCGGTGCCCACAACATCCGTTGCCGAATCGTCCGCATCATCAACCGGGGCATTGTTTTCCTTATGTTCGGGTTCGCTCACATTCCCAGACTCGGTATCTGTGATTTCTTCCGCATCCGAATCACTGTCATCGTTAGGCATGTCTTCGGTTTTCACTTCGGTTTTCTCATAGCCGGCCGCCGAACCATCAAGTGTCTGCCAGAAATCTTCACTGACTTTAACATCCTCTTTCAGTAGGGAAACTGTTCTGTTTACCAAATATACAAGGTCTTCTTCTGTAAGTCTCATTATGGGTTATATTAAAAAATTATTCCACATATCATAAATATGTGGAAAATGTAAAACTAACCTTTCAATGGGTTTAAAGGTATAGTGTTTCTTCTTTTTCGTTTTGAATACTCTGGAGAGTTTCATCCTTTTGAATACTCTGGATAGTTTCCTCCAAAGTTTTCAGTTTCTTTTCGAGTGGGGAAGTAAAAATATCAGCATACACAATCATCATCACAATAGAAGCAAGAGTAATGAAAAGCCACGCGATGAACCGCTTATCCTCAGACTTCTCAGTAACACTGTCGGCAAATATCTTGAAGCCGATAGAACTTACAATACCACAAATGAATGAAATCACAAAAATCCAAAAAATGCTCATAATTTATATTTTTTTAATTCTCATCACAAAAATACAGCAAAAAAAGTAAAGTTTGATAACCTCGGCGCAATTGTTTTGCCTGCATCTATTTATAGAAAAAAGAATTTATGTGCTGGCTGAAAAAGAAAAGTGAAAAATCGGAATATGCAGAGGTAACAGAAAATGAGGAGATTATATCCGTTGAACAGCAGGAAATTGTAACGGACGACGCTGAAACATTTCAAGAACTGGAAGAAGAGGAGTCTGCTCACTACGGAAGTGTTGCCAACAGGGACCTTGTGGTTCTTCTCGATAACGGACATGCATCATCAACTGCCGGTAAAAGAAGCCCCAAACTCGAAGATGGCACCCAACTCTTCGAGTATGAATTCAACAGGGACATCGTGGCAAGGCTTTCGCGTCTTCTGGATGCTGAGGGCATTCATTATGAAATACTTGTTCCGGAGATAGACACCGACATTGCACTCTCAAAGCGTGCTGCGAGAGCCAACGCCTTTTGTGACAAATATGGTGTAACCAACTGCCTTTTCATTTCAGTTCACGCCAATGCATACGGGAATGGTGCTGAGTGGACAACACCTAACGGTTGGGAGGTTTACACTTGTGTGGGTAACACCAAATCAGACGCTGTCGCAACAATGTTCTGGGAAGAAGCCAAAAAAGTCCTTCCTACAATGGGTAAAAAGGTCCGTAATGGAAAAAACCAGCCGGCAGGAAATGACGGCCCGGACTACGAAGCAAATTTTACTGTCCTTGTCAAAACCAACTGCCCGGCCATTCTTACTGAGAATATGTTCTATACGAACAAAGAAGAATGCGAATGGCTCCTCTCCGACGAAGGGCGAGAAGCCATAACAAAAATTCATTTGAATGGCATCAAACGCTGGATTGCTTCCAAATCTTAAAGTAACCCGGAGTTAACCCACTCTTCGGAGAAATAAATATTCTCGGGGTATTCACCATCGCCCTTTGCCTCTTTGAACATACCCATAAGGTCCTTCCCTGCATACCCGCAAAGTGTGACCTCATCCGGCTGGTTCCTGTAAGCCACCTTGAATTTTTTGTCCGGGTTCTGACGGGCACAATCGTACATTCGTTTGATGTTCTCGACAATAGTATCCCGGCTCATTGAATATCTCGAATACTTGTCACGCATCTGCCACCTGAGTTCCGTTGTGGGAAGTGCGTATGCATTGCCCTGCAGCCCTTCGCCCTGTCCATATTTTGCACCGAACTGCTTGACCGCTACAGCAGCGGAACCGGCGCCGTGACGGCCTTCTGGATTAGACCCGAAAACAAAAACAGTACCTTCTTCCGGTACAATATTACCCTTGTAACTTTTCATTGTTAAAATATTTTTCTGTTAAACTGTTGGCCAGTCGTATTGCCATGTCGGCAGCGAGGTCGGTGTCTACTTCAAGAGCGACGCCATATTTGGCCTCAATCACACCTTGCAATGCCGAAATGGCTGCATTTTGTCTGAACTCTTCCTTTGACATACAAAATTAACCATTTTTAGTTTCACACTTGCCTTTCTGGCGCAAACCGGCAAGACACTCATTAACCTTCTGGCTCATCTCCCTCACATTTTTTTCAACTTCCGCATACTCATCATCGGAAACTCTTACGGGGTTAAGACATTCGATTTTACTTTCCCCCTGTGTGTTTGGAATAAAATAGAACTCAGCATCCTCTCTTGGACTGGGGCAAAGAGATTTTGCCACATTATTAATGTATCCCGCAGTGTCTTCAATGGCAATACGGGAAACATCCACATACACTACAAAAAATAACTTTTGTTTCATACTATTTTAGCTTTAATTTCTTCTTCTGTTAAGTATCCCCTTTTAATAAACTCGTTCATAAGTGGCTCTGCCAGTTCCTTTGCCTGTGGGTGGGGGGCTCCAGTGGTTCCGAACACCCTCAAGTGGAAAAAGTGAATCCAGTCGTGGGCAAAACCACACATTGCAAGTGGTGACTTGATGGCGCACGGCAGAATTGTTCTGGCCATTTGCGGTGTCCACGCCTTTTCTTCTCCATGGCCGGACACAAGTTCCATGTAATCCATTTCGCTTCTTGCAACTGCATTAAGCCAGTGGGAGACCTTCGATGAACGGTCGGAAGCGATGATTTTCATTTCATTCATATCAACCCAATCACCATCCCAGTATTGTATATTTTCACCTTCAGCAAGGTCTTCCTTTCCAATCCACGGGGGTATTACGAATGTAATGTTGTTATTGAACTTGTCCTTCGAATAGTTGCAGTATCTCGTACTTTCCCTGCAGAAGGAGAACACACGGTGACGAAGGAATTCCTCGCCGGTAAACCTGTCGAGAGTGAACCTTACGCAGTATCGCTTTTCATGATGCCCTGATGGGTGATTGTTACAATAGAGGTAAAGTAAATCTTCCTCTCGGTGATTCTCAACAATGACGCGGAAATTCGTAGTGACGAACCATCCGATTCCGGGAACAGCGTTGACAACCGAGAACTTGTTTTTCTCATAAAAAGCGACCGCTTCATCAATGTATGCTTGTTGTGACGGCAAGATGGTCACCGCATCCTCGAAACCAAGGTAAACAGTGCCGAATTCTAGAACCGCACCATGTTTTTCATTGGAACGAGTCTCTACGAATTTTTTTGCATCATCACCACCCTTGACTGGGCTTTTATACGAAGTTTTCCCGGCGTTTTCTATGATATCATAGACTCCCTGCAGTCCCATGCCCTGCTCAATTATTTCGTAACTTGGTCTTATTAAATTCATTTTTTAATGATTTGTTCTAATTTTATTGCTTGTGGCGTTATTGGTTCGTATGTGAACATCGCTTTGTTCAGTCTTGGGTCGTAGAAGAAACTGATATTGTCTTGGAGCTTATCCACATCTATTTCAAAAATTGCAATATCACCAAACCGCCACTGGAAATAGGTTAAATCAGAAGCGTCTGGATGCTCTAGGTATAGATATACCTTTTCCATATCACCGTTTTCCTTTGAGTTGTTGTATGTCCGTTCTTGCCGTGGTGTTAAACCCTGCCTTAATATTTTTTCCACTGACTTGGCCGGAGCAACATGGTAAAGTGTAGTGGTCTTTGTTTTAATGTTTTTCTTTGTAAAACGGTCCCCGAACCTTTTCTCAAATCTGAGTCGTGCACTTTTTCCGACAGCGGGAACATCCTCAAGGCTCAAGAAATACCCATATTTAAGGAAATGTTTTCTAATACCCGTGGCCGTTTTTTCATCGTAACTGTAGAGAACAATATCTATTACAGTTTCTTTATTAGATTTTTCCTTTATTTTTATTACCCCCAATGCGTTATTTTCGACCACTGGATAGAGATTATATAAATTTCCAATGGTTTTAACCACAAGTTCTGCCGGATATGTATCAATCAGCCCTTCCGTTAGATTAATCGGATATACTTGATGGACAACATCGTAAAAGTCGCCGTCAGCATACTCGTCCATTCCATTGGCAATATTTTCGTGGAGTTCCTTTATGCACTCGTTTATTGTTTTTGATAACATTGATTGGCTTGATTGTTTTTTATTTTTTTTCATCGTTATTCCGCTTCCTTCATATGACAAATATACAAAAATCCCCGCAATTAGCGGGGATTTGCCTAAGAAATTTTCGAGAAAGTTACTCCGAAATCAATAAGCCAGAAGGGCCAAAGAAAAACCAAACTCCAAGATGGCACCCATCTATAGAGAAATGCATTTCGCCATTGCCAACCAAGGTTTAGCCCAATAGACAAATAAAAATACAAAAGTAAAAAGAAAGCCATATGTTCATTATTTGCTGTTTGTTCATTATTTTTGAACACGAGTGAGAATTTGAACAGCCTTGTCAATATCCTCCTGTGTTATACCAGTTTCCCTGTTGGTTTGAATGAAGTTGTCCTTCTGCCCGAGAAGCATGTCAGTATCATCGTCAAAGATAACATATTCATAATCAGTGTCTTCTTCATTATAATGTTTTCTGTAATATGGCTCTCCAGTGTCTCTGTCACAACCATATTTTGTGCACATACCACCAAGATTAGTTACCAACCATTTCTCTATTTCATTACCTCTACACAACCAATCCTGATAATAGTGCTCCGTACAACCAATTATCGGGAGTTTGAGACCAACATCCTGAAGTGGTTTAATACCACTCTCTCCCCAAGAAGAACTTATTACAACTTCTGCACCAATGTCTTCCAGTTGATTGAGGAGTTCTATTGCCCGGGGGTCGAAGTCACCGGAGCGGCCTTTGGTTTCGTTATACCATCGCTCATGATTGACTACACCGTCGATATCCAAAAAAACTATTTTGCGAAAATCGCCTTCCATTGGTCTAGAACTCTCCGATTTTTTTCATTACTGTAACCTTGACTTTGGATATCGCTCTTGCGAGGGCCTCTCCAACATTGGGGGAGATAGTGTCGATAATTGCTTGATTCACCGCCGGTTCATTCTCATGACCAAAGAGGTTGTATTCTGGTGCAAGACCCTTCTCCTCAAGAAGTTGGGACGATGGAAGCGTAACGGGGTCAACAGCATAAGCATTGGGGCCACTGTCTCTGACTACGGTTTTTTCGGGAAAGACAAAGTTCTGGACCTCTGATTCTTGTGTGAATCCGACAATGTAAGTATAGGATTTACTGAACTGAGAGCCGTAATCATATTCGTCCATCCATTCAACAAAGATATCATAACCCTTAGACCCGAGGTCGTCTGTTATCTTAGTCAGTTCGTCATTCCTGTTTGTATCAACAAGGCCACCATCTGCCACAGCCACGAAAAATGCCGGCTTCGTTGCTGCAAGAATCCTTGAAAAATGCCCGCGGTCGTGCTCATCACGAATTTGCCCGACAATCCCCAGTGGATTCCTGTGTTTGAAACCGCAGGTGCATACACCATCGAGATTGCTATTGTAGCAGAAGGACCCCGGGAAATTACTCACAAAAATATTTCTGATAGTTTCATCCACTTCGTTTCCACAAACCACATCAAAGCCAGCCCTTTTAAAGCCAAACTCAAGGCCGCCAAGACCACCATACAAACTAACAATTTTTGCCATAATATATAATAATTAGTCTCCACAATATTTCCTGCCTTCCGGAAATATACTTAAGTTAGGGGAACCTTCGATATTAAAACTCCCCATTATTGAGTCTCACCCTTATTTCTTTCAGGGTTGTTTCCCTGAGAAGGACGCCATCACGGAACACTGGCTGAAGAAAATTACTATCATTATGTGCCTCATCCCAAGTTAGTCCGTCAGTATATGCAAGTCGTTGGTTCCATTTGTCCCGCCAGAAGACCTCACAGCACCCCTTCTGGCTTTTCTTGAAGGAAAATCCACTTTCGCGGTCAGTTTTGGGGTCTTTGTAAATCGGAACTTTGTCAATGGTTCCGTCCTCATTCCTGAATTCAGCGTAAACGCTTTTGATGGCGCTTGAAAAAGTGTCTCTAGTAAAAGGTGAAAGAACTGTTTCTTTTAATGTATAGCCTAAGCCCAAATCTTTTTCAACTACTTCTTCAATACAATGCATACTAAAACTACCAACACCAAGACTTACATTCTGGGCGGCAAACCCATTGTCCTTGAGGATTTGATAAATCTGACCTGCACGCTGAACAGTTATACTATCCCCATAAAGTGCCTTTACATGAGGGTCCAGAACCTTGTATCCCTTGGAGTTCACTGTTCCGCCGAAAATCTTCCAAAGTTCAAAAACCGTTTCAGTAACAACCTTTACACAGTCCCCCGAGTCTCCACGGACAAGGAAACAACCGTCGTGAGCAAGAATCTCCTCCTTAAGGGTCGGAAGGATGTTTTTCACCACATTCCAATAATCGTAACTATCGCATACACAACTGAACGAGGTGTGAGGATAAAGTTCAGTCAGAAGTTTTTTCAAGAAGACTCTCTCCCGACGAGGGTCGATATCTGCATACTCGTAATCCGGATTATGCTTGGTGTCATACGCACTGTTGGAACACATCACAAAATGTTCAGTAGAGACCGCACCAAAGCCAACTTCATCCTTCTCACAGTCACAATTGTACATCTTTTCCATATAAGGTATCGCCGGGACAGTCGCGGTGTTGACAAAAGAAAGAAGCCATCCGCCTGCGGCTTTCAATGATGCATCGAGTCCGTCATCGCCACGAAAATCGAAATTACCGAGTGCCCTGCGCCTTGGGGCATCATCGTCACAAGTCTCATCATAATACTTATTGACAACCTCCCTGTATGTATTACCCACAGTAGCACAAATCATAGGGTACCACAACTCGGCTGAAATAAGACTTTCCAACGCCTGTGGAAGCCACGCAAAATCGGGGTGGGTATTGGTGATACCGAAAATAGGCACGCCCATGTCCACCTTTGTTCCCTCGGGAAGTGCCACAATCTCAACTGGCAGATATCCCAAATCATGGAGATGCCCCACCCTTTCAAGATTGTATATTCCCTTTCCAAAAGAATTGTCAAGTACACGACGATACTCTTCAACCACATCTTCCCTCTTTTTCTGGAAGAAGTTGGCATTGAAGTAGTCAATTAGCCAAGTCTTACAGAAAGCCTGCAGACCGTAAAACACAACCTGGTCCCATCTCTCAACGCGGGACCTGCGGGGTGTATAGTAACTTACACTTTTTACCATGTTCTGCGGAATCATCGTTCCGTGAACCGCTTTGTAAAAATCAATTAAAAGAAGGGGATTAATTTCCATCATTTATTTTTTCTTTGTTAAAGGATATTACCCTTACTGGGGCTGTGGTTGAAAGAATACATTCGTCGATGTCACTGAGTCTGGGAATACGCTCCGGCTGGTTGACAAATTCAACCCAAAGGTAATTGGTGCCACGTGACGAATCAAGATAATAGCGAGCCGTTTCATGCCCCATAAATGTTCGTTTACACATCACCGTTTCCCCGGGATAATAGATTTTGTAAACAATTTCACAACGATAATTGCGTTCTCTGGATGTAAATTGGCAAGCAGACACAATTATCAATCCTAATACAATACATAAAAATTTCTTCATATTGCAAATATACAAAAAAGAACCGGAGCAATTACTGCCCCGGCGCAATTAACTACATTTCGAGACATTGATTAGGTAGTTCTTTTTACTGAAAAGGCTGTCGGTCGTAAAAATCATATCAACCAAACCATTTTCAACATCTTTCCAAAGCGTTCCCTTATCTTTATCAAGGACGCTGTCTTCCACATGTGTTGCATAAGCGTAAATGTGAGAGAATCCCATTTCTTTCAATACATAAGCACTATGCGAAAGAGTACCGCCATATGAAATGATGTCATCCACCATCAGCACGCTTGCATCTTCGGGAATGGTGTAGTTCTGGCCGTTTTTCCCAGTAATGGTGAGCCCCTCAATCTCCCCGGTACGCCAGTTGCGTTTCTTGTGCCCGACAAGATAGTCAGATTCCCTAAAGAGTTCCGAATATCTCTTTTCAGCACCTTCGTCTGGGAAATAAAGAAAAACTTTATTCGCCCCTTTCACATTTTTGATATGGTCGATTGCGTTACTGATAAACCCGTAAGGGGATACTGACTTGACCTTGTCAAGCAGGGCAGATGTCACATTGGAGTGAGGGTCAAGAACTTGCACGAACTTGAAGTTCAGTGAATTGATAATCTCGGTAAAATATTTGAGGGTGAAGACCTCATAGACCTCATCTTTTACCCTGTCCATCCTCGCATTCGGAACATATGGGAGATACAACCCCGGGTTCAAATGCCACTCGTTCTGGATGTGCCTCGTGAGATAAATGAGTGTGACTAATTCTTCGTCACCACGATAACCTTTCCATACAAGGAACAAATCTTCCACCCCGGCGTAAGAACGGAAGTCATTCTCGAAGTCTATCTTCTGTGTACCGTCGGGGTAGTTGATAAGTTTATACGGAATGGTTGTAAAAGCCGTCCTGATTTCAATCATACCTATGCAAGTTCTGTTGTATCAGGTGCAGGAAGGGCGTTCCGTCTCTTGAGGTAATCGGCATAACTTTCATAAACCATTTCAGCCAGAGTCCTGTATCCATGTTTATTGAAGTTACGACTATGGATAATAGTCTTTGTGAGTTTCTGATTGGTGTTCGTTGCTGTCTTGGACAGTGTGATTGTCTGCATAATCTTCTTGCAGCCGTGGCGGGCAAGGCCCTTAAGTTTATTTGCTTTCATATTAAATGATGTTTATTTGACAACTTTTCATTACATTGAGTGCAGCCTCGTGAAGTTCGGGTGTTACGCCGGCACAACATTCCGAGTTGACCGTCACCTCAGCCCTTTCAAACACTGCCGCCTTAACAAGGAGGGCATTGGACACAACACAAATGTCCGTGCAGAAACCAAGGAGTTCAACCTCCGACTGGTCCGAAGTTTCCGTGGCAATGGCAAGGTACTGCCAAATGTCGTTGGCCATAATCTCGCTTCCAAAAGTCGGTTTGTCAATGATGTGCTGGAGGATGTACGGGTGAGATACCTGGACCTTGTTCGCCGCAGCCATAACCTCATCGCATATGTTCCATCCCCAAGTGTTCAATATGCAGTGCTTCACGGGGAGTTTCTTTCCCTCATTAGTTTCCAGATAATTATCATAGTGGGTGTCTCTGGTAAAATAGAGGGCGTCGTAATCAGCCCTTGAAATGCGTTCAACAATTTTGGGGATTGCAGCCTGAGCATCCTTGGACCCGAGGCTTCCTGTTACAAAATCGTTCTGTACATCAACGACTACTAAAATTTTCTTTCCCATATTATTTTTCGTTTATTGGATTATTAATCCCATTAGGGAACGATATACCTGTTGGCTACCCAACAAGGATTTACAACCTTCTCGTTCTATCTTATTGATTTTCCGAGCAATACACGCGCACACCGACGCGCAAAATTCCTAAAATAATATTGTATTATGTCATATTTGTTCATTTTTTAGCCAACAGGTATATCATTTCCTCCCATTATATATCGGATGTTCTATACCCGCTTTGCCACTTTCGTTGAGGTTGTATGAAAGAATTCTTGCCATTCCGGGTGAGTCATAACGATTGTGATTATACAAATAGTGCAAATTAATGTAATGCTCCGCTTCGTCCTTTGAGATGTTGTATTTTTCAAGGAAAGATTTCTTGATTGCCATGTGGTCGTCAATGGCAGTATACATTCCCGCGGTGTCTGCATCGGAATTTTTATAATTGTAAACCACCGCACCAAACTCATACTCATCCCCCTCAATTCCACTACCGCCACAAATCAACTGAGCCATGTTCAAGGGATTGCCATACTCGTCTTCCATAACAAAGGGAAGCGACTCGAATTCTTTAACCGCATTTTTGTTGGCCTCGTCAACAGCCTTTGCGGCCTCAACAGCCTGTTCTTCGGATGTGTAGATACCATGAATCCAAGTTCTGTACATTTCATACTCTCCCTCAGAAAGTTCAACAACCCAAACTTTATTTTCCATACGCTTCCCTTCTTTCTTTAATTATGTTCAAAAATTCCAAAACCGAAATCGGTCCATAATTATTGTTATCAGCACCCACATCGTACTGATTCCATTGCACCATCTTCAGCCTTTCATTGGTGAGAGCCCCGACATTGTTGGGACCACTGTGTACATGGCCATAAGCCTGACATACATGGTGGTCGAAATTATTGGAGAACTCGAGGAAGGGAAAGTGATTGAGGTATATTCCCCATCCATCGGCCAAAAGGTACTTTTGGAAACAGATTTCATCGAACCTTTCCCGCATAACACCGTCACGGTAAAGCCTCTCGGGGTCATGGTTTCCGAGGACAAGATGAATGTGGCCGTTCAATACACCAGGAGCGAGGACTGAATTCCATTTTTCTACATTACCAAAACAGAAATCCCCGAGACTGTAAATGTGGTCATCCGGACCAACAACATTGTTCCAGTTCTCAATAAGGGCTGCATTCATCTCCTCTACAGAAGCGAATGGCCGGCTACAATATTTTAGAATATTTGTATGCCAAAAATGTGTGTCGGAAATCAGATAGGTTTTTTCCGGATGTTCTATTTTTGTACAAAACTCGTTTTTCATATTACAAATATACAAAAAAAGTCCGAGAGTTATTCACTCTCGGCGCATTTTCTTAAAATCTTCAGCGTATGTTCGCAAAACATATATACCGCTTGTGCCTCGGGGTCAATATTGGGCATTTTTTCGAATGACTCGATGCGTTCGCGAAACCACTCCTTGTAGTAGTTGAAAAACTTTTCCGGTTCTTCTATTTGATAATCAACATTTTGTGAGCATATTCTTCGTATAGCTGGAAAAATACTAAAACTTAAGTTGTACCCCATTACATACACATCCTTCCCCTCCAAATCTCCCAAATACAAGGACATCCGTTCTAAGTTTTCGGCAACACTTACCTCGATTGACCCTCGCAGGTCTTCTAAAAGCCCAAGACGCCTCCACTTTTCAATAGAGGAGGGGTAGTCTCGAGAAAGAAATTCGTTCATCATGAGAAGCCAAGGTCTCGTTTTGTTACGCTGGTCTTATTCGTGAGGGCTCCCTTGCTTTTGGTCATTGCGAACAAAGTCTCAAACGACTCTTCCTCAGTATGCCCAAAGACAAAGAATAGAAGAATGAGTTCGTTGATATGGTCGATTGTAAACCCTTCGGTCTTAGCCACCCATTCGTCAATATTAATCTTCTTGAGGTCTTCCGGAAGAACTGTTTTCTCAATGAACATCTTTCGGCTCTCAGCATTAGGAAGAGGGAACTCCACAACCCTGTCAAAACGAGAGGGCCTGTTGGTATAACGGTCCTCGAGATATTCGATGTGGTTGGTTGTGGCGATGGTCACAATTCCGCTGAGTTTGAGGTTTCCGTCAAGGATATTAAGAATAAGCGTGTTGAGCCTTGAAGAACCTTGTGCGAAAGTGTCGATATCTTCGATGATGGCAATAATCTTGCGGTCGGGCTCAATTTTCCTGATTCGCCTTACCGCCTCAGGAAATGACTCAATCTGAGCTTCCGTGGAAAGTGAAAAGACAATACCGTTATAAACATTGATAAGTTCTTCACACATAAGATTGATGAGGCTTGTCTTACCGGTTCCCGGTGCAGAATAAAGAAGATAATTTCTTCTGAAAACCCTATGGTACTTCTTATATGTCTCCTCCAATGTCCAGAATTTGGAAATGTCATTAAGTATAAGGTCTGTTGCATTGTTGGGCAAACGATACAACTTGTTTAGTTCGATTTTTTCCTTAGTGAAATACATGCCAAGTTGGTTGGAAAAGTTAATGGAGTAGTATCCCTTCTCCAGCCTGTCCATTGTATTGGAAACGGGGATGATGCAACCGTCAACAGAAGACCATTGTGAAACTGTAAAATTGGTGTCCGGACCCTTCGTACAACTCTCATCGCCCGGAATCGCATCATTCCAAACATCAGTCACCGCAGGTTTTTCTTCTTCTACCACGTCCATCTCCTCGGTTGAAAACGACGGTGCGGGGGACTGGAGATTAGACATTTTTATTCGTCCACCCCGAGCCTTTAAACTCATCTCACTTTTAAAATTTTGTTTCTTTTTATCCATATTTTAAGATATTAACGCCAATATAACCCCCCAAATCACCATAACGACAATCGCAATGGCAATCGGTATCCAAAGCGGGGACAAAACCCACCACCAACTCCAAGTGATTTTCCCAAGGAGTTTTAATACAATAAAAACAATTGTGAGCAACTGGGTAAAACTAATACCGCTCACCACACTTGTCTTGGTTTCTGTACTCATATATTATCAAAATAAAATGTCACTCTAATGTCGCAACTCGGGTAAGAGGAATCCAGAAGCCCATTCACTACCGAAGAAACGAGGTCTACTTCCTTCTTGACTCCACAGATGTCATCAATAACCTCAAAATAGGTATCATGAAGAAATATCAGACCGTCTTCCGAATTGGTGTCTTTGCCATCTGTGTTTTTCCTTGGTTTGTTTTTAGCCGTTGTTTCAACATAGGTTTTTACTGAATCTATTGTCGAATTTTTCAAAGTTTCACCATAGGCTGCCTGATTTTCAAGGACTTTATCAAGTTTTTCATTGAGTTCACTTTTCTTGACGGCTTTCACTTCTCTTTCAATACTTTCCCATCCGAGGTCAGTAAGCCTCTCGAGAAGTTTTTCCATTTCGTCAAGTGTGTAATAAGAGTGGTTGTAAGTGTACGAAGTTCCACTCTCGCCGGGCTTAGTATGCTCAGCGAATGCTTCTTTAAGTTCGTTGGATGCGTCCGCCGGAACCCCGCGATTTTTAAACTTGGTGCCAATATACCCCCAGACATCGCGAAGGTAATCCCTTACACCCAGCCCACAGTCGGTTATTGAGTTTTCCGTTACTACCAATTCACCGTTCAGGAGCACACTGTGTGGTTTCACAAAGTCACTGTCTTCGTGATTCCTAACCTTTGTCGTCCAGTCAAGAAGTTGCCACTTATTGTCTTTCCTGATTTCAATGAATCTTGTTACATATGTACTCATGACTAGCCAAAAATTTCATTCAATTCATCATCAATAACGGCACGGTTTACCGCATACTGCTTGCACTTTTTCGTGGGGTCCTTAAGTGTCATTGCCTTAATTTCCACATTTCCGACAACGAAGTCCTGACCATCAAGCGATTCAAGAACCTTCTTTTTTCCGGCTTCCAAAACTGTTGGATTAATGCAGGATACAGGGCCATCATCCTGTGACAATGTGCAAGACACACAATTAAGACACATTTTCTTCAAGGGGGACTGGTACCCATCGGCTCTTTTATCCAAACCAGTCAAAACACTGAGATTATACATAAAAATTCTTTTCGCAAATATACAAAAATTCTTTAAACATCGGCCTTACCATAATAAAGTATTGTGGGGTTATCCTTATGAATTTCAATCGTAGGAAATCTCTTCTTGAACTCACGCATATCAAAGGGGCTCACAAGAAGGTGGGAGCCATTAACCGTCGGAATCCAAGTAATACCATTACCCCTACTACGGCCTTCATCGTATACCTTCTGAATCTCCTCAATGTAAGGTTTGGCGTTTTCTTCCGTCTTGATATTGTCAAGGTCAACAATCCACTTCTTGTTTTCCCCGCCGCAGGTATATTTACCCGCGCAGGTCTCCGGAAGAGAAAGAATTTTCTTGTAAGATTCATTGTCAATGATGTCAGCCAGCTCCTTGAACATCTTGATTGCACAAGTTTTGTAAGAAGAGGGATTAACCGCAATATATGCCCTTGCATTGAACTTCTCACAGAGGAACTTGATTTCTTCCTCGTGGGTTTTAAGGTAATTCCTTGACTCGCAAAAATAGGTCCGATAGATGTGCGGGCGTTCGCCGGTGTCCTTGGTTCTGGTCATAATCTGAATCATATAGAACCAATCACCAGCCTTATCCGGTGTAAGGTCTTCTGCAAACTGCAGACACTCACTTATTTTTCCAAAATTATCAACAATTGTCATATTTCGTGAATTTGCATTGTTTTTCATTTATTCTGACTTCAGCACTGTGAAACCGCTCAAAATACCCACACCAAGGGCAGCGATAGAGAACTTTGTCCCCATTATCGAGTGTAAGATAAATCCTTTCGTCGATTATACTGTAATTGTTCTCAGGCTTAGCCAACCACCAGTGTCCGCGACACTTGTTTTCAGTTTTTTCCTTTGTGCTGTATTCTGATTCCTCATATATTCTCGCGTGCTGAGCCATTGCCTTGGCGTTTATCGCCGCAATTTCAAAATCATTCCAACCGTAGTCCACATCTTCATAGGTTTCCTGACTACCGAATGAGTCTCCAGTTGTGTACTCGACATGAATATAATATTTTCCCTCGTGTTTTTCCATGCTGCAAATATAATTAAAATATCTTTCTCTTTTCCATTTCCGGCGCATTAACCACAGAGAAAATTCCTAATGATGTCGTAATCATCTTTGGTGAGGGCAAGTGTCATCTTTTTTCCCCGAAGGTACAGTTTGTACGCCTTTTCACCATCCTCGCCAGTATCGACATTCAAAAGTATAATGTCATAGGAATTAACAATAGTTCCGTCGGTGAGTTCAATGAACTTCCATCTTCCAGTAGTGTCTTCCATATCAAATTCTGTCGTGTAAAATGCTTATTCTGTCATAGACATTCCGTTTGATGACAACATTAATCGGCTGTTCAGCAAGATATCCGGTAAGGTAAAACCTGAAGTTGGGGTCGGTACTATCCTCATTCAAACCCTTTTCACCAGACATATATCCGAAATCTTTTCGCAAACCGTCCACCACCTCAAGTATCCGCTGTTTCCCATAACCTTTGGACTCAAGGTAATTTAGGATTTTCTTTCTTTCAACGAGATAATACTCAATATACTCAATATCGTCCACAGTCTGCATCTCCGTATAATATTTTTGACTACGCGGGTAAAGAAGTAGGTAATACTGCGTGGTTTTGTCATCATCAATGAGCCACCCGATTTTCTCTACGCCGCGACGGTCTTTTGAACTGCATTCGAGAGCATATGTGGAGAGATATGTATTGGAATATTTAACTGCTGACTTTATATCCACCAAACCATTTTCTATTCCTAGTTCCGGTGATGTAAGGATTATGTCAATTCCGGAAATCTGCCGCTGCTGGTCGTTTACCCATTCAACTTTCTTAAAATAACTGTCTTCTCTGTTGAATAGTTTCTTGTCAAGATACTCGTTCACCAATTTTTCGAGACGGGTATCTTCTTTTCTGTTTGATTTTGTCAAAACATTTGAATTTGATTCTTATTTTTGGCAAATATACAAAAACTTTCCGAAACGAGAAACCTATTTAGAAATGGTTGCATTGCTTTTTTGTTGTTCTTTCACAATGCAACTGAAAAACCCCCGCTGTGAAGTGGGGGTTTGTTTTTATTCAGACTTGGTTTCCGCCGTGGACTGATACAAAGAAGTGATGATTGGCTGCCAGAGTTTATTCAGTTCGTCAACCTTGGCAGTAGCATCCTCCGCTCTTTTTTCCTTGACGGCAGACTTAATTTCTTCAAGAACCGGGGTAACAAGGTTTTTCTGTTCGTCAGTTAGTTTGTCCCCAAACTCTTTCATTGCTTTCTCTACTTGAAAAACAAGGGCGTCCGCATTGTTCAGGGCGTTGATTTCCTCAATACGCTTTTTATCGGCCTCCTCATTCGCCTCGGCCTCGGCCTTCATTTGTTTTATTTCCTCTTCTGAAAGTGATGAATTGGCTTCGATACGGATGTGCTGCTCTTTGCCGGTGGCCTTGTCCTGAGCACTGACAGTCATAATTCCATTAGCATCCACATCTACTGTAACTTCAATCTGAGGAACTCCCCTTGGTGCAGGTGCAATACCATCAAGGAAGAAGGAACCAAGGAGTTTGTTGTCCTTGAACATCGGCCTCATGCCCTGTGCAATATTGACTTGAATACTAGGTTGATTATCGACCGCGGTGGAAAAAACTTGTGATTTTTTGGCCGGAATCGTAGTGTTGGCTTCAACCAAGGTTGTGAACACCTCACCAAGCGTTTCAACACCAATGTTCATAGGCAGCACATCAAGCAGCAGTACATCAGTGTTACTGTCCCCGGTAAGAACCCCCGCTTGTATTGCAGCGCCAATAGCTACAGCCTCGTCAGGGTTCACACTCTTGTCCGGGTCTATTCCGAAGAAGTCCTTAACAATCTCCTGAACCTTAGGGATTCTTGTTGAACCGCCGACCAAAATAACATTGGTAATGTCTTTCTTTGTGAGTTTCGCTAGGTCAAGAGCCTTCTGTGCCGGAGCAATAGCCTTCTTGAAGATATCGTCTGCAATGTTTTCGAATGTGCTTCTTGTCAATGTCTTTACAAGGTGTATCGGCTGGTTTTCAATTGCTGTAATATAAGGGAGGTTTATTTCGGTGCTTACCTGTGAAGACAACTCAATTTTAGCCTTCTCAGCAGCCTCTTTCAAACGCTGTGCTGCCATAGGGTCTTTCCTGAGGTCAACACCATGCTCTTTTTTGAAGCCATCAGCCAGCCAGTTGATTATTGCATTGTCAAAATCTTCACCTCCAAGATGGGTGTCACCGTTTGTTGAAAGGACCTCGAACACATTGTCATCACTGATATCAAGTACTGAGATGTCGATTGTTCCTGAGCCAAAATCATATACCACAACCTTTCCACCCTTTTTATCCTTGCCAACACCATAAGCAAGAGCTGCGGCGGTAGGCTCATTGATGATTCTGAGGACATTCAAACCCGCAATCTTACCGGCATTTTCCACCGCTTTCCTTGCCTCATTGTCATAGTATGCGGGGCAAGTAATGACAGCGTCCTTAATATCTTCCCCAAGATAATCTTCTGCAGTCTTCTTCATCTTCTGGAGAATAATTGCACTAATCTCCTCTGGTGAATAGAGTTTTCCGTTTATATCAACGCGAGGCGACCCGTTTTTGTTAACTACTTTATAAGCCGCACGCTCCACATCATATGAAACATTGTCAAATTTCTCGCCCATAAACCTCTTTATAAAAGAGACTGTGTTGGTGGGGTTTGTGACCGCCTGTCTCTTTGCTGATGAGCCAACTTTAATCTCGCCGTCCTTTCCAAAACCAATAACCGAAGGCGTAGTTCTGTTTCCCTCGTCGTTAATGATTACCGTGGGTTTTCCGCCCTCCATGACTGCAACACAAGAATTACCTGTGCCTAAGTCAATTCCAATCGCTTTTTTACTCATACTATAATAGTTTAAAAAAAATTATTCGTAGTTGTTTGCAAATATACAAACTTTCTACGAATAATTCTACAAAAAGCATACCAATCTATTCTCGAACAAGACGTATGGAACTGTAGGTAATGGTCTTATCTCTAGTCAAATCTGTGAACGAGTAGGCGTCAGTGAAATACAGTTCGTAACCGTTATTGCTTGACTCCTCAGTCGAGCAACGATAGAAGCCGTCGTAACCACCTTTTTGCCAAGGGGGAAGGTATGTATGGATATCATCAGGTTCGTATGTGCCGGAGCCCGGCAAGAATACACAACCCTGAGCAAGATACGCGTTCAGCTCGGACAGTGTCACGCCGGTGGTCTGTGTAAAATTGTCCATTCCGGACAGGGTCTTGCCGGTGATGGTCTTTCCGTCAGGGAATAACAGCAGTCCGTTCGGTGTGGAAGAACTGGCGTGTGTCACCCCGGTGAGTTGAATCATCGCATAATGCTTGCCTGCACTACCGTTCACAGTAGAACCATCACGGACCGAAGTGTTCATGGTAATCGCCTCCCATTCGGCCTGTGTAGGTAGTCTCCAGCCGTCCAGAGGGTCGAGGAGGTTTTCGATATTGCCGTCGGAAGCGGAAAAGCCCGCCTTTTCAAACAACTGGCCCATCTCAATGAAACTGAAATAATAACTTCCCGCTGCCTTTCCGTATACGGAATTGTAAGAATCGTAGTTCCAACTGTCCTTAACCTCATAAGAACTGCCATTGTAATACAACGGGCCTGGAGCAATCTCTAATCCTGCGAAACTATATCTCTGGGGAGGGGTAACAGTTACAACCACCTCCTTGACACACTGGTTGTTTGCACAATCGCCAGATATTGTCAGGACGGCATTTGTGCCGAGGTTCCCTCTTTGTGCTGCAGCAACAATCTCTTCCTTGGTAGGACATTTGGTAAGGTCTGTTTCATTAAACATCGGCAACCTGTATTGGTTAAACCATCCTCTACTACCTATCTTCGTGTTGGTTTCAGATTCGGCTGTAGTAATGAGAACCGTAAACTCTCCAGTTGTGGAAGTTCCATTATCATCCCTCGCTATTACAGACACTTTAGCCAAACCAACCTTGGAACCAGTTATTGTTATCAAGTCTCCACTCGTTCCTTGTGCGGTGTTGGAAACAGTAATCTTACCCTGTGAAAGGACAGAGTCAACGCCATCAACATTGGTGACTGTCCAGCCGGTAACCGTGGCACCTGAAGGAAGTGCGGACACCGAAACGGACGCAGTACTGCCACAAGTGCACAGAGTAATCTCCGAAGGCACACTCACACCAGTGACTCCAGTCTTTGAGCCCGTAGACAGGCAAACCGAATAGCTCTCGCCGCAATTTATTGTTACACTACTGGTATTATATCCACTTTTACTGACGCTTAATGTTGTCATATATTAGACGATTATTTCTTATTAATTTATTGTTACACTACTGGTATTATATCCACTTTTACTGACGCTTAATGTTGTCATATATTAGACGATTATTTCTTATTGGCATACTCCACGAATGAATTCGTGGGAGTATGTCAAGTGTGTCTCTGTACAATCACCACATAGTCAATGTAAGAATTCTCCGCCGCGTCGTGCCCGGAAACCGTAACTGTGAAGACCCTGAGTCCCTTCGGTGTGGACATATTCACTTCTTTATCCACCCCGCACTCAATCACGAATTTTGACGGGATATATCCCTCTTTGAATACAGTCATTTCATATTGCTCCGCCGAAATGGCCTCCTCGTCGGTCCAACAGGAAAGATTTGATGGAACATTAATACTGTAAATCGTAACCCCAACGCCAGAGGTTGAAGATGTGCCGGAAACGTAAGCAATTGCATCCTGTATTCCCTCATCGTCGCATACAACACTGTCAATCTCAACATTGGTGGTTGCAACACTCAAATATATGATATCACCCTCCGCCCGCACATTGGCCGGTGAAAACAATTTTATATCAATAATCCCCACCTGACTCTCAGATGTGGTTGCGGTAACATCATCTGAATATATGCTGGTTCCGGTAATGACAGGGGTTATTTCCCTGTTGGTTCTTAGAGGGTTTGCGCCGGGCAGTGATGTCACGAGCGTAAATTCACCTGAGACACTCTGGTTCGTCCCGTTAGCAGCCACGATGTTTGTGGATGATTGCAAATCAGCACCGACGGTTCCTTCCCGCATTCCGGTATATTGCACTTTCCAATACGCTACAGCAGTTTCCCTTGCTATGAGACTGTCGGAATACATAACCGTACTGACCTTGTCCAGCGTTATCTGAAGGGATGGTGGTATATATGGGGGCTCCTCCTGTACAATGTTCAGGGTATTCGTCTCAATTTCGCCATCTTTCAACTTTACTGTAATAGGCGACGATTCGGTGTTTCCAGTGTTTTCTGTGAATCTTGCAATGACTTTTCTATTGGCAGAGTCCAAAGAAATTCCTGTACAGCAGCCGATGGTACCACCAGTGACAATTGTTGGGTTCACAATACCCTGCCCATATTCGAGGACCACTTCACCGCCGGCTCCCGGAGCATAAACAACGACGCTGTCATATGTGACTGCTGTGACAATTACAGAAGCAGTAACCGCTGAATAGGATATTCCGTTTCCGGATATCGACACTATATTCGTTGTCGTGCCACTGTTCTGCTCTATATGTGTCGTTCCAGTGTCAGTTATATGAGTGGTTTCCGGGGAAGATGAAACCTTCCAAAGTTTTTCCTTCTTGTAGAGATTGGACAACGCCTCTCCTTCCCATAGTTCTTCTTCGCCATTGACGACTTCCTCAACATCTTTTATGAATGAGCCAGATTCCGGGAGTGTTATTTCAACTGTTCCGGATTGAATGTAAGAGGTTGTGATTTTCCAAGTAATGTTATCAGCATCATATGGTATTGTTGAGCCACTGGGAACGTTTTCCCCGTTTATTCTGGAAAGGGTGAGGTTAACAGACGGCGGGGTTTTACAACGGTTTTGTTTTATTACGATGTCCTTTTCGTAAGAAACTGCAGCCCCATTCAACGCAACGGCTGAAAGGGTTATATGGTATTCATCATATTCGTGAGTATCATCCCTGTAATTTTCGTTTTCGGGATAGGAAACAGTGCATTGGCAAACCCGGTTTTCCCATTGGCCGACACTAAACGAGCACCGCTGGCCTGAAAGGGTTGGAAGGTAAGAGAAATCGAGGTTTTCGCCTCTTATGATTAGAATGGCCTCCGTTTCGTCACAATTCGCAACAACCTCCACGCCGATTTCTCCGCTCGTGCCGCCTTCAAAGGTTGCTTCCAACACAGGGATTGACATTGCATGGTGCACAACCGTGAGTGGTGAAAGACACACAATCTCATTTTGCCCTGACAAATCATACCCTTTAAGGATAATATGATATGTTTTGTCTTCGTCAGGGTATCCATCAAAATTTATATATACGTTTTCCGAATCAAAAGACAGTGTTGCATCGTCTGCACTTCCTTCGTCGAAAAACACCTCGAGCGAACCTTCGCTAATATTTTCAGATGTATATGAATATGCTGCACCGGTGGAATAATCCTCAACATCAGATTCACATTCACCAGTGCCGTCACACCCTTCGAGATTGAAAAATATCCTTGCCGGTGGAATTACCTTTTGTCCTTGAACAATGGTAAACACATTGGATACTACCTCATCACCATTTCCGTTGGTTCCTTTGACGACCACCTCATAAAAACAGTTCTGTGTATACGACCTGTTTTCACCAATATTTATTGTCACTCCATTGTCCCCGGAAAAGGCTTTCGATATTTCAATGCCAATTGGTCTTGTGGCAGACGAGATTTCGAGATTTGTAACGCCTGTGGTCTGATATTCAAGGTTTATTGTATGGGGCAATGAATCTACATCGGTTTCTGTAGTTTCAATGCTTCCCTGAAGGCCGAGGATTATTCTTCCACCGGCCATAGCGTCCTGTATAATTTTACAGGTTTTAGTGATAGCACCCCCGTCGGATGTCTTGCCGCTGACAACAAGAACTCGTTCAGATATGCCAGATTCGTCAAGATTCTGTGGGAATGTTACAGAAACAGTCCCAGAAACATTGAAGATTTCTGCTGTAACGCCCTCTGATAATGAACTTATTCCTATATTTGTCAGGTTCGGCGAAAGAAAACAAAGAAGCGTAGACGTTGTATACCACGGGGCCTCTATTTGAAAGGGGGTGCCTTGCGGTTCAAAATCAGTCATCCGTTGTCTTGCGTCTTCAGATGAAACACCGAGAAAAAGCCCGGGGCACTTCCTCTGCTTCACCATTGAATAAGCCCTTACAACTGTGCCATTGGAAGTAATGCCGGAAACACAGGCGTTGAGAAAAATTTCTTCAGTGTAAGAAACATTTGCCGGAAAAGTAATCGTCAGAATGTCATCCGATATTGTTCCAAGTCCGTCACAAGCATCAATGTTATCTATTCCCTCGGAGACAACCCTGAATGTTGCGGTTCTCGCAGAGTATGATATTTCACGAGAACTGGCCGTAAGTCTCAAGGTTCCGCTGGTGGTTCTTGGGTTTTGTAGGACAACCGCCTCGTTAGACTCAACATATTCGTTACTTGTGGTTATTGCACTTACTTTGAATGTGTACTTGTTTTGGGAGATGTAACTCTGGTTTTCAGGAATTGCAAGTGTAGCCCCGTCTTGGGAAACCGTCAGATTGTTTTCTGTGACATTACTCGAGTGGGCGGCGAGGCCTATGGTTCCAGATTCCACGCTACCATTGAGTATCTGTATACCGAACAAGACTTCGGTCGCACTGAATGTAGTCTCTGTTTCTTCCGGCAAAACTTTTATGGAAACCGGTAACCCCGCAGCCTGTTCAATTTCAAGAGAAGATTCAATACTTTCACCATTTATGTCAAAGCCGGAAACTGTTATAGTGCCTCCACGGCCAACCGCAGTGGTGTTTTCTCGTAAATAAAAAAGAATCTGCCCATTTTCAATATGGGGGTTGACGATAAACGCCCCATCCCACGCTGTTACCTGTAAAGTGCTGCCGTCAACATTTTCTAAAAAAATCTCAACAACAGCATTTCCGCCAGCGCTTTCTCCGGAATATGCCGATGGGCTGAACCAGATTGCCCCATTTGGATTCTGGTGGACTGTGGCCGTGTTGGATAAGACACGAGTCACACCGTCCACGGCTGTACCGCTGACCTGTACGGAATATACATTTTCCGTGGTCCCGGTGTTTTGTGGAAACTTGACGGTGAGTTCCGTTTTATTGTAATTGAATGTCTTTCCGGTGATTTCTGCCATTGAAAAAGCATTTATTATAAAATAAATATCCCCAAGTTTTTTTGTATATTTGTGAAAAATATTGTAATGGCTAAGAAAAAGAAAACCGGGGAGATATACACCCCGACACCGGTCATTGAAAAAATGTGCGATACTATGTTTGACCTTGACCCACTTTTTTCGTATGAATCCTTGGTGAGGAACCACAAACATATTATGGACAACAGTTGTGGAACCGGAAACATGCTTGTATGCATACTGAACAGGGTCTTCCAAGAACATAGATTCCACAGAACCCCCCGTGAGGATGCTGACCTTAAGTGGTGGTTGGAAAATTGTGTGCACGGAATTGAAACTAATGAAGAATCGTGCAAAAAATGTGTTTCGTGGCTGAATCAACTTGTTAGTTGGCATTTTGATGAAGGCAGGTACAAGTTTGGCCCAATTGTGTGGGATATACGCAATTGTGATGCTCTTTCATGCCACGATTATGACGGAAAAATAGATTATCTAATCGGAAACCCGCCATATGTCAGGGTGCACGACATTACTTTAGACAGCATAAAAGACTATAAATTCACGCAGGGGGGTATGACTGATTTGTATCTCGCATTCTATGAACTCGGGTTCAGAATGCTTAACGAAAACGGACATATGGTTTATATATCCCCTTCATCTTGGTTTACTTCCGTAGCCGGAAGACCGCTGAGAGAATACATCCTCGAAAATAAAAACTTGGTTTCAGTCTATGACTATGGTCATCGACAAATTTTCGAAAATGTAACGGCATATGTTGCAATTTGCCATTTCATAAAAGACTCGTTCACAAGAAGGATTGAATTTTCAACATCGGGTTGGCACCGGTCATTCGATTATGATGATGTGACCATAAATGGAAAATTTTATTTTGCTTCACCGGAAACGATTGACTTGTTGAAGAATATTACCAATTGGCAGTGTCCTGACTGTGAAAAGGAATTTATAGTGAAAAATGGGTTTGCAACACTGGCAGACAATGTTTTCATTTATACACCCAAAGACGGCCGAAACATCGGGAGGCATCTGAGAGGAGTTATAAAATCATCTACGGGAGAACACAAGTACATCATCTACCCCTACAATGCATACGGAAAACTGGTTCCTGAAGACGAACTGAGCCAGCAGAGTCCTGAGGTTTATGGGTGGCTTTCGGAAAACCGTGAGAAACTGGAATCCAGAGCAACAACCGAACATTGGTATGCCTTCGGCAGAACACAAGCCATTAACGATACTTACAAATGGAAACTACCGGTCTCATCGCTCATTTCTCCCCAGACAAAACCGAAAATCACAATTGCTACTGAGGGAACAGGTGTCTACGGAGGGCTTTACATACTTCCCGTCGACGGGCAGGATGGAGACATTCGCAAACAAATGGAAATATTCCAATGGGTCAAGGAAAAACTTTGGAGTACGGATTTTCTCCTGTATGTAAAGGCTCTAAGGAAATACAAATCCGGGGGGTATTACACCTTTTCATCCAAAGACTTGGAAAACTACCTGAACTACAACATGAACAACAATTAAAAAATCCCGAGGAAAATTCCCCGGGATTTTTCTTAATCTTCGTCGTCACCGCCTTCTTCTTCAAGACATATTTTTTCAAGATATGCTCGATGTTCTGTGTTCCCGACATTCTCTTGTGCGTTTTGAAGTAGTTGCTCTTTGGTTATCCACCCGTTCTTATACGCAATTTCATCAAGGCAGGCGATTTCGTATCCGGTACGTTTCTGTACGGCCTGTACATAATTGGACGCTTCAAGCAAACTGTCAAATGTACCGGCATCAAACCAGACGGTCGCCCTTGATAGAAGATGTATTCCGAGCCGGTTGCCACCGTCGGCAATATAAAGGTTATTGAGGTCTGTGATTTCAAGTTCACCCCTTGCGGACGGCTTCAGTTGTTTGACCTTCTCAAGAACAGTCCCGGGATAAAAGTAAAGACCAACCACCGCATAGTTGCTTTTTGGGTTCTCCGGTTTTTCCTCAATCCCGGTACAAGGCCGGAATCCATTTCCAATTACCGCAGTCTTGTCGACAGTACAAACCCCGTATCTCCGGGGGTCGTTCACATAAAAACCGAAGACGGAAGCCCTTCCATATTTTGCAAACTTTGCAGCCGCCTTTAACTTTGAAGAGAGGCCTGTGCTGTGAAATATGTTGTCACCAAGAATCAAACAGCAGGGCTCGCCTTCTTTGAGGAACCCGTATTGCTCAGCAATCAAAAACGCTTCTGCAATACCGTTTGCCTTCTGTTGCGGTGCGTACGAAAAAGAAACCCCAAGTTCAGACCCCGTCCCAAGAAGCCTTTTAAACGGACTCATGTTCTCCGGATTTGTTATAATGAGAATATCCCTGGACCCCGCCAACATTGCAACGGAAATCGGATAATAAATACAGGGTTTGTCATATACAGGAAGCAGCTGTTTGCTTACTCCTAGGGTGGTGGGATAAAGCCTTGTTGCCTTTCCACCCGCCAGTACGATTGTTTTAATTCCAGCCATTGTTCTTCATATAAAAATCTAGATAATTATTCAGTGAGTAAGACCAGTGGTTCAGGGGCTGATAAAAGTCTTTCTGGTACTTTCTTTTTGACAAGACACTGTAATGGGGCCTGTCCGCTGCACCGATTTTAATTTCCTTATATTCTTTGGATGTGATGGGTTTCGCGTGTTTCGGAGCAAGACCACAGTAGTTGATTGCATAGGTAGCGTAATCATACCAAGAGGCACATCCAAGGTCGCTGAAGTTGTAAATTCCGCGATTTGTCAATCTGCCCGGAAGATAAGGGTTTCCTTCAATCATTTCCAAAAGATGTGTTGCCACAGTTTCAGCGTTCACAATCCCCGTAATTTGGTCTGCTACGACAGGAACTGCTTCAAACTCATTGCTTCTGGCTTTTTCGAGAATAGTCGAGAAGAAATTTTTCTTGTATTTGGAATACAGCCCCTGCAGCCTGAATATCACATAACTGCACCCCGAGTCAATAATAGCCTTTTCACCGTTCAGTTTAGTTAAGCCATAATAATTTCTCGGCATGGTCTGCCTCTTTTCGTCGTAAGGGAAGAAAGTCATTCCATTATAGACATAATCGGTACTGAAATGTATAAGAAGTGCTCCGTTTTTTGATGCAGCCTTGGCAAGGTACCCCGGGGCCAATGAATTAACTGCTTCACATTTTTCCCGTTCAACCTCAGCCTTGTCAACATCGGTATAAGCCGCACAGTTCACGATGATGTTGATTTTGTTCTCAAGGATGTACTTCTCGACTGTTTCTTCGTCGGTTACATCCAAATCTTCCCTTGTTGTTAAAATCCAGTTGTTATGGACTGTTTCAGAACTCACTTGAAGGGCATCGGCAATGGCCCGTCCAAGTTGACCATTCGCCCCGGTTAAAAGTACATTCATTCTTGTTTTGCTTTTCACAAATATACAAAAAATCCGCGACATTTATCGCGGATTCAATTAGAGAATGTACTCCCCATACTGAGAATGTTCCATTTTTTCAGTTCTCTCATAAACTCGATAGTACATGCTTTCAAACAGCACATTGGCAGAAAATTTCTGTGGATTGGAACGGTCCCTAGCAGTGGTAGTGTAGTATTCCGTTTTCCGATTGAATTTCATGTCGTTGCTTGCAGACTTGTTTATCTGTTCACCAGCGGAGTTTATGTATTTTGGGGGCTCGTCGCCCGGGCCCTTCACAAATACACTTTCCTGCTTGTATTCACCACAGAGTTTTTTTGCCAAGTCAAGCAAGTCTTCGAAGTTTCCGGGGTTCCCATTTTTGTCATAGTTGTAGATAATGTAAGAGGGTTCAAAGTCGTCAACGACACCGTCCTCACCATGATAACCGCCAAAAACAGGACTGAACGAATAACCTCCGGCAATAAGTTTTTCCTTGAGGTCCTTGTCGGCCGCTTTGTTCCTAGCTGCAAGCCATTCTTTCTCCCGTTTCGGGGTATCCGTGAGGTTTTCTGCTTTAAGATAGGCGATATAATCTCCCAGCAAGTCACACTGAGGATTGTCTGACTTAATGGAACTCCTGTTTGCCGAAACTATAACCATCCCATTCTCCCCGTGTTTCTGGATTCGCCCGAGATTTAGTTCATTAATTTTCCTTAAGCCATAGACAGTTTCCGGACGAAGTACGCCCATCCTCACCATCAATTCCAAACTCTTGTCCATAAAAAAAATTTTCCTATAAATATATCTCTTCCCACGCTTTATCTTGCTGGAATTCCCCGAAAAGCCCGAACATATGCATACTAGTGTAAATAGGCTTATCGAGGTCCAACAGAGATTTCAGTTCCGCCGGTGTAATGCTCTTCTTCCCTGACTCGAGTACGCTGCCACATACCTCCTCAACACAATAATCTACCACAGGAGAACCAATACAGCAAGCAAGGGACACTATAACAGAAGTGGCATTATATTTTGCAGCATATTCAAGAGCCATTTTCCTTGCATAAAGATTGAGGGACACATCAGCCTTGGTTGAATCTTTAATAACAGCCCCGCCGCCAATTGCATATCCACCACCGTAGAAATCAACTGCAAGTTTTCTTCCGGTAACACCACTGTCAGCAACAGGGCCGTGAGAAGTGTAATTTCCCGTTCCGTTGAGGATGATTTTGCTACCTGTTATTTCATGTAGTGTGCACCACGCAGAAATGTTCTTGTAAACCGACATTTTCTCTATATCGTTACGACAAGGAACTGCGGCTATAACCTTTGTAACCTCACCCCCTTCTATCACAATTTCCGTTTTGATGTCAAGTCCCCCTATATCATTGTTTTTTGCCTCGTTGTAAAGAACATGGCAAAGGCTCTTAGCATAAGAATGAGCTTTGGGCATATGATAGACATCACCTCCGTAATCAGCATACCCATAGAAAACTCCTTGGTCACCCCACCCGCCGGCATTAACACCTTGGGAAATCTCTGGACTTTGGGCAGTAATGTAAATTTCTACATTGAGGTCCCACGGGTCGATGATGTTTTTCTTACCCCATTTCAAAAAATATTCGTGGGTGTAGCCAATTTCTTCGTAAGCCTGCCGAACGAAGTTCCGGTATTCATTGTCATCGAAATGACAAGAACTGCTCACTTCCCCGGTTAAAAGAACATGATTCCCCTTTACCATAACTTCAACCGCATATCTTACATTGGGGTCTTTCTCAATGTAGCGGTCAAGGATGTACTGCGAAATGATATCTGCCACCTTATCGGGATGCCCCGGCGACACATACTCTGCAAATGTAATCTTATCGTTTTTTTCCATATTACAAATATACAAAAAATCCACCAATCTTACCTCGCACACTCATAAATTGTTATAAGCGTATCTTCGGGCAGGTCTTTGATGAACCTATCATAGAAACTGGTCATCCAATCAAACTGTGTGCAGCCAGAATCCTCAAAATCAACCCACTTGTCATCAAGACCGAGAAAGGCATATGCCCAAAAAGAAGTGTTGCTGGCGACATAGGTTTCCTTGTTTTCGAAATTAAGGAAATACACCTTTCGTTCCTTCATGTTTTTGTATGCCCGCTCTTCAATTTCGTTTCTCGGTTCTTCACCCTCTACACACATTTCCCAAACGCGGGCATAGTAGGCCACATCACGCTCGGACATATGTATCTGGTCCCACGCAATATCGGATTTAATTGCCTGATACACCTCTTCATCATCTTTATTGATGAGAGGGTTGGCAAATTTTCCGGCCGGTTCATAATATCTGAACTTCGCATTGGGATTCTCGTAAACCCACGCGTTACCCTCGGCGTCCAATTCCATATCGTGTGTCACCTCGGTGTAGAAGTCCTCCGGAGACATCTGGCAAAGATAGTTGTATTGGTCAGTGATATAATCCGTTATTTCCTCCGGCGGCTGATTCTTCATGAATTCCTCATAAGTCTTCTTATATTTCTCGAGAATTTCTTTTGCATCAGATTTTTTATAAACCATCTTTTTTTCTTTGTGCTGTTCCTTGTCAAACTGGTTCAGGCGAGAAGATGGATTATCACCTGCCACCAAGAGCACAAAATGTTCTCTTGCATTACTCATGTCTTTGTATTTCCGCTATTTTATTATCAAAAAGATAGGCTATTTTATATCTTAGGTCAATCGAAACGCTAAAATTGCGAAGTGCTGAGCCTACGGAGGCGTTCCTGTTAAGAAAATTCAGTTCATCATACACCAAATTCTTCGCCCAGATGAATACTGCCGCAGCTTGTTGTGATGTCGTACAACTGTCCATAACGGAAGTAACATAAGATAATTTTTCCATACATTTCTTCCGATATTCTTCGGCTACACGCTTTTCTTGTTGCTCGTCAAGCCAAAAACCGAGAACGAATATCCCAATCATCGCCACAAAAGTTATGACTCCAATTATTGTATCCATATCTAAAGAGTTTTTGTATCGACACCATCCGGAAGCCGGCCGTTGTTAAACTCGTATATTGAGATGGCTTCTTTCAATGCAACCTCAAAGAGTTCTTTCTCCTGGAGTTTCCTTACATTCGTGTGTTCAATAAACTTAATCAGTTCACTGTATTTCATTTTCCGCCCGATTATCGCACAGGCCAGTTTGTACGGGCCATTCTTGGGAATCTTCTCCACAGTCTCATCGAGCCACTTCTCACTCTGGGTTTTTTTCTCTTCCATTTTTTTTCTTTTTTAACAATTTTTTCTTTTAGCAACGCAAACATATGCAAAGTATCAGTTACTTGCCCCAATAGATGTAAGTGTTGTACGATTATCGGCCAATCGCCTATCGAGATTATGCGGGCAGGTGTCCGGGTCATAGTCATATCCTTCTTGCGGCATTGGGCAATGGTAATTATCCCAGCAGTCTCTGCAGGTTTTCTTTGGTTTAAAGTCCTCGTCACTTTCAGATACTGCTTTTTGGAATTCTTTGTTGAGTAATGTCAGTTTCTGAAATATCTTTTTTACTTCATAGGTTCGTTTCCTCAGTTCGGAAACCCTGCTCTCAGACAAATCGTAACAATCGGTATCATACCATTCACTAAAGAGCCCCTTATTTTCCATGATTTTCTTTCGTGTCTCTTCACCACGGTAATAAAGGTAAACCCTAAACCCCTCAACATCAAACAGAGTCCCTGACTGCCGAAAGTTCTTTTCTGGACAGATATCAAGCATAATGTCGTCACGGTTTTCTTCACTTATCCTGATAAGTGAATTCTTGAGCCATACATTTCTGAGGATGTACATATTCACACCCCATTCCTGCGTATTCTCCTTGTTATTTTCCATACTATTCCTAAAAAACTTCTATCTTTATATTACCCTCATTGTCATCCCACTTGCAATTTCTACAGATTTTAGGAAACTCTGTTATTGCATCCGGATACCATTTAGATAATATTTCCCCTATTTCTTCGGGGTAAATCTCAGCAGCATGCAGCATCAAACAATTAATACTATTGATGAACCACGCCAGTTCTGTTTCGGGTTCATCATCAAAGACGAAAAACATTACACCTGTTCTAACATAAGTTATGGTAATTTTACGCCATTCCTGTCTTTTATTGTCAAAATGCCAAAACTTTCGCCCCTCCTTAATGTATTCCGCAACCGCTTCATCATGCTTGCAGAATAACTCATAAAGACGAGTGTCATAAGTTAGTTTCCTATTATAGTCATCTAAAAAATAGTCAACTATTTCATGTAATTGTTCATTTGTCATTGTGTCAATTGTTATTCTTGGTTATCATCTTCATCGCACTCATCATCTTCCCACCATCCGGTCTCATAGTATTTTGAACCGAAATTCTTCTCGCAATATTCTCTGAAAGGCATATCTCCAACCCTGTCACATTCTCCCTCATCAACATCTTCCTGGGAATAGACAAAATCAGAGTATTTCTTCTTATGTTCTACATCTTCCCAGATTGTTTCATACCCACCAAATAATTTCTTTTTGTATTTACTTTGTTGTGTGATGTATGTGTACTCATCATCTGTCAAAAGTTCAGGACAGTTCTTCTCAACCCATTCCCTGGGAGCAGATATGGTATAATTAGTACTCATATCTACCATACCATAGTAAACACACAGTCACTTCCGTCTTTTCGTGTTATTTTTAAACAGTACATATGTTAAAAATTAATCATCGCTTTTTCAAATCTGAACAGTGATACTCTTTATCTCTTGTATATCTTCCCGCTTTGCAATAGTCATGTCCCTTCCTGTAATTCTTGCATTTGGAACATACTTTGGGCACACCCTGTGACTTTTTTTTTACAGCGTAGTAAATTGCCTGAAAAATGAGTGGATTAACCATAATTTACGCCTCGAATTCTTCTATTTTATTCCCACAATCATCTTCAACAACATATTCTCCATAGTTCCTATGATAATCTTCGTTCAATACCTTACATATTCTCAAGGCATTGCGAAGTGTAATACCACTGTCCCATATGCAATCATACTTTCCATCCCTGTAACGGACTATGTTGTATATTGGAAGGTTTATTGACCGTTTACTTTTTCCCATCGCCTATAATCTTGTAAATTGCAAGGGTTATCCTTTCATTTCACCTATAATCCTGTAAATTGCAAAGGTTATCCATTCATTCTTGATGTCTTGACTAACCTTCATTTCAGGATGTTCGTCGATATATTCATAGTAATCCTCACCCGTGTCAACTCCATCTTTATTGACATATGGGCCGTTTTTGTAGTATTTCTCATAGTCCATACTCATTGTTCCGATTTCAACAAAATACTGGTTCTCTGTATCATCAGTATATTGTTTAAGGTATCTAACGAGAGATTCTTCTGTATCACAATACCCATATTCAAAGAATTCAGAAACCGGTACACACTTTTTAAATTCTTTAAACACACCCATTCTCACCCAATTATCGTCGCATTGATAAGTGGGGATATCGTCGGCAAACATGGGGTTAACATAGTCATACACCCACTTGCGGTCTTCTTCTTTCGCCCAGTTCTTTTCAACTGATTCTTTGTCTATTGTTAGAAGTGGTATCATTGGCTATTCCTTGTTTAAATGCAGATTGTATAATGCTTGAACATTTTTGGACGGTGTTCCGTCTTTCTTGAGTGGCCGCCCAAGAACATAGATTGAGGCAGCGAAGCCTAAATCAAAACCGTAGATTTCAAATTCTTTTCCTTGGTAGGAAATATGCTGCCCAATACGATACCCATTTCGTTCAAGAACCTCAGTAAAGTATTTTCTCCGAAGTTCCCTTTCTTCTTCCTTCAAGATATTAAAGCGTTTCCTAATATCTTCTGACGCAATTTCAAACTCTCTTTTGTTCATGATATCACCGCAAGGAAACCCACGGCTTTAGCCGTTGGGAGGAATTGCGGTTAGCCTTTTGTTTGTTAAACATTTCTTTTCCGCAAATATACAAATTTTTGCGGAAAAACAGAACTTTTCGGCGCAAAAGACTATTTATATAATGAACACAGATGAACACGGTAACCTACAACATAGAGCTCCGTCCGACGGCACGCTAAAGTTCCTGAGCGGCAGGGCGTTGTCAATCGCCCAATCGATGGGAGCCTCGGGCTTCCGTCAAGCCCACGAATTCATTCGTAGGTAATTTACAGTTCTCTAAATGTAAAAATGTCTTCCGTAAAAGTATCTTTAACTTGTCCAACGACGCCAATTGATGTTGGGAGAAAAATGTAATGGAACCGCCCACCAATTGCCCCTTCATTTGCAGGGAGTTTTTCACGTTGCGAATTTATCCATTCATTGATTTTCTTCCCTTCTTCTTCCGATATTGGGAAACCGCGATAATATTCTGCTCTCATTTTTTCATACTCAGACTTCATTTGTGAGAGTTCGTTATCTTTGTACTGCTCGCCTTTGAGCTTTTGGTTCTCCTCTCTTAAATGTTCATTTCTTGTTTTAGCAGCGAGGAACTGGCTGTATATGTTCTGCAACGACTTTTCAATGTCGTCAAGAAGCCAAATGGGTCTATCTTTTTTTAACTCCAATGTTTCCATAGCATTTAAATTAAATTTCGTAAAGAAACGGGTGTTCTCTGTCAGGGAGCATCCACCCTGTTTTTTCATCTTTTGCACACTTGATAAAACTCATGCTTGAATCAGTGAATGGAGTCCATTTCCCACACTCGTAACTGGCCATCAGTCCGTCTGCTTTGAAAAACACCTCATCAATGTTATCAAGATGACGCTCCTTACAAAATTGAATTATTTTATCCACAATTTCTTTGTGCAGTTTGCTAAATGCAGTGTGAAGTTCGGGGTCGCGATTCTCCTCCCACGCGAATATTCCCTTCCAATACTCCTTGCTACCTACATAATGTCCTGGTTTTCCGTCATAATCCGGAAATTTTGCCAGAATATTTTCATCAATCTCTTTTGCCATATCTTTGTTTATTATTGCTGTTTCTTTCGGATTTGAACGATGACATTGTCACCGTATTTGAAGTTTTGAGAAGAGCCTTTTATCGCAACGAGGCTTCTCTTTCCTTTTACTGACATGAATCCATCAAATACTTCTCCCTGCCCCGCCATCCACTCTGCTCCGGCAATCACAAGTTTCTTATATTCGCCATCCCCATAGGCCAGCCAGTCTCTTACAATTTCTTCCGCCGCCTCGTCAGGGTTGGAGGGAAGGGAAAGAAAAGGAGACATAATAAGCTCTATAGCCTCGGCAACATACTTCATTTCATGATGCCCCCTGAGGTTATCGTGTCGCCAACTGATAACCTGTTTCAGGATGTTTACTGCTTCTTCTCTTGTCATATCTATATCAAATTTTCAAGACAATACTTGATAGCTGCTTCGCAGGATTCTTCATAAGAATTGTACACCTCGCGATGCTCTATTATTAGCCTATGTGTGTTCTGGAAAAGCTCAAAGCAATAGTTGTCGTACTTACTGTATAACTCAACTTGAATGAAGATGTTATGTACTTCCCTCAGCCACCTCATTGCCATTTGAAGAGTTGGAGCATCTATAACATCTCTTCTGTCTTTTGAGTAGTCACCATACCAAAAGAAACCACCGTTTTTATCATACGCCGTGTGACAATTATCTGATGAAAATCCCTTTTTCTTCAGGAGTTTTGCCGTTTCAAAACTGATATAATCTTCTATCACCATAATTAACTTAATATTCCTATTATTCCGAGAATGGAAAAACCAAGAACTGCCCCACTTAATAAACAAAAAAACACTGCCTCTTCATCGGTGTCGGACTTCAATGCTCTATACGAAAGATATAAGCCTAATAATAATCCTACGACTATGAGTACATAAACCCAAAACATGCTTATTCAGTTTTATACATTCCTTCAGGTGCTTCCAGGGCAAAGCCCCTTTCTTTAAGATACTTTACATAATCATTGTAAGATGAAAACCTATCTTCTGGGTAAAAATTCCAACTCATATTTTAAAAATTTTTATACATTCCTTCTTTTGCTTCAAGAGCAAGACCCATAGGGATAAGACCACGATAATCAAGATAATGAGAAATCAAATAATCAATTTGATTAGAATCGTACATATAAAAAGGAACATCTTTTTTTCTCTTCCATAGAGTATAAAATTTATTAATATTTGATTCATATTCCAAATTTTTATACATACACATATCTTGAAGAGCAAGAAATTCTTCATCTGTCATACTTGACATTGGACGGAGATAGGGTTTGATATCATCAATCGGAACCTTTGCAAATCTGTACTTACCGCATGCTATAATATCAACGCTATTAGCATCCGGTATCCCTATTACATCATAATATTCCGGCTTATCAGCAAACGCCCCTTCTAATGGTGCCTTATATTGGCACTTTAATCCATACGGAAGTCTTGTGCAAATATCGTTAAATAGTGTTTGTTCCATATTCTATTCTAAATTAATATATTCAAAATCTGGACGATTATAGGGGTAGTTACTGTCCACCCATGTCTTTCGTGTTACCTCTACCTTATAATTTTCGGGTGGATAATACATCTCCCCACAGCACGCTACGGGCATGTTTTGTGGAAATTCCTTTAGCTTTTCTATTAACTCCCCAACTGTCATAGTGCAAATATACTAAAAAAAAACCTATTCTCAAAAGAATAGGCGCATTTAATCAGATAAATCTTTATGTATTGGATGCCATTTATAAGAAGTTTCAAATTCAATACTATCGGCAACATATCCACAATGTGGGCATATATATCTTACTCTATTATGATATGAGGAATAATCCTCACAATCTTCAAATGATTTCATACATTTTGGACAAACCAAATTTGGAATAATATTACTCATAATTTTTAACTATTCTTCCATTGCCATGTTAGTATACAATTTTGTTGAGTTCAGATATTTCGTGCGTTGTTTTTTCAAGTTCCTGTATTTTTTCACATATCAAATCCTTACTATGCTGGATTGAGGGGTATTTTACGCACCTTAGCAAACCACGAACGAACTCTTCGTAATTTTCTAAACTTAGTTTTTCATTATTGTAATATCCAAACTGGATGCAATCATAAAAATCGCCACTCCCTTCGGGTGAGCCCTTTGGAAAAACAAAAAAAGCACGGTGAGCAATTTTATGCTCTTCCGGAAGGGTTTCGCTGTAGATGGTGTTGCCATTTTTGTCTTCATAAATTACATCAGCCGAAAAAGTGACAACAGCTGTATTTTTAATTCTAGATTCAATGCCATATGCCTTCAACATCTCGAAATATTCATCTTTGTTAATTACATAGGGCACTCCGATTCTAACATCAGTATCAAAAATTCTATCAAGGAAGTCATATGTCCAACTTCCAAGTCCTGCCTCATAGTGTATCATTATTTTTTCTTTAATTTGGTTTGTCTGTTATTCTTTCTCCAAAGCTTCGCGAAAATCTTCGGGAAAACATCTACCAAAAATTTTCGTTGACTTGATATATTCTACAGCTCTTTCAATCGTTTCTTTCTCCGCCTGCTCGTAGCCGCGCTGATATAGCGTCCTATAAAGTGCCAAATCAACTTTAATATTTCCGTTTAGCGGATAATCAGGGAGAACTCTCATCGCTGCTTTTTCTGCTCTTTTACTCATATCTCTTTCTCATTTTATCAACCCAAGCCAAAGCATCTTCACGACTTGCGAAAGATTCATCATCAAGAACTCCCTTAAGCCATTCCTCAGTATTACAGAATGGACACGGGTCATCACCGCCAATAGTTAGATAGTCACCATCGCAAGAATCCAAGTCCCACAGATATCCGTCTATGCATCTCGCATCGGGATAATTCGCGCCGAAGTGCGGAAATTCAATCTCGCACCCCAATAGTCTTTCTGTTCTTTTACTCATGGCTTTTTTTAAATTCGATTAGTTGTTTTAGTTGCAAGGAACTCCATTTGAACGATTTGCCTGTTTTGGCGTCAACGATGCAATGAGTAGCAAAATATACAAAATCGTTTTTTACCCGCTTATAATCTATTTTCATGATATCCACCGCAAGGAAACCCACGGCTTTAGCCGTTGGGAGGAATTGCGGTTAACTCTTTTTTTTTTAGTTTATTATAATATTTGTATTAAAAAAGCTCTTTGATATTCAGTTCGGCGGGGCTGTCTGCCCGCCGGTAAAATCAAAACAGCATCCGCTCAAGGCACCACGCATCGCGTGGACAACAGTTTTTCAATGCGGAGGATTTACCAGGGCGCTGTCAATCGCCCAATCGATGGGAGCCTCGGGCTTCCGTCAAGCCCACGAATTCATTCGTGGGTAATTGACTTCTCAGTCCTCCTTGAAACCGGGAAGTTTTTCGAGGTCGGAAAGCATAATATACTGTTCGTCTTGGATACCAAGCGAATCAACAAGTTTATAGTTGCCTAATTCTCGTTTTACAATGGCAATAGGAATCCCTATACCGTTCCCACACGCACCATTTCCCCATTTCTTCCACCTCGGCAAGTCCTTCAAGGCTTCGGCCTTGCCAAGCATAATACCTTCCTTCCTGCCTAATTCATGGGCTTTATTTATGTCAGGATTATAGGTCTGTTCAATAAACATCTTTTCTGATAGTAGTTCTTTCCTTGCAAGGGCGAGAAGTTTAGAAGCCCCATCGTGCAAACTATCCTCTACCGTTCCTTGATTGTCGTAGGAACATACTTGCAAATGATGATTGTAGAAACTCTCCAATTCCTTCTCAAACTCCGTAAGTTCTTCCTCTGGCGTGACGATGAAAAGGTCATTGGGATGATTAACAGAAAAATTCCTCCCAAAATTATTACAAGAATATGGATACTCCCTATCCATGTCATCTAAATCATCATACTCTGTCGCGAGAAAAACAATAGGCGTATAACAATTGGCATCCCAACAAATAATTCTTGCCAGTCTCCCATCTCTTGTTTCTACCTTATATTCCCCACTTTCAATCTGCGGCCTGTACTTAATGTCAAATGGTATTCTCATATCTCAAATAGTTTAATCTTCTTTTTTACACCTAAGCATGGGGTCAACTTCAACATATTCCAAGTAGTTGTTCATTACATCGGAATATGTGGGCAAATCAATAACCATATTTTTCCCAATACTGGCTGTAACATGTTTAGCAAACCAATCCCATGTGTCGGCCACGGCCTGGTGGTATCCTTCCTTATAGCCTCGAGCGTAACCAGTCCTCGCTGATACTGCTTCATTGGAAACACCCCTATATGCATTTCTTGCACCCTCTTGGATTAACATTTCTCTGCGTGTCATATCTCAAACAGTTTTGGTTCGTCATGGTTCAACTGGGGTTGAAAAATCGTCGACTATTTTTACGGTTGTTTTAAGTTGTTGTTTTAACTTTTTTTCTATTCTGTAATGTATTCTGTAATGTTTTTCATCTTCGGCCACTTCAAATGCACGTCTTTGCGCATCTTCAAAACTTAAAAAATAGTCCCCATCATACTCTTGAGGATACACTTCCAGCCAGCTGCCCAAAAACCATGGCACTTTTTTATAAAGGTAGTACTCCTTGTCCTCAACGATTGTTTCTAAGTCATCCGAAAGACTTCGCCTTGTCTTTTCCAGTATGCGAAACCTAAAGACTTTATCTTTTTTTCCCATTGTTCTCAAGTTTTAAAAGTTTTAAGTATTTTTTAATAATTCGGTTAAATACTGCAAGCGAACGCAGGTCTTCTATTGTTGTACCGTTAGGGAGTTCAATGAGGCTTTTCTGCCCATAAATGTGAAACCTCATACATTCTCCTCTTTTTGCACAATATATACAGAGTTCCCGTCGGGTGGTGTACCACCATGCCTTTTGATATAGGCCTTGGCGGATTTTTCGCTGCTAAAACTCTTTACAAACATGGCATCATCCGTGTCCAAGTTCACGATATATACACTATATTTCATATGGCAAATATACAAACTTTAGTTGAAACCTACTCATCTTCGGCGCAGTTCTCTATATCCTCTTTAAGAAGCCTCGCCACCAAATCAAGATTGTTTTCGATTTGGTCCCATACATCTATTTTTTTCTCTGTTTTCTGAACCGGCCAGTCTGCCAATATAATCTCATACTCACACCTGGCCCAGAACTGATACTTTCCTTCGTCTTTTACAAACTCACGGAACTCTTCAAAAGTCTCAGGCACCTTTTTATCATATCGCTCCCCATTGGCGCGACGCTTGTATTCATCGCGGAAATATGGTAACACATCATAAGTTTCGAACTTTTTACTGTTCGGTTCATAAACTATCACAAAAAACTTGTTCTTCTCCATATTTAAACAACTTTAGGATTCCTTGCCCTGAAAAAATCAACAGTGTAGGCGTTACCGGTTCTATTGATTATAAACCTGCACAATCCAGTTTCAACACCACCATTAGCCGTCCCGTCACAGTAATAATTGAAATCATATTCCGACTCCGCCCACAAAAGAAGAACCTGAAAGTCCTCCCTTGTATATTCGTCTTTTACAGGAATCAACATATCACGCTTCGGGTCGTAGTATGAAAAATAGTTTCTCTCCACCACTCTTTGCCCAAGGATTTTGGAAAGTTCTTTGTTGAGCCAGCTATCCTTTTTCAAGTACCACAGATTTTTATTTCCTGTGCCCTGCTCGGCAATATCCTCAATTTTGAATGTCTCTTCAGTAATTCTACCCGTCCCCATTAACGGAACAGCAGACACTGCAGCCGCAGCGCCCAACCCAAAAATCTTTTTAATAAAATTCCTTCTTTCCATATATTAACAATTGATTTTTATACCATAGCCTTTATCAATGAAATCAAGAAGTTGCTCGACTGTTGCATCAACCTTTTCGAATGTACCTCTTCGTCCCCAAGTATGTGATATATCCGTATCCGGAGTTTGATATCTCGCAACCTCGTCGTCCCAATCATCAAACATTTGATTTTTATTTACTTTTATTTTCATTGCTGTCGCTGAAATTTAAGTTTTTTAGGATATTAAGCAGGTTTTCGAGTTCATAGTTACGGAAAGCTGTCATCGCATATGTCCTTGGATTATTGTGGTTGTATCCGTATTTTTCAATATACTTCTTGCACGCCCGTTTTGTAAGAAATGCCCCTGTGTACCGGCAAATTTCAGGGACTGTCACAAAGTCAATCACTTCAGCCCTTGTTTCACCAATTTCGTTTTCCATAAAATTGGCAACAGCATCTATGTCACCCCTGTCTACTTCGCACCATGCATCTCGCTGTTCAGCGAAGTTTTCATCTTCGTCTAAAAGGCATTCGATGTGGTCAACCGCCTCTTTGAGTGTATAAACACTTTCCTCGCAAACGATTTTTGGTACGCCATATCCTTCTGCGGTTACATCTTCCTTGTCTTCGAGGACACCCCAAAACACGGGGTCGGCATTACCATCAGTTCCCTGTGTATTAAGTTCGTGCTGCAGTTCTTTCAGGAACGCATATTCTTCATCAGTAATCGTTATCGTCTTCATTTTCGCTGTCAAAAATGTTGTTTTTAGAGTTTTCTTCAAACCACGGGCAATCTCCACAATATTGGTGGTCTATTCCCTTAGGCCACATTGGGCTGTCCCAAGAGAATATTGAGCCGCATTTCGCAGTTGCCATTATTCAACTTCCATTGCGTTTTTAAAATCTGGAATGAATTCACGTGTCATACCCGATTCACCTTCCATCTCGTCGTACCAAGTATATGTATCGGCGTTGTCGCCAAGCCACTTGACTGCTTTCTCTACTGCATGATTATAACCTTCTTCCTCATACTCGCTAATCGTATCGCAGATTAAAGTCTCAAGTGTCTTAATCTCGTAGCCCGTCTTACTTAGTCTTCCATTGGTAAAATAATACAAACAAGTTGAGTAATCGTGCTCAAGCCTGTCATAATCCTTTATCTTGAAAAGGATGTCTTTTATTCTGCTGAACATGTTGTATATACTAAAAAATTTTTAGGCTTCCTTTCTCGGATGTTCCCATCCGGGAAGTTTTTTAAGGTCTTCACAGTTAATATACTTTCCATCGGCGTACACAACCCCATTAACAATGGAAAACCCTGAGAAATTACCAAAGAATAAAGAGTCGGCCGGTACATTTTTCCACACCGGCATCTGTTCTATGGCGTCCTTGTACCCTTCCATCCTTGCTGCACCGACATACTCTTTCAATGTCTCGTCACTATCAAAAATCTCTTCTCTTGCGATATCCCGAAGTTCTGCTGCAAGCTGTTTCGCCATTGAAACCGAATGTTCGTTTGTGCTGAAAAACGCCACTTCCAAAACTTTTTGTTCAAGTTTTGAGAGTTCCGGGTCAGGCACTATAACCCAGAGGTCATTAATCAACGGCTCTGTTGTCGGAGACAGGCATCTGCCATTTTCATCAAACGGTAGATACCCACCATCACTAGACGTTTCACGCTCACAATCACCGATAACCCTGTATTCTATGAAGAAAAGGTAGTGCCCTTCTTTCTCATCAAAAGTAATGAATCTTGCACCTCTTCCGTCATTTGTCGTGACAGAATATTCCCCCGATAAAAGGTAGGGAACATATTTCGGATTGAATTGTACCCTCATGTTTTTATTTTTCAAATTGATAAATATAAACAGTGTCCGCCTGTGTTTCGTTTCCTGTTATCGTTTGTCTGATTTCGGCTGTAATAACCGGCTTTGTGTCTGTTCGTACCTCTTTTTTCGCCACTTTTACGGCACCCACGATGCCGCATATAAAAAAAAGAGCACCAAAAAATAGAATGGGTCCCGCCATCCCAAACTCATCATCTCTGCCGGCCATTAAACCAGCAAGAAAAAACAGGAAAATTCCCATTACCAAACCAACAATAGTAGCTGCTACCATATCAAATTATCTTTGTTTCCCCAAAACCAGTGGGATTCTTTTCTTAATTTTCCAAACCTTTGTTCATCATATTCGTGATTTCTGCACGCATAAAATCTAATGTTTTGCCCTTGAATGCATCTCCATAATTTAGTGCAATTCTCGCAAGTCCTCTTAATATCCATAATAACTTAATTGGTATAAAATATCTTTTTACCGAGGTCAGAGAGTTCAAAATATTCCTCCCCCTTACGAATGCGGTTTGTTACTTCAACCGACTCATAGTCTGGATTATCCCCTCCATCATGCTTATATTTTATTGCAAAGTCTATCGTGTCACTATTGAAGTCCCTTTCAGCAATTTTCCACTTGGGAATGGCGTTTTTTGCTGCAGTATTACCATCGGCGTAACCCTTCTCATAATCCTTATGCCCCTTGAATGCCATTGGATAGTACGATTTTACCACATCATCAATGATGCCCTGTGCGGTATTGTTGTACCTGGTAGCCACCCTATCCTCGTCATAGTATCCGTTGAATACACCCATTAGTGTTGCAACCACGCGTTCTTTCAAACAGCCCTCTTTTTGCATTCCGGCATTTATGTTGTGAGAAACAAAATACCCTTGCTTTTTGAGTTCCTCTTTCGCGGCGTTCAAAATTCTTTCAGAGTATTCCGCAAGATAATCTTCACTACAACACTCATTCTTGAATTCTTTAAGGAGGCTTACAAAATCAGATTGACTGTGGTTCTCCATTGGTCCCGCTTTATCTTCATTATTAAGATATGCTATAATTGCAGCATTTATTGCCTCTTCCTGTGTAGAAAAAGCGGTTTTATCTGAAAGTGTAAGGGTTATCCCTTCATATATAAAATACCGATACTGAATCGTATTATATATCCTGTAAACCACTATGCCAACATCCTTCATTTTCTTAAGCCATTCGGTGGCTTCAGCAAGAAGCGGCCGAGAGTAATCTTGGAGCAAACCTTCGGGAGCAGTTTGGTTCCAATTAAAAGGCGAACTTGCAATCCGTGCTTTTCCGTCATAAGTGTAGTAAGTTTTTACTTCTTCATTAAAGCCAGCCCACCTTAAGGCTTTTGCGGCCTCGAATGATACATAGAATTTATCGCCCATCTCTTTTGCAGTTTTCACAATATCTCATCTCTTTTATAATCTTCGCAATATCTTGCGTGTGTTATTTGCTTACAATTAAAAATCTTGTCTTTTTCAAGGCATTTCCATTCTACTGTACCGAGGTTATCCCACCATATGAGATGCTGGCAATATAAGCATTTATGAAGATTACGAATAGGTTTTTCTTGCAATGGATGCTTTAAAAAGTGCCTCCCCATTACCTTCAATTCTTCATCGGTCAACTCTATTGGGGGCTTGTTCAGCAAACTCTTTCGATACCTCATAGCCACAGGATAGCCAAAGTCCAGCACAAGGAAGCCACGAAAGCATAAAGAACCCTCATCCCGGAGTTTGCATTGAGTTGTTTAATCAGTTCCTCCGAGAACGCGGTTATGTTGCTTGTTGATACCAAATCCGCAACGATACTCAATACAAGGAGTATCGAACTAAGAAATCCCAAAAAAAGGACTATACCAAGTACAATTGTCATAAATTTCGTTTTTGCAAATATACAAAAATCCGCCGGAAGTTTCCGGCTTCCGGCGCAATTCTAACTATTCGTCTTCCTTAAAGTTCTTAATCCACTCCTCTTTTTCGGGGTCGGGATTGTTTTTTTCCTCCCAGTGCTCATCATTGTGCCTGTCCATATCCTCCTGTGAGTGTATCGCAAAAAAATCCTCATTACTCATAGGCCTAATAAAACCTTTCTTTATTAATGCCCGGTAGATGCCAATACACATTTCGGTGTCATAGTCTGAAGAATGCAGTTTGTCCTTCTCTACCGTTACGCCGAGTGCCCACGCAACTTCCTTGAGTTTAAAGTTGTTCATACATCTCAACTGTCGTCCAAGAACAATACCACAAATGAGTTGAAGGTCTATTGAGCCGTCAGCAATGTAATGGCCCAACTGATGGGGACTGTTGTTATCCTTCATCCACTGCCGGAGGACCTCGTTATCAAACTTGTGGATGTTGAATCCCCCGAGCATTGGACGGTTGTCATATCTTGGATGGCCATCCCGATAATCACCCCCGTACTTAGTGAAAAGACTGATAAAACGGTTGTATACCACATCCTGCGGCTCATATATCTCAGATTCCCGCATTGCCTTTACGCTACCGAAACCATTTGCCTTGTATGCGAGCCACATGGCATACGGACTCACCGAGCACCCCTCCTTCGGCTTGACAAACCAATTGAATCTCTCAACAACCTTGCCCTCTACTATAACGGCACCAGAAAGCTGATGAATTCCGCAGGTCTGGGGGTTGGAGTCGGTTGTTTCGAAATCATAGAATATGATGGGCTGCATAAACCGCCCGTTGCCCGACACATTACCAGTTTTTTCTCTCCACATAAAACAACTATTTATTGAGGGTTTCTTTTACGAACTTTATCAAGTTTTCCTCACTCTGAATGCCCGCAAGGCGGCCTACCACCTCATCAGTTTCAACCTTCACCGCAAGAGTTGCCGGAATGTTCCTAACGCCATATTTGGCTGCAAGTGCTTCATCTTCATCGGCGTTCAATTTCTCGAATGTCACATCACTGAATTCCTCCATCTTGGAGACTTTTTCAAATGTAGGACCGTAAACTCTACAGGGACCACACCAAGGTGCCCATACATCCAAAAACTTAATTTTATTCATATTCTTCTCTGAATTTTTTTCTAATTTCAATAACGATGTCATTTATCTTATTGATATCAACCGCATCCGGAAGTGTCGAGTTGGCCATCGCCTTTTCCATCTCATCCTTTCTAGACTCAAGATAGGTAATGAGTTCATCGTAAGTCGCGTTACCAAGACGGATATTCATGATAAAATCCCTGTCAATGTTGCTGCGGTCAACATTGAACCTTCCGGTTTCAGCAAGTTCTATACCCATATGGAGAAGCCTCACCGAGTGGGCCATATTTTTGCGGTCGAAATCCTTTTCCTTATTTTCTTTATACCTCTCAGGATTTCGTTTCTCAACCCATTCACACCACTCCTTGTAGTCCTTGCAATGCTTTGTGTATGCATCCTTATTGTAGGTCATAAAACAGATGGGCTTCTCGCCTTTTGGAATAGATGTGAGCCGCACTTCATTGGACTTATCAATCTGGTCTGGCTCCACAATACCCTTGTAGTGAAAAAATTCCTTGTGGGTAATTCTATCCTCAATTTTGTGGATTTCTAAATCATAGTCACCTCCGGCGTAGTGCTTCAGTATGCTGTATCTGTCAAGAGCGGAATCAATCTTCTCAAACTTGAAATAAGCAGCAAAGTCGTAGTACACACCGAACACATCTTTCATATTGGGAATATTAACAAGCCCGCAATATCGTTGGTCAAGTTTGTGTTTGCCGAGGTATTCCTTAATAGGTTGTGACCCTTGATTTTTGAATGTGTAACAGAAATCAAGAATGTCTTTCCTCGTTACCTCCTGCCAGTTGATTTTTTTATTCAATCCCCTTGCCCGCCTGATTTGAGCGACAGAATAATTAAGAAGAGGGCCAAACGCCTGTTTTGTAAGAAACTCGTTGCGATGCTTCTTAAATTCCGTCATAATGGGGTGCTCATACAAAACACATTCGTCAGGAACAAACAAGGCCTCCAATGCATTGGGGTTGCTTGTTGTGAGAAGGTACACGAATTTCCTGAACGAATACCATACATTGTCATTTTTTGCGTCGGCAATCTGCTCTTTGTAATCATATCCCAGCCCATCAAGCCATTCATCGGGCTCCATGAAGACACCGGCGGTATCAACATCACTGGTCCCATCCTCTTTCTGGAGGCCATAGGCATGACTCCCCCTCACATATTCATAAAGGAGAAGTCCGCGTTTTCGTATTTCTTCAAAAGTTAATTCAATCATATTGCAAATATACAAAAAAGTACCGAGAATTATTGGTTCTCGGCGCAACTTTCTTCTGGCGGGAACAACTCTCCTGCCCATTTTTCTTTTTTCTCCTCTTCAAGTTTCTCAATGAAAGCCTTCAATTCCGGTTTCCACTCAAGGTAATCCAAGTCAGGGTCACAGGCATTTTCAATGAGAACCTCTGCATCAATTACAATTCGCCCAAAGGAACCGCTCCAATTAGTATATTTCCATTTTTCTTTGATAAATTCAAAGAGAATGAGGCGGTTGTCTGGATGCCCATCCCAAGTTGCTTCACCAGCATCCACGAGGTCTTTCTCAATTTCAAGAAGCCTTTTTTTATCTTCATCGTCGTTAGGCCAATCCCTCCAATCTTCTTCTGAGGAAAAAAAAGAGCGACCTTCAAAAAATGATTCCATTAAACTGACAAATCTCATTACCCGTTCAAATTCCTCCGGGTCTGCTTTAGCCACTTTCATATAAATTTCCGATTTAAAAACTCAATTGAAATATCTGTGTATCCCCATACAGTATAGATGTACAGTCTTCCGTCAAGCGGGTTGAACTCGAACTCGTAAAAATTTCCGGCAACAAACGGCAGGCCGTCCTTGTAAAAACTTTCGATACATTGTTTACTCTGCATAATTCTCAACAAACCATTGCACGAATTCATCAAAGGAAACAAATTTGTGCATCATCTTACAATTACTTGTATAAAGAGTGTCCTGCACTGGAACATCCCTGTTGTATGGTGCTTCAATAATGACTCCATGTTCAGCGTTGCAGCCTTGAAAGTTCCAGAGATTGTCATCCACAAACCAATCACAGTGAAGCACACTCTTATTTTTCAAAAAGCAAATACCATCAGGGATAATCCCATTCTTTTCTAGCCACCGCAAAGTGTCAATTTTATTGGCATACGTTTTCTGGTAAGTAATAATGATAACATCGCCGTACTTCTGCAGGGTCTCAATATTTTCCCTCATTCTCGGAAATGCATCCGAGTAATAGAACAGTTCATGACCGTGCTCCTGAAAAAACCAGTTGGAGGCTGTTGAGCCAGTTTCCTCTACTACTCTCGGGAAGGACTTCTCAACTACGAAATCCGTCACATCATCCCTCGTAAGGGTTTCACCGAAATGTTCGTTGTACAAATCAACCATGTTCTGAAGAAGACACCTCAGAACCTCGTCACAGTCAATTCCAAACACTAATCTTTTTTTCCATAATTCTTTATTTTCTTCCAAAATACTCGGAACAATTTTGGAAAGTTTTGGGTAAAGTGAATACTTCAGTTCTTCAACTGGGCACCATATGAATTCATCAACTTCCGGAAGCCGTTTACCCTTCCAGTCAAAATATGAAGTACAAGTAAGTCTTCTCTCAGGAAAGGATTCCAATGGAAGAAGTAAAAATTTAATTTTGTCCTCCCCATAGTCATACCTCTTGGTTAAGAGTGAATTACTAAACTGTAGGTCTTTTAACGAAAGGCCTGTTTCTTCAAAAAGTTCTCTGAGTGCGCAGTGTTTATATGTCTCACCGGCATTTCGATGCCCTTTTGGAAGGTCCCAAGTGTTTTCCCCATGCCTGCGGTTAGGGGCATGGCACACCAAGACTTTGTCTTGATATATGAGTATTGATGCTGCTCGTGTTGCTACCATAAGTCTTCTGAATGTAATCTCCTAAATGGGCAATCCTCCGGTTTACGAATTTTGTTTGGTTCTTCACCAACAAACCTTTCGCATTTATTTCGAAGAAAATCAGTAACCTCGTCGAGGTTCCATTCTCGCCTAAAAACTCTTCCATGCACTTCGCTTTCGGGAATGTTGAGTTGGAGTTCGTGATACGCAATCCCCATTGCCTGCCACCTGTCAACAAATCTATTTTCGGTGGTGAGAAAACCTTGTATGTTTTCCTTAAAGTAAGGCAAAAAGGTCTCAGCATTTTTGTCGACTTTTTGTACAATTTCTTTTAGAAGTGCAATACAATTGTAGTGCCGCATACCGCATACTACGATGCCAGTCTCAATGTTTTTTGGTTGATGGGCATGTTTTTCACCATCGTTATACCATATTGCCGAGCATAAAATTTTTTCACTCATGTTTAAATGCTTTTTGTAGACAATATCATTTTCGTTGCAACGATTTCGCCGTCAAGTCCGTAATAATATTCTGCACCTCTCGGTATTTTTGCCTTTACAACCAAGAGTTTGCATCCAAACGGACACGAATAATAATTTGAGATATTCTTTAAGGCCGCGTTTTTATTGCAAAACCCGTGTATCCCAATGTCAATATAGTAAAACTCGGAGGCTTGTTTAGAGCGATGCAGAAATAGGTGCTTAACACCCGAGTCTTGTGTAAATTTGCCTCCAGTAAACAATATCCGTTCCCCTCTATATGGTGTACGAATATCAACGCCATTTGTTACAAGCACTTTATAGCACCTTTTTCCAAAAAGCCCAGCTTTTTTTGGGTTAACACCTATCAATCTATTTGCCCAATCATACAGGTAATGCGGGGCCGGTAAAACCACTAAACACATATCACTTTTCTTTAACAGTTACACTAACTTTGTCCCCAAATTTAAAAAACTTTGGCAGTAGCGGAATTTTGGCGGATACAGTAAGGGAGTTGCTAATATCTTTTGTGATTTCACCTTCTCCGATAACTCCCTGCCCTGCCATCCACTCTGCTCCGGCTTTGAACATAGCAAGCATTTGCTCCCTTGAATAAATCGTTTCTGAACCGCCGTATATATCTACTTCAATAAATCCATATCCTTCCGGCATAATGTCTTCTGCCGCTTCGTCAAGGTTGGAGGGAAGCAAGGAGATGTTGTCGAGCATAGTTCTTGTTCCATCCTCAAATTCAACCTCGAAAAAGAACGCCTTCAAGCCATCAATTGCAAATGACTTGATGGTATGAGGTCTTCCGTCACCATCTTTCAAACGAACCTTATCGCCTATTTTAAATCCGTTGATGTTGGTTAAAGGGTGTGTAAGTCTTAACATATTATATCAAACATTCCTTTTGTTATCAATCCAGTCACCGAGTGTCATCTTTTGTTCTTTGTTTCCGCGTTTTCTATTGTAATAATCTGGGCAATAACTATCTCCCTCAACAGTTGTAAAATCATCAACATCACCATTGTGCATATAGCATTTGCCGCTACCGAATTTCTCTTTTATACCGCTGTTGGTAACAATGTAATTTCTACCTTTGATAGATAGATACCACCAACAGTTAATACATTTCCCGTGGTTCATTTCTCTCTGCAAACTTTTCAAAACTCGGAGGTTCAATACCTTCATCAAGACACTTTTCTTTGAATATCTCGTATTGGTCTTCAATAGGGATATGTTGATATAACGGATTGGGATACATAACTACTCTGAAAAGAAATCATAAAGGAAACTCAGTTCTTGCTGACAACCAACTAAAAGCGACTCCATCTTAAACAAAGCCCTACCTTCTTTTTGTTCATCATGAGCGAGTCTTGCTGAAACCAAATCGGTGATGGTTGCATCAATTTCATTGTGCAGTTCTTTAATTGAATTCAGTACTTTATCTTTTTCCATATTGCAAAAATAGTAAAAAAATCTTGAAACATCGCATTCTCGGCGCAATTAGTTTCGAAAAATACGGGCAACCTTAATTTTTACAATAAACTCCGGCGAATTTTCAACAAATTTTCTTTCAATCACTTTGAATTCAACGGTCGAAGATTCTCCTGACATTTGCAGAAAAACATGGTCTCCGGCAATAGGCAACAGCGCAACCGGCCACTGACGGTAATATTCTTGTGCATTACCAGTCTCTTGAAATTTAATTAACACTTTTTCCATATTGCAAATATACAAAAGAATATATTTATATATTAAAAAGAATATTATGCCAGTACTAAGCCCCGACTCTTTTACTTATACCTTCGTAGATGCAACTACCGGTGAACCCATATCAGGGGTGACACCGGACGGACCAGATGTAATTAAAAGCACATACACTTCCGATGCAAACGGAACAATAACCTTTGTCAACTCTGACGACTTGGAAGCCGCAGCGGGGGGAGCTAAGTTTGTACTGCCAACATCACTCACTGTACCTTTCGGGGCAACCTCGGGTGCTTCTTCAATTGATATGTATGGCATTACGGGTGTTACTTGCGACGGCAGTCTATATACTTCCGGACCAAGACCCTTAAGATATCTTGGGGCCACTGTCACCATAAATAACATACCATGTATACGCGGTCGTGATTTAATTACGGGTGATGATGTTGTGGTTGAAGTTACCAACAGTATAACAAGCGATACTGTATTAGAGTATTATATTACTGCACACACCACCAGCGGACAGGATATTGCGGTAACCGGAAGTACGACACTCAAAGAAGGCTCAGGCCCAGCTCCCAGTAGAAAAACTCTACAGTTCGCCTTCAATACTGGTAATATTGAAGGTGGCGCGCTATTTACTAATATTCGAAGTGCGGACTTAATGATTGAAACTTGCGAGCAGTCGGGTCTGTGGTTGCCTTATGCGTGCACTGCAACATTATCTGGAGGAGATAAATACCAACTAAGTCCGGAATCCGGTACTTACTTTGAAGTGAATCTGCCATCGACGGGTAGTTGTAGCATTAGGTCCCAAGTGACTCTGCATCTAAGGAGTGATTCGACATCATCAGTACTAGTATATACTGGTACAAGTACGGCTACTTCCGTGCCGGAACTCACGACTACAATAATACTTAACGCACCAAGTGTATCTGAATCTTCATGATATCCACCGCAAGGAAACCCACGGCTTTAGCCGTTGGGAGGAATTGCAATTAACTTTTTTTAGTTTATTATTATATTTGTATTAAAAAAACTCTTTGATATTCGGTTCGGCGGGGCTGTCTGCCCGCCGGTAAAATCAAAACAGCATCCGCTCAAGGCACCACGCATCGCGTGGACAACAGTTTTTTTTTAATGCGGAGGATTTACCACCCGCTCTCAGCTCCGCCCTGAGCGGCAGGGCGTTGTCAATCGCCCAATCGATGGGAGCCTCGGGCTTCCGTCAAGCCCACGAATTCATTCGTGGGTAATTGACAGCCAAAAGTTAATCATTAAAAAAATTTTTCCACGATTTGGAGGCAGGCTTCCCAATACCAAGGATTCTTTTATGATGAATTATTTTGGGGTTGTATTTTTTCAATACAACCTCTTTTTTTGTATTGTTACTCCCCTCCGCAGTCAGTTTTGTTCCCTTGGCAAGTTCTTTAATGTATTTATCATTTCCTCCACCAGAACAGTTGGATTTGTACAATGCCAATTTCTGAGTCTCCTCATCTTTCATGTACTCATCTTTCACATCTTTTACGAAAAGCACCTTGATACCGCGGGACATCTCGATATGCTTAAGGAATATGTCGTCGGCCAGCAAGACCTCCTTAATACTTTCCGGTGTAATGCCGTCTATTCCAAGTATGTTCGGTGGATAGAGCGTGCCAGCACCACCGGTAGCCAGAAGTTCAAAAGATGGAGTTAAAACTGTCTGACATTCATACAACCATTGCTTGTAGGGGAGTATTTTTCCGTTCCCGTCTTTCCTTATTTTGTGCACCCTTCTTGCTATGACACAATTGGGATGGGAATGGTAACCTCTCAGAAGTGATTCAGCCATTGTCTTCGCATAAACAATATCGTCATCTACTGTAATAATTGCCTCTGCCGGATATTTTTTCATTGCATAGTAATATTTTTTATGGGGTTTCAAATCCTCGTCAGCACAAACAATTTCCATCACGCCATTGTCTATAAACTTCTTTAATTCCGGCGTGAGTTTGTTTTCCTCTTCCTTCGTCAGGGTGAGGAGTATTTTTTTTGGTTTTATGGTTTGCTCCAGTAAAGATGCTATGACCTCCGGAAGTCTTTTGTATCTGGCTGGATACGAGGTCAACGAAAAATAGTATCTGTTCTGGCGTTCCAGCATCTTTTCCTTGAATTCAGGAAACTCCTTTGCAAAATCATTAAAAATGGTCTGATACTTTAGTTTGTTTACTTTATACAGTGATGTTGGTACGGCCTGCGAACCCGGAACAACTGTTTCCGATTCGTCAAAAATCACCGATGTCTGACGCATCACCTTGTCAGCCATTATATTAAAAGCATATTGCCATGACTCGTCGGAGGTGGGAGACATCTCCATCATCTTTTTTTCATCAAAAAATCTCTTGTCAGTAAATGTACCTGCAGGATACAGAGTGCCGGCACAGCCATTGGCTGGCCTTGCAAAGTTCATAATGATACCCGGAACCTGATTCTTCCCACCGGCGTTCTTCTGTTTGAAATCTATCATCCTCTGGAACTTATAGTCACCGTCAAGGAAATATTGGAATGTGCCGGTAATAATATCGTTCGGGTACTTTTTATGGTCATCAATGAATACTCTGAGCCAGCCCTCTTTTCTTGTAATGTCATCATCCACCACAAGTATTGGGCTATTCGGGTATTTTTTGAGTGTCGGCATCAGTTTCTTGTGCGACCTGATGTTAACAGGATACCAGATAAGTTCCACATCACCCCTGTCTATGATAGCCTGTAAATCCTTTGGAAGAACTTTGTCTGGAAACTCCGGCTCTGCCAGTACCAGAACACAATGATACTCGTTTTTATCAACGTTTTGATTCAGTATACTTTCCCAAACAGACGCTACCCCATTGATTCTTGCAGGGTACGATGTCATAGATATAATAAGGGTGTTGTTGTTCATTTCGTTTTTTTCTATATAAATACCCTCGCAAAACCGTTTGAAAACAAAAAACCACTCAAATAGAGTGGTTTTCGTTGCTAAATGTCAATCTCGAGTTCATATTCGGTCTCGTCACCAGCAGTGTCTATTTTCTTCTCAGTCGGCTCCGGCAGCTTGGTCGGCTCCGGCAACTTGTTGCCTGTTATCGTAACAACGCCTTTTTTCACTTTCGCCTTCAATGTGGTGACATCCAAATCTTTTGGAATACTGTTTTCAGTGTATGTCGACATTTTTCCGGTTTCTGAGGTATATTCCGTAGAAACCGTAATGAGTTTCATACCATCTTTTTCCAACACACCAACCTTGATTCCGGCAATAGGAGTATTGGGGTCTACAGAAAGTGTTGCCGTGTATTTTTTACTTTCCTCATCGAACTTGAAATCGAGTGTAGAATAGAGTTTCGCGTTGATATCATCCAATGCTCTGCCGTCCCAAACAACACTGTTAAAAAGGTCATTAATAAAACTTTCAGATTCGTTCCACCCAAAAACGGGAGCGAAGAAGGGAACCAAATTTAAACTCTTCATAACAATATTTTTTTAAAAGTTATATTCTTTTTATCAATTGTATTAGTACAAATTGCGTGCCATTCAGATTAAGTTCTTGAAAATTGTTACGCCAATTATATCACCTTCAGTATTATTTTTTCCAAGAGGCACAATATTAACATCGTAGGTCTCTATCTGTGCCTCATCAAAAATTCTGGAAATCATATCCTCAGTCAGTGTCTCCTTATTCGTCTTTCCTAAGAAATTCAAAAGTATCTGGCCACTTTTAACCCGGCGGAAAATTTCCTTGGTTATCTTTTCCCTCGAGCCGAATATCGGGGTTTTTTTAAGGTCTCCCCAGTCACACAATTTGTAGATATACTTGCACTTTTTGGTTTCTGCATCAAGTGAAACCGGCTCCAAACAAACATCATCAGCACCGACAGTTGCCATACCATTGCGAATCTGAGTTTTAAAAGACACCACAGCATTGAAGTCTCGCTGAATGTTTTCGTCGTGTTTGTAAGCCTCTTTCCGGTCCTCCTTTTGGAGGTTTTCCATCACTTTCTCTTCGTAACATATGAAATTCCTACAAATAGTACTAGGCTTCACAAGTGTATTCGGACACAGCGTCTCAAACGCCATTATCACTTTTTTAGTTCTTCCCATCGTCGTCTTTCCAGTAACAATACAAACATTTGTTTTCGCATCTGTGGGGTTTGAAACCAGTCAGAAGTTCCTTTTTGTTGGCCGGACAGGAGCAAGTGTTTCGTTGGTCTTTTTTTCCCTCAAGTATAATATCGTTTTCCAACCCCAGAATTTCAATATCTTTCTGTGACAGACATGGAACAGATTTAATATCCGGCTCACCGCAAGCCTCCAATGTGAAACCATATTGTTTTCCATAGTCTTCAAGTTCCTCATATGCCACAATTCTCACTTTTCTCTTCTCGTGAAATGTTTCATACGGAAGTTTCACCCCGGATTCGTTAAACCTTTCCTTTACATGGTCATACATATCAAGGAACGACACCCGCACTCGCTTAATTCCAGTATCACCAAAAGAATCCATAACATTGAAAGCGGTGCTCAAGCCTTTGCCTGTTGGTACTATGGGGTCTATCCTGAGAACAACATGCTCAGCCGGAAAACCCGCTTCAAGAAGTTTTCCAAACATCTCGCGGGTTTTTTCGAGTTTCGGAACAAGTGGTTCTATCTTTGTACCACCCATACCAGTGCATGTAAGGTGTAGAATGATTTTCTCCTTGTTTTCAACCAATTTTGCAATCAGTGGTTCAGTCAACCGTTTGGTGATAATAATATTACCTTTGTACAGCCGGTCAAAGGCATCAAGCATAAATGCAATCTCACCAGCCTCTGTAACTCCTATATATTGTTCTTTCTCCATAATCTAAAAGAAAAATGCCATTGCCCGTTCAAGTCTCTTGTGTTCCTCCTCCATCTCTTCGTCGGACTTAATTTTGAGTTCAGCCTTTTTGACTTCTTCGCCAGTCATTTCGAAAATTTTTCCTGTTTCATCATCAAGAATGAAAGGACGACGAACATCGAGGCACGCAAAGTAATCGGTTACTATTGGTTCACTTTCTTGTTGAGTGTGGCCGAAAATAAAATACACATTATCAAACTCATTGGAGATGTCGCCCCTTGGTGTAAAATATTCATGCACATCAGCCCAGACCATCGAGCCAGAACTTCCCCAACCGCCACGATGGTGGGAAACCGCACCAAGTGCTTTAAAAAAGGCATCCTGCTGGCTTTCAACCTCAGAGTGAAGGAAATTATTAAAAAAGATGTAGGATGGGAGAGTTCTGTTACCGTCCACCCAATTGAAAAGAAATTTATAATTTCTCAGCCAGCCCTCCCTGATGCCGGCGTGGGAAAAATAATACCGCTTTCCGGCAATATCAGTCTCCCAAGCCATATCGAACTGCTCGAGATTGTCCAAAAATGTTTTATGATTTCTTTTGTGGTTGAGCCAGTCGAACCTGCTACCGCCAGCACTGTTTTTTATATAATGGCAATCGTGATTGCCCAAAAGCAGAATGACCTTCAACGGATTCTTCTTTTTAAGTTCAATTATTTCGCAAAGATTGGCATAGCCTTCGTCATTGCTAATACCCTCGTATTCATATCCATCAAGGTAGTCCCCGAGAAAGACAACTTTCTCATATTCATCGATTTTGGAAACCGCTTCTTTGTAGAAGTTTCTGGAATGGACATCTGGTATTATCAATATTTTTCCCATGTTCGTAACATTTTTACAAATATACAAAAAAAAAGAATTATATACCAGTTGCCCACAATAATCATGTAACTTCCAGAAAATAATCAGAAAAATCCCAAGTTTCAAGGTATAAGTGAATACAGACCTTGAAACTTGGGATTTATAAATATATCACAATGGTCATAAAGTCAATTTCAGGAACGTTTCTTTATACCTCTTGAATTGTCCAACCGGAAGGAATACCCGAAGTACCTGACGGCCAAGAAACGCCTGATTTCTTTACAAAGGTTCCTGAGGTAGCAACATTCTGAACCCAACTGCCTAAAGCGGATGTTGTTGCTGATATATTCGTTACAAGGCACTTGATGTAGTTAAGTGAGGTGCAACCATTGAACATATTGTAATAGCAAGAACCCACAAGCCTTGTTGCTGGAAGTTCCGGTGCTGTTATTAGTTTAGAGCAACCATAGAACATGTGGTTATAGCAATAATCCACAAGCGTTGTTGCTGGAAGTTCCGGTGCGGAGGTCAGCGAGGTGCAACCATAGAACATATTTTGATAGCAAGAAGCCGCAAGCGTGGTTGCAGGAAGTTCCGGCGCGGAGGTCAGTGATACGCAATTTCGGAACATATAGTAATAGCAATTAGTCGCAAGCGTGGTTGCGGGAAGTTCCGGTGCGGAGGTAAGGGAGGTACAGTCACTGAACATATTGGAATAACAAGAGTTTGCAAGCGTGGTTGCTGGAAGTTCCGGTGCGGAAGTAAGGGAGGCACAACCACGGAACATACTGTAATAGCAGGCACTCTCAAGCGTGGTCGCTGGAAGTTCAGGTGCGGAGGTAAGGGAGGTGCAACCTTGGAACATATTAGAATAGCAAGAATCCGCAAGCGTGGTTGCTGGAAGTGCTGGTGCGAAGGTCAGCGAGGTGCAACTGGCGAACATATCGGGATAGCAAGAATCCACAAGCGTGGTTGCTGGAAGTGCTGGTGCTGTTGTTAGTTTAGAGCAACCATTGAACATTTGTCTATAGCAACCATTCGCAAGGGTGGTTGCTGGAAGTGCTGGTGCGAAGGTCAGCGAAGTGCAACTGGAGAACATATAGGAATAGCAATCATTTGCAAGCGTTGTTGCTGGAAGTTCCGGCGCGGAGGTCAGCGAGGTGCAACTGGCGAACATACCGGAATAGCAATCATTCGCAAGCGTTGTTGCGGGTAATTTGGGTGCGGAGGCCAGGGAGGTGCAACCATTGAACATATTGTTATAGCAAGAATTTGCAAGCGTGGTTGCTGGAAGTTCCGGCGCGAAGGTCAGGGAAGTGCAGTTGCTGAACATATCTAAATAACAATAATTTGTAAGCGTGGTTGCTGGTAATATCAAATTAGAAGCGTCCACGATGTTGGACTGGGTAAATAGTCCATGAAATCCACAACCTTGAATGGAAGACATTGTTTTGTAGTTGTCCTTGTCAAGGATAGACATTATATTACCATAGGCGTTGAATCGTGCAGTACCGTGAAAAGAACTGTATGTAAATACATCTTGTGCTATGTAAGGATTATTTCCCTTGAATTGAATAATGTCTCCGGTGGATACAGCAATGGAAGGTGCTGAAGTCGACATGCTCGATGTAATTGAAACCCACTCCTCGTCATTCTTCTTGTATTCGATGGTTACGGGATAAAGATATTCTTCTTCATCCGCCTCTCCTCGCCAAACAATGGTTCCATCAGAAACAATTTCAAAGGTAAGTGGTATCTTACTATAGTCATTGTACTTTACAGTACCCTCCCCCACAAGGCTTACATTGGGCATTTCGTATGCATCACTGTTTGCAAAAGAAACATATTCGTTTTGAGTACCGAATTTGGTCAAGTATTTCATATATAATCACAGTTTATATATAAATAGTTGAGACCAGCCCTTTGTCCGTGCGATGGATAAGAAAAAAAAAAACACGAGAATTTTCCCGCGGCCATTAGAATTTAGTTTTGGACGACTGGTATATAGTCCCCCCCCCCCAATCAAAAAAAAAGCCAGAACTTTGTTTGTTCTGGCACTATCCGCATTTCTTTTTACTAGAAAGGAAGGTCATCGGAAGGGTCCGCGTCTGCTACTGGCGCTGCTGGATGTGGCTCCATGAATGAAGGGGCGGGTGCTGGAGCGGGAGCAGCGGCCATTGGTGCCTGTGCTGCGGGTGCGGGAGCTGCTGCGGTTGAAGCCTGCTGCTGACCATTATCATCGCGTTTACCAAAATTGAGGAATTCAATCTGGGAAGCCGTAACATTGAGGTCAATGTGAGACTGTCCGTCTCGGCCCACATAAATTGAGGGGCGGAGGTTACCAGTTACAAGAAGTGGTTGTCCCTTCTTAAGGTGCTGTGCAAGAGCACCAACATGATTGGGGAGGAAAGAAGATACGGTGTACCAGTCAGTCCTTGTTTCATTCTGTCTGCCAGTCCTCTCATCTACCGCCAGAGAGAAACTGAGAAAACTTGTGCCGTTGGCGGTTTGCCTGACTTCAGCATCTCTGCCGAGCCTTCCAGGAAGTGTAATAATGTTTCCCATTTTCACTAAATAAATAAAATGTTAATAAAAGATGTTACAAATATACAAATTTATTTGAGAATTTCTTCAAGTTTTGTTTCCCATTCACTAATTTTTTTCTCAATGTACGCAATAGCCGCCTTTTTTGCTGAAGAAATTATGTCTTCGGTATCTTTGCTTTCAGTGAGAGTGATACTATCTGAGGCTTCCCGCCCGTCCGATGTAAACATAAGGCAATTGGAAGTTTCAATTAGTTTAATGTTCTCTTTGTGCGTGATAATGAGTGAGGATAGTTCCTCTACTTTTTTGATTTTTTCTATTTCCATTGTTTAGTCTATTACTTGGCAGAATACACCGTAACTGTACCACATTGTGTTACAGAGGTCATCCGCATCTTTACACATATACTTTTCTAGATATTTTGGGAGATTCTTGGTATGCACCCGCATCACCCCATTATCCATGTCAATGAAGTCTTTTTCATTGGACATCTCCTTGCGAAAACCCGTATCATGCTTAAGAAGGCTCTTAAACGCATCAAAAGACATCTTCTCCATATCTATTCTAGTTAAAATAGCCACGAACCCAAACAAGAGGAGTCTGTCTATCACCAGAACCACTGGTGAGGTCCATAAGGGAAGCAAGAAGGTCTCTTATAAGTCTAGGTGTTGTACCCATTGATATCATCTGGCCCTTCAGATTGGCTTTCTTTTCCTCAACTTTTCGCCTTACCTCCTCATCATTTTCACTCTCATCGATGAGGGCTTTGAGTTTCACTTCATTAGGTGTTGACTCGAAAACCTCAGGATTTGTATACCCGGGCATTGAAACTGGGTCGGCAAACTCCCAGATACCCCCAACGGCATCTTTAAAGCAACCGTCCCCGTAGCAGCACACATATACATCCTTGCCTGTCACTTTCTTCACATGTTCTTGCACCTTATAACACACCTCCGTAGCCAAGGCTTTGGTGGGAAACAATTTAAGTCGCTCTTCTGTTGCTTTGTTGGAGCCAAGAAGCCCGAAATCAGGATTTTTGTCTGAGCAAATATCGGCAAGAGTATAGTATGTGGGAACATCTTTGTACTTTTTCCTAAACTCGTCGAAGTCGTGCAGCCCACAATAGATAATATTTTGGTAGAACTGCAGGTGCGGCTCAGCCAACGCGGAAACCACCTCGTTAACAACACGACATTTTGCACCCTCGGATTCAATAATTTCCCTATAATAAGCTTCAATATCCACACCGGTAAACGGATTCACTCCACTGGGGTTTCCTACCTCGTCAAACGCCGGCATACCAAGAATTACCATGTCAGCAGCCCTTGCAATCCCTTTGAGTATCATAGAAAATCTGTTACGGGAATAAATCGGAGCGTCAACAACAATTGTTGAATTATTACCGTATTTTGCCCGGATATCATCAGCAATTTCATCCACTGTCACATAAAGGCCGGCGGCTCTTGCAACGACACTTTCAGTAATTCCAAAAATTTCACCATTTTCAATATCAGACATTGGAATGGCACTTGTGATAACATTGACAATGTCATCCCCCTCTCTAATAATTGGGCAGACAACACCTGTTGATTGTACGCCAAATCTACGATTCATAAACTGTTAATTTTTCAGGTTTTTAACTTCCGAAAACAAATATACAAAAAATGATTTAATTTTGGCAAGGTTCGGCGCGAAACAATAAAAAAAAACGCACCCGGAGGACATATCCGGATGCGGAAAAATAAACGCTTGTTACATCGCTGCGACTGAGGAACCTCGGCTGTCCGGAGCACCGCCTGTCCTTGCGGTTCTGTACGAGGATTGCATTACCTTTGGAAATGAAACCAGCCTAACAGCGCTTCTATGGAATTACCCAATGGTCTGTCACCTCCCCCTTTGCATAAGGCGGTCGGGGCGTTTACGAGGTTCAGGGGCTCTGGTTTGCTGGCTATAATATAGCCCCTTTTTGTTTGTTTCTTTACAAGGTTTTACCCACCTGTTGGCAAGGCGCTTCTTTCAGAATTTATGAATTATGTTTCTGAATACAAGTCTCACGAGCAGCCCAACATCAATTCTTCGCGCGGTTGGTTTCTTAAACAGGCCGTAGGCGATTAAGCCATCGTTTATGAATCTCTCCTCGGTCATCCACCCGTTTGCCTCGTTACTGCTTGGCAAGTCCCTACTATATTATAGGGTGAAGCGTATTTTATTTTTCAAAGAGCATTACAAATATACAAAAACTTCTAATACCATTGTTCGTATTGATAAATATCTTCCTGATACTCTTCCCAATTATCCTGAATGTAATTTACTGTGGCGGATTTAATCTCCTCCACGCTTTTTCCGGATTGCTCCGAGAGCCGGCCCAGTTGTTCTTCATCCCATCTTTCAACACCAGTAAAAAGCCAACCTTCGTCATATGGTGGTGTCCAGTGGTCACCCTTGTCGTGTCTTCCCCTCTCAGCAGTCACTTTCACATTGATGTAATCTTCACACCATCCGTCATCCGGTGCCATCTCACCCAGGTATTTTTCAAAAATCTCATATGTGTCCAGTTCCAAGTCATAGGGATGCCGATTGAAATATTCTTTCAAAATCCTTTTAACGGATTCGGATACTATTTTATGTAATTGAGATTCGTTTAAAACTATTTTTGGCATAATCCAATCATTTTGTCATAAATAGTTTGTCACTGAATTTTGTACCCCGGGTGGGAGTTGAACTCATAAATCGTGATTTACAGACCACACCCTTCGGCCACTCGAGCATTATTTAATTTTAGCCATTTTCTGACCGCTGTTTCTGAAACATTATAAAATCTTCCAACCGCTGACATATTTCCATTAAGTTCTTTTATTTTTTTATTTAATACTTCATCGGATGGCTTTTTTGACACTTCAGCATGAGCGCATTTACAACTGCAATATACTTTTTGCTTACTGGTTAATTCTTTTCCGCAATGTTTACAATATCTAATATTCTGTTTTCGTTTTTTTTCCCTAACCTCTCTTTTTTTTAACATTGCTTCTTTATATTGCTCATACTTTTCTTTCAATTCTTTATCGCTTATACATTTTTTCTTTTCATACCTATTTTTATTCTTTCCTCTATACCCATCAGTCTGTGCGTGACAATTCGGACACAATATTTGTAAGTTTTCAATACGATTATCTGTTCTATCACCATTCATGTGATGTATCTCCAATGGTATTTCTTTTCCATTCCAAGCATCCAGTCCACAACACTCGCATTTTTTTTCTTTTAATCCACTTTCAAATAATCTGTTCTTAAGCCTTTGTGTGTTGTATGGAAAATCTTTTTGAAGAACCTCCTCCAACTTATAAGTTTTTTGTGGCCTAAACCTCAACCCAACATTCCAACCCTTCCCTGTGAAATGTGAGATATCAATATTATATTCCCTAATCTTCTTTTTTATTGTTGCATAATTGCCTCCTCTCGGGGAAAGTCCAAGGTATCTACACATTCCTGCATAACTTAACGATATTTTTGCGGCGGTTTCATACTCCTCTTTTGTTGTGTTTCTCATATAGTAATCTTTACATATAAATATATGAAAAACTTAAAAATATAAATATTTACGCCTTTTAAGTTCGCTTTTTGTGGCCAGCCTCGGATTCGAACCGAGATGGCCCATTCGGGCCGATGGATTGACTAGATGTTGGGTACAAACCAACCATAGTGTATATTATCTAGCAGTTTAACTTGTTTTCTTTCAAGTAATTAAGTCCATTGGGTCTACCATTCCCCCAGCAGGCCATATTTCCAAAGATTATGTGACTCAAGTGGGAGTCGAACCCACACCCCACTTCTGGGACCTGCTTTTGAGGCAGGCGCGTCTACCATTCCGCCACTAAGTCAAAAACGGCAGTCATTTGTCACCCGTTGACTGCCAGATAGGGAATGTAACGGTCAGGCTACCATCACTGTATGCATCCAGATTTGATAGTCAGCACCAAACTGCCATTAGAGTCTTTGTCACAAAGTTGGTAGACTTTGGTTAGGGTCAGGTTCATAGTTTCGTTGCTCGTCCGTCTCCATCCGCCAATCCCTACTAGACCAACACATTGGTGCTCCGTATTGCAAATATACAAAAAAAAACTATTTGATTGTTTCCAAACTTTGGAAAAGAAGACCCGTGTCTTCCTGCAAGGCAATCGCTGTCACAGTTCCATTTAAATCCGGCTCGCGGAATGCTGAATACCTGATACCGAGTTCATCGAATTTGCTTATCCACCTATCGGTGTCTGCCCACAAATAAATAAGATATTCGTTGTTCCATTTTTGCTTAGGATTATCCAAAAGCCATTGTGCCACGGCGTGACCGCCCTGAACGCACCCATAAATGGAATTGAGCCTCTTGTTAACCAGAACATAAAGTCTCTTGGAAATATTTTCCTGTTCTGCGTATCTTACGATTGTTTCTGTTTCAGCCATACTCTTCTTTTGTTTAATTTTGAACAATTCTGAGGAAATTTACATCAGTGGGCCCGGAGAGAATCGAACTCTCACTCCTTTTGGAACATGCTCCTCTTACCACTATAGTTTTCACTACCAAATACATTTAAGCCTGTGCCCGTAGTTTACACCACCGTTATCTTCCAAACGGCTAAGAACACCACTTCTTAGTTTCCTTGCAATCTTGTATTTGTTTGTGGTCTGGACTATATCTTAACCATATTGAAATCTTGCAAGATTGGATTAGGGTTCGTTCTCACCCCAAATAGCAGGCACCTCCTGCAAAATTTTGTTTTAATTTTAGAATCCAAATTTCAACTTAGGTTCCTCCCATTTCCACTCAAAGACGCTCAGCGACTCATCATGTACTCTACTCGATTCGGTATTGCTACCGTCTTTCGATAGTCTCTACACACTGTCTATTCGCTTATTGCAACTGTATACTAATTTAATAGTCAAGTTTTCAAACACTCAAAGGTGTTATTGGGTTGCACGAAATAACATTGGC